GAGGCTTGCCACTTGGTGAACATCCTCATCGACCATAAGGCGCAGATTTCAGCCGACGACCTTAAGGAACTTACTGAGGAAATGCAGCTCTTTGCCTTCGATATCCTCGGTCTTCAAAATGAGCGTGGAGCTAATAACGATGCTCGTGAGGAGGCTTATGGCAAGGTGGTTGATATGGTACTTGACCTTCGTGCAAAGGCGAAAGCAGAGAAGAATTGGGCTGTTAGTGACCAGATTCGTGATGCTCTCATTGAGGCGGGCTTCCAAGTTAAAGACACCAAGGACGGTGTTACGTGGAAACTTAATATATAAAGTATTAACAGTCAATCTAGTATTAGGTTGACTTTTTTATTTTTCCTCCTGAAATGTCCTAAAACCCTTATATATGTAATAAAAATTAACCTTAAGAATTAAAATTTTTCTTAAGGCTTTTTGTTTTATTGAAATTTAACAATTAAAAACTATAAAATTATGAAGAAGATTATGATTATGTTAGTTATGTTAATCAGTGTATTAACTACTAACGCACAGGTGAGAGTAGTAAGCGAAAGAAATTTACTTCGTGCTACAACAGAGTGGGTCAAATTGGCCGACAATGGAACAATCTCTACATATCTCAGATTTGTAGCAGAGGATCACCCTGGAATGGATGGTGCGGATCTATGTACTTATGTAGATTATAAGTACATTAACAAGAAGCCGAGTGGTATTTATACACCGGCTAATGCGAGAGGTTTTGTCCTTGCTGTATATAATATGCAGTATGGCCAGTATGGAACATTTGCGGGAAAAAGTAAAAACATTAAAATAAAAGATGGTATGATCAATAGAGTATCTATGGATTTCTTAACAATCCAGGATATCGAAAGTTGGACTACCTTTATCCTAGCAAGTGGAACGGCATATTACTTAGGAAACGGTAAGTATACGAAACCTAATTTTGTAAAGATAAGTGATTCGACACAGACAGGTCTTGTAAGACAGGCCCGTTATCTTAGGGAATTCATACAGAGATGGTAGAGAAATATTAAGAAGAGCTATAATGCTCTTCTTTTTTTGTTTTTAAAAATACAACGAGAAGCTAGTTACACTAAAGTTCCTCTGGACTTATTCTTTATATGCCAGCAATAACATAACTATCCTTTCGACTTCTCATTTCTACCATACCGTAACCTAAACTATGAAAGGTCTCCTGACGTAATTAGCTTCCTCTACCGCTACCTAGGGTAGTCTAGTATTAAGTACATTTATATTATGTAGGGATAAGTAAAACTAGACTAAACCTTAACCCGTGTATGTACTACCAACTCTCGTGATATACCAAATGATATATTGTAATCTCATACACCTCTTTCACTATTAAGGATTTGAAGGTATTGTAGAAACAAAAAAAAATAAAAAAAAACGACTGGGAGCTAGTTACACTAATGTTCCTCCGGACTTATTCTTTATATGCCGGCAATAACATAACTATCCTTTCGACTCCCTATCTCTACCAGTACCGTAACCTAAACAGTATAAGTAATGTAGATATCTTCATACTTAACCGAAAGGTCTCCTGCCGTACCTAGCTCACCTTTATCGCTACAAGGGTATCTCAGCGTCTCGTGACTAATTAAGCATATCTTATAATAAGACATGAGACTTATAAAACTGAGCAAAACTAAGTCTCTACTAGATTCTGTACCTCTCAGTACCTCTAGTATCTCTTTCATTATTAAGGATTCTAGGTCACCAGAATTACACGTGTTCCATATATGGACCTAAAGTAGTTAGTGATCTCATTTAAGTTTCTTTCGTCTAAGAGCTTTGAGTATTCACTACTACCTAAGTTTTCAGAGGTTAATACTAAAGTCTTTTTATTTTTACACGAAGCTAGTAAACTCTCTGCGATTTTGATCACTGTAATTATATCAAAATTTATATAGAGATAATTATAAATTATTGAATCCGAGTATGATATTTTTACAGGAACTACATTTAATCTTTTACAATAGTTTACAAGAAATTCAAAATCATCTAAGAATTTCTGATTAGCATCTCTACCGTACTCGTAAAACCTAATAATATCAAGACCATACTCTCTTTTTATGTAGTCATCTCTAGCCTTGTCATATTCTTCGTTATGATATTGACTATCTATCTCAACTATGAAATTATAGTCATGTATAAAGTAGTCAACCATGAAGTAATTTCTACTCCGTAACACTTTTGGAACTTGGTAAATTTTGCAAAGTGATAGCCATAGATTTTGATCTTTAATGATCAGTGGGAATTCTCTAATATAACCTATACTTTTATGTTTATTATCTAAGAATTCCCGAAACTTAGGAGACCACGTGCTACCTTGAACTAGATTATTTTCCCTATATTGCTCTAAGTCAATCGGATTGTTTTTTACTGTTACAAACTGTTTTGGGATTAAATAGTTCTTAATCTTAAAGGTATAATCCCTGTTACCAATAAGATATTTTAATAATTTCTTTTTCCTCATACAAGTAAGGGATTTAGGGGAGACAAAAGAAAGCAGGCTAGTAAGATTTCTCCTACTAACCCGCCTATTTTTACAACTCTTGATCTAGTCGCTTTGCATCTTTTCTCATCTGTCTAACTCTAAAGAACCTATCAACGCTACAATTCGTCGTCAGGTCTATTACATCATACTTAGATACTCCTTCTCTACCATAAGAAAGGATAATATCTTCAAAATGTATTGTTGAATCTTCCAGAATTAGTCTTAAGCTTTCTGAACCAACATAAGATCTAGCAGTTCCTTTTTCTAGCTCTGCCAATGTTAAGTGTGGTGTGTAGCTAGAAAAATCACTAACTACACCAAACTTTTCACTGAGTTCTTTATTAATATTCACTAGTGTATCATACCAAATGTTTCCTTCCTCTTTCACTTTGAGAACTACATAATCACTGTCATTCTCAAAGATATCTAGTTCAAATACATCAAATACTGGCACTGCGAATTCTGCATTACTTTTATGATTGCTTAAGTACTGAGTAAGATTTGGTGCTTCCATACCCAGTGACAATCTAACACCTTGTACCTCACTTAATACTTCCGATCCACTTAGCTTTTTATCTCTAGCGTAAAGAAGTGTTACGTGTGAGTCATATTGAATACCTGTATCTTTTAGATCTCCAGAATCAAAAACGCAATTAAGCAAGACTGGAGTACTAAGATTCGCCGCTAACATTACGCAGCTATTCATGTTCTTAATTTCTTCCATTACTTCTGATTCTTTAGTCTAAATTTAACCTTCATATCACCAAGACGTCCCTTAAGATTTGAACCTCCTTGATTATAACCCTTAGAGTCAGTCACAGTTAGTCCAAGTCCCAACAAGTTATTAAGGAATATTTGATTATCTTCCTGTGCTGTATCCCCACGAGCACTTTCAATAAATTCCTTAGCACCACGAGCAAGATAAGCACTTAACTCCATCTCACCAATCTTCTGGCCAGTTGTTCTATACTTACCTCTTCCCATTATCGGACTGTCCTTATACTCATTAATATCAACACCAAACAATGATGATGTTACTTTATTTGAATATGTTGGGATATGATAAAGCTCTTCCATACAGATATAACCACACATAAGAGGTTTATCGGTAGGTACATACTTTCCATCAAGGTCTTTCAGTGTCTTTTCATATTCATCAGGTGGCAAGTTTTCTTTCAATTCGTTCAAGTCAGCTACTGAATCTGCTGGCATTAGAATTTCAGATTGAGACTTAACACCTAACTCATCACTCCACTGCTCTACTAGTGACGGTGTAAACTTTGTACTATAAGAACCAACATTGAAGTAGTATACATCCTCAAGCTTATTCTTATTGTGATAGTCTATGAATTGATCCAATGTCATGCTATCGAATCTGCCTGGGTAATACTTCTTCACTAATGGTAAGATAGTTTCTCTTTCCTTTGGTGAATTCTTACGTTCCTCTACTATGTCATGGATTCTGTGAGCAATATTACCAAGACCACTCTCCAAAAGCACTGATGGAATCTTACGGTTGATAGTACTGTAAGGGTTCATAACAATATCACAAACCTTCTTCTTACCACTTGGATCAATCATCAATGGCATCTTATTATCAGGCAGAATCTTTGATATTACACCCTTACCACCAAATCTATTAGTAACCTTAGAGCCAATCATTAAGTTTGTTCGCTTAATGAGTCTGATTCTAACTATATATACAACACGTTCATTCTTATCTAGGATGACAGGCTTTAATCTATCAGCTGCAACGTACTCTGGATATCTTTCGTATATTACAGATCTATCCATATTCTTTTCGTACTCCTTGATATATTTATTAGAAGTGCGTGAATAAGTGAGATCTGGACGTTTAATACCCTTTGTAATTCTAGGCTTCTTATTCTCCTGTATTAAGACATCGCTAACATAAGCCTCATCAATATTGTTAGGAACTTTTGTAGGATTCTCAGTTGTAAATTGTGAGACATCTACGTCATCACCAAAAATACCTCCCAGTTTTTCTTGAAGTGCTTTGTTGATTTCATCTAACTGTACAGCTCTATAAGTTTTAAAGATTACATCACCACTTTTCACTTGATGTCCAATAGGTGCAATCCACTTAATAGCTTCACTAGACTTAACATCAACAGAGAGGTCAATAATAGAGTATGAGTGCATTTTCTTTGAGAATGATTCACTTACCACCAAGGCATCCTCATTTACATAACCAAACATTGCATGGAATAGTACCAATGCATTAATACCTGGCTTATATGTATCTGTCTCTAATCCCACTGCACCAGTAATCACATCACCTTCACGTACAGTCTGACCTACTTTTACTTTAGGCTCAGTATATACAGCAACGTCATTTACTGATTGGATTGCAGTTCTTCTAGGTACCTCAACTGTTTCTTTATTAGGGAGCTCAATGATAACTTCCTTTTCATTGATTTCCTTTACCTTACCCTTCGGATGTTTAAATCTATCATTAAGTACGTTAGTGTGAAGTTCTTCGTAATTACCCGTACTAACTAATGGTCTTTCTGCAAGTGGTAATGGAATAGCTTGCTTTAACATACTAGATCCCATATGCACACGAACAGAGTCAGTATAGTTAACGAAAGGTATCTGTCTAACTTCCTCAGATAGTCGATAATCTGGGTGTAAGTCAATGAATTCAACTTCACTAACTGGCACAGTCTTTCGCTTCATCCTATGCTTAACCTCAACCATACCATTTGCATCTGGTTTTAGTGTGTTGGTATCATAGTCTACGTACTCTGACGCACAAACTTTATGATTCAAGTAGTCTAAGTATGATATTGTTATCTTGTTAAACTTCAAATCATAACAGTCGAAAAGTACATCGGTATCTGTCACATGCGTACTAACTGTAAGCGCATTCTGTTTACCTACGTTCTGATTAATAGGGGTTGCACCTACACAGATCAGATCAGAGAAACTCTTATTATAGGCAACTGATGGTGGAATTTGGATCTTATTAGTCAAGCTCTCCAAGTTCATTGCATTGATACCTGGACTAACTTGAGGATCATTACCACCCTTACCAGAATCACTACTACCTTTCCAGTACTTAGCACAAATCAAAGTAAGTACATTGATTGTATCTTGTAGTTTGCTAAATTTTGTCCAGTAGTGTCTAATGCTGCTATAAGTTGAGTTAAAGTTTCCTCTATTGTTGTTCTTAAAGAGGAAGTTCATAAAGCCACTAGATACAGACTCAATCTTCTTGTCGACTACCATATCCTTAATACGATCATCACCAAAAGCCATACATTCCTGAATAAGCTTTGATGTAATGTATTCTGGTTTATAGTCAAGGTCAAGTTTAATCTGTAGCTTCTTTGATTGTCTCTCTGTTAGCTTCAGTACTTCTCTTTCAAGTCCCCTAATATTATCCACTTCCTCCAGCTTATACTCTCTCACCTTCTCCGGCAAGCCAAGTTCTGGATTAGTTCTTTTTATTCTCAAGACCCCAGAGTTAATATCATAGTCTCTATCATAGTCAAAGTTTATATAGTACCTACCTGAACCTGACATATTGATTCTACATTCATAATCATTGCCAAGCGTATTAGTAGCAACCCTATACGCACCCTCTATAATAAAACAACCATCTATCTCTCTAGGAACTTCAAATTCAGAATATCTAACGTCAGAGTCATCGTAGTTAATTGTATATTCTAGGTTAACTTTAAAGGTAGCTGTGAGACCGTTTTCAATGAAGTAAGAGGCAGGTTTATCAATACCCTCCTCTGATATACTCCACTTAAGGTCAGTCAGCTTCGCCTTATCATTATACCTATCAATACCCGTAAAGAATTTTTCTACAATGGTCTTAGCGCCTTGACTTCTAAAAAATTGATTAAAGTTACTCATTATAAAAGTGTTTTAATATTAAGCTGTTTATAATCGCAATCAACAGACTCAAAGAAGTTTTCTAATTCCTTCTTTGCTTTTTCTTTTATCTCTTCAGCTCCTACATACTCTTGCATTGGTAACCCTGATGTACTTCTGAAAAATGCTTCATAAGTAACGAGATAGTTGAAGGTATCTTTTAGTTGATGCAGTACTAGCTTAACTGAAAATTTCTCATACTTATCCTCTGGTACTAAATTTTTCAGAGTTTCATACAAGATTTCCCTAGCCTGTACCTTATCTTGATCCTGACTATCTAAGATATTTATAGGAATTTCATAAGATAATACGATTTTGTAATAATAATCGTTTGACTTATTATTCATAACTTTTTAAAAATCTGCGTTCATCATATTTCCACCTACCGAACTATTTGTTGCCGGTTTAGTGGACGTCTTTTTTACTTCTTTTTCTACACCCTTATTTGAGCTAGAGGTAGGAGAGGATTTACAAACCACCTCTCCATCTCTACGTATAATCAGTTCAATACTAATCTCTTTCTCAAAATCAGGAATATCAACTTCAAATTTAATACTTCCCATTTTTAGATTTTATCAAGTTTATCGTTCATTAATACACCTAAGATAGTATCAGTCATGACATCATTCTCAAGTTCAATCTCTCCACTAAGTGCTTTACCGATGATCTTATTTGACCAACCATAAGAAAGTGTTGTGAAGAATGATTTTCTATTGAGGATTGCATTCTGAGTACCAAGATATTCAAGCTCTTCTAGTTTATTCTCAGGGTTACCATCTACATATTTTGGATTAGTAAGACCTGTAAATACTAGCTCAACAATTTCTTCCTGCATATCACCTGGACTAACTACACCATTCTTTTGATAAGATGCACTAGTCAAAGAATAATATTGCTTTCTGAAAATATTGAAAATACCATCAATATCAGAACCTAAGTCACTTGATACTTGTCTCATATTTGCAACACCAGAACAAAATCTCTGATACTTCTTAATTACTGTACCCTCAGGATAATAGTACATACTTTCAGGCGAGTAGGCATATCTAGTATCACCAATGTATACTTCAATCCTACCTTCCTTATCTTCTACATACTTAATTTTACCCTCATTATAAGAGTAACAGTCTGCAATAACTACCTTGTCCTTCTCATAGTACTTAATACCTGAGCTACCCTTTGCATTCATTAACTTAATAACTGCATTGAGCTTATATACAGGACTAGTTGAGTTATAAGCAGTACCGATTAATTCTCCTGCTGAATACTTCTCCTTAGGCATTGCTACCCAGTTACTAGGTCTTGGGAATTTCTGCTCTCCGCCTCTAACTTTCAAGATCAACCACTTACCCTCTTCTCTAACGGTGCAATCTTTCTCAGCATACAAGTTACCTGTTAAGTCTTGTATACGTTCATGACCACCATGTTTCTGTTTGTATTTAATATTTCTATTAAACCTAGACTATATCACTAAGGTATGTGTTTACCCTAATTACCGCATAGTCGTTGAATATTCTTTTCGAATACTGCTGATTATATTTACTTATTTCCAGCATTTCTGTAATTAAGTCTCAAACTTAATTTAAGACCGAGAATTGATTGGGTTGTTGATTCTGAGAAGCTAGTACCTGCAGATAGTCCAAGTGCTGAATTATTTGGGAAACTAGCCTGTAAGAATCTCTTGCTAAGTAAGTCTGGGGTAACCATATTAATATCACCTGTTCTTTTCTTAACAATTGATCTTACTGGGACGAGGTCATCTTCATTTGTCCTAGCTACTTCTGGATATACTTTACCATTAGGGGCTGTTCTACCACTTGCCAAGTACCTAGGAATCATAAGTCCCTCATTGTCCTTATCTTCGCCTTCTCTCGTAAATGTATAATTATTTAACAAGAATGAAAGCTGTCTATTTACGTAACCGCCAAGAGGTCTATATTAGCTAGTGAGGATTAGTTTTCCCCACTAGATCATAAAGCGGTTATTGTTCAAAATTTCTTTCAAACACAGACTATATCATGAGTGGCTTACTTATTACCACTCTCGCTCTTATAGTCGTTGGCCTTATTACTTTCTGGCTTGGAGTTATCGGCTAAGCTTTTCTGAATACTTGCATAGTTCTTCAGTGTTTCACCAATACCTGCAAAAATTACTCCAAGTGCTGTCAAAATTTTAATCGTTTTTTCCATAATAAGTTGCTGATTAAATTAATAACTAAAATTGATAGTTTTCTCTCTACATTTTACTATTATTCATTCCAGCAATAGTTGAGCGTTTTTATAGTGACGCACCTCTTTGACTATTACTTTACGCCACTTTGTTTGATACCTTGAAGAGATCGGTTTTCAATTGCATGATAAATATACTCATCCTCACCGAAACCAGATAACAATGATTTCTTGGTGATTACAGGTTTTTCATCTACACCACTAACAATAAGTGATGGCATGTTGATAGCCATGATAGACGCAAGTTTCACACGAGCTGCCCTATCAAGTTCATTCTTCAAGTCACTACTAAACTTACCTTCTGTTTCTTTCTCATACTTGTTATACCTTTCTGTCAACATCATGAGTTTTTGTTTGTCGGTCAGTTCAGTTGAGTCAGCAATTTTTCTAATGTCCTTATAAGTCTCATCATCTGTATCTACATAGAGAGTCTTAAAGTCGAAGGTAACAACACCCTTCTTGCTGACAACCTTTAGTGCAAATTTCTGGATATCTCTTGCCTTTTCAATCCAATCCTCATAATGGTCTTGGAGATAGGACATGAGCTTTGCCGCACTACCTGCACTAATTCTATCGTAAGGTGTTTTAAATATTCCAATCTCATCAATATCCGCACCAATGATCTTAGAAATTCTCAACCTTCCGTATGTTGTTATTTTGCTCTGATAATCTACACCACCTAATTCACCAGTAAACACAATAGGAGTGCCATAGTCAATTACATGATCAACTTCTACATCTTTCAGTAGTTTAGAATAATCTGTGTAATAGTACTTTGGATCCTTTAAGTCATCTGGGTCTTTTGGTGTATATTCAGTAGCATCAGCCATACCATTTAGAGTCTCATGGTTAAATTCAAATACACCCTTTAAGTTTTTCTTGTAGATGTAGTTGTAACGTGGACTCATTTTATTATATGTATCCTCAGCAACTTCTTCAGGTACTAAGGTTACAGAAATAGTATCACCGTCAAAATCCTTTACATTCAAACAGGTACACTACCACCTGTCCCGTTCTCTTATGAACTGCTATACGTCTCCGCATAGAATAGACTATATCTTCTACATTACCTGCAATGTAGCCTCGCATTTCCACCTGTGACTTAGGTGTACTCCCTTACATTCATCGGGGATAGTCGTTGAAGTCTTAAAGTAGTTTATTTCCTACTCCTTACCTGCTGATTGTCTCTATTTTTAAGATTGTTACACTTTGGTACTTAAAACCTAACGAGAGTTTCCAGCAATTAACGAGGTTTTATAACGCCTTGATATTCAATTAGTTAAAGCGTTAAGTGGCCCACAGAGAGAAATCGGATAATGAATTGCATCATCGTCCACTAATCTCATTTTCAGAGCATAAATACTGTATTCATGAAGCGTTGGTTGCCTATTTGCTCGGTATTGTCAATAATTTCTTAATGACACCAGACTATATCTTTAGAGTAATCCACTACTCTATTTTGTACATAGTCGTTGAACTAGAATTTATTTTCGATTTCAAATCTTAGGTTACTACTCTTCCCGACGGCTTCTTTTAGAAACTTATATACTTCTCCTTTCTTTGATTTTTCTAGGAATTCAGTATATCTAGTGCCAGTTGGGTCGAGTTTTGTATAGTGTTGGAATTTAATCATTGTATCAAACTCAAGATCTGCTAGTTCATTAGTAGGTCCTGATATGATAGCGATTACTCTTCCACCAAGTATCATCTTAGGAATTTGTTTTTCCACTCTTCTTTCCCAATCTTTAGAGAATCCGACTTTAATACTTCCAGGAAATTCTAGAAAATACATAAAGCCTTCCTCTCCCTGAAATTTATTATGTAGTAAGTTTCTATTATTAATTCTCATTGCATACTCAGATCCATAACCACGAGATGTTTTGTCCAGTAAGTTTCTTTGTCGAATACTTACCATCCTATCATGTTTCTCTTGGCTCTGGTTCCAAACTCCGATCTTACTAGTCCCAGCATATCTTCCCTGTTGGTGTAGTAATCTCATATGTTCGGCTCTATTCCAGACTGAATCAGAGTAGTTTTTTCTTAATAGTATCACCCTGAATTCTCCTTTCTTGTGTTATTAGTTTTGAAATCGATTATTCTAGCTGCTGGTCTAATATTTGATCTATTTATTCCAGCAATTCTCAAAATTACGTACCAGTCATACTAGTACTAACTGCTTCTCAGCATATTCTTTGAAAAGCTTCTTAGTTGTTGGATTATCAAACTCCTCTCTGGTTGCTTGTAGTGCTTCCTTTTTAGTGAAGTTTAAGTTTTCCATAAGATGCTTTACAAAACCTTCACGACACATTTCATATGCTAGATGTGTAGGTATTCCCAACTCATCTACTGCTAAGGTCGTGCTCGGTACAATAGGACTACGTGCAGAGTTCTTAACACGAACACTGTACATATTTCTCGCTTCGTTTTTCTTTGATGTATTTAATAAGTCTGTTGCTAATTTCTTACCTGAATTTAGCATGGCCCTTAAGAGAGCAGTATATCTAACCCTTTCACCAGGTGTTTTAAACTGCTTAATAACGTCAGCATAATTTTGTGGATTAGCGTCGGTATCCTTTACGCAACAGAGACGTATAATAATAGAATACCAGAGACTAAGCTTATGGACGTTCATCTTCTTATTACTACCTCTCATGACAAGGCTATAAGGTCTCATCATTGCGGGCAGAACCAAGTAGTACCTATTTATCAGTTTCTTGTAGTCTGTTAGGTATGATGGAAAATGCTCTTCAATTATCTTAAGTAAGCCTTCATAAGAACACATACTTTCATCTGTTATAAATTCAGAGATAGTTAGTTCTTTCTTCTTGCTATCATAAGAAAATTGGCAGGTATCAAACACTTTAATACCAAGCTTTTTCGCACTCCTACCACTATAACCATTTCTCTTTAGGTCATCCATTAAGAAATCAAGCTTAATTTTTGACCCACTGAAAATATGGTTAAATAAGTCTAGGAATATATCAAACCTAAGCTCATTCAAGTAATAAAAAGGTAGTTCAATTCTAGCAAATCTACGCAGTCCTTCCTCTCTTGAAAACACTCTAGCACCACAATTAGGACAAGGCTCTAATGATTGCTGCCTGATATGACCGCAAATACACCTGTCTTCATAAGGTGAGCCAAAGATATCAACGTCATATACACCTCCCACTACTGGTTGAATTGATGTAATACGCGTAAGATTAAGGTCTTTGTGACTTGTTATGACTCTGTCTTTTCCGTCTGATCGAGTATAATCAATGATATCCTCGTCAGTCAATAATTCCAAACTAGCTGCCATTTATTTTAATTTTTTACAAGGTTTAGATCTTTCCAAATAATCTTCTGACTAATCTCGGAATCCTCAGCTGTTTCATTTGACCACTCCTTATAAACTCTCTTTACGTCGGAGATAGCCTCAGATCTGGTGCGGTCCTTTAATTTTTCATAGATTCCTGCATCCTTATCTACTACCACTTCGATATAATCTGAGATCAATTCTTGTGTAATAGTTTTAGATGAGTTATTATATTTTGGTCTAATCTTTCTGTATTCTACGACATCTTCTGGCGTTAAGTCAAGGTCTGCAAAGTCTGAGATAGAAGTTAACATCGCCGGCTCTCTATTAAACCAAGCAACTCCCATGTCTCTAACTCTTTCTGCTACCTTATGTCTTCCTTTCTTATCGTATATACTAGCCAGTTCTTCAATAATGTCTGTCTTATTCTTCTGTATCTTCTTAAATGCATTATCGATCTGCACTTGATACTCTGGTGGCATCGTTGGGCAGTTCATAATTAAGTCATACATGTTGGAAGAGAACAAGAAGATAATAAAAGCAGGCAATTGTCTTTGTTTTCTTTTTCTGGACATAATAGAATCCTTTGAGAGATCCCTACTAGCCAAGTATTCAACGAACTTTTCAATATGCTCACGTACAGATTTGGTATACTCCTCGTTAAATCCGCCATCATCTAGTCCACCAAATTCATCTTCCAGGTCACTATTTCTAATTGGCCTGTCTGGTGTGTAGAGTCCAGCTGGGATACGGTTTTTACCTTGCAGGTTGAACAGGTTTTTCATGTAATCTTCTACTGTCTTACTTGATGTGTTCTTTGGGTCAGCGTCTAGTACATTCCTGACTGCATCACTAACACAAGCATCAATAATACCCGCACCACCTAAGCTTACCTTCTCATCATTTTTCTTAGAGGACAGAGCTATATTATTATAGTTCGCGCTAAGTTTAATTTCAGTTGGGGTAAGTCTTCCTTCTTTGTTTGCATCTAATAATTCGCGTTCACTTGTACTCTTAGAATCTTCTTCTGACTTAGATTCAATATCTCCATCATCTTCATCATCGTCGTCGCTATCATCCTGCGCTTCGACATAGTTTAAAGAATCAAGATCTTCATCTTCATCTAACAAAAAATCATCTTCATTCATTAGCTTATTATTAAAATTTAAAATTTATATTATCACTTTGAGGAACTCACAAAACTCTTCCTGAAATTTATAAAAACTTCCTCAATAGTAAAGATTTAACCCCTGTAGAAGTGTGATTTTGTGCATTTGAGGGCCTAGATTCCTTAATACTGAATAAATTTGTTTATTTAAGATTATACGGAATTTCTGAAATGAATCCAATTATTAGTTTGTTAGGGATAATAAACTAATGAGGTGTGTTAGAAAGGTTGTGAAACTGAGTATAACACACTTATTTTTTGCCTCCTGAAATGCCCTAAAACCCTTATTAATGTAATAAAAGTTATCTCAAGAAAGTCAGAATCTTGGGATAAATTATTTTTTAGGATATTAATAAAATAAATATAAAAGCTATGAGAAAATTAGCAAGTCAAATGATGGATAAGGGTGTAATCCTTGCCATTAGTGCAGGGGGTCAGGCAATTGGTCAGGCCCTATATAACGTAGGTCTCAATTTGTATGAGAACCACGAATTGTATGCTGAATATGTTAAGAGCATGTTCAGAAAGGGAGAGCAGACTGTAACCGAAAATAAGGAGGTTGCAGTATGTTAGAGTTACTAAAATTACAACTTCAACAAGGGATTGAGGTTGTAAAGGGTTTCATTCAGGAGGACGTAAAAGAATACCTCCAGAGAATAATTGAAGAACAAAAGAAGAAAGTTCAGGAGCAAAGTAAGTAGTGCTCCTGGATTTTTTTGCTTGCCCTAGAACCCTTATATGTATGGAAAGGAAGAAGTTATTAAAGTATCTTAAAGGTAACAGGGATTATACCTTTAAGATTAGAAATTTTATAATCCCAAAAAGTATAATAACAGTTAAAGGTAATCCAATAGATTTAGAAGATAACAGAAAGAAAAATCTTAGACAAGGGAGTAAGTGGTCGCCAAACTTTAAGGAACTGTTAGATACTGAGTATAATTATGTTGATTATATTAGGGAATTTATATTCTTAATACGAGATCGTATGTTGTGGGAGCGGATCTGTTGGAAACATAATATAGTAAAAAACATAAATACTAATTATTTTATCGTAGATTACTTCTTACATGAATATAATTTTGTAGTTGAAATCGATAGCAGATTACACAATGTCGATTATGATAAGGCGAGGGATGAGTACTTGATGATCGAATATGGCATAAAAACACTCAGATTTTATGAGTTTGGAAAAATAAGCTACGATAACTTTGTCGGACTATTCAAGTTTAATCTTAGTTTATTTAGTAGGTGTAGCTTGTTTAATAATGGAATAGATTACTCTAAAAATATAATTCAAGCTTACTTAGACCAAAATAAAAGAGTATTACCTCTTATAATAAGGTTAGAAGATTTTATATTATCTCAGAGAAGTAAGGGAATGTTTATAAGGAAGCTAAGGTTAAGTGAAAAAAATCTAGATATAGCTAACTTCTTGTTATTAAAATATAGTATAAAGTATTTAAAGGAACTTGTTAATTATTTCTATACTATATATAAAATTAGTGTAGTTTTGGAGACCTAGAATCCTTATACATGAAAGAGGTACTAGTAATCCATTGAAATACATGGTACTGTATAGACTTAGTTTTGCCTAGTTTTATAAGTCTCATATCTTATTGTTAGATATGCTTAATTAGCCACGTTGGCACTAGGATACCCCCAGAGCGATATAGGTGAGCTATGTGCGCAGGAGCTACATTTCGAGTTTTCTAAATTCATGTGTAGTACGGCACTGGTAGAGATAGAGAGTCGAAAGGAAATTACTTCAGCACCAGGCAATGACAATAAGACCTAGGAGAAATGCTATCGTAATTAACTCTCTGTCGTTTTTTTTGTTTTTTTATAAAGCCCTGAAATCCTTATAAGTGATGGGGTGAAAGCATGCGTTTTGACGCTTGGCCAGGCTAGTATGTGAACAGTCCCATGTGTATGCAGAATAAAGAAGAATAGAGATATGGAATTCCTCCGGATCTAGAATAGATGTTCTAGATGTTCCGGCACGTACGGTGACCCATATTAATCCCTTTTAGGTTCAGTTTTGGGGATTACATTGCTTATACACTGAACTACCCTTGTAGCGGTAAGGTGAGCTATGTGCGCAGGAGGTCCGCTATAGCATACGTAAGTTGGGACTACGGCACTGGTAGAAATAGGAAGTCGAAAGGATAGTTGCTTTTGAGTAGCTAGCTTCCTGTTATTTTTTTGCTTCCCTGAAACTATCGAAATTACTAGTTGAGTGTTTTAGAACCCTTATAAGTAGTAGAAAATAACCTTAAAATCTAATAACACAATGGGCAGAATATCAAGATCAATGCGCTCACTTGTTGATAATAAGAGTAGCTTAAGTAGTAAAAGTTTTGCTCTCCTAGTATCAACAATAACAGGTGGACTTGTTGTAATCTGTATTTGTTATGTACTTATTTATGATGTAATGACAAACGGTTACTTAAAGACAGATTTAGCTGACTTAGGTATTTTCTTACTCTTCGTTGGTATGTATATAGCAGGAAGTGGTATACCTAAGACAATAGCAGGAAGGTTTGATAAGTTCCACCCTTCATCTTCACAGGATAGTAATGAAGAAGGTGAGGGCAAAGAGGAAGAATAGCAGGGTGAGGTAATCTAAGATAATAATTTCTTAGGTTACTTCTTCTTTTTTTGTTCCCCAGTAAAAAAAAATAAAGAGCTAGTATTACTACTAACTCTAATATCTATTATCTCTATATGCTTTGTAGAAATAATAATATGCAGGTCCACCATTAAGGGTAGGTCTCACGTCTACTCTCAGCACTGGAAATTCCGGACAAGCACTCGGAAGGTTTACAACATCCTTCCATCTTAGCCTAATTCTGTCCGGGTCTCTAGTGCTATCAAGACCACAACCAATACCCTCAATCACAGCCTTCTTATCTTTTACTGCTCTATACAAGATTGGTGCATTATCATTACTCCTAGTCAAGTCACAAATACACTCGTCGAATATAAAATAATCACCCTCCCTGATTGTACCATACTTAGCAATAGTAAGGTGATCATTGCCTAGACCTGGGAAACCTAATTTAATTTCATCAAGTCTATCCAAGAACGCTCTCACATACCTAGGCCAATCAGTTTTTATACCTCTACTATTTCTTACTAACTTAATTACTGATCCAACTACAATCATAATCTCTGAATTTAAAGTTTCTATTATAGAGTCTGACTATCCTATCAATGAAGTCAAAAGTATTAAAACTCTCTACTCTATCTCCGTCTATAGGGGAGAAGAAAAAGTATGACTTACTTATTATGTGGCTTCTAGTGTCGCACTTATCTACCAGTTCTTTATGAATAGGTATGAGGACTTTATTGTATAGCTCTATTGTCTCTTCATGTAGTATTGCCTGAGGTATTTTACTGTTCAAGAATATTCTCAACATAAACAGTAGATCTTGTAAATTATCAACACCACCTAGAGCTACCTTATAGAAATACTGCTTAGGATTCACTCTAGTAGATTCATAAGGGTCATACATAGATAATACAATACAACCTTCTGATAATATAAGGTCTAGTATACTCTCGTCTTCTAATATTTTTTCTATTAACTTGATCACGCTGGCTTTATATTAACATCCAAGGTGCATTACAAAATCTCTACAATAACCATATATATTTCTCAATACATCAACTGGATCATTTTTCCAGCCGATAGTCATTAATCCTACTTGAATTTTACCATCTTGCAAAGGCCTACCGTAGCCAATCTGATCTAGTGGCCTATCCATTTCATCAATAAACTTAGATATTGAACTTAGATTCATATACAATATCTTAGTTCTAGGCATACTAACTACATACGATTTCTTAAACAATCTTACCTTTACTGCATTTAGTATATCGTATGCATCTTCAGGGTCCCTATCGAATTCTTGCCGGTCTATACAAATCAACTGTTCATCGTCTGGGTTTTCTTGATCCACCACTACAACTATAAATCCTTTCAACCTAAGTATTATCTCTAAGTTTTCATCAATAATACTAAGAATGTCTTGTTCTAGCTTTCCTATCATATATCAAAACTAATATAAATTTCTCTTGTCTGATTCCAATACTTAGACTCAAACAACATTTTCCTTAATGTTTCTAATGGACTATCACCCTCCTGAATAGTGATAGTTTCTTGGGCGAATAGAGGCTCATTATCCTTTGATGGTAATCTGCTTGAGAAACTAATTGATTCCCCAACATCAAATATATCTATCCAATCAAGGTAGAGGTAAAGCCTTTTTGTATATTCAAGATTTAGTACAGCATCGTCCCATGGATACCTTAATTTCTTCCTAAAATCCTCTAATATTTCTTCTAGATATTTCTTTGGACTCCTCGTACGTTCTAGGTAGATAAATGTTCCATAACCGTACGGAATATTAATGGCAAGTACTACACCACCATACTTCTCTACCTCCTCAACATGGTCTAATAGGAAACTTTGTATATCAAGTCTTAAACTCATACTCTGGCTCCTTTCCTAGTTCTGGTACTCTTACGGCCATTAAGCATTCTGGGTTTTTATCAGAATCCCAGTACGCCTCTAATAACTCTTTAAGATATCTATAGTAATCATCTTCTTGCACCCCCGGATTCCATCTCAGTATTAAGCCGATCATCCAGTCCTTATATTTCCAGAACTCACTTAACATTATATTATGGTCTCCAGTATTACGTGCACCTATTAAGTATTTACAGAGACGGAATGATAATGCACTAGTATATTCTGGGCTATAGTATTTTCCATTATGATTTTCTTCTATCAATTTCCCACTAGCCCATGCATTATTCTTGTGATTCTCTTCTTTCTGTACGTTCCTTAGGTACCTCTCACGTCTTCTTTCTTTTTTTCTCTTGCTTGATGACATCTTCTAATATTTGATCTGACAACCATCTTAGGCTACACCTAATAAAATTATCAATTGAAATATCTGATTTATAACTTTTTAATGCTTGGATACACCCACTGAGCCTTATTAAAACTTTTCTAGTTAATTCTTCGTTAATTACCTCACCATGTACTGCAATTATACTAGCGTCCTTCATTCTTTCTAGGTTCACAGTATCCAGATAATCACTCAGATCTATTTTATATTCCGACAGGTTTACATAAAAAATATTCTTCCCACTACTTCCATCAGTAACATATAAGAGTCTATTATAGTTTAGAAGTAGGTCAAGTAGGTAGTAATCATTCAACATTAGGTTAATTATATTACTAACCGCTTTCCTATTATGATTACACTTTTCTAGGTCTTCCATTTACTTTCTTATAGTTATTCTGTATGTAGGTTTTGATGTCCTCCTGCTGTTTTATCGGTAAGTCTCTAAAATATACGCACTCAAGAGGATTATGAAAAGCTATGATCTCTCTATATTCAACGTAGGTTCTGATGTAATTAATAGGCCTAAGATATTTGTCAACCAGGCCTAGGTCTTTCACATCAATTTTCACGTTGTCACCTAGAGAGAGAAGTAGTTGATATTCTGGGCACTCTGGATTAGGGAACCAATTACTTAGATCCTCTACTTCTGCTAATACCTTCTCTAGCCCCTCAACACTATCAATAAGTACTCCGTCTAGATAGATATCCTCCATTCTCCTAGTAACTATTCCTATCTTAGTACACAGGAAGTCCCTATAATGTAAGATTCTCCTTATTGTTCTAGATATCTTATTTGCATTTAATCTCTTTGTCATACTAAAAGTTCTTCTAGTGTTACAAGTTTACCATCAACTTCAACCCCTAATAACTTACTCATCCTTTCTGATTCGCACCAAAGATTATTGAACAAACCTCCAAGCTTACAATCTATAATGGTGTGTTTCCCATTTTTCTGCCCTTCTCTTATGTAGGCTAGCTTAATTACACTATTACCATCGTCAAACATATCCAATAATTTCCTTATTAGCTTACTATTGCTCTGTAAGTAATCCTTAGTGGGGTCAAAGGAAAAGATATCAACCCATTCTACGCCACCTATTACACTTAGTAGTTTATTTGATATGGTATAAACTATCTTATCGAAATCTAGCCCATCTTTATATGAATCTTCAGGCAGGTGAACTACTCTTATTGCACTACACCAGTACCAATCTTTTTTAATTATTAGCGGTAATTGTCCATGTAATAATATCTCCATCCCTAGGTCATCATCTGCGTAATAGTCTAATAATATCTTAGCCAATCTCATCGCCTCGACATCCTCTCTGATAGATACATGCATTACCCAGCTTTGTTCTTTTAGTAGGTAATATATTCTTCCTACTATATCAAACCCGCGTCGAATTGTATCAGTTCGTGCTCTGCTATCCCCTTCGATATTTACATAATCAATAGAAATTACTAAGGCTTTATTACTAGATGCAATTCGCTCTACACTAGATATACAACTAGAATAGTCCTCTAACAGGTCTATAGTATTATCCAGTAAAAGACCATCGCCATCAAGTGCACCGAGTATATAAGAAAGTAGGTTAGTGGAATTTACACTACTTATCTTTTCTATATAAACTAGTTCAATATAGGAGAACATGTTTTTATCTACGGCAATTATCGCAAACTTACCATAAGTTTTTATATGTTTGAGAACCTCTGGTGTTCCCATGATGAACTCGATAAGCTTTTGGATGTCCTCTATGTCATCTACAAATCCGTACTTCTTATACGTATCTCCAGTATAATACTTACTTAACATATCCAAATTTTTCTACATAATCATTTATCTGTCTAATTATATCAAAACAGAACTCGGATTTAACCTTTGCTGGTATGATTGATATAATGTCTCTAAACCAAGCAGACCTATTATCAGTTGGTATTAGATCTTCTACTAGGCTCAACAAATCCTTTCTTAAGTTTCTCAGGACGTGCATATACTGAGCCCTATATCTAATTGGGTCACTAGGTTCTACGGTTAAACGATAATAGATAATATTTCTAATTCTTGCTACTATGTAACCAATTTTTTCTTCTCTTGTTATCATATACTTATAAGGAATCTAAGCTAATCATGTAAACAAAAATAATAAGTAGAACCACCGCCTACTTATTATCTAACTCCTCTATTCTAATTTCTTTAGTTGAGGGATTATTAAGAACCATAAACCACCCGAATAGGTTTCTTATCTTGATTCTTTGCTTAGCCTCTCGTTTTTCTCCCACAATAACTATATAGATGTACCTATCTGGATCAGGGTCGTCTATTACCTGTTCAATTATTTTTCCATATCTATCTAACAGTCTAGTAATAGCATCTAAGTTGGCAGTACAATTATCATCATAGTATACACTTAGACAACGCTTAAGATGTGAGGTTAATGTTTGATAATCTTCTAAGTTATTGCCGATTGCTATAGTTCTTTGGCTAGAGTGGATCTTATTGTCTATATAGATAGGTACTATTCCCCAATTTTCTGCTATCTTAAACAATAAATCATTCTCAACAACTAGCTTAGCGAGTTTTTCTATTTCCGTACTTAACATATTATCCTTATTATCCTTACATCACTACTAAGACTTGCATTATTTAGCAGTGTCTTACATAGTTTGTTTATTGTAACTGTATATCCTATTTTATTGATAAGTAGAGTTATTTCTTCACTTGGCTTATGCACTATTGCCTTCATTATAGTATCCCTATGTATTCTTAGAAATTCTACTATACAGTCTACACTAATAGAGAAGGAATTTCCATAGTAGGTTTGGAGCTCCTTAGTAACTTTATCAGTTATCGAATAGCAATCCTCAATATCAGCTTCACTAAGTTCTATGTTCATCCTATATAGATCATCGCTTTCCCATATTTTGTAAAATACAGGCAAGGATCTCCACGTAGTTACTATATCAAACAACAAGTCATTTTCTAATATTAACTCTACCAACTTATCTACTCTGTTTTCCATAGGATACTTAGTTCTTCAAATATAGTATCACCATTTACAGATAATACTAACTCTATTGCTTTATCTGGATCTCCAGTGTTCACTATTCTTCTATTTTTTCTGTTCACATCACTAACACCTACTAAGAAAGAGCACTCATTTATAACCTTCGATCTAATATATGAAATTGCACCTTTTATCCTTGTTAGTAGTTGATTAGTCTCTGCAAAATCAATATCATATCCAACTACTAAGCTCTTATTACAGTGACTTACTATCTTATCAAATAGTTCTGGACATATTCCGTCTTCTATGTCGAGATCACCTTCTAGTTTTATATAGCTCACTGACCTATCCATCACATATCCTCCTATATCTAAACCTGTGAGGAGCGGAAACTTTTTATACTCTATTAACATACTTAGAAGCTCTTCATCTTCCAGCATCATACGTAGTAAGTTTCTAAATTCTTTCTTATCGTATTCTGTCATTTTACTGGCACTATTGAAACTGGATAACTACTAAAAGCAAGTAGATTAAATAAGAGATCCTCTACTACGTCTCTAGCTGCATAAAAGTCATGTAGGAGTTGTGAGTGTATATCTTGATAATTCACGATAAATGTATTATACCTAGAATCCTTGTACACATCTAGACATTTATTATACAGGTCTAACAACCACACTGTCTTATCCAGATCTATATCCTTATCTATAATTGCAAGTCTAAGACATAATGATAGTTCACTGACCATATCTAGTCCACCATCTAGATCTATACCATCAACATTTTTTATAATATTATACTCCTTACCTGCAATATCAACGCACCACATGGGAACTTTTTTATATACTAGTAAGAAATCCAAGTACTCATCCCTTAACAGAATTCTTACTAGCTCATGAATAATCTTATAGTGTTCTTTTTTCATGCGCCCTATCTATTTTAGCCTTATTAAATAAGAAACTACCCATCATCTCACTAATTTTACTACTGTTAGTGTCAGTACTATCTGCCCGAAATGTAACATGATCACCAAGAACAGTGATCTTAATCATTTCATCTATATACTTTAAATCCTCTATTGTTTTATCAGGAATCACGCAGAAACCTATAGGAAGTAGGCCACTAATATTCTTAACTGCATAATCTAAGTCTGTGTTCCTGTCATCATCAAGACTAAATTGTACAAAAACTCGTCTGATTACACCATTATTCATAAAGTCTCCGACTATTGGAAACTTTTCAGTATACTCAAGGACATCTAAGAAGTTATCTACTACATACGCTAATACCTCGTATAGTTCTTTTTCATTCTTGGCCATGTTTAGCATCTTTTATTTCATCAAAACTTCTCTTTCCTCTCTCCCATAGGTCGGCACACTTAGCTAGTAGGTCTCCCTTACCTATTGTTTTCTCTCCTAGACTTGGTATTTTATAATATCTAGCTGGTCCTATGTAATTCAATCTCTCTGACAACTCCCTAAGCAGTTTTCTTGTCTCTTTTAAGTCAACACAAGTAGAAACACTTAGTTCATTATACTCCAGTACCTTTTTAATCCAAGTACCATCGTTAGCACTATCTAGGATCTGTACTGGTGCATCTAGTGAAATTACCATACTATCATCATTACTAATAAAAGGTCTACTTACAATAATAAAACCTTCTAGTTCAGTAAGTTGATCACAGAATTCCTCCTCTACAATTTTTTCTAACTTCTGCAGTTCAATTTCCTCATCCATTGTTATATCTTTATTCTTATCTTCAATTGCTGATATACTAACTAGCTCTTTGCCTGAACAACAAAGGGTTGATATAAATTCTAGCAATACCCGCTTATCCAGTTCTAATCTTATTCCACTACTCGCACGAACAAGATACTTCTTAGCATTCAATTTAGGCCTTGGTAGGAATCTAGATATCATACCTAGTAGACCTTTAGTTGCTTCAAAGTCTGGTATAAAATCTGATCCTACTTGACTTTTTGCTAAGTATTTAGTATTATCTAGATCTTCGTCCCCTATAAAAATAACCTGTGGACTGCCTTCGCTATTAACTACTATAAATCCACCTAGTTCGCATAATTGATCTAAAAATATCGTTCTTACAATATTTACTAGTTTATCATAATCTATGTCTGTCATATTAATTTCTTATAATACAACTATAAGGTATTTAAGGGGATAAAAATAAAGGAGAATAGTTTCCTACTCTCCTCTAACTACTATATAAACTTTGCAGCGTGATTTTCTACTGCATCATCATATACACTCAAGCTTGGATTCTTTGAGTTAATTGTTGCCATTCCATCCTTTAAGAATCTCAGCTTTCCCTCAAATCTTCCATCCTTCACTAGGTCTCTTACTGTTTCAGCTACACAATAATCCATAGCAAATCCAGCCACTACTATTTCGTCAAACTCCTGCATTGCTAAGCTATCTAGTGTCTGTTTACCGTAGGTTGGTATACTTCCATCTGCAAACGAAAATGCACTATACATCTCAGCAGTATCATCAAATCCTTTCTGAAATATGCCATAGTGTTTCTTATTTTCTTCACACCACAACTCCAGAGCATTCATTACGTGTTCACTTATCGCCTGACCAATTGACCCGGCTAAGCAGTGAGTTGGCCAGATTTGATGTTGGTGACCGAAACTCTCAATCCTTCTAAGATATGACACTGCTTGGTCTTTGGTCATAATAGTAGGCGAGTAATCATCACGTTCAACTTGCTCTGATGTAATAATGGTGAAAGGATCTACTATGTGTCCCTTCTTATCAGTCCAAGCCTTAGGATGACCGATGTGAGTGGTATAGTGAGTATCCATTGTGCAAAGAATACTATCAATACTCTTCTTATTCAGCTTAATCCAATCACCTAAGAACTCAATACCATGCTCTGCGCCTGGTATATATAGTTTACCAGGTCTTCCATCATATACATCTACATGAGGACTGACAAAATCAACTTGCGCATCAACTATCAATAATAATCTTTTCATTTGTTATATAGGTTAATTAAATAATTCTTACCTTCTTCTGTCCAAACATTGTATTGCTTTGTGAAGTTAGTGTCCTTAATGGTAAATGTCTTCTCCTTAATGAACCTTAACTTACCTCTGTCACACATTGTCCACTTTTTATCCCTACTATTAGCCTGACTGAACTTAATGACACCTTTCTCCTCTAGGTCACTTAGTAGGGTTTTTACATTCCAGTCACCTTCTAAGAACTTGATGACCTCTGTAGTAGAGTAGCATGATTTCTTGTCTGTAGTTGCACTAGTACTGGCAATTCTATTACAGACTGACTCACACCATACGAAGAGTTTAGGACTAATCCACCTACAGAAGTCGATTGCAAGGGCCCTACAAAACCAAGTACCCCTATTCGCCCCCTCTGCTACAGTCTTAATCAGTCTACCTCCATCAACGGGCTGATTCTTACAACCTGACTTTGGAATTGCCTCCATAAGAGCTTTAGTATCGTCCCTCTCTAAGTAGCTATGAACTGTATAGATTGGAGATACTTTTTCTAGGTCAGATGCACAGATAAAAAACTCCTTTGGATCATCTAAGTCTACAATAGTTCTAACCTTAGTTGGTCCGTACTGATATGTATTATTTACGTAATTCATATACTTATCTTCTCAGTTATTACAAAATTAGACGGATCACTTTCAGACTCTTTGATGAATTTCTCAAGTGTTAAGTCACAATGTTCATCAATCCAGTCAGCAACGTAGTAAAGATTCCTAGATCCTCTTATCATACCAAATAAGATAGGATCACTCTTTTTCTTTCTTTCTTCTTCTAGTTCCTCTTGGGTTTTCTTATATGACTTACCACTAGGATCATAGTAGAGAATACAGTAATTATCAAAGACGTGTAGCTTATCTAGTTCTACCTTCTTTTCAATTACATCACTCGGTATAGGTCTTGAGAAATTTTTGATATAACACAAGTCTACACCCTTATCAGTCTTCTTAACAAAATCAACTACCTGTCGTTCTGTTATTTTCTTACCAAACCCATACGACAACAGTATAGATTCGAGCTTGTTAATAACTATCATTGCCAGTAGTTTCTCACATAATGCAGTCTGTCCCATCTTCTTAGCATTTTGTAGTGCCTTCAGATATGGTTCAATTCTATTATAGTAAGTCCCTGCATTCTCAAGAGTTGTTAGTTTAACTTTCTCAAAGAACTCAAGCACACCTAGCTCATACGTCTTTTCTGGAATATCACCCCTCACTGCAAATCTTTTCTTATCTTCGATTAGACTATGCAGTTTATTGTCAAGCCGGTCTAGCTCTCTTTGATATCTTGACTTTGTCCAGAAGAATGGCTTTTTCTTCTTCAACTTGTATAACTCTGAATTAGCCTCACAGATCTCATTCTCCTTCTCTGACATCTTAAGCTCTGAGATAACAGTTAAGTCCCTCTCTGGCTTGACATAGGAGTTGAGACTTATTGACCCATTAAACTCTGGTAGATCATCAGGGGTAACACTATCAAACATCGTACTATCCCAGAGTGGTTCGAAAAATCCCTCACTGAATCTACGATCAAACATCACTGTTATATCATCAGCAGTTAAGTTATCATAGAACTCAGGATCAATTAATATCTCCCTTGACCTCTTCATTAGGTGTCTTAATTTCTCTGCACCATCTGGAATACTCGTCTGTTGTCTAGAGTAATGTTCCTCTACTGAACGTGAGCTCTCTTTTTTAGCACCTAAGTCACCCTTAAGTTTTTCCATTACACCTTCCCACTTAGGTAATGCGTAATCAACTTCAAACTTCCTATTAAATATAGAAAGTTCATCACCATCCATATTCAGTATTGCCATGATTTTCTCCTACTTAAGTTCTAGGTGTACAAGTTCATCATCTCTACCTATTGTACGAAGGCAGAGTTCAACCTCATTCGGGTCACCCATATACTTACCTTCTGTATCTGGGCACTTAACACAATGAATCCAAGGACTGTTTCTGTTAATCCTTGCCTCTGATAATTTCATTACTACCTGAGGACTAGCATTTTCTACGCCAGTATTATTTGTGAGCGCTCCACCAATACCCGCAGCAACATGACCTACTCTTCCTCTGACGTTTCTATGTATGTCTAAGAATTTCTGCATATTAATAGAGTCAGAGTATACTAAGGTCTTTGTTAGCGGGTCAACTCTTAGCTCAACAAGTCTGGCGATAATCTTGCTAGTGAATGATTCCCAAGTACCAGAATCCCACCTAAAACCATCTGCCGCCTTAGCATAAAGTTGTGGTAAGTTATTAAGGAACTGATCAATACCAATCGTGTCCACTAAGAAAATACCATTAGAGCCACCAAATGTATCGTTCCAGTTCTTCATAGCGTGATAATTACCAAGTCTATAACCGGTAAATGCATTATTCAGCATAATCCAAGAATGTGCCTGTGTACCTGAGATCGCTGTACCGTACTTGAACGCCATATACACATTGCTATTACCGACAAAGTACTTAGAGTTCTCAACCAGTACCTTATCTACCATATCCTGTACAGCACTAGAAAATCTCCTCCTAAGTCCAAATTCACTGAAATAGAGCTGATTCTCGTTTGACAATGCTATCTGATCGTTCAATATTTCAAGTGCCTCTGACCTGTTGAATTTCTTATCAAATCCACGATACCTAGTACGAAGCTCACTGAATATAGCAAGCAGTGGCACCTCCCAAAACTCATTCTCATATGCAAGTCCTCTAGACTCCACACAGAAATGCTTGTCTTCATCTAACCATACCTTCAAGTTAGAACTATCGAACTTAAAGTTTTCATACCAATCGAAGAAATACTTAGGAATCCAGTAGAACTTAGATACCAAGAACTTTTTCTCCTCTGGTTTAAGTCTGAGCGCACAAAGGCTTTCTACTTCAAGATTAAATTGATCAACAAAGTCCTGATCAAATGTTTCATTCCTTCTGTCCTTGAACTTAAAGACAGTCTCTGCGAATGGATAAGTCTTCATAATTGCATAAGACATGTTCCACTTATAAACATCATTCTCTAATAAACTTTTAATAATCATAATTCTTTCTATTTTAATTAATACTTCAATTTCTACTATTAAGGGGACTAGGGGAAAATAAAAACAAGGATACCAATACTGATACCCTTGTTAGTTTCAATTTGTGGGGAGTGAAAATTTCTCTGGATACTTAGGACCTATACTCTCATATGCAGCCCTAATCTTATCCCATACTTCCCCTGCATTCCCTGGATTTTCTATCACCTCCAAGATTCCAACTTCCTTCTTCTTGTAGTCGATAAAGCTCAAGACAATAGGGACATTACACTTCTTGGCAATTAGATAAAACCCTGGATTCCATTTTTCTACCTTCTTAAGATGACCCTCAGGACAAATAAGAACGTTCATTTCATCTGCACCATTGATAGCATTTATTGTATCCATTAGTGCATTTCTACCTGTATTCCCAACTGGTATAAATCCAAATGCTCGAAATACATGATTCACTGGCCAAATAAAATACTTACTGGCCATCAACAACACATGCCGTACTCCCCAAATATAGAAATACATCTTCCCTAGGAATCCATCACACCAAGACGTATGAGGGGCAAATACGACAACACTCTTCTTTAGTTTTGGAGCCTCACCTACTAGCTTCCAACCTAATAACTTCACTAAGATTAGTTTACTTAAAAATTTCATCATAACACTTATAAGGGAGTACGGGGAACAAAAAAGAAGAAGAGACTATTTTAAGCCTCTCCTTTTCTCTTGACTAGTCTAATAGATACTCCCTCCCACTTTCCTTGTCCGTGTGGATTGTCAATGTGCGTTAGTATGTCTATTCTGTCAGTAAATCTCTTGTTCATTGTATCGTGAACCTCGTAGAGACCATTGATAGAATTGTCATCACCATCCTTAGCTTTAATCTCAACTACGTCTCCATACTTGTAGATCTTTCTAAGGTCTCGTGATACTGCTATCCATCTGATCTTACCTCTCTTTAATTTACTGAGTGATATCTTAGACATATCAGCTGTAATTAACGGCTGACTGTTACATTGACTTTCAACTGGGTTATATCTAGTTGCTGTCACCTTTCTTCTTGTCGGGTTGCTATTCTCTGCTAGCTTCCCATCACCAAAACTACTAGGGTCGATCGCTATTTCATGACCAACCTTAAAGTCTCTGCTATTAACATAATCAATAGCATTTTCTATCGCCTCTTTTTCTCGAGACTTCTTACCTATGTTTCTTACGTTGTAGGCGAACATAGAAATACCTAACATGACAACTAGTATAAAAAGCAAGTTGTCGGTTCTAAAAAAATTCTTCATAATCTTATATAATTTCTTGTTAATAAAAAATTTCCCCAAGATACATCTTATTATATCTTGAGGTATTTGTCTACATTAATAAGGGATCTAGGGCATCCCAAAGGGCAACTTTTAATACAGAGTCCACTTCGAAGAAAAAGTAAGGAGAACATTGCCTCCCTACTTACTTTGCCCCACAATCTTAATAAAATTCTTAGTAGATTGAATTAATGACCTTAGTTCTGAAATTTTCTCGCTTATACTGCTTAATCTATCCTTAAGACCGCTCATATAAGTCTTAGCCAGTCCAAAATCAGAAACATTACCGCTATCATCCTCACAGAGTAGTTTATTGATTACTTTTCTAATATCCTCAAGTCCCTCTGCGAAGTCTAGGTTTAATTCCTCATTTAATACTGACTGTCTTTGTATTTCATCAGTTAGGTAGTTATTACATTCCTCTCTGTACACCTCCTTATCCATTGCATCAAGCTCTAATTTCGCCTGCTCTAAGGAATTACTAAGGTCGTTTATTTTCTTACTAAGTTCTTCTCTATCAGTTGTCATTATATAATAATTTTAGTTTAAGAGGGCTAAGTGAGAAAATAGATCTCTTATCTGTTCCCATACAAATAAAATCTTCTCTTCCTCTCGCTTTTACTAGGACGCTTAACCCGCTCGATTCTTTCAGCTCATAACCACCAGTACTTGAGCTAACTATTTCGAGCTGAATATTTCCGTCCTGACCCTCGAGATAAGATACCTTCGCAATATCAGATAACCACTCAGGAACTATCTCACCTAATCTCCATGTCCAAATTTCATCAGGGTACTTATTATTTCTACCCCTCTGTTTTAGTACTTTATTTGTCATACTTTAAGTCACCAACACCTTTAATAGACTCAATGCTATCCTCTATCATATCTACACCTAAACGTTTAAGATAAGAAACTAACATATCACCTAAGTCTGTATAATCTTTGAATGAGTCAAGTATATCGTTGATCTTGCTGTCTGGATTTTCCCGGTCATTCTCGTACTCCTTCAGAATAAGATCAACCGTTGCTTTCCTGATGAACACTAAGTCAGATTCACAATTCCAAGTATAATACCTACCTTCATTGTTCAGTACAGTCTCCTTGTTCCTCTTAAAGAAACCTCCACCTTTACTAGTATCTCCCTCCTCTACTGTATAAATAGCCTTAAGTTCATCAAAAGTAGATCTCCTTACCTTGCAGATAGGTTTTTGAAGAGCACTAACATGAATCCTAATGATATTATCCAGCTCCTCTTTTCCTAGCACTACATCTCCAAGCTTAAGAATGTCAGTCACTATATAAGATACATGTGTTTCATATACTTCCCTTGCATATAAGAAAGCTTCAAACAGAGTCTTATGTAAGTTACCATCAGAAACTATAAAACTTGCAGACTGATAGAGCTCTGTAAACTTAAAAGGGTTAATAGTATTAACAACTTTAGGATCAAAGATAAACATAATATCACTAATCCCCTGTATCAAGTCAATCTTATTATGAATATCCTCACTAACTTCAGAACCATAACCAATCTTAATAAATGTAATTAATGAGTGCTTTGGCTGATTAATTACGTACACTGAATTCTTATTCATACTATATAATTTTGTTAATTGTTTCACACTAATAAGAACTTCAAGCCGACCGAATAGCAAAATTACACCTTTTAAATCCTTATATAAGTAAATAACATTAACAATTTTTTAATATGAGAGAAGAGAAAATTAAAGAAATTTATGAAGAGTGTAAGAAAACATTGTTCAGTACTAGAGGTTCCTTGTTAGAGAGATTAGTTGACTCTAATAGAAATATTTTTGGAATAGTCGGAAAAGAGTCGTTTAGGGACAGATTGCATGAAACTGTAAAGGAAATGCTATTTGACAAAGACGTAAAAAGCTACTTCTTGGATTACTTAGGCGAAAATGGTATTATAGAGAAGTATAGTATTTCAGAGAAGAGTGAAAAAGATGAAGTAGTTAATAAAGTCTTAACCCTGGAGTACGAAGATAACGTTAAGACAATTAATAATATTGTAGATAGAATAGAAGATGGATATTAGTAAGAGAGAAAAGTTAATAGTCTTTGCTGATTGTTTATTCGGCATCTATCAAAGAGTATCAACTGAGGAAGATAATACAGTGGATACTATTAAAGAAGCAATAAAGTACCTCAGACCTATGATGAGTAGGGAAGATGTACGAAAGTTCTTTATAAACTCTGCAGATAAGGTAAAGCAAGGTAATAAAGTCCTGCTAATAAACCTACTAGATAGCGATAGTTTTAGCGAGATTCTTAGTAATATTGGCGAAGAGTTCTCTAGACTAGATAGAGAATTGATTGTAGATGAAGTCAATGAAAGAATCTACAAAGCAAGAATCGATAAAGTTGACAGTATAATAGAAGAATTATGGAAAAGTCAAGATGCATAAGGAAATAAATATAAAAACATATAGAAGATGACAGCATTTTATTTAATCTGTTCATTAATAGTGGCTGCACTTTTCATTGTACTTATAGTTGGTACAATTACAGCAGCACTAGATATGAATGGTAAAGATTTTAGAGTAGTAGAGACGATTGATAATAAGTTTTCAATATACTGTAAGACCTATATAGGCAGGTGGGTCCCACTATTCGACGTACTGAAGAAAGATAGGAATGATATAAGTGTGTACCTGATTAAACAAGGTACTACACGAGTTGATGAGGTTAGAATAGAAGAGTATTATGCAGATCAGACGTCAGCAGTTAATGTACTAGAAGACCTACTAGAAAAACTGCGTGAATCGAACCGACGTAAGAAAGGTGATGATAAAAGAATAATAAAAGACTTCAGAGTATGATGATGACAGTAGGGGATATGTTAATTGGATTACTAGCTGATCTAATAGTAGTCTGTATATTTCTAGTAGTATTCATTGGTATACCGGCCTTCATTAATCATCTATACAAAACACCTAACCTAAAGGACTTCAGAGTTTGTAGAAGATTAGACGGTGCTTTTGTAGTGATGGCTAAGAATAAATTAGGCTTCTGGAGACTACTTCCTAACATGTGTGATATGGGTTACCTATTCCTGAGAGATTACGAAGATAGTGTCTTTATTTGTAATTCTTATTGGAAAGAGAGTCTAGCAGAAGAAGCTGTGAATGATATTGTAGAAATCATCAAGAAGGGTAAGGTTAAGAGAAATAATAAACTAAAAACAATAAAGAAGATAAAAGTATGAAAGTATTTCTTATTATAGTAGGAGTATTAGCATCACTATATTTCATTGTACAGCTAACAACAATGCCTGATATGAAAAGGTTTAAGGTTGTTAAGAATGAAGTGAGCGGGCTATTTACTCTATATGGAAAGAACATATTTGGTATTTGGTCACCACTTTACAACCTATGTGAAAGAGTGTCAGGTGAGTTTATCGTAAAGTTTCCTGGATCTAATAGGACAGACTGTTATTATATCAAGCAGACCTATAAGAATCAAGAGGAAGCAATGGAAACGATGAATAAGATAATCAATTCCATTAGACTAGCAAATCAGTCACTTCTTGAACTAAAAGAAGAGAGTAGGAAAGACCATAATAAGACAGTTAAAGAATTTCGAGTATGAGTAAGGCAGTTGATAGTCTTTTAAAGTTCTTGAGTACAGCATCACAAGAAGAGCTAGATGAAAACTTCAAAGACTTAGAAAAATACTGTACTGTTGGTCCTCTCGCTAAAGATTATATTGAGAGAGAATTGAACCGGAAATAAGCAAAAAAATTAATAGTAGACTTAATTGTTCTACTATTTTTTCTTTCAAATCAGTAACCCTAACTACACCTTAGTTAATTTCTTGTCTTCCTATATAGATTTTCAGCATAGTTAGGGTTATTTTAAAAAGCACTAAGGAGGTTCTCAATATCTCCTAGGTCATCTCTCTGTATTCTTTTCTCCTCTACCTCTTTTAAGTCTCCTATTGGTGTTACGTATTGAGTTCCTGGAAATAGGATCTCTTTTGGTTGGATTGTCTGAGAATTTACTGCATTGTCATAAGCAGTTTTAAATTTCTTCAACCAGTATTTAGCCCAATCACCTTTTGCAGTAGCTAGTTCTTGATCAAACGGACCATCACCCCACAAACCATCTTTAGGTCTAGGGCACTCAATCATTACTTCTACCTCTGTGTTGTCATCTTCCATTGACGTCATCTTATAAGTCCAGTAGAAATAAGACTTGCCATTATACTTATATGTTCCACTATCACTGGTTAAGTCTTTCCAGATATCTTCTACTAGTGCTACTGTATTATTGCTTGTTTCTCCATTAGATAAGATTAACGTCTGGTCCTGCAATAGTTTATTTCCCATAATCCATGCCTGACCCTTAATTGTCTTACTTGTCATATTAAATATTAAAATAAAATAGAGAGATTATATTAATTCATAATCCCTCTATCTCTTTTTTATTGTTCTACATAACCCATCAGCTTTTCTGCAATTAACATATAGCTGATTGAATTATAGTACTCACCGTAATCTGTTGGTACGTGGATAAAGCTAACTGGGAAGTGTTTTTCTACCTCCTTAATAAACTGTTCATCATTCAAGTACTTAGCGAAGAAGTGAGATAATCCACCTACAATTAGAAGTCCATTACTTGCATCTAACTGTGATGAGTACTTTTCCTCTAATAGGTTAAGTACATTAGCAAGGTAAATTCTTGTATACTTATCTACTACATCTGATAAGTCAATTACCTTTCCCCTCCTTGTTAAGATACCAGAATCCACTACCGTCTGTGCTTCCTTTGTTGAAATTCTATATTCGTATGTCTTATAGATATACTCTGCGATGTCTCTAGAAATACAGATAACACCCGTATCAGGAATTCCAATAGTTGCACCAGCTGCAGATTTTTGGTCAATCACTGCGCAAATATCAATACTTAGATAACCACCATCACAAATTACGTATGAATCTAGTTTGTTATCTGTTGTATGAATATTGCTATCTTTTACATTCTGACCGTACTTAGCAAAAGCCGCCTTACATGCAAGACCCTGTGGCAAGCATACAAAGAAATTGGTATCAGGACTAATCAAGAGTGACTCATACAGAAACTTTAAAAGATCATCTGCCTTGTCACTAAATGCCATAGATAATCCGATTGCTACCTTGTCCCACTTAATATCTGAATACTTGCTGAGGAAGTAACTAATCACAACTGGATAGATTGCCTTCATCTGCTCGTATGTCTCCAGCTTAAGTCGATAATTTCTATCAAGCTTAAGTGAGTTAGGTCCAATTACATACCATTTTTCATTCAGCTTAAATACAGTATCATTATCAATCTCAAGTGGTGCCTCAGGAAGTTCGGAAATTGCTGATATCATCTTATAATTTACCAAGCTCCCATTATCATCAATAAAAGAAATCTTAACTGATGAATAACCAAGATCGATTGCTAATACTCTAGGTCTTTTTTGCTTACTTACTGCCATACTTCTCTTCAAAATTTTTAATAACCTGCTTATAAAGATCAATCAAGTCTTTCTCTACCTTATACTTCTTCATGTCGTTAATCACATCATTCTCAACATAAGTAAGAGGTACATTAGGAAGGAGCATGGTGAATCCCTTTGTTACCATACCAACTGCATAGCTATTATCCAAACTAGTAGGGTTACCAAATGGATCCCTCTTAAGATTTCTAACTACTACTAACTGAACTAAGTCAGTCTTATCGTTGGTGGCTTTATAGGCAAACACAAGAGTACCATCAACCAGTTTACTATGAATACTGCTCCATACACTAGCCGCTACATCATCTGCATTTCTCCAACCTACTACTAATTGACTCTTTCTTTCAACATCTCCCATTGTTAATTTCTCATTTGATTCCATAACTTTTTATTTTTTTAATTAATTAATACCTGAGCTACCAAAGCCACCACTACCTCTTTCTGTACTTCCCGAGATCTTGGCAACTAAGTTTAACTCTGCTTTTTCTACTCTTGCAAAAACCAACTGTGCTATTCTATCACCTGGGTTTATTACTACTTCCTCTGCACTCAAGTTAATCAGGATAACACCTACTACACCCTCATATGACTCATCTACTGTTCCTGGTGTGTTTAGTACTGTTACTCCCTTCTTCAATGCAAGGCCACTTCTAGGTCTAACTTGAATTTCTATGTTCTCTGGTACTTTAAACTTCAATCCAGTACTTATCAACCTGCGCTCTAATGGTTTCAATGTTACAGGCTCTTCAATATCAGCCCTAACATCCATTCCACTATCACCAGGATGTTTGTACTCGGGAAGTTTAATACCAGTAATAGATACATTCTCTACAACTACTTGAATCATAGCTTATATTTTCTTTTTGTTATAAACCTAAATAACCAAGAATTACTAGACACAAATCTAACAGTGCCTAGTATCTCAGGGCCTTTCCAGAATTCCTTTAAGTTAACACCATACACATCAAAGCCATAATTTTCAGGGCTAAGACATATACGATCATCTAGTAATCTACCACTTGATATAAGACTGCTCAAATTATACATAAGGTAGTCATAATCTTTCGGTAGTAGGTATGTTAGCTTAATACTGTCAAGACCTAGCGAGTAATAAACAGGAAGTCCAATCCTAACTGAATTACCAAGTTGTTCAAATAATAGGGAATTGGACTCCTTCTCAAATTTAACAGTGATAGGTAGTGGATTACTATTTACAAGTGTATCTTTATTGAAAACTATTAAGTTATTATAGATTTCAATTAAGTCATCCTGTAGTGTTGTCATACCTATCCTCTATTAATCTTCACTAACTGCGCAGAATACTTTAATGCCAAGGTTATCAAGTACCTCATAAGCCTTTGTAACTGGTCCTGGTTCAATACTTCCCTTAACATCCTTGACCTTCTTGATTGTATCTACTAACTCCTTAAGTGGATTTTTAATACCACCAAACTTATCCTCACTGAATAAGCCAGTATTGTTAGCGATATTCTCAAGCACAGACACTACATCAGTACCACCAGACTGTACAATCTTAGTAGTTGTTGGGTATCCATTTTGCATAAAGTTGTAATCCATGATATTCCACTCAATCATCTCAGCTGGAATAGACAATGGATTTTCCTCATCTTCGGTCACATTCTGAATAGTAACCATATAACCTGACTTAATGAGGTAATAGTTAATACAAGCAAAATCCTTCGTAGTGAGCGTAATGTCACTATTGATCAAGCTAATAATGTCAGGATTGTTCACTGATGCATCGAAATTAGGAATATTAGTCTTCAAGAAACCCTTAACGAATTCCATTACACTAACCTTCATAATATCCATGTCATAACGTGTACGGTCAATACAACGACCTACTGTTGCTCCTGCATCCTTAGCAGGAATTGCATACAAATTAACTTCTATCATCTTTTTATAATTAAGAATTATATTTTAAATTTAACTCTGGCTTAGTAATCACAAGGAAGATAGCCCAAAGACGCTCTCTTACATTTCCTTGCTCAAACTTCTTTTTCTCACTCCCTACAAAATCACCTGCTTTTAACAGTGCCTGGTAGATATCATCAAAATCAACTGGCCTATTATTCATCCACTCAATCTGTTCGTCGATTAAGTAAGATTCTAAGTTTCCATTTTGTAGGAGGTTTGGGTCTAATGCAATCCACTCATCAATATCAAACGACTCTCTAAGAAGTGTAAATATATCTGAGATCCTTGCAATATTCCTATACTTGTCTATCAATTTAAGATAAACATATTGAACTGTTTGTGTGTAGTCTGTATCGTTAATCGTCTTGATAAAACTGTTACTACTACTTTCCTCTAACATGTTCTTGAATTGCTTTAAAACTTGCCATCCAAACAAGATCTAAGTTTCTTATCTGGAGCTCTGTTTTCAAGAATCCACGCAGGTAATTATAATATCCAGTACTATCATTGCCCACTGCTAATTCTACTAACCTGTCTACTGAAACTTGTGTATTTTCCCACCTAAATCTGTCAATTACTAACAACTTATTCAGGTCAAGATCCTTTGGTGAGCTTGTATTGCTTAGAACTTTTTTCATCCTTCCCAATCTTTCACTGCACAACTGATTTCCACACTTCAATAGACTTCCATAAATATCCTTAGAGCTTAACTTATAACCACACTTACAAGAAGGCCACATATAATCACCGTTACCTGGCTTAAATACATTACCAACCATAGGGATAGTACTGTTTGCTAAGATAATTCCAACTTCTGCGCCTGGTGTTATGTTGTTCTTTATTAACTTACTAACACTTCCTGCACTTGGTTTCTTGATTGTACATCCCTTAACTTGTACTGGCTCTACTTCTACATTAGCACTCCAACTATCTTTTCCTTTGCAAGTCTGATCGTTCCAAATAATACTTCTTACTCTAGTCTTTATTGCCTCAGTCCCACTACCAGCCCCTGCATACTTAATAGCTCTCTGACAGATACCATGCTCATTATAAAGCACCCATCCATCATTCAAGAAAGTACCAGTATCAGTAACTGTTCTATCACTCTCACAAAAACCTGGCATTCCCTCTAATTCAGGTAATGTCCAAACTTGTGCAGGGCTAAATAGAATGTGGTTATCTTGCTGTGACCTAACTGTATCAAAACTCTGTAAGACATCTCTATAATCGGATTCTCTTACTTTCTTACCTTCCTCAGAGTCATCAGTATAATACCTATATGCCCTTAAAGTTAGCAGTTCTGATACCTCTTGATCACAGTACTTAGAATTGATAAGACCATTTGCTTTCTGTCTTGCTTTTTCTGGATCAATACTCTTATCTAATCTTTCAATATCAATAAGAGCTTCACACTGAATAGCAACAATACCTCTTGGAAATCGTTGAGGTAGAAAATTAAACAACTTAGCTGTCTGATCTACACCCCAATCATTAATATTCGCATTTCCAACTGTTACTACTCTCTTTGGGACTCCGTTAGTAGGATCTATGTAGACTGCAATACTAGAACCATCATACTTCAAGTCTAGGTATATCTTATCTGTACCTAACTCTACTATTGACTTCCTTATTGCATCTAACATTGATTTAGGGGCTTTAAACTTTTTGATCTTCTCTATGTACGAGTTCTTTGTTTTTACACCTTTCAAGTACGTGTCAAATACATAATCCCTCACGAAAAAACCATCTTCGTTAATTGCTCTCTGTTCCATCTCATCATAATCAGAGTCACTAATACCTGTCGGCTGTGAATCAATGTAATATGACTTACACGCATTAATTAAGATAGACCATTTTGCTAGTACAGAGTCCTTTATATTCATCCTTTCTTATCTTTGTTAAAACTTGCTGACCACTCAATAATAAAATTCTGCATCTCCTCTGAAAAAGCTTCTACTATGTTCCTAGTATCTGGCACATATTCAGAACCAGACTTAACAGCAACTTCGAAATCCTCATCAGTGTCAAGGTCAAATCTTTTTACGATACTATATCCCCTGCTCTTCAAGAATTCTATCATCTTTTCTCTCTTCCAAGTCATCCCGAAAGGTTTTGGCATCATAGTTAGTGTTAGGAGAGTCTTCCATTTGTAATCCTCACCATCATCACCATCTTCCAGGTCACTACTCTTTACCAATTTTCCAAAATCACTTAGGTTTAGATTTCCGTATTTTTCGTTCTCGTCTTCTATACCTTCCATTGATTTTATTTTTATTTTTATCTCATTTTTTAGGAATTTAGGAGCTTTCTCATGCGGTTTTGTCCATGTTGGCTTAAAAATCGGGCACCGTACTTAATATTTCAAAGCACAATACCCTTTATATATGAACAATTTGCAACTTCTACTACATCATCATACCCTTAGTTGCAGGCTCAGCTCCATCCTTACCACTCAAGTCATCAGTAATAGTACAGTCAACCAATAAGATCATACTAGCTGCTGATATACTATTCTCTAATGATACGCGGAGAGACTTTGCTGAATCTAAGATGCCGTCCTCTACTAAGTCAACAACCTTACCGGTCTTAGCGTTATAACCAAAACCTGACTTCAATGACTTAGCCTCCTTAACTATCACATCACCACTAACACCGCTATTTTCTGCGATAGTGTGCATGATGATAGGAAGTGAATTAACAACAATCTTAGCACCCTCTGCCTCATCCTCAGTAAGCTCCTTCCAGAACTTCTTATCCTTGGTTAGAGACATAGCAGCTCTCAAGAATGTATAACCACCGCCAGGAACACAACCTTCTTCGATTGCACTCTTAGCCGCCAAAATACTATCCTCAATTGTTGCCTTTCTATTTGCCTTCTCAGCTTCACTTGCACCACCTGCTTTGATAATAGCAATACCACCAGTCAAGTTAGCAAGTCTCTTCTCAAACTTTGTCTTTTCGTAGTCTGATGTCTTAGGATCTGCGAGTCTAGCCTTTAAGATTTCAGCCCTATTCTTAACTTCCTCAGGATCACCCATACCTTCATAGATAACACATGAATCCTTTGTCACTACTACTTTCTTAGCCTGACCGAGTACTGAGATATTAGCCTGGGTCATTGTAATATTATTCTCTGGGCAAATATGAATACCACCAACAGCTACTGATACATCTTCCATAATGTTTCGTCTTGAGTCACCAAAATCGATACCCTTAACTACACAACAGCGAATAGCACCACGCATTACATTGATTGCAAGCATCATATTTGCATTATCGTCAATCTCATCAACAATCATGAGAAGTGGACGACCCTGACTGTTCTGATCATAGTCCTGAATGAAGTCTACCATCTGCTTAATGCTTCCGATATGTTCACTCGCAACTAGTACATAAGGATTTTCCATCACACATGTACCATCTTCAGGGTTTGTTACGAAGTTAGGGCTAGACCAACCACGCTCAATCTTCATACCAGCTGTTGTCTCAATTACTGTATCAAGACCACTAGCAAGATCGGCAGTAACTAGTCCATTAAGTCCTACCTCACTAAGACCCTTCACAACCAAGTCACCTACCTCTGGATCGTTATTTGCAGAGATTGTGGCTACCTTACGGATCTTCTCCATATCACCGTCAACCAAGATAGCATTTTCCTTGATATACTGCTCAACCTTTGCACGAGCCTTCAACATACCAAGCTTTACCTCGTTGACATTTGCACCACTATTGATTGCCCTCTGTCCACGCTTACAGAACTCTTCAATTAAGATAGATGTAGTACTAGTGCTATCACCTGCTACCTCCTCAGTGGCAGATGCAGCTTTCTTTACTAGCTCTGCACCCATATTCATCTCCTGGTCCTTAAACTGAATATTCTTTGCGACAGTTGCACCATCACGAGTAATTTCAGTTGTAAAACCATTCATGTTAATAGCAACACACTTACCACTAGGGCCGAGAGTTGATTTAATTGCACTAACTGCCTTACTAACACCCTCAATAATCTTTGCCTGTGTGTCGTGTCCTGTCTTTACTACTTTGTCTTCCATTTCTATTTTCTTTTGTTAATTGATTAAAGAATTACTAATACATCAGAGTCGATAATAACCGTATACTCTGAATCACCAATTTTCACATTATGACCTGCATTTGGCCTGATCAGTAGCATATCACCCTCTGCAATACCAACTACCTTACCGCCAACGCTGATGACTTCACATGTGTCATAATCGTCATCTTTTTCACTTGTAATTACGAAGTTGCCAATTTTCTGCTCAGCAACAACCTTCTTTACTTTCTCAACTAAGATGTTAAAATTGTAAGCTTTCATTCTTTTTGTTTGAAATTTATATTAAAAAATCTATATCATGAGTAAGAAACTTCCTACCCACTTATAAAGGAATTAAGCGGACCTACTCACTTTTTTGTTCATTTTGAGCAGATATTTTCATAATTTCCTTCAGAATTCTCTTACTTCCGAGATGATTGTCCGTACTTCTTAAGAAATCATCAACTGTTATGTCCGAGTCGAATGTACTAACTTTGGCATGCTCATCACACTTAAGACCAATCAAGTAAAAAGGATCAACGATGGAATAATACTGTGTTGGGTTAGATATTGCTTCATCAGTAATTTCATTAAGTATTATACTACGAACCATCTTAGGTGTGAGTACTTTCTCTAACCCATTATACCTGTTATCATAAATCTCCAAGTAATGATCTATCTCTGTATCTAATGGCAACCCTCTACACCTATTAAAGAGTCCCTCAGGGTCTAGTATAAGCTTCATCACTTTAATTGGAAACTTGTCCTTACTGTAATTATTAAACAGGACATCTGCCATCTTCTCTGGTATAAAAAATCTTGGAAGCCTTATGTATACCTTTATGGTTCCTTCAAAATTCTCACTTTCACCTCTTACTATTACTACTACTTTCATAATTCTACCTTATTATATATTACGAGTGACAGTCAATAATTGCCACAACATCATCACTACCTTTATTATCTAGTATCTTCTTATAGTAGAAGTCTAGATCATCTTCACTCTTACCATCCAAGTCTACCCAACCAGTACTAGGACTAAGTAGGCTAGAAATACCATTACTTAGTAGTTCTCTAATATTTACTACATCATCTAGTCTTGCAAAGTCAGCCCTATTTCTGCTATTCATTTCGTACATCTTTTCTACTACATTATAATTGGCTGGATAAGCGTAGCCTTTGATTGGTACAGCAAAGTCTGATAGTAATAAGCTACCAGTAAATCTTCCCCCTAGTTGATACCAATCCCACTGACCCTCTGGATTATAACTGCTATAGACTCCATCTTCACGTACGTCATTTCCCCAGTCCTTTGCAAATAGCTCATACAGCTTTTGTCTAACTTCTTCTTCAGGGGCTGTAAAATCTACCTTAAGGAAACGATCTAGATCTCCCTTCTTATATGCAGGGGGAACATAGTTAGGATCACTTTTTGTTTTTTCTATGAGGCCTTTGTACTCTGACTCATACCTATCTAGTACATCATCCACTACATCATCAAAAGGGACATTTAGGTAAGACTCTACTTCTCGATCTTCACTGTAATATTCGAGTTGCCCTATAACATCATCTTTGTCTTTTCCTACTACTAATACTGAAAAATGCATACTAATTTATTATTTTACTTCACTAATAAGGAAAAGAAAGCCTAGCAATACGAATTAATGTACTACTAGGCGGAGTGCGGGCTTTGATTAATTACCCTTATCGTGCACCCTGGGCTGATCCAAGAATGTTAATATCATAAATCATATATACAAGTCCAGACAATGTATCAAACTTGCCAAGATTATCCCATACCTCACCGAGTCTATCAATAAGTTCAGGGTAAATCTTACTTTTATCAAGGTAGGCAGAGTTATAACCCCCTATGAAATCTGTAAGTACTCTCTTTGTAATTAGGTATCCTGTTGCGTCACTTCCACCCAATTCGTCGTTATAGTAAGAATTGAGCGCCCTAGCAATATTAGATTCTGTATAATGTAGTGATGGGTAATGTTTCTTAAGCTCCCACACACACTCAATCAGCTTCAATACTTCATCTGGCTTAACTGTAATCGTATCAATCCCTGCTTCTTTTAAGATACAGTTAATAGATGACTTTACTAGTTCCTTCTTATTACTACACTCACAATTACTACAAGGCTCTTTCATGACCTCTTCAAAGTCCCATGAAGTAATAGAATCTGACTTACTCAAAAACTCAAAATTCTCCTTAGTTTCTGGCATATCTACTACCACACTTACCTCGATACTGCTACCTGATAATCTCTCAACTACTTCACCAACTTTATCTGAGGTAGTTGTTATCTTGATTCTTCTCTTAGGCATACTATTTTATTATTCTTCTTATGTTCACTCACGTAATAGTTAACCTTATTCTCATCTTCAGGGTCTAGGTTAACAACATTACTGTACTTAGTGGGATTAAAACCACTTGGATAATAGCAGTGTGCATGGATAGAATAAAACTTATCTCTTACATAATTCTTAGTAAAAGCCTCATCCACACGCTCAATATTTTTATTAGAATTGATCAGGTTACCTACAAATTTTGGACTTAACTGCTCGATCCATCTAATGCCACAGTGTGTACATATGTAGGTATTCTTTCCCCTCTTATAGATGACATACTCCTTAAGCTTTCTATTCATCTCATCAATCCAAGCCCAGGCCTCAACACTACTTAAGGTCTCAAATTCCTTAGCAGTTGTCTTTAAGAATTGATCAGGGATAGAATTATAAATACAAGAAGCTGCTATCTTACGGTCTGCTGCTTTTAGTACTTTCCAACCTAGGTATTTTCTGAGTCTCAATTCATGGTTACCTTCTAAGTATCTAACACCCTCTTTATCACATAGTAAGATACTTTCCATTACCTTCCTACTACCACCAACTACAGGACCATCAATGTAATCCCCATGAAATACTGTTAAGCTATAATCTGATGTAGGTGGTATTCCCGAACTCATTGCATTGTAGTGAGAATGTAGGTCAGATACATGCAAGACCTTATCAGTTACTTCTAGCTTTATCGTCTCATCACGCTTAGACCAATACTTCTCTAGGTTCTTATAGGTAGTGATTAAGTTCTTATTTTCCAGTGATTGTGATAAGAAATTACCTACTTCTTTCTTCAGATCTACTCTACTATGAGGAATATACCTAAGATCACTATACTTCCTGTTCTTAGTTACATAGTCTTGGGGAATTGGAAATACTTTATAAAAAACAGTATAACCAAAAATCCTAGCTAGCTGTTCTAAGATAGCAGTAGATTCATTTTCCATGTCCACTACTATCAAAGTACCAGTGCTAGCTTTTGTACATACTACCTCAATGAACCTACTATAAACCAGCTCATCGAAAGAATTAACTAAGTAATCCCTGTCACCTTTATAGTCAGGCTTAAAATATAACGATCTTAAGTTATCTATGTCTAAGAAAAAACTAGATAATCCCTCTTTCAATACCCAATTCCTTTTATCCTCCTTCACAAGTCCTTTCAATACTACAAAAGATCTCATTATTCTGGGAGTTTAAATTTTTGAATCTCTTGAAACTTAGGAATATAGGACCACATTGTTTGTAAGACGAGTAATACACTAGTTGTCGCACCGGGTAAGAGAGGCGCCTTATATCTCTCGCATAATGTTCTGATAAGTCCATAATTCACATACTCATTACTACACCTCGTCACTACCTTACCTGATTGTGCAATGAGCGAGAATTCAACAGGCGCAATAATACCGGTGCTCTTCTTAAGGAAATTGAAGAAAATACCATCCGCTACACCTGAGTAATCTAGGTCTGCACTAAGCTTATTAACGAACTCAGGATTATCAAAGGTCATCTGAGGGTTCTGTGGTTGGCTAGATTGACAGTTAAGAAGGAGAATCTTTGTACCCCTAAACTGAACAATACCTTTACCAGGCTCTGTACTAGTAATAGCCGCTACACCCTGGGCAAATTTACTCTGCCATGAATCATTAGCTGGGTTAAGATCAGTAGGACCCATGAGAGCGATCTTTACAAAATCCTCTGTACCCTCTGGAATAGGCTCTGACCCTGAAATCATCATTACTGTTGGACTAAGTTGTTCCATCTTTGTTATTTTGTCTATTAAAGGTTAAAAACAAAAAGAGAACCTAACTACTAAAGCACAACTAATTTGTACTCTTTCATTTGTTCTCTTCTCTAGCTTAATTATTAGAACCAATCAACTACCTTCGCATTATCTTTGAAGTACTTCTTGAGCGGTTCTAAATTATTTTTCTCTATCCAAATTGAAATATCAGCATAGTCAGAAGTCCCATACTTAACTAGGACCTGCTTAAACTGATACCTCCCTGCTTCTACTTCCTCTTTATATGTCTTATAGGAATCAAGCAGTAAGAAATCTCTCTTGTTCTTAATGGCAGTTACTACATCACTACGTCTCTCCTCTTCACTGTAACCACCACTTAAGTCATTGATTGGTAAGAACTCAACATGCTTTGACATATTCCTAACTGATAGGCTGGCAAAACGATTAAGCTCTTTCAGGAGTGGCTCTAAGAAACTAGCATCAATACCCACAACTGAATTTCCATCGGGCGTATTCCTAATAGGTCCCATATTACTCTTTGGGATAGGAAACGTAATGATTGCTGTATCCTTGGCCGCTTTCTCAACCTGTATACCTCTTGGACAAGTCTTAGATACTTTCAACATTCCACACAAGTGAGGATAGTATCTATCAATCAGGTTCGTGTTCACTGTTACTACCATTCTCTGTCCACCTTGATCTACACTTGATGATATTTTAATCATAACTTTATATATAATTTATTTTTAATTTTCACTACATATATAAGATTTCTAAGCCAGCCTAATTACAGCTTTTACTATTTAAATACTGTAAGAGATCTGTATTAAAAACAAGTGGTGCATAATTCTTGACCGGCTCTATTCCACGTATCATCTTAGTTAGGTCATGAAACTTTGTCTTCTGTATCTGTGGTTTCTCAAAATTTCTCATCCTAAATACACTAATGCCATGTGTCTTATAAAGGTATTCATCTCTAATTGCATCAGTGTCATTAGTACCCTGCTCATCATGATACTCACTATCCAACTCTACCGCAAGTCTAAGCTCTGGGAAATAATAGTCCATCAAGTAGTACATTCTTTTCTGATTTGGTAGGCGGTGTGAATTCTGTATAACCACTGGAAACTCTCTAAATACAGTAAGAGGCTCCCAGTAACCAACATTAATAAGCGCATCGAATATCTTAGCCTGCATTGATCTCTTCCTAAGCTGCTTATTTCTAGTAAACCTCTTGCATGATGAAGGACTAGGGTATACAATGTTCTTAAAATTACAAAGTCTACCACTCTCTGATAGACAGTAGACCGGAAATGATTGGCCTACTATATCTGGAAACATAAAAGTCTCACGATAATCTATTTCTTTCTTCTTTGCCATAAAAAATAAAAAAGTCGGAGAGCCATTATAATCACTACAACGGACTCCCCTGGATATTAACAATTTAAATTTATAAAATTATGAAAAAAGTGAAAATCATTTCTTCCAATTATCTAAGTAATCAGGACCCTCTATTTCTTGTAGGAGGTCATGAAGCTTACCTAACTGTATAAGACAATCAAGGCAAACAACTATATCAGTACCATCACCACCAAGAGATAAATGTTCCTTCCTGACTACTTCATCCTTTCCTAGTTCACAGCACCTCTCTTGCCACTTACCATATTGATAAACAGGCTTCCCACAAATGCCGCAAGACTCTACCTCATTACCATCAATAGGGACAATACTATTATCCTTCTTGACAAAACTATGAAGTAGGTGACGAATATATTTATTATACTGTCTACATCTATAAGCGTTTAACAGCATAATAATCTCATTATCTACAGGTTCAAGCTTTCCTGTGATATTACCGTCCTTATTATTTCTGTATGTCTGAAACTTACTAACTAACTCCATATCTCCTAGGTTAGTTGGGTGTAAGTAGACATAGATAATATTTTTCTGAGTAGGAGTTAGATCTGTTCTCTGCTTTAACACTTCTAATAACTCACTACTGCTTAACTTACTATACTCGTCTATTAGTTTTTTAATCTCCATAATAATTAATAGTTTGTAAAACAAAGCTGGCTAAATAACATAACCAGCTTAGATTTAGTTTACTGATAATACAACTCTGGCAGTATATCATCATACTCTGCCTTGGCCTTTTCAGACCTTACTTCAATTACATGATCTGCTTTGAAAAATACAGTATCCTTCTCTTTGTTTACCATAATACTATTATTTAAAATTATTATTACACTTATAAGGAATCTACCTGCTTTCATGGGCGAAAAAATATTAGTTGGCTCAGATTTTACCTACCTAAACCAACTAATAATATTCTACTTAAACTTATCGGGGCTGAACTCTTCCATCAGCTTCTCCCAACTTTCAATATCATTCCTCTCACCACTATTGTTATTGTCGTTGTGATGAATTTCTCTCACTTCCTTAATTTCTCTAAACATTCTCATAATCTATGTTTTTTAATTGTTTAAAAATAAATTATCCCAAGAATTTGATTTTCTTGAGATAACTTTCATTACATATATAAGGATTCTAGGGCATCTTAATCGACTAAAATCATCTCCCAAGGATTGTCTCGAAATAATTTAACCTCTAAGACTGCAAAAAATCCGCTAGGTGGGTCTGGTAGGTGAGAACTAAGTACATCCCAACCAGCAAAACTCCTATAAAGATCTCTCCCTGACGGTTTTCCAGGCTTTACGTAACTACCTCTTGTGAAATAACCCCTATTTTTCTTAATTTCCTCTAAAATCGGATACATTACTTCCATATCCGCATCACTCACTTTTGATATTGATACACAATTTTCACCATCTTCTCCGGCTACTTGAATAATCATTGTATACTCATGATACGCCATAATTTTATAATATTTATTTGTTTATATCTTCTACTTATAAGGATTTTACTTGATTTTCTCTAACATCTCAGTTACTCTCTTGATAAGTTCATCCTCAGACATCCCCAAGAGTTCAGGGTGAGTGAATACAGTTGTCCTATCATCAAAATAATAACAGCCCAGTAATTTAGCTGCATCCGTCTCCCCTTTCTTAATAGGAGTATAGTTGAGATTTACAGACTTTTTTACTTCAAACTCTAGGATACCCAAGAACTTATCAAGATTCTCCTTTTTTAGTAGGTCTGGATATAATGCCATAAATACATCAATCCCTGTCTTATTATATAAGTCGCTAGCAATTGACCCAAAGAAACCGGACGGGCTAAAATCACGAGGTAAGTCAATTACTGTATCCGTCTCAATAAGTCTAAGTTTTGTTTTCCTATCATTCCTACCACAAAAGAAACGATCACATGTCTGGCTCTTCTCCACCATGTCTGATATAAACTCAAGTAAGGTAGGTTTTGTAGGAGAATCTAGGAGAGGTACACAAGAATCATAATCAACATCAATGAATAGGTCTACATCTTTCTCCAATTTGATCCTAGGTAGTTTAGATAAGCTCTCCTCTACCCTATATAGACCAGCAACACTAGATAGGCAAGAATAACTATTACGCACAACCTTACTTATTTTTCCAAGATATATAATAGCATTCGTATTATTCTTGTACAGGTATAACTTGCCAGGTACTAGCTTAGATGTTGTACTGCCTTCTCTATATTCTGACAACCTAACACTATTTCCAATCTTATCTCTATTACTAAAACCAACCCTGTGAAATCCTGTAGTAGCAATAAAATAATTACCCGATAAAGGTCTAATATAAAACTCCCCTGGTATTGTTAGGCCTGTCATACCTCCACTAGCTACGATAATCCCCATTAATTCACTAGCAAACATAAACAAACAGACTGATCTACCTCCTGTTTTCTCTAATAATTCAGGACTTGATACACTAACTAACATCCTAGCTGAATTATAACCTCTTTCATCTGTTGGGTAGTAATTAGTAACCTCATCACAGTCTACTAAGGATACCGTAAAGTTACCATTCTTCACGCGTACTACTCTATAGTTCGGGTCGTCTAGCTTAACGATGTGATCATACCTTAATCTAACTGTTCTACTAGCAAGACCCTTAATAGCAGCACCAAAACAATAACCCTTTCTAATTAATGCCCCTATCAGTTTCTTGTGATAGAGACCATAGTTAGGCTGAATTGGTTTCTCAGTTAGGTAAAAGTCCAACAAATTCGGTAATTCCATCTTCTTTTTTTATTTTATTATACATCACATATAAGGTATCTGCGCCAAACTAATCTACACGCGAAAAACCATCCCTACATTCATTCTCTACAGGTTAATATTATTCCTGCGTGTGAGTATAAGTGGCGCGAGGAGGAAAAAAAAATAAAGATAAGAACTAAGTCCCTATCTCTAACGCTGGCTCATGTTTCTCTCCAGCATCTCCTTAAATTTTATCTCTAGCCCATACTTCGACAAAAAACCATACATCTCTTTCTCATTCTTTGGCAAACGACTCATTGCTTGTATGTTTGTCATGTATACTGTAATAGCCTTCTTGTTGAATTCACTAAGAAAATCCCCAATACTGAGAATCTTCCTCGTCTTCTTACTATCACCTATGGAAACGCTCATCACACCACGCCTAATAATCCTTCTTGCAATTCCTACTAAGCCTGCCGTAATTGACCTACCTGAGATAACAAGATCCCCTAAGTAGTTATCGGTATCGTCGTCCACTCTCCTTTCGTCTACTATATCAACTTTGGTCCTCTTTTTCCTTCTTTCATCAGGGACTAATACCCTCTTATTATTATCTTTCTCCTTAACAGACCTCCTGCCAATATAGATCCCTAACAGTAACAATCCCATTGATACTGATACGGACGTCAACATACCTCGCTTCTCCATAATTCCTGGGCTCTACTAATATTCTGAACTATCATAACTAATAAATTCTCGTCATTATAATTCATCATGTAAATAAATTGTTAAATAATGTGTCTAAGGTTTTATGACATTCAATAATAAATCTCATGCCACCGTACTCCGCTAATAACCTATGAGATAAGTTAATAGCATCGCTCAATCATTAGTTTCACAACTTTAGTGCTAGTTATCCCTCATACCGCGTAAAGGTTATTGAGATTTAATGAGGGTAAAACAAAAACCACATACTAAAATTGCCTAATAGTTGACAGTATTGCTCACGTGAAATCTAATCACTAACACCCACTGCCAACTACTTAAGCGTTAGTATATGATTCTACACTAATAAGGGATTTAGGGCGTTTCAAGAGGGGCAGGTTAATACAGAGACCGCTTTTGTGACATTCTTGGGCAAGCTAAGCTCCGCACTCAATTCGTAGCCTCCGTTACACTCGGATTACATCCTCCCTCCACTACGACTACTCCTTGCTTCCCCGCCTTCCCGTTGCCACAATATGAACCCTCCCTCATTACCATTCGGGAGATCATATTGAACCCGGGGAAGATATTCACTCATTCGTAGCCTCGCCGGCAGAGCACGGCTCAGGACTCATATGAGGGTAAACTTGAAAATACCCCGATAAAGGGCGCATCGCAATTTGGAGATTTAATGGGCGGAGCGCTAGCGGAGGCCATAAATCGATGTCGATGGAATATTATCGGGAATACTTCAAGTGTAATATTTTTTTTGGTGGTAAGATCTTCTTAGTTTATTGATAGCTAAATCTACTATGAAATATTGATTTTTGCATGTTACAACATCTGAAAGACTTACTAGTGAGATACAGCCCTAACGCAGGGGACGACAGAAAGGAGTCTCTTGTGTGCGGGGCTTAGCTTGGGGTGAAAGCCCAAGTTAGAAGAGAGAATGTATAATATAAACCATAAAAAATAAAAAAAATGGATAGAAAAACAATCGTAGTACCTGCAGGATATAGGTACATTTCAGAGATCCCTAGCTTCAAGCTTCATGATTTCCCTCACATCCTGAATAAGCAAATACCAGGGTGTGGATTTACTGAGTATTGTATTACTAACAATGAGAACGTAATACTATGTAGTCCTAGAAAGATCTTGCTTCAAAATAAGTATGATCAGCATAAGGACGAGGTTTTCTTAGTAGTGAATGAGTTTGAACAAGAACCAAGGACTGATAAAGACCTGGTGAAGCTAGAGAAATATAAAAGTAGTCCTTACAAAACCAAGGATGAAATAGAAAAAGGAAAACAGGAACTTGAAAATGCGAAGAAGAATTTTTTCCAGGAACTGACTAAGAAATTAACTGGTTACATTAATAAGTGCTTATTTGAAGAGCGCCCTATTAAGATACTAGTTACTTACGATTCTTACAGGCTCGTCAAGGATATACTTAGGTACAACTATAATAACGTTGACTTCAGGGTGATAATAGATGAATTTCAGAGTATATTCACAGATAGTAAGTTTAAATCTGACACGGAACTTCAATTTGTCAGTAACTTACAAGGAGTTCAGAAAGTATGTTACGTTAGTGCAACCCCTATGATTGATAAGTACTTAGATATGTTAGATGAATTTAAAAATCTTCCATACTATGACTTAGATTGGAGTTCACAGGATAGTAGTAGGGTGAAACGTCCTATGTTGTATGTTAAGACGTTGAAAGCTGTTTATACTGAAGTCAAACCAATTATTAAGTCTTATCTAGAGGGAAAGTTTGAGTATAGGTTCGTAAAGGATCAGAACGGCAAAGTTAAGAGAATTGAATCAAAGGAAGCTGTTTTCTATGTTAACTCAGTTAATAACATTACCAATATCATTAAACGTGCAGGATTAACACCTGAACAAGTCAATATCTTAGTAGCTAATACACAGGATAATATTAGAAAAATACAGAAGAGATTAGGAAAGAAGTTTGATATTGGAAGGGTACCGTTGAGAGATGAGCCTAGAAAGATGTTTACCTTTTGTACTAGGACTGTATATCTTGGGGCCGATTTTTACAGTGATAATGCTCAATCCTTTGTAGTAAGTGATGCTAATATCGATACCCTGGCTGTTGATATATCCCTTGACTTACCTCAAATACTTGGTAGACAGAGATTAAGGGAGAATCCATGGAAAGATGAAGCAACATTATTCTTTAGAACAGTAACTAGCGGTAATAAGAAACCAGAAGAGGAGTTTAATAAAAAGATGGATAATAAGATAAAATGTTCCGAAGGTTTATTAAAGGCCTTTGATCAAGTAGCTGAGGAAAATCAAGCTTACCTATCTGAGGTCTATCAAGATAATGCTAGAGCTTGGAACTATAAGAAGAATTTTGTGGCAGTTAATCCAGTAAAGAATCCTGATGGTAGTATTAAGCTCGTACCAGTATTTAATAACCTAGTTAGAGTGGCTGAGCTTAGAGCCTATGAAATACAGCAGGTAGATTATGCTGATCGTTTTGCAGTCTTTAATGAACTAGATAAGCTAAATAATATTGATGTTGATAACGAGGTATTTAATAAGTTCTTTGAGGAGTATGACAGGCAGAAGGATAGAAGGCGTAAGCTCAAATTTCTCTGTGAATCGTCCCACTTACCTGGATTTAGAACTATCTTAGATAATGTTCCTAACAAGAGATTTAAGGAATATATTGATACTTTAGGTGTAGAGGTCTGTAAGTCATTGTCATATAAGATAGAACAGATAGATAAGAAGCTAAGTGTCTTAAGTTTTGATCTAGATAAGGTAAAGAATACAATATATAATACATTTGAGGTAGGTAAGTCTTATACGAAATCTAGTATAAAATCAACACTTGCAAAGCTTTATAAGGATATAGGCTATAAGGCAACTGCAAAAGCTAATGACCTTAATTGTTATTTTAAGACTAGAGAAACTTTAATCTCTGACGGCTTGAGAAGAACAGCTGGATTTAAGTTGTTAGAAAAGATAGAAGATAATAATAACGATAAAAATTAATTTAGATATGCTATACATAATAGAGATGATGGCTAGTGATAGCTTTGATAACCCAACAGTATTTAAGAATGTAATTAAGATTGGTCATACGAGAAATTTTGATAAGCGTATAAAAGGGTACTATACGCATAATCCATTCTTTAGGATCATCAAGGAATTTAAAGGTGATGAATTTGATCAGACATGTGAAAAGATAATTCATCGTAGGCTAGCTAACAAGAGGTTTGAGGGAAGGACTGAAATGTTTCTTAAGGATGAGGAACTGATGAAGTTTATAGATAGCTTACAGACAAAGGAGGATATTCTAAAGTACAAGACATTATGTAGAAGTAAGGGTTTATCTTACCAGCCTGCATATAATAAGTACAAAGGAATCCTATCAAAGAACTGGAGCTTAATAGAAACCAAGTATACCGGAACACTCGAGGAATTAGTTCAGTTGTTCGTAGATTATAATGTAGATGACATACAATTATTTATCAGGGACAAGTTAGGAATTCAGTTAGTAGATTACACAGAGGAAGAAAAGTTGCAGATGAAGGAATTTTTCAAGATATTTAGAAAGCAGAAGGATAGAAGACATAAGCTTAAATTTCTCTGTGAATCGTCCCACTTACCTGGATTTGGGACTATCTTAGATAACGTGCCTAACAAGAGATTTAAGGAATATATTAATACATTAGGTCTTGATGGTTGCAAATCATTATGTTACAGGATTGATTTAATTGATAAGGAGTTAAGTGTTATGACTTTTGATCTAAGTAAGTTGAATGATCCAATTTACTCTACATTTGAAGTAGGTAAGTCTTATACGAAGCCCGTAATAAAATCAACACTTGCAAAAATTTATAAAGAGGTAGGTTATAAAGTTACTGCAAAGGCTACTGATTTATCTAATTATTTTGAGATAAGAAGAGCATCTGTATTTGATGGTGTGAAGAGAGTAGGTGGATTTAAGCTATTAAGTAAGTTAGATAATTCATCAGACCCTACTACTTAGCATTATTCTGTATTCCTCTAAAAACCTTACTTGTGTAATAATAATATAAGAAAATTAATAGTAAAATTTATGAGCGAAGAAAAAAGTATTGCAGGTCTTAAGGTAGTTAACGTTAAGTTTGAGACAGCGGAGAATGGAACAATCAAGTTACAGTTCAAGAAGGCTGTTGACACTGAGAATACAAATCAGCTTATATGTGAGTATGCTTGTCCTTATGGTAAGTTAGTCGCATCTACCTTAGCTGATCCAACCGAGCCTAATGATCCAGAGTCTTGTTTTTGTGATTTTTGTAATTCACTTGGCGAGCAGAGGAATAAGACAGGCCAATCAGATCCAGAAATTTATAGTGGTCTTGTACCGGTTGAGGGAACACTTGAGGAGAACTTGCCAGACTTTAAGGATTATTACTTGAAGTTGAACAGAAGGAATCCACTTGTTCGTCTTGATGCGGTTATTGATACTGTCTGTGATGGTATCTGTGAGTTCTACTGTAAGGACCATTCACAGTGTACAGTTGCTAATGGTGACTGTTTCTTGATGGATCTTATGAAGGAGCAGAAGAGGGTCGAGCAGGAGAACAAGAAGGCAGAAGAGGCAGCTGAGTGTGAGTCTGAAAGTGATGAATAGTGCTTATGGAAGAGGAGAATCTTGGATATCTACCTCCCGACTATTCAGAGTATCCGAGGGAGGACGATGATGACTTAGATGACGATGACATTGAGGATTACGATGATGAAGAGGAAGATGAAAGTGAGGACCTCAGAATCGAAAAATTACTTGATGAACAGTCTAAGTATAATGAGGACTTAGCAAGGGTTGAAAGTATTGAATTAAAACGAGCAGAAGAAAAAGAAATGGCAGATACACCTTTTGGAAGTAGTCAGCCTTGGAAAACGGGCAGTAGTAACAATAATAATGCTGGAGAGGCTGCACCATGGGAAAAGCAGACCCAACAAAGTACAGGATTTGGAAGTTGGGGCAGTGGTGGTAGTAGTTGGAATAATGTTGGTACTAGTTGGGGAAATAATAGTACAACACAGAAGCCAACAGTTGATTATACCAGAAATGAGAAGGTTAAGAGTGTCTTGATAGTAGATGCACTTGATTGTCTGGTAGAGTCTTATGATAGTAATGGAAAACCTGGCATCTTACCTAGGTCTATATTTGATTTAAAGCCTAAGTTCGATGTATGGGAGAGACTAGCAAGTTTTAATCCTCGTCGAATCTATGTATTATTTCCTGCTATTGGTCTTGTACCTAGCATTGGAAACACAGAATCGGCTAAGGTTGCATCAGAGTATATTGCTCAGTGTATTGCAGCCTACTTAAGAATACCTCGTAATCTTTGCAGTATTATCCATGTAGTTGATAATGCCGTAAAAGAGCAGAACATATCAGGCATCCTGAGCATGACTAGTTTCGATCATGATAGTGTCTTATATGTTGGTGTTAGATCAGGTAGGTATGGTTTAAGTTCAGAGGATATAATCGCTGCTAAGAAAAACGGCATAGATTACATGGACTTATACAACCTGCTAAAAGGTCGGTATGAGTATGAATAATGCAGAGGGGTGGTTAGTTAAGGAGAAATCTTTAATTAACCATCTTTTTTCTTCCTCGAAACTTACAGAGATGTTCCTAAGAAGACCTAGATTACTTATAATTGTAGATAAATTATTATAATTTTAATAGTAAAAATGGCAAACAGTAAAATTAATGATTCAATTAACATGCGAATTTTCGCTGCGTTGAAAGTGAGTGAACTTAGTGGTGTACCTTTGTTTCTGTTGAGTAATCCAGGAATTGGTAAGACCACCACAGTTAAGCTTTTTGCAAAAGTTCGCGGGTATGAGGTGGTTGCATTGCATGGTAACAGAATGAGCTCTGAAGCTATTCTTGGTTATGATTGTGCTCCATCAGACTTAGAGAAGTTTGATTCAGCTAGACACCTCAAGCCTGCATGGTTTAAGAGAATCTTAGAAAATGGAAGAAATGGAAAGAAGAGTCTACTTTTCTTGGATGAGTTAACAACATGTCATGAGTACGTACAGTCTGCTTTGTTGAGTCTTGTATTCGACAGGGAGATTGATTCAGAGAGATTACCAGAGGATACTTTGGTAGTAGCAGCAGGTAATTATGCAAACAACTTGAGTAATACTGCTACAATTCTTCCACCTATGTTGAACAGATTTATGCTATATAATCTCAAGGTGGGTGTTAATGATCTCGACGTATTCTTCAACAAGTTCGAGGGTTCTGCATCAGGTCAGAGGGTTGATTATTTCGATGTCCTCTATAAGCAGATGCAGGAGATTGATTCACAGGAGAAGAAGTTCAGTCCAGAGAAGCTTGCTATGATTGGTGAGCATTTCGAGAAGAGTATCAAGTTTGTAACAAAGTCATTGATGTCAGGTGGTGAAAGGCCAGTTGATCTTGGTGTGACGGAGCTGCAGACAATCTACTCTGATATTGATGGTGATAATGACCTTCCAAACTTCATATCACCTAGATCTGCTTGTTACGCTAGAGATATTACCATTGCTACTTACATTGCGTTTGGTAGTGCTGGTATTAATTCAGACAACTATAAGAGCATGATGTATGGTCTTATTGGTATGGGTCTCAAGCGTAGTGGTAATGGTGAGGTAATCAAGACTAATATTGTTGATGATTACGTTAGGGCCATGATCGATGTTGTGAATGATGTTGAGAAGATGAACAATGATAAGATCCCTGAGTATGAGAAATTCTACAGAGATATTATCAATAGTGCAGTCGATGGAAAATTGGATATCGCTGCTATGAATGCAAGTTCAAACAAGATCAGGGAAATGATTGATGACCCAGATGTTAAGGGTATTGATCGTCCTATGGATCCAGGTATTGTTCAGCAGTTCTGTGAGATCTTCAGGACCTCGGGTAAGAAGCTTGTTAGTGGTTATAAGATTGACCCTAGTGGTGAAAATGTAGCTAATGTAGTTGTGGAAAAATTCGCAGGTGACATTAACTACTGGAACAATCTTGCAACTCTTATGGTGTCATTGAAGGCGCTTGTAAGTAATACCAAGTTCTCATACGATTCTAGTATTAAGACTGATATTAAGAATACACAGTCTGAGTTGAGGAAGATCAGTTTCAAGCTTAAGACAGTTAGAAAGTCTTACCTGAACAATGATGATAAGGCACTAGCTGAAATCGTCCCAGAGGTTAAGAGCTGTGTTGATGAGTAGTTAAGTTAAGATAGGACTTTGGGTTGGTACTATGATTATCACTCAAAGTCTTATTAGTTCCAAATTATAACTAACAAGAAATCAGCAATGAAAACAAGACAAGAACTCGAATTTATAGAGAACCTTGTAAAGAGGGCCTATAATAATCGGAACTGGGGAAACATACTTAAGGAGAAACTTGATAAGCCTTATAATCCTCAGAATCCAGAACTAGGTTATTCATACAGGCATCAGTCATTTGATGGTGAAGGTAAAAAAGAGTTCACTACCTATAATGTTGTTTGTGCACGTACTGGAGTTAATGATATTGACTATCGTGTAAAGCTTCATGAGTACGGACACATCTATCTAGCACATCTTGACGGTATCTATGAAGAAATGGATACTAGAATTTGTAATGTGCTTAGAGATTACAGGGGTGAATTGATAGAAGCTGTTAATAAAGGCTGTGGTATCAATTTCGGCGATAAACTGATTGAGAGAGTTATTGATGATCCAGTACTTAATCATAGTCTTCACAATATTGCAATGGACATGGAGGTAAATACTAAGGTCCTAAGCAAAGATGATGTGGAGGTTATGGAGACTGAGCTATCAAAAATTCTTCCCGATACACTTAGCGATAAACTTAAGGAACTTCTCAAGACAACTACAGATGAGGAAGTCAAGAAGAAGATAGAAGATCGTCTCAAGAAAATGGGAAATGAGGCTAAGATTAAGTTTATCCTGCCTGAGAGATATCACATGTCAGACGGTACACCTTTCCCTGATAATGCCGACTATCTCGAGTATCTTATTCTGATCGTTAAGAATCTTGATCAGTTTATTAAGATGATGATCAGTATTAGTAGAGGTGGTAACGGCGATACTAGTGATGTTACTTCTGATGATGTCCAGGATGCGCTTGGTGATGAGAATAGTGCAATGAATAATCTGGACGACCTTATGGAGCAGATGGGTATGTCTGACGGTAAAGGTAAGAAGCAAGATCAAGGTAAGGACGGCCAAGGTTCAAGTAATGGTCAAGAAGGTGGTGAAGGAAACGATGCTAGTAATTCTGGTGGTTTCAAGGGTGACTCTGAGAAAACCGACAGTAGTAATCAGGGAACTAGAGATACTGACTTTTCTGAACTAGAAGGTGGTACTCATCATGATCACTGTACAGACTCTAGAGATGACGCTGACAGAAAAAGAGAGGTTGGCGAAATTAAGGCTGGCGGTGGAACTGGTTGTAGTGGTAGTGGAACATCTAGTGCAAAACGAAAGGTGAGCAATGCAGATCCAGTCGACGAAGCAATAGATCAAGTACTCAGGAACTATAAGAATAAGGTAGTTAAGAAGGAGATTAAGAAAGATATGATGTGGAACTATAACAAAGGCATCAATCGAACTGTTATCGCCCCAGCTATCTTACCTAGAGTTACAATTAAGGATGAACCGAAGATTGTATACTTGATCGATGTTAGTGGTTCTATGGATACTGAACTGGTTGATAGAGTCTTGAATACTATTGCAAGAAAGATGAAGTCAATTGGTAGAGGTCTTCACTATGACATTATCAGTTGGAGTACAGAGCTAGAGGATCATTTTAGAGACATTGACCCAAGAAAAGGTATTCCACATATCTCAATGGGTGGTGGTACTAGAATGGCAAAAGGTATTAAGTACTTCAGAGACCACTACAAGGACGATTCTATCTTAGTTGTTATATCAGACTTTGAGGACTACTTAGAGGAATGGCAACAAGTAGAGAGGACAATGAATAAGTATGCACTCTATGGTTTCAATTATGGCCGTAGTAATTATAATGTAGATTTTAAGAACCTGATCGTTAAGAACTTCAATGTGAGTTATAAGGGTCCAAGGTATTAAAGTATGATAAGTAGACAAAAGATTCATAGATTAGTTGAGTCAGTATATAATTACATATTCAAAGTATTTAATGTAGTTGAAAGTACTGACAAGCCTAATAATTCGGTGGGTGTATTTGTTAGCTTAGGTATTACAACACAACTAGAGACTATCAGAAGCATTAAGGATATTTTTGATAACATGAAAGAATATAGTGCTAAGGTAGTTGAGATAGTTAGTGAGAAAGTTGGAAATACCTATGTTAACACTGTGCACGAAGATGTTAATCCAGGGCAGTATAGATTGAAAGAGCTGCCTGAGGATTTAATGAATAGAGAAGAAGCAGTAAGTGAATTAGAGAGGATGCAAGAAAAAATAAATCCTCAAAATGACTTAGATTCATTAGTTAAGTGTGGAGTCAAGGTACAGAAATTGAAAGACTTGATAGGAAAGCTCGATGAATCTAATAAATGGGATTCTCACTTGATTCAGAGACTAGGTGATTGTGATTATAGAATTTTTCATCTAGACCTCAATTATGAAAGACGTGGGGACCTTGAATATAGAGTAGGAATATTGATAAGTGAAAAAGAAAAACGAGAGGATTAGTCTTCTCGTGGTACTAGTATTGATTGGATTTGGTATTGGTATGTATGTTGGAAAATGTATATATCAGCCAGGTCCAATTAATCTTGCTCCCCAGAAAGTACCCGAGAAACTAGTAAGACAGGAAAATAAGAGAATAGGGGAACTTAAGACACAGGAAAAACAGGTAGGAGACACAGTAACAGTAATAAAAGAGAGAATTAGTACTGTCTGGAGAGAAAGGGTAGAGGAGTTAAATAAGATTGACAGCCTCCCACTCGACAGCAATATTAACTACCTCAGGAAAAAAATAAAAGAATATGAAGAGTAAGGTAATCATGCTTTTCTTTCTACTACTACCTATTATTGGACATGCACAAGAGAAAGTAGTAATTAATAATGACACACTAATCACAATAACTCCTGGAAATCTGAGAACCATAAATAAAATGATAATGGACTTAGATTATCATAAGCAGGCAGTAAAGGACTATAAGGAATTAGTTAAGAGAGATAGTGTGTTATTGGGGATTAAAGACTCACTAATTGTCCAGTATAACCTAAGAGAAGCAAAGAAAGAAAAATACTATCTAGACCAAACCGCTAAACTAACCGCTGATAATAAGAGGCTGAAGAAAGAGGGTAGGAGAAGAACTACTTGGATGTCAGCAGTATGTTTATTAGTAGGTGCTGTGCTAGGTCTATTAGTTAAGTAAGAAATATTGAACTGTCAGTATTTCTTTTTATTTTTGAAGTTATGATAGAAATAGTAATAAATCATGATCCAACCAGGCATGAGTATAAAATCTATGAGCCAACTACTGATACATTGATGGCGTCGAGTAATCTAACTGAGGCCTTGTGTATGTTAAATAAATTCATTGAGAGTAGTGGCTTATCTAATGTTGGTAATATCTTAGATTGTCCTGATATATCTTACCACATAGATTCAGCAACAATGAAGGCTATGATAGAGAGTAATATATCGCTCCTTAACAGACTTCGTACTGCACCTAGTGGATTTGCGGCGTCTAGTCAAAAATTCGGAGGCACAACACAATTCCAACAGAAGATGACACAACAGAAAGCAATGCAGGGTGGAAGTAGTCAGAGGAAAAAGAATACAATGTCCTCTGGTTTTTCAAGTGCGGATGGATTTAGAAAAAGTTACAAAAAATTTAAAAACAATTAGAGATATATGAAATCGGAACTAAAAATAAACACCTCCTTTGTTTCTCCTGCGACACTTGAGAGATTTAGGAGTAATAATATCTTGCCAATCTTTATAGTAAGAAATATCGAAAATTCAGAATTAATTGGACAGTATAGTGGTTCACCTGTACACTTGAAGGAATTATCTCCAAGCAATGAACTATTTAGGAAGAAAAGAGATAAGGCATTAAGTATTGACGAGTTTAAGAAGTTATATGCGATTGAAATAACAGAGAGGGTTGATCTTAAGAGAGTAATTGATAAGCTTGAGTCACTAGTTGAATTATCAGGTGCTAGATCTATTGTATTACTCGGTTATGGAAGTGACTATGATAGTTGCCATCGATCAGTCCTCGCTAAGATTTTAAATGGGAGCGGCTTACTTGAGAAACCGGTAAAAGAGTTAGTAGTATGATAAGTAGTACAGATTTTCAGGAGGCGGTTATTAAGTACCTGGAAAAATACGACATCTACCCATTTTCTGTTACCTATACAAGCGATTATAATAGGTCTAGTGATGGATGTATACTTGGCATTACTACTTTTATTGTGGATGACATTGATACAATCCTAGAACTCCTTGACTATAAGAGCTTGTGTGATAAGAGTGGGTTTACAGTGTTTAGAGATAATTGTACAGTTATTTTACAAGGAATGCCACTTGTTCACCTATATAGTATGATATGAGAAATTTGGAGATCTTCAGGGGATACATGGAGCTAATGTATTCTGATAAGTGTCCGCCTATTAGAGAGAATGATATAACTATTGATAATTTTATAATAGGTAGGTTCAATAGTTCAGGTTTTACGGTGCACTACTTATATAATGGTTCAAGTCTCTCTATTTCATCAGGGTGGTTAGGAATGTTTAAGCAGCTCTATTTTTCAAACCACGCTGAAATCTTCTATAATGCTAGTAATGACACAACTACTAAGGACTTGGATAAATACTTAGATACTTTTATTTATCTCAACACAAACTTACAGACTTGGTTGGGACAATCAATTAGTAAGGTAAGTGGTCCTGAATTTCTCGACTGCTTATCTAGTATTTGTGAGATGAAGACAGGAAGATTTAGAAAGTTTATGAGAGAGGAGTATGAAATTAACTTAGAACCTTTCAAGTATTGTTCACTAAGTAAAAGTTTTGATATATGATAATTAATATTTACACCGATGGATCACACCTAGACAAGCAAAATAATGGTAGACTTGGATGTGGTGGTGTTATGGTGCAAGATGATAGTGCAGGTAAGTATGGGACAATCCTAGATAAGTATAGTCAAGAATTAACCCCAGACTACATGCAAGCTGAGTATGGCAGTAAGAATTGTAGTAATCCAACAGCTGAAATGATTGGTGTACTTATGGCCCTCTCTAATTTTAATATCCCAAGTAATGCAAGTAAGGTAGTAGTATTTGCAGATTATATTGGTGTTAGAGAGTGGTGTACAGGCAAGTGGAGAATCAAGGAGCCATACATCAAGAAAGTAAAAGGACAGATAGACGACGTAATAAAAAGAAAAGGTCTCACAGGGAAGATTAGTTTTGAATGGGTAAAAGCACACCAAAGAACTATTAACCGAGACTCATACTGGAATAATTACGTCGACCTACTCGCAAAGGGACAAACTAATTAGAAGAAATGATTGTATTAAGAACAAAGCAGTATTCATCATTCTGGCAGAAGCTTAAGGGTAACCCAGACTTGAAAAATACATTAAGAACATGGGACCCGAACTATGTTAATCCTGAGGTAAAGAAAGAACCACTATTTAAACATTTCCCAAAACAGGTACTATCATGGCTGTCTTTCCTATATGAGAATGTGAGAGATGAGAACGATAGCTATATGTATGGATTCTTAAATAGTGTTACTGTATTTTCTTATGAGAGTGTCTTAGATCAGCTCAGTGGTGGTCGTGCAGAGTATACATCAAAGAGGAATGATGGAGTTATTAAGCTGCTTAGGATTCCTTTCTCAGAGAATGCAGACTCTTTCTTAAACTACCATGTTGATGAAAATAGAGTAACATTAATTCCAGAATCAAGTAGGTTTGACCTGTCTGGTATGATTGCTGATAAGATTTCAAAAGGATTATTTGGAGAGCTTGATCAATTACCATCTAGGCGTGAAAGAGATCCTGAGAGATTGGTAGATACAATCAAGAAAATGTTTATTAATAAAGTACCAAAGAAGTAGATCTATGAGAGGTTTTTGCAAAGATGATGAGAAGAGAATTCCTAAGTCTGGCAGATCTGGATTAATAGAGTATAAGGATCTTCTCGGCGCTAGTGTTTATATTAAGTCACTAACAATGGGAAACGGCTGGATGTGGAATAAGGATGGAAGAAAAGAATATAAGGTAGAGGATATTTCTTTCAGGATTAGTACAGATGGTAAGTGCATTACTGTATTGAAGCTTTCTGATTGTCCTGGAAAAACCTTCACCTTAAAAGATATTGAGTTTAAATTAGACTAAGATGGATGAATTAATATTAGGCAGTAGTACAGATAGGACAGTGAGAATAAACTATAGAAGTGATTTCCCACTAGCTGTCAGGTTAAATAATTTCACTAATTTTCCTGATTGTGATTTTGAACTTCGTGCTACTGTTGATAATGAAGTTAAGTCATACTGTGTTGAGAAGAAGGATGGTGTCTGCAAGAATTGTAAGGTACAGGGCGATCAGTTAGTAATTTTCTTCAACAATCACGGTCTCAGTACTGGTAGACTTAAGATTGAGATGATCCTGTATGTACCTGACCCTAACTATGCAGATGGGTTTAGACAGGAATACTACTCAACAATTACAAATATATTACTGGTTGAGGGAAATAGTGATGTAATTGATAATACTGTCCCATCAACTCCAAATTCACCTGTTGCATCTGTTCAGCTTACAAACTTAGGTAATGCAGTGAGAGATGTACAGGCTAAAATAAAAGAACTACAGGCCGCTACAGGTAATGGTGGTGGTCTTAGTAGTGATAGTCTGGCTGGAAAACAAGATCGAATTGAAGACCTTGATACAATCCGCAGTAATTCTAATCAGGTTGCGGGAAAACTTAGCAAGGAAGAAGCCGATCAATACTATCAGCCAAAGGGACACTACTTAACAGAACACCAAGATATTAGCGGCTTAGTAAGTAAGGAAGAGGCTGATAGATTATATAAGAAAGTAGGTGATGCTGAAGGAAGTGTAGGTACTAGTGTGGATCTTAGCGGCGTTAATGAAGAGTTAGGAAAGAAGCTGAGTAAGACAGAGGCAGCAGAATTATACCAACCAAAGGGGACATACCTAACAAGTCACCAAGATATCAGTAATCTCCTTAGTGAGTCTAGTGCAGATGAGAAGTACCAGACAAAAATCACTGACCTAGATAATATCAGAGAAAAGGCTGGACTAGTTGATGGAAAACTTGGTAAGGAAGAAGCAAAAGAGATCTACCAACCAAAGGGAGAATATCTAACACAGCATCAAGATATTAGTGGACTCCTCGAGAAAACTAAGGCAGAAGAATTATATCAGCCAAAGATTAATGACCTTGATAGTATTCGTGAGAAAGCAGGGCAGGTAGAGGGCAAACTAAGTAAGACTGATGCTGAGGAAAAGTATCAACCAAAGGGAGAGTATTATACTAAGTCTGAGGTTGATGTAAAGATTAGTAATATCTCAGCAGTACCTTCTTCTCCAAGTGGTCAGGCTAGTGGAGAGTTTAATCCTAGGGGTGTTTGGAATAAGACAAATACTACTAAGATTGAAGCATATGTAGACAATAAAGGAAAGTTTACTAGGTCTTCAAACTTTAACTCCTACTTAATACCAGCTGAGGGAATTGATAAAATAACTATTACAGGGGCAGGCGCAACAGATACAGTTCCTTGTGTATTCTCTTGTTTTAATAAATTCTTAGACCCTCTTACCAGTACTGAAGCAATTTCGATATCTAGGGCAGAGACAGCTAAGACAACTCCAACTAACTATACTCTCACCAGCTCTGATATTCCGGCAGGTACAAAGATGGTAGTAGTAAGTTCTAGAATCGTTGATGGCTTTACAGGATTCGATTTTAGTATTGAGTATGATAAGTTAAATACTACTTCTAGATATGCACAAAGCTTATCTGATTGTGATTATATGGCACCATCTTCTTCAGTACTAGCAAAGGATCTATTATTCATTAACATAACAGATCGCTTAGTACAGGGTAATGTTACAATCACTGCATCAGGTTGGAATGTAAATCAAGCTAACCCTAAGAGATGTTACTGTATGATCGAGCTTAATAGTGGTATTACAGTTCATATACCATCAGGACTTAGATCATATATTGGCATACAAGATAAGAGTGGTGTTTATAGCTTCGTACCTTGGACAACTGGTAAGTACACAACTACTAAGGATGGTAAGTATTGTTTCTTGCTTAGTAAGATTGATAATACAGACTTATGGATAACTGACTTAGGTAATTATCCACCTTTTAAGTTAGAAGTAGTAGGTAAGTCAACTCTAGAGGTTATTATGAATTCACTCAAGCTCAATGGTATTGATGTCTTGAGTAATAAAGTTAACACTGAAAGTACCGGAAAGAATTATTCTAAGTACGATACAATTATCAAGGGCGTTAATCATAGAGGTTGGACAGGCTTAGGTGCAGCACAAGATACACTAGACGCATATAAGGATTCATTTACAATGGGTTTCAGGTATGTTGAGGTAGATGTGCATAAGACCAGTGATGACAAGTTTATAATTGGACATAATGACGAACTTCCTGATAGACTAGTTAATCCTGCAACTGGCGCCAAGGGTAGTACAGTTAAGATAGCAGAACATACACTAGAGGAACTTAAAGCATTCAAAGATTCTAAGGGTGGAACAGTGACTGAACTATCTGAATTCTGTAAGCTCTGTAAAACTTATGGACTTCACCCTTACATAGAAACAAAGAAGGCATTTGATGAGCAGACCATGTATAAGATCCTAGATATCATTACTAGGAGTGGTCTTAATTATAACTTCACTATTATATCTTTTATTGAATGGACACTGGAATCATCTATTAAGTATGATGATAAGATTAGAGTAGGACTAATCTATGATAAGGTTCAGGATAATACAATTGATGATGTAGTGATGAGGATTAATAAGATAAAGTCTAAGAGTACAAATAGAATCAATGTTTTCCTGGATGCAAATGGTCAATATTTCAAAACACCTAGTGAAGCAGTTATGACAAAACTACTTGCTAATAAACTACCACTAGAGGTTTGGACTATGGATACTGAGGCTGATGTACTTGCGCTAGACCCTTATGTATCTGGTGTAACCTCTAATACAGTACATGCAGGAAAAGTACTACACGATAAACGATAATAAACAACAATGTCATATTTTACAATCTCCGAGCTATGTAGTTCAAGTACTGCGGCTCGGTTAAAGTTAAACAATACACCTCCACCAGCAATCAAGAAAAACCTAGAAGAGACAATTAAATTTCTAGACTTGATTCGTGTTGAGTGGGGTAAGTATTGTGAAAAACATGGCCTGGCTAATCCATCAATCAAAGTATCAAGCGGTTATAGGAGTCCAGCAGTTAATAAAGCTGTTGGTGGTGCCCCTACATCTGCTCATCAATTTGGTTATGCAGCGGATTTACAACCAGCCAATGGTAAGCAGACAGAATTTGAGAAGTTCTTTGTGACAGTTTTTTCTAAGCTAGGTCATAAGTACGATCAGATCATTATTGAAAAGAGTAAGACATCAAGGTGGGTACATGTTGGTTATAAGAAGGCCGATGGTACACAGAGAATGATGTGTTTTAACCTAAAAGTATCATAACATAAATGGAAGTAGTAACACTAGGAATCAACAGACAGAATTCAGAAACCAGGGGGGGGGAGAACTTAGTAAGAATTAATAAGAAGAGTGATTTCCCACTGGCGGTTAGATTATTGAGAGGTGGTCAGGTAGTGCCATTCCCAGACTGTGACTTTACAATGGAAGCACACATAGAAGGCAGTACTGAAATATATAAGGCAGAGAGAAAAGATGGTGTCTGTAAGCATTGTAAGCAGGATGGTGATAGGTTGATTTTGTTCTTTGATAATCATAACTTCGTAGAGGGAAGGCTCTTGATGGAACTTACTATTGAATACCCAGACCCAGATTACTCAGAGGATGGTATTAGACAGGAGCATTTTGTAGAGATCTCACCAATTCAGATAGTAGCAGATAATGGTGATGCACTTGACCTTCGCTTGCCTGAACCAAAAGTAGTAGAGCGAGTAGTAGAGAAGATAGTTGAAAAGCCAGTTGAGAGGGTTGTAGAAAAGGTAGTAGAGAAACCAGTTGAGAAAATAGTAGAAAAGGTAGTTGAAAAGATAATCGACAATAGTACCTATACAGACCTACAGAAGAAAGCAGCTGGATGGGCTGTAGATCAAGAAGAAAAGTCTAATAGTGGTTTGATAAGCGGTTTCTTTAGTGCAACGATGGATACCTATTTCTCAGGATATCCAGAAATTCACTTAGTAAATAATGCAGATTCAGATACTATTATATACTTATCTAAATTGTTTAGTAATGGTTGTAAAGGTGCGTTTTCAAGTGTAGACGCTCCAAGCTTGGACTTAAATCTCCTACATGATTATGTAACTGATTTTTCATCTTTTCAAGGGGCTTTTACAAACTCTACTTTTAACAGTATTTCTATTAAAAGTTGTTGTGGGCCGAATTTTAATGCTTTAATTGAACAAGAGGTGTTAGTTCCACAAGACACTTCAAAGTTTAGGGAATTCTCTGAAAAGTATGTTGATATTAATGATGACTCTATTTATATAGATTCCGCGAAGTTATTGGGTACGTTTGATAATTTAACCGCAGGTAAGGTGACTATTATAATTGATAATTATAGTTTCGGTACCGGGTATGACGGTGGATGGTATCTATTGGCAGCTATTAGTGGAAGAACTGTAGTTAATACTTTTGAGATTGGATATGATAGAGAGGTAAACAGAGGAAATAGCATTTCTGATCTAGAAATTTCTCATGTAATAGATAAAATACTCCCAGATGTAACAGGTAATAGTCACAGACCTAATATTATCTTTAGAAACTTTCTTGGCGAAGCAACTGAGGAACTAAAGCAGAAGGTACTGGATAAGGGTTACTTGTCTGTTGAATTCTATAAGGGTGATACTAAGGTTTTATAATAAAAATAATTAGATTATGAGTAGGGTAGTTAGGAGTGTAAAGGGTATGAGTATTAAGAGAGGCGGTTCTCGAGATACTACCCCTATGACTTACAAGATTGACAGGCCTAGAGTTGATCAGATTAAGGAGCTCACTAAGGGTATTAAGTCTGGAATGGGCCTTGATAAGTGCTCCTTAGATGTTATGAAGTTAAGTTAAGATTATGGAATTATTAGAAGGAACAGGTATTGACAAGTTTAATGTAGGTCAGGGTCTTTCATCAGCAATCATGAATCAACTAAATGATGCAATAAATATGAATGCTCGCGCCCTAAATACCCTACTTAAATCTGACATTAACCTGAATGCTGAGGTAGGTGATTATAAGAAGACCTTTACATTCAGCGAAGCAATAAGTCAAGTACCAGTCTCTAGAAGAATATCAGGTATTAAGTTGAGATATATTGATACCCTTACTAAGACTTGGGTAGAGTATGTCTTTACTGGTACTGATTCTAGTGAGTGGGAAGACGAAGGTTGTTGGAATTACAGCCTTAGTAGTATAATTAGTGGAGGAGAGTTTTAATGATCTGGAAAAGCGAAGAAGGTTTTAAGGACTATAGCATCTCTTTATCAAGTCTTAAGAAGTCGTTGGGTATTGAGAAGGTAGATTATGAGGTTAGGCCAGAACTTGCTCCTTACCTAGTTTATATTATCAAGCACCTGAATAACTTACTAATTGATGCTGGTGATAGTGCTGGTATTGTTGATAAGCTGAGGGTGATTTTTGATGAGCATGAGAGAGGTGCTGATATGATAGTAGGCCTTAAGGGAATGAAGCTGGCTAAGGAAATAGGTATTGAGACAGATAATACATGGGGATCGGTTAATGATTTCTTTGTACCATACGAAGAGGATAGGTTTGTCTTCTGTTGGTCTAATGTAATGTCTAGTCTTATCACTCGTCTTAGATTACAGTATGCAAGTCTCTTAGTGGAACCTATTACTCAAGGTTGTGGTTGTTGTTGTGGTAAGGGTGAAACACAGAAAGATTGGGAAAAATATACTAGTGGTGTTTGGCCTGAGGAAGAAGATTACAGCAACTATGATTATGGAACAACTAGTACAATGGGTCTCGGAAAGGATGGCTCGGAGTGTACTTGTTGTTATAGGAGATAATTAATTTTGAAGTGGAATGAAAAATATAAAAAAATTCAGAAACCTAGAAGAATTTAGAGAGTATAGAGCTACAGATGGTTGGGGTTATCCTGCTATTAACTATGTAGGTACTGATGATGGTGGTAAACAGGTTTTCTACAATAACGAGTTTATCATGAGGTGGTATGACGAAGATACACTCAAGGTACCAGTATTTGCAGGAGATATTAAGTATGATGATTTTAAGACTTGGGTAGAAAATAGTAGTTGGCCTTGTGAGATTAAGAAGGATGGAACTAATTTTAACTACCTAAGGAGAGAAGAAACGCTTGATGGAAAAGTAAAACTAGTAGACAGGAATAGACTTGATAACGGAACGACTAGTCATTATAGTAGCCCAGACAAAGATGATTACTTACAGATGACAGAAATACCTAATATCAACATTGGTCTTTTCTCTGGGGTGGACAATATTAAAGGTTCATACAAGGAGGTTAGATTTAATTTTGATAAAGGCTGTCCAGTGGGTTTTAGAAAGTGGTTTGGTAAGTCTAAGTTCAATAAAGAGCGTGACTGTTATACTAAATTACTTGGTAGGTATGATGCAGTTAATACAGAGGCCGGTTTAGTTTGCTCTGTTGGAAATCAGATAGTGTATTCAAAGAAGTGGGTACCTAAGAAATTTAAAGTCGCTAGACAGAAAACTAATAAGGACTTACTTGGTATTACATACTGGGAGCAACTTGTACTTAGTTTTATCTTGACTGCCTACTATAAGACTTTTAATCATAACAGTATTTTCCCGACCACCTGTAATATTCAAAACAAAGTAACGGGTGAGTCTGATGCTGAAGAGTCTGGCCTGTCAATTGCATATACTACTTACATGAAGGGTGATGTGAATGAGGGCAAGGTTAGTAGTTTCAGGTTTATGCATCTTGAAAATCCATTCTTTTTCAATAAGAGAGGTGGTATTTTCACATTTGGATACTTAGTTAGCAAGACAGACGAAGGTGACAAGATATCTATTAAGTTTGATGAGGTACTTGCAAATGATGACTACTTAAAGACGGAGGGTTCAGATGTAGTACTAGATGCAACCAAGAGAGAATGGGGAAAAACACCTGGGACTAGATTTATAGGGGAGGTAGACTTATATGGTAACTCTATGAAATCTAGTATCCCTGCTTCATCTACCACTGGATTTTGCGCGTCGATAATCAATACGCATGGTCCAAATAAGTTAGAATCTGAAAAAGGTCTGATCGTTGGTGGTGTTGGTATGTCGGAGAGTCAGGTAAGTGCATTATCTAAGGAAGTATCGTATAATGAAACCGACGCAGATTCCAGTGTTGAGCTCAGGTTTAGATTGACGATGTAAAAAAAAAATAAGAGAGAATTGGTTAGGTAGTTAATTCCTTTCCTTTTCTCTCTTTCTTGTTTGTCCTAGCTAACCCAGTCCTTAATTCTCTCAGTACATAAGGTAATCAGTTCTTCTCGCCTACTATTACAAGGCGGTGTGCTACCAACTGTACTTACTTTCCTATCCACTGACCAACTGTTCTCATTGCAGATCATGTTAAAAGCGGTTTCATCTACATCCAACAGATCTTTATAAGTTTTCACATTTTGTACAGTACCCTCTTTATCTCTGAGAATAATATGGTCTCTACCTCTATCCAAGCAAAGAATGGTATTGTCTAACATTTCCTGGTATTTCTTATAGTACTCAAGTGTATATCTTCTTAAGTCCTCTAAGTCACCAGCTGTTTTATTTTTTCCTAGCCAGTCTATAAACTCTATGTATGTAGCCTTAGAAGTACTTTTAATAATAGGGCCTTCATCTGCATTATAACGAACCCCAATAGAAATATAACCAAGTGCAGCAATACTTGAAATAGGTTTATCCATTTGCTCATCCAGGTACTTCCCAAATTCGCTTCCTAAGACTTGTCTTGGATAGTAGGCGCAAATTTTTAAAGTCTTGCAGAGATGTGGTGCTTTCTTAAATAGCTCACCAATGGCAGGACAAGTATCTATTATATACTCATTCCATAGCTTTTTAATTTCACTACCTATCTTTCCCAGACAGCCCTTACGTACATCCTCATGAAACTTATCAGACTCTTTTTTGAAAAGAACCTCATAGTAGTTGCCTAAGGTGAATAGGTCTGGTTGACTAATAGAACTACTTAGTAGTTCTGCATCCTTCTCACCCTTACTTAGTAGAGACTCTAACTCGCTCACACTACTAGATGGTTTCAGGTTCTTAGACGTCAACTCTAGTGTAGTATTGCTGGTTAGGAGGTCGAATATCTTTTCTAGTTTCCTATTAATATTCTTAAGTGATTCTATATAGTTTCCTGCTCTCTTACACAACCCTTCATAGAATTCTGGGTAGCTTGCTTTAATCTTATCAGCGTCTATTGCATAAGGTCTGAACATGAATGGTAGGTCTTCTTCTATTTTTATACCACCGTTTTTGAAGTCTACCCCACTGAACACTTGAGCTTGATAGTCTAGAATCTTATCTCTCCTACCGTTTTCAAGAATTGTGGTTAGATTTGGGCGAGATTTTTTAGAAACCCCTAATAAGAAGTCAAAATCTAGGTAGCATTCCTGGGTTTTTGCTAGACCTATCAAGTCCATATTCGATCTAACTTCATCCCAAGCACTTCTCTGTTCTTTTGTTAGGTGAGACTCTACTGCATCTTCAATATACAGTTTCAAATCTTCACGACACTTTTTGTAATCTTCATACTCACTTGAACTCAATAACCATGAATTCGTAATTTCTAATCTGTCTTTCTTACTAATCATACTCATAAAATAATTGGTTATTACTACTAATAAGGAATTTGGGGCAAAAAACAAGAGACCAGAAATTAATCTAGTCTCTATCTCTTTTATAGTATTCTCTTAAGTTTTTCTATCATACTGTCTAAGTCATCACCTATTTCAATACTAACTGATTTTTTCCAAGTCTTAAGATAACTCCTAATACCTTTAGATCTACAGAATCTTATGAAAAGCTCTGGATCAAAATCAAATAAGTCTTCAACCGTTAACAGGTCTTTTCTATTCTTGAAATCTATTGTGTATGAATATGGATATTTATCACTACTAACAATAAATAAGTCACTAAGTTTATCATTTACTCGTCTGTAGCTTATCTTAAATATCTCGTTTTGTAGTGTACGAATCCTAGTAATTATTGGCCTTACCTCTGGAATCTTATCTATGTTTGAGGTTACCCAATTATTTAGCGACATAAAACTAGATAGACTTACAAACTCACTAATAATCACGGGCGGTTTTTTTGACATCTTGCTAAAATCTACCGTAATATTTATAGGTACTACTGCTTTACTGTACTTTTCACTTTTTTCCTCTGTGTAGATTGAATTAAGCTTACTACCATTAATGAACCCAATAATAGAAATACCATCCAGTGTTTCACAGATAGATGGGTGTTTCTGATAAATTTCATAGAGTGCAGGGTTATTATGTGTTATGTACAGCTCTATTAGTTTTTTCATCTCTACCGCAAGCTTGTCATGACTTTCTGTAGCATCCCACTCTGATAGATTATGATACCTTTCCTTTATATAACTGCAAATGATGTATCTATCACGCACGGATAACTTTCTCCTCAGTACATCTTCTCTAATGTATTCCTTTTTTAACATAGCTTATAGAGTTTTGGTAGTTCTTTTTTAAGTTTTGTCTTTGTCAGATTTTTATCACTAAGTACTTGACCTAACATATCTATCTTACTATTTAAACTTTTACATACACTAACATACCGAATAAGTAAGTTTTTTAAAGTATCATACGCTTCTTTGTTTGTACTCGCCAAGCTTTCAAAACTATCAATAGAATAACTATCAAAAAGTCTAGGTAATTGATCTTTGAAAACTATTGTAAGGTCTCGAATTTCCGGGACAACACTCGTATCAAAAGTGCTGATATACCTACCGTTATATTCTTTAAATCTAGGAAGGATACTATAAAATGTAATACCAAAGTTAGGAAGATATTTCCCTATAAAAACATCAAAGAATGATCGTCTTATATCATCCTGTTTTAGTATACAGGATGGGTTTACATTTTTCGCCTCCTCAATTAGATTTAACATACTTTCTCCCAGCGAACTCTCTACATAGTACTTGACAGTATCTACTATTTCTTTTTTCAACTTAATAATCTCTAAGTAGTCCTTGGACGTAGAAATCCAAGAACTAGTTATTTTTAATCTTACATTATTTTCCATCTTACTTATAAGGTATTGACTTGCGTCTAGATCCCTATAGTTCTCTTATAAGTGTATAATTAAATTATCAATTATGAATATTAGCAAAATTTTAGATCAAGAGAATGTAGAGAAGAATCACCAACTCTATGCAGCTGGACTTCTCGATGTAGTTAATTTCCTAGAAGCAGATCTTTGGGGTCAGCTAGAAGAGGAGAACAGACTTAGAGGTATTGTTAAGACGTACCAGAAAAAAATTAATACTGCATTTAGTAAGATTAATAGCAGTACAACAGAGTCTGACATCCTTCTGTTTGGTAAGATCCTCTACTTGCATAAGGGATTACTGAGAAAAGAGTTTAACAGACTAACTACTAAGAGGTTATCTCCAGCTGATGCAACTATTACTATCATAAGACGCTTACTTAGTGTTATACTTGAGGTTGAAGATATTGAAGGTAAGGCTGAAGTAGAGAGTATTAAAGAAGTAATAGATAATCTTTGGGAGTATATTAAGAACAGATCAAAGAACGATTCCCTATTTAACTTAGCGGATATTGTAAAAACTAATCTCAATAAGGGAAGTCTTGGAAAATATGCGCTCGATGAATTTACCCTCAAAGAGCCAGAGTACACAAAAGATCCTATTCAAGATGATGGGGTCCGATTAAATGAAAGTAGTGATGCAGCTAACAAACTACTTGAAATAGAAATGTAATACAGGAATGGACAGAAAAACAGTAAATACACTGATTGTTGACGATAATGACTTTGAGTGTAAGAAAGATCGCAGTAAGGTAACATTAGATGATATTAAGATGTCTAATATTGGTTTTATTGCGAGTGACCTAGAAAAGTATCCAGTAATTATCTATAAAGGTAGGCTTGGTAAGAAAGCGCTAAAATTGGATATCTAGGGAAATGAAAAAAAGTCTAAGGCCGGAGAACTAAATCTCTAACCTTAGGCTTTTAATTTTTTTGTTCTAATCAAGTACATAGTTTAGAACAGTTTTTTCTCTACCTAATTTCTCGTCATACTCTCTATCTAAGCATACGAGGTTGTCATAGTTGTAAGGGTAGAACATTAGATATTCATACTTAAATGAACCTCTATTTCTACTAGACGTTACTTCTACTCCATCCTGCTCATCGAGAATATCAAGTAGTATGTTTTTTGCAATATCGACCGTAATACCACACTGCTCATTTTCTTTGAACATTGGGTATGATAGTCTACATGCTAAGAGTGAATCTTGTACGACTATATTTCTAATGTCACTACAAGAACTTTCTAAGATAGATTCTGAAAGTTTTATGTTTTTCATGAACATAGTTAAAACTTCATTCTTTGGTCTATCTCCATACTCCTCTAGTAAATTTTTATACTGATCAAGATATTTATCAACCTTAATCATTGCTGACCTTTCTTCCCACTCACCTTCATCTGTAAGTGCTTCAAAAGTAATCAACAAGTAGCCATCTAATTCGGCTTGTAGTTTGAGGTTTCCCCACATACTGAAATACTTATCTTTCACCTGTTCGTAAAAACCTTCAACTCTTTTTCCTAGTTCTTTATCGAAACGTCCAATGATAGTAGATAAGAAATCCCTAATATCTACGCTTCCATTTTTGAACTTAGGACCTCCATCTACATACGCTGATTCAGGTATTGTAAATAAGAAGTCAATATAATCAATGCCATCAACCCACGTCTGTCTAATGTGAACGACATTTTCAGAGCCGTTTGCATTGGAGGTGTTTATGCATTCTTCGCCAAAGTCTGCATTTTCATATACAACCTCCGTATATAGATCTCTTACGAAGTCCTTGGATTCTGCTACGTTCCCTGTTTCGGTACTTGTTATCGTTCCATCAACTTCGTCAATCTTATAGCCTGCCTCTTCAAGTACTTTCGTGTTTTGTTTTTCACGTTCTTCTAGTACTTGTAATTTTTGTTTAGATCTCTTATAAATCCAAACACCTACTGCGGCAATGAGTAAAGTACCAATGCCTAATTTAATTACTTTGTTCTCCATTATAATATCGAACTTTAGGTTTTTATTATTAGACTTTTATTACCTCACTCCGTTGTTAAACTTTGTAAATCCACCACGACGATTACCAGGTCTATTATCCCTGCGATGATCATGGTGACCTCCTCCGTTGTTATTGTGTCTATCTCCCTGACGATCACTACCACCAGGTCTTACATTACCCCACTTATAAAGGGTTGTGACTGTGGCAACAATTCCACCAATTGCAAGACCCGCAAAAATAGCTGAACTTGCATAATTGTCACTGTATGACTCGAGGACTGTTCTTTTACCGCCCTCTCTCTTACCATTGTTATTACTACCAATGATTCTAGACATCAATTCTAATTTCTTAAACATAATTTGTTCTCCTTTGTTTTATTTGTTGTTACTGTTTCTTCTCAACTCCTTAAGCTCTCTCTTGCTCTTTCCGAGAGACTTATTTGTTAGGTCTGCACCAACTGCTGCAAGTGCACCTACTACTAACACTAGGAATCCTGCCTTTACTGCAAAAGATCCCATCTCGCCTAATGTGTCGCTTACTACTACACATCCTCTTCCGAACTTCTGCTTACGTTCGATTCTCTTTACTAATTTCTCACTCTTCATATAATTAATTTTAATTGTTAATAATTCATGTTTATTTTCTAATTATAAGGTTTTTAGGGGAATCTAGTTGAGGTGGATAAAAAAGAGTGCGACAGTATTTCTGCCACACTCAATTCAATTAATAACTATCTGGAGAACTAATCCTTAATTTCAGATTTGGTTTCTTCTACAGTTTCTTTAATCTCTTCAGCTTTCTCTTGATATGCTGATTTAATCTCAGCATACTTTGACTTAACTGCTTCGCAAATTTCTTTGCGTTTGATTACTACAGCACTAACTGCTGCACCGAATATAGTTCCAAAAATGAATTTTCCCATGATTCTTCCTCCAATTTTTAGTTAAAATTGTTAGTATTATTGTACTTACGGTTGTTATTCCAACCGCCTTTGTACTTACCTTCCCACTTATTATGGTTAGGTTTCTGCTCTTCTGACTGAGCAGCTGTAGTCTGAGTTTCCTCAGCCACCTCTACAGGAGCTTCCTCTAATACAGGAGCATCCTTCTTACTGAACGCATTCTTACATGCATTCAAACCATCGTTACCTAGGGCAACGATCTTCTCACGGGCCGTCTTAGACCCGATTAATACACCCACAGCAGTACCAACTGCCGCAGCTACAATCTTACCTTTGTTTCTCTTAAAGAAACCAGGCTTCTTGTTCTCTACTTGCTGAGCTACTGTCTCAGCTACGTTCTCTACTACTTTTTCAGCAGCATCTTTTAAATTCTTGTTCTCCATAATTTTTATATTTATGAATCGTTAATAATTTGTTAAAAATATCTCTTATAAATGTTTTATTATAATCTCATATATAAGGTTTCTAGGACATTTTAGACGTCAAAATCTGTGGAGCCTATTTTTACCTCAGGCGGGTGTATCTGGGGTGACTTAGATTCCTTATATGTGATTAGAATTTCCATTTATATTTAATATGATGTATTTTATTAGATTGAGACTTGGCCGTGAGGTTAGGTCTCAATTATTTTTTTTCATCACCCCAAGTTTTTCCGCCTGTTCATATAAATAACCAATCAAGTGCGCCCCAGGTTCTCCACTAGTACTAATACCTCTAGTGGTTAGTATATTTTCAACTAAGTGATAAAATTCATGTACTAGTACTCCACCTAGGTTCCTATCTTTTGCACTAATATTATCTAGTTCAAGGCAGATTAAGTACTTATTATCCACTACACAACCTCTACTAGTAAGGCCGCATGCATTCCCTAGTTGCTCCTTGAATCTTTCCTTTAGTTGATTGTCTTCTGTATACTTCTCTGCTTCTTCGTATATTTCATCAAGCGTCCCCACTAAAATTATGACCCCTGTAAAATACACGTCTATGTCAATACAATATCTCTCCATAATAATAAAGAAAGAGAGCATACTATTTCTAATATACTCCCTTGTTTCTTAAATGTTACTTTCTAACCACCTACATGTCTCACTATCAATATCATGCGACGCCCAGCCACACAGTGAAATATCTACCACTAAGACTGCACATTTCCTGTCCGGATCAAACCCATCTACCATATTTCTAAGGTCTGACGGTGTATGTGAGTCTGTTGATACTACGTATGTGTTCCTGTTGACTTGTCTTATTTTTCTTCCAAACTTCCTACCTAGTTTTTCAGTGACCTCCAAGTATCTCTGTGCAATATCCTTACTTGGTTTCAGTGAGAAGGTAATTAGAAAAGCTGCCATACTACTCCTCCTCGTGTGCTCCGTTTTCCATCAACCACTCTTCGATCAGCGTCTCAGTTACTTCATTCTGTTGGTTCGCTTTCTGAATACTCTCCCAGATAGCTTCGAACTGCTTATCTGTATACTCCATCTTAGACTTGTCACGGTCTCTGAGAATCTGATCAACTATTTTCTGGATAGTCTCAGCATCTTCTGGATCTGCTGCAGCTTTTACTTGTACTGTGAGCTGTCGGATGTTATACTCCTTCTTAACATCTTCATCATCGCCCATTACAAACTCCTTAACAGCTGAGCCAGTCTTTTTGAGCACCTCCTTAGCACCACCAACCAAGTCTTCTCTCGTTGACTTAGGATTCTTCACAGTTTCTACAAAGTCCTTAATACTTTCTTTAGGACTCTTAGACATTTCACGAGCATCTTTGACTGCTTCGGTTAGCTCTTCTTTTACTACATCTGCCATTATTGCAGCCTTCTTCAAAAATTTTCTGATCTTACTCATACTTTTTAGTTTATATTCACTAATAAGGGTTTTAGCGGTTCTCTTAGTTTCTTGTACCTCGCAGTAGTTGTCATAATAAAACCTATTACCAAGTATTCTATCAAGGTTCAGGGCGATCAATTCTGCTAGCTTATCATGACCGAAACAGAATTCCTCAGGGTGTCTTAGTATGTACTTAAGATCAAATAGTACATACTTCTCTACTTCCCCTGATTCACCTCCTCTGGTAATGGTAGACAATTCATTTCTACTACTCATTATAAACCTAAGCATTTCATGTTCTAAGATTGTCATGTACCTCAGAGTGATGTTTCCATTGTTAGTATTAGGTCCATCATCAATGCCGCAAAAATGTAGGTCCCCAGGATTTACAACTAGTCCTGTTTCCTCTAGTAATTCTCTGACTGCACCTCCTCTAATATACTGGTCTGCAAAATCATAATATCCACAAGGCATACAATACAGACCTACATTATCAGGGCAACCAGGACCTCTCTTTTCAAACAAGAATAATAAGTTTTCTTCCGGATCCATGCCCTTATCATTCCAACAACACACTGAACATACTGTGGCAATGCTAGGAGAAAACCACCTAACCTTACCATCCTCCTTACAAGTAAACGGTTTATTTGTTTCCATAATTTTTTGAAATATAATCTAATTTCTCTTTAAACACTAGGGGACTTATTCCTGCCATTATTACCACGGCGGGAACATTTCTCCTACTTACGTCCTTTACAAATAACCAAGGAACAGCACCTAGGTTAATATCTTCGACTGACCAAGGACAATTACATCCGCCGTATTCTTTTGGCAGCTTATAATCTAGTGGGTATGTGCTGAAATATCCCTCATCATCCTCACTACCAACAAATGCAAAAGGTACCTCTATTATATCACCTTCAGAATTTTCATATGGTCCCCCTGCATTACAATCATAGGGTGCATCATTCCAGTCATCACCCCATTGTTCTAAGAGGTCAAGTCTTGTAAAGAATGCGATGTGTGTTCTACTGGTTTGATCATACTCTGGATTTGGTAGGTCTTTATACACTACCTTAGGATTATACTGCATTACTCCATACTCCTTTACATAATCTTTATACTCCTGAGATTCAAAGTACTGTTTCGTTGATTCAGTAGGTCCGTATATAGTGGGACTTATTTCACTAACGTAACAGAGCTTATAATTATTCAGGCTCTCATTGATTTCGCTTAATAATACTATCTTACTCATGGAAATACTTGTTTGAATGGTTTAATATTACCGCCCATTACATTTCGCTTGCTATTTTTATCTTCTAGCACTGCAAAACATATCTGACTAAACATATTCTCAAACTCAGATTCACTTAGGACTTCTCTGAATGATTCTGCTGTCTGTTGTGGATTATTACCATATGCACCACAACCAAAGGCACCTAGTACTAATTTTCTATGTCCCTCCAGTAATGCTATTCTAAGTATTGTCCTTATCTTACCTTTCAGCGTTGTCAAGTCCTTCTCCATCATTTCACCATTACTATTTAGGTCTGGTCTTTTAATGGCTGGTACTGTGATAACTGAGCAGGTGAAAGGGTCCGATAAGTAGCTGTAAGACGTAGCGGCTCTAAATACTGTTACGTTTCTGCTATATACTCCACCAAACTCAGATATAGGATATGCTTGCCTTACTAGTTTATCACCAAACGTACCTAGCCGCTTTTGATCACAGCTATATAAGGACCGAACTAAACTGCTCCTCCTACACAGCTCTTCTTCCTGTGCTTTAGATCCTCTCTCAACACCACCACCAGGACAATAGAAAGATGCCATATTAAGTACAGCACAATCAGGACCTAGTTTTTTAGCAGCGAGTAGTGTATCTGTGTTCTCTACCCAAATCTTAGTAGGACCAGAGGGAGCATAGTTTTTATTTTTCACACTCAATGTCCTCTTATAGTATCTAGTAGTTGGTAAGGTTAATTCATGCCACTTACCGTCAGAATCTAGATATCCTTCATTACTAATTACATCACAAGTGTCTTTAAAAATTTCTACTAATTCACTTTTAGATTTTGTCATGTCTCTTTGATTAATTTATATTATTAAGGATTATAGGCTTACTCCCTCTACTACATTACTACCTTGTTTTAGTATACTCAGTTCATCATATATTTTTCTCTTGAGTGTACCTGGTTTTGGGAGGGGATAAAATACAGTACCCCTATTATCCCAGAGCCAGTCATTTAGGTCACTCACAGGGGAACCAAATATTGTCTCAACTTCAGGCTCATAGTAGAACCATTCATCTAAGAACTCAACTTTATAATCGGCAAGTCTTAGGTGAAGTTTTAATTCCATTGTTCTATCACCATCTCTCCAAGCAATAAATTCGCCCATTGGATTATGTAGGTTATATGCTGTTTCTCTTGCTTCCTTACTACCGTCCCCTGTATAACCCACCTTAACTGCTTTCCTTGAACTCTTGAAAGCACCAGTTCCAAATAAATATAACATAATGGAAAAATAAAAATGCCAACATTACCTCGACACAAAACAAACGAGGTAGGCATTTGACCAACATCTTAAATAAATAATTACTCTTGATTAATTTATGTACCTATTATTTTCCGGTACCTTTTCTACATCTTCACAAATTCTATCACATTGCCTGGCCTATTGATGTAACAAGTGGTAATTCCTGTGTATGGATTGGTAGTGTACAGTTTAACATTGTACGGCTCACCTTTCTCATTGACCATACCATCATAAGAACGACCCATCCAGTCTGTACTTAAGTCACCAGGGACTGTTTGATATCCTGAGTAACCTGTCGATAAGCTAGGGTCGTTGATTAAGTTATATGAATTCTTATCAAATAACCTATTAACATTACTAGCTACTGACGAAAGTGACTGAATAATCTCCATAGTTCCACCGCAAACCATCTGACCAATTTTCAGACCATTCACTACGTTACGTCCAAATTCACTGTTCATTGCATTACCGCCACATTGATTCTGAGGCTGCGCTTGAACTCCTGTGTTGTAGGATGGATTTGAACCCCTTGGAGGAACTGTTGAAAAACCACGCTCCTTGATTTGTTGTTCTGCTGGCATTTCATCAATACTCTGAGGTCCTTGGTTAGAATTACTCTTACCCAATTCCCTGATACCTGCAAATACAACTGCACCACTTACTGCTGCCACTAATACTTTAAGACCTAGAATGGCAATTTTAGAATAATTAAGATTCATCTAAGATTCTTTTAAATGTTTGACTAAAAATTTTCTTTTTCTCATAATAATTTTACTAATCTACCAGTCGGATAATTGATTCTCTAGCGCTATTTTTCGATTCAAATATCTTCACTTATAAGGAATAGAGACCTTTGTAATACGGAAGCCTTCAATCCCTTAACTATGATAAGGTTAAGGTTTGTCACGACGAAGGTCTAAGGTCCAAGTAGGAATATCACTATAGATGGGTGATGAAATGGAGATACAGAGTGTTAAGCAGACTGTAAAAACATGAAAGAATCAACTTAAGTGCATCCGTTCGGTTCCTACTATGTATGTACAATGTTGGGAAAGTAGTGTAACCCTGGCCTTATCATTTTTTTTCGTCCCCATGGAAATAAAAAAGAAGGAGAACTTAACTGTCTCCCTCTTTGTTTTCTTTTTCTTCTTTACCACAGCACCAATACTTAATTGTTGCTTTAATCTCTTTCCATACCACACTCAGAAATGTTACTGAGAGTGGCTCTTCTGTAATATTATTCATATCTTAAAATATTATTCGGTTAAATACTCAATTAATTCTAACTTAATTTTGTGGAGCCCATGCATGATGAGCTTACCAACTATTATCGATCCAATTACTAGAACCATCATCGTTGTATAGATGACTGTCCAAAATAAGATCCAACTTTGATCCACTGTCATAATTGTATGTATTTGATTGTTAATATCTTTATTACACTAATAAGGGATTTAGGACATCATAGGGAGCAAAAAAAGAGTAGCCCAATCTCACGACTAAGCTAACTCTCCCAATAAAATTATAATTATGACTTTGTATATACACCTATAAGGTTCCTAGGGCTCTTGATTACAGACCTAACTTATTAAGCACCATTTCTATGTTATGCTTTATGAGTACCTTATCACTATCACTCCACTTATCTTTTTTCATCTGAAGTTCTAGTGTTTCTCTTGCATTCAGCTGCGCATCCATCTTAGTAAACCTGCTACATTCCCAATCAATTACAGCAGCTGTCCAGTCCACCTTACACCAACCATGTAATTTACCATAGTCTAGGTGATGGTCTGCGTGCGTTCTGTGAAATTCTTTAACAGTAGAATATTTACAGAATAATTTTAACCAGGGCTTTTCTATGTCATGGAGTAGGTATTTCCATCTCCAGACTTTATGATTTAGCGCAGTCATTTGGAAAGCAGACCAATGTGCAAACCAATACTTAAAACTACTTCTATCACTCTTACGAAAACCAAAATTCCTGGCAAGATACTTTCTAATCTCCTCAACTACCTGCAAGCTGAATTTTTCGACATCATCCCCATCCTTAAAATCAATTAAGACTGTTGGGAGATATATTTCTGAGTTAACCTCGTGATATCTCAACAGTTGTACACCCTTTTCTGGGTGTTTAAAGTCAAGAGTTAATGATGTATAACCTTCATGCTCCTCTAGAAAATCTAAGCGCACTACAAACTCACTACGACTCTGTTTAAGCTCTTCTAACTTAGCACCATACGTAGATAGTTCATTGATCTTACCACATAGGTACTCAGGTGTTAATTTTTCTTCCATATTTATTGTTTCAAATGTTACTACTTCTGCGTCTGGTGATAATTTAAAATACTTCTCGTCATCACAGAACAATGGAGAATTATCACCATATCGAGCGTTCATAAGGTCTTCAAATTCTGCAGACTCTTTGATAAATGGTTCACACTCGCTTATCTTATCTGTGGGTGAGTAGGATACAAGAAATATTCCTTTATCCTCGCTGTAATTAAATCTGATCGTTAACCACCTATAACGGCCTACTAAGTACTTAAACCAATCTCTAAGTTCTTTTTCTATCTTACTTTTCATAATACGTATATATTGAGGGACTGTATAAGTTAACATTATCATATCCCACATCCATTACTTCTTCTATATAATCTTTTACTAGTTCACAACTTCTGACTAATGATTTCTCACTAAGCTGATCTTCCCAAAGTTTATTAGTAGTTAGGCTCCCATTACTGTTAACTACTATCGACTTAACCTCTAATTTTCCATCAGGCTCATTAATAGTAATTGTAAGTTCCTCTGAATTTCCTTCTAACTTTACAATAAGGGTTTCACAAGGAACAGCACTAGTAAAATCGTAGACTTTGTATTTACTACCTACTAGTCTACTCATTAATCTTGTTTTTATTGTATAACTATCTAATAACATTTCATCATTTCTTTTCATTATCTTCACTAAAGTGGACTCTGTATTATTTTACACAGGTAAGGGTTCTAGGGCCGTGAAACTAGAAAGCCTTGAAAACCTTAATAGTGTAATGAGAATTAAAATTTTATCTTATGTTAATATGTGTAATATGTTAAGAAAAATTTTAGTAGATTGCCTTTGTTCATCGGTGACTAGTAACGGTTCGAATCCGTTCAGAGGCACTATGAGCTATTCCACAGATAGTTCATTAATAATTAACGTTAATTTTATAAATCAATTAAGATGAACAAATTTTTAATCTACACAAGTAACTTGGATAGAAATCCAAGAAGCATGCGAGATGTTATTAAGTTTGCTCAGCAGACTCCAAAGTTCTATCTAGCAAATGTAGAGCTCAGTGACGTACTAGGAGATGTCCGAGAAGGTGATAATATTATCACTAAGAAAGGAAACTCTATCTATGTGATTAGAGCAATCTCCGAGTCAGTAGATGACTGGTCAGATGAGACTAGGGAGTATGTAGAAGAACTTTCACGCCAGTATGGACTTAAGAGGTGTAATATTACAAGTATTGCACAGGTGGTTAAGTTTGAGACCTGGTGTAAGCAAGGAAGAGCGATTATTAACAAAACAGTAAAAGAAAAAACAATGGGAAGTATTAGCAATCTCAGCAAGTCAATGTTTGCAAAGTTCATGCCTGCAAAGGCAGAGGGTGTTCGCGTATCAATGGATGGTAACATCTGTGTTGAAACTAGCGAGGGTTATGTAACAATCGACGCCAATAATAAGTTGGCATCTTACCCAGAGGAGTTCACAGTTGATCTTCCAGTGTTCACAATTTGCAAGTCAATTGATCAGTTGGCAGTTGGTGATATCATCAAGTGTCCTAAGAGCTATGCTAAGATCACAAAGATCGAAGGTGAGAAGTTGACAGCGATCAGCTTTACCGGTACAGGTAAGGTTGTTCACACCATCAAGGATATCTTGTTCAACCAGACAACAGTTCGCGTTGTTGTATCAATGGTTGGAAACATTGGTGGTCAGATGAACCCAATGATGATGATGGCACTTATGGACAAGGAGTCTGGATCTGGTAAGGGTCTTGACACAACTGCCTTGCTTGCTATGATGTCTATGAACCAGAATGGTGGAAACCTTGGCATCAATCCAATGATGATGATGCTCATGGGTGGGGGCGACGATAAGTCATCACTCAAGGATCTTCTACTCATGTCTGCAATGACAGGTGGCAATGGATTCAATATGTTCCAGGGCTTCGGTGGTATGCAGCAGGGTCCAGCAAAACCAGCAGCAGAAGTAAAACCTGAAGGGGAAGGCGCTGCTGAGTAAGTAGGATTATTGAGATAGGTACTTTTCTGTGGGAAGTACCTATTTCTTTTTAGAATTAGAATAATATGAGTAATGCAATTTTTAGATTCTTAGGTTATTATACTGATTACGAGTATAAGATCCAAGGAATGAAGGACTATAAGAAAGCCGGTAACACTGCTTGTTTTGCTGAGGCTCTTCAAAAAATGAGATCTAATTTTGAAACGAGTGAAAAATTTAGCGGGTCTTACAAAATCAAGATCTATAGAACACAGTATCAAATTAGTAAGAGTAAAAGCAATTTCTGCCTACTTAGTAAGAAAGAGATCAGAGATTATATAAATATTCTCAAGAAAGTGGTTAAATTCAGGTGGAGATTCTTGAAAGACAATAAAGACTATTTTACTGTCAAAGCGGATATCCAGGAGGGTTATCATACAACACATAGGGCAGTTCTATTTTGGATTAGAAACTTATACGAGTTCCCATTTAATGTACTTGTGAAAGATGCTGAGTTATTCAGAAAAGATCACAGGTATAGTTATATTGGTGCTCTCAACATACACAGACTTGTTTATATATCTAATTGTCTTAAAGAAGATTGTCATTCAATGTTTAAGTATCACTATAATAGTCTTGGGACATTGGATGAATACCAGAGAGCGTTTAACAATGACAGAGATTTCTATGTGTCTGATGCAATCCATGATATTGTTAACAGTATTGAAATTGAGGGACCAATCGGAACTGCTTGTTCTGATCTAGATAAACTTAAGTCTCTGGAATTTTGGACCGAACCAGAAGATGACTGTCCGCAAAGGAAAGATAGGTTTGAAGTGTACAGTAAGAATTTAAAACATTATACTAGAAAAAGATGAAAGTATTTGTAGTAGGACCAGCAGTTTATTATGCTAAGTTTTTGAAAGATGTAGAACTAGTAGAGAAACAGGAAGATGCTGATGTGGTATTATTTACAGGTGGTGAAGATGTTGATCCAAGCACCTATGGACACCGCCGACACCCTCGCACATATTCAAACATACTGAGAGATGAAGAAGAAATCGAAGTGTTCAAGAAGATTCGTAATGATCAGCTTGCATTCGGTATTTGTAGGGGCTCTCAGTTCTTATGTGCAGTTAACGGCGGAAAATTGGTGCAAGACTGTAACAATCATGCAATAGGTGGCACACATGAGATAACTGATGGAAAGTCTGTTTACGATATAACATCAACTCATCACCAAATGCAGTATCCATATAATTTGGGAGACTCTGAGTATGATGTTCTCTACAAGTCACTAGAAAATAGGTCAAACTATTATGAGGGAGACGATGAAATAGATAGTGACAAGATAGAGAAACTTGGAGAGCCTGAGATTGTACTGTATAAGGTAGAGGGTAATCCAGTATCTCTTGCAGTACAGGGACATCCAGAAATGATTCCTACATCACCAGTTGCGGAGATGATTAGTGAGTTAGTTGAAAATTATATTAAGGAAGTTAAGAAAGTATGAGACTGAGAAACATTACAGTAGGTGCAGATCCAGAGCTTTTTATAGTAAACGAAAAGACTGGAAAAGTAGTATCATCAATCGGTATTATCCCAGGTGAAAAGGGAAATGCATGGAAGTCTGATGATATGCCAGAGGGATTTGGTATTGAGGTAGATAATATCCTAGGCGAGTTCAATATTCCACCTTGTAAGACTAAGGAGGAATTCATTAACAACATCGAATATATGAAAGATTATATTGATAGGTTTGTTAAGGAGAAGAACCCAGACTTAGGAATTCAGTGTATTGCATCAAGAGAAGTGGATGAAGATCAATTACAGTCAGATGAAGCTAAGCTCTTTGGTTGTAGTCCTGATTTCAATGCTTATACTGAAATGGAGAATGAGAAGCCTGATGGTGAATCAACAAATCTTAGGTCAGCGGGTTTTCATATTCACATTGGATATGATAACAATGACATAGATACTTCAGTCCAGCTTGTTAAGTACTTGGATCTCTACTTAGGGGTTCCAGCAGTAATAGATGATCCCGACAAGAAGAGAAGATCACTTTATGGTAAGGCAGGTTCATTCAGACTTACACCTTACGGAGTTGAGTATAGGTCATTATCTAGCGCTATGATGAAGGATAAAAAGACCCTCAAGAAAGTTTGGTATAGAATTGTATCAGCTATAGATGCATTCAATAATGAGAGAGAACTTCCATCATCTAGTGCAGTAAGAAAAGCAATTGATAACAGTTCAGTTGAGATGGCTAAGAAAATAGTTGAACAATATGACCTAGTATAAAGTTATGTGCGGAATATTTGGAATAATTAATAAAAAGAAGAGCGATTTTGATAAGACAACATTTAACGTCTTAGGTATTAATAATGACACTAGAGGAGGTGATTCTTGTGGAGTTTTTATTGATGGTCGCTATGAGTATGGTGTAGACGATAAAAGTTACTATGAGGAATTTTTTGAGACAAGTAAGATCTTAAAGACTACCACTAAGTGTACTATTGCAATCGGTCATGATAGGAAGGCAAGTGTTGGTAAGATTGATAAAACTACTGCACAGCCAATAGTCCTCAAAAACAAAAAAGGCGAGGTAGAATTTGTAGTGATTCATAATGGAACTATCTACAACTATCTTGACCTGGCTAAGAAGTATATCCCAGGTGTTAAGATCGACGGCCTAACAGATTCACAAGTTATGGCAAGAATCTTTTACTACAAGGGATATGATGTACTAGAAGAGTATAATGGTGGTGCTGTTTTTGTAGTCGTTGATTATAGACAGCCAAAACCTAAGATACTATTTTTCAAGGGCGCATCTAAGAAGTACAACACAGGTAAGGAGATGGATGAAAGACCGTTCTACTTCTCAATTGATCCAAAGCAAGGGTTAGTATTCAGCTCCATCAGTACATACCTTAAAGCACTTAGGCCAGAAGGAGAGGTATATACTATCAAAGCTAACCAACTGATAGATTACAACAATGAGACCTGTAAGATGACAATTATTAAGAACGTTGACAGGTCTAAACAGCAACAGACAAAGGAATACACAAACAAGTATAGTTTTGCAAGTGAGATTCCTTCTAAGTGGAGCGGCTACAGTAACAGTAAATACAGTAGCGGTGGTTGTTGTGGATATACAGAATCATCCTATGTGAAGGTTGACTATCTCAGTAATACCTATTCAAACAAAAAGGGTAAACTACACGGAGAGTATCATATGACAAGATATGGAAAATTCGTGAGCCCTGATAGTAAAGATTCAGAAGTATTTAATGTCTGGTTCTTTAACGGTATTGCGCTGAAAGGAAAGGAGGAGTTTAAGTTTCTTGAGTATTTTAACAAGAAGACAAAACTGGATATCAACAAGTTCACAGAGAGATATCAAAACTTAGTGAGGTCAATCAGTGTGGATGGCCTGTACTGGAAGGAGATAGATGGTGAAGAGTATCTAGTCAAGGCAATTAGTACTGATGATTTCCAGAAGTTTACAGGTGGCTTTCAGATGTTAGGTCAATCTAGTAATAAACAGTACTTAGTTGGAAGGTATACTGGTGACTGTTACTCTGGATTTGATAGACCTTTCGTATTTAGAGATGAGAAAGATAAGTTCAATATCAAAAGCTTCTATAAGATATGCAAGTTATTGATGAAGTCAGCGGTAATAAAATAGATGCGTTTTCAGCCATCAAGGTAATCGTTGGGCTGAATAAAGAAGATGAGACTCTTATTTATGGTTATATAGATTCAAAACATTTAAACCTAACTAAGAGAGTACTAGTAGGTTCCAGAGGTGCGATTATGTATGTACTTACTACTAAATTCCCTGAAGATGAGCTATTCTTCAGTAGGTATTATGGTTTGTATAGGACTAAGATAGGCCTCTCTCAAGCAGATATACAGAGAGAGTCTAAAATTCTAGGTAAAGGTAGTTTCCCGTATAGCTTTGAAAGGATGTACGAAGCAGTTGACAACTTTCAGATTTTCCAAGACAAGGATAAGCTGATTGATACTGAATTCAAACATCCCCTCGCTAAACAGATGAACTATACATTTGGCTTAGAGTTTGAGACATGTAAGGGCTATATACCAGAGGATATTTGTTTCAGAGATGGACTTATACCGCTTAGAGATGGATCTATTAGTGGGCTTGAGTATAGTACTTTGGTGTTGCAAGGAAATTCTGGACTATCTATGCTAAAACAACAGATAGGTACCTTACAGGAATATACTAGGTTTGACAAAGACTGCTCCTTACATATTCACTTCGGCGGTTATCCATTACAGGCAGATAAACTATGGGCGCTTTATTCAGTGTGCTATAGAATTCAGAACAACCTTAAAGGATATGTACCTAAGTTTACATTTTATAGTAGTAGGTATAAGAGTTCTGGGAAGGATTATTGCAAATTCCTACCAGACTTTGATAGCTTTAACGAACTATATGAAACTTTTGTAGGGAGAAGATTCTTTGGTGACTTATCTCAACCACATCCAAATGATCCAAAGAGATGTGCTAAGTGGAGAATCCCGCACAGATATTATTGGGTTAACTTTATAAATGCAATGTGCTATAAGGTTAACAAGACAATCGAATTTAGATTACTTAGACCAACATTTAATTATGCAAAGATAACATTATGGATGTACGTGTTTAATGCAGTCTTAAAATATGCCGACAAACATTCAGATACTTGTCACTTAGGCCTAGATAAATCAAGCCTAATGATTTCAGATATACTGGATGATGTCTACCCAAAGAGACTTGCTAGTAAACTTAAGACTAGATGGAATCGTCTTAGTAAGGCAGTATTAGATCAAGAGAAAAAGGGTGATTACATAGGCAGTAAGGTTGACATAGATAACAAGTACATACCAGTATTTGAAATAATCTAAAGAACGAAAAGAAAGTAGTAGAAAGTTAAATTCTACTACTTATTTTTTTTACAATTCCTCAATCCATTTCAAGACAATGTTGATACAAGACTCTACATCATCCCAGTGACATTGTTCGTATGGTTGATGCATGTTTCTGTTAGGTAAGCTCAGTAACATGGTCTCACAGTTTGTTGCATGTTCTTGTATTGAACTTGTATTAGTACCCCCTGCTCTACCAACACCAATCTGATAAGGGATGTTATTCTTCTCTGCCAAGTATTTCATAGTGTCACCGATTCTTCTTGACTTAGCTGGGCCATATTCAATTACTACACCCTTGCCCAAACTAATATCACCGTACATTGCTGAACTGATACCAAGATCTTTTTCAGTACTTGGGCAAACGTCAAAATCGATGCTTATTTCGGGGTCAACTCTTCTGGCTAGTACTTTTGCGCCCCTTAGTCCAGATTCTTCACCCGCTACGCCTGCACCAAATAATGTGATGTTCTTTTTCACGAGCAAGTCTTCATCTACCCTGCGCAAGATTTCAGCCACGATATACACCCCGAGTTTATCATCGAGACTATTACCAACAATGAATTTACCAGAGGGGCCAAAGTTAATATTCTGTTCGTACTTTGGATAGACCATGAGAGTACCTACACCAATACCAAGACCTTCAAGTTCCTTCTTATCAGCGCATCCAAAGTCAAGGCATAAGTCCTCCATCTTAGCAATACTGTCATACTCAATACCTGTCTGAACGTGTATCGCCTTATATTGAATAATACCGTCTACCATTCCATCTTTAGTGAGCGCAGAAAGTCTAGAACCAGGCAAGACACGACGATCTTCACCACTAATTCTAACTATCTTACACATACCTGATTCAGTTACCTCACTCACTAAGAAACCAAGTTCATCATAGTGGCCTGATAGTAAGATAGGGGTACCATTGATTGCACCTTTTGTAAATACTGAGTTCTGAAATTTGTCGGTGAATGCATGTCGACTGAAATCTGACATATGATTGTTAAATACGTCAACCGCTGCATTCTCATAACCTGTTGGAGAAGGTGCCTCCAATAATTCTTCTAAAAACTTTTGATTTTCTTTCATTTGTTTCTCTATGTTTTTATTCATTACAATATTAAGGTATCTAGGGTAATACAGAGTCCACTTCAAGGCCTTCAAAAAATGACGTCTAGGAAGCCTCAAAATCCTTATTAGTGTAATGATAATAAAGCATTACCTGAAGGATATTAGAACTAGATTCTAGTATCCAATTATATTTTCATGTACTTGAAACGAATAGTACTAGTATTATAATGAGCCTGAAGGTGGTCTACGGGAGATTATAGTACGAATAATTTAATGAGGTGACATTAACTTCGGCTTGGCGAAGTAAAAATAGTAGACGTATTTCACTATTAATCAGTGATTGATTTGAAGTGGGAGTTTGTTATACCCGTGAAATATATAGGCCGAGCGCGTATAAAGGTTTTAAGGACACATTGTGACAGACCTACATTTAGTGGGACTGTTTGTGTAACAAAATAAAGATTAAACTATAGCGAAGAGTTATAGTCGGATATGTATGGACTGAACATGAAGAATGATCAGCAGCAATATCAAAACACAGTAGTCAGAATATTATGACGAACTGAGAAATAATAGAATGTATGTATTGACAAGCTATTAAAGTATCGGGGTGGACTACTAGGGATTAAGTAATACAACTTAATTATTAGGTGAGGATTATATCAGTTGATATAGGACCTTGGTATAGTATTGAAGAAGTACTATTGCTCCACCTAATTAGTAGTAGGAAGTCTAGATAAGAGAAGTATCTAGCAAGTTATTAAACTTTATGACATTATTAACAATTTTAAAATAAAAGATTATGAACAATTTTGGTAAAGAAATTAAGAATGGAGCTGTATGCTCAGTGAAGATCGGTGCATGTGCGTTTGTTATTTATGGCGCACTTACTGTAATTAACACAATCCTCGGCGCAGGTAGCAAAGAGGAAGTAAAAACAGAGCCAGAAGTTAAACAATCTGGTGAACCTTTAGAGGGAGGGTGCTGCTAAATAGCACTCTCAGTACATATTAACATTAAAATTAAAGATATGGAGAATGATTTAAGCACAAAGGCTAGTTTAGCCTGGATTATTGGAACAGGTGCCGTATGTATTGCGGTAATTCACATCAGAGGTAAACACTATGAGAACCTCATGAAGGAGAGATTTTTCAATTATTTAAAGGTAAGACAAGAAAAGAAAAATCATGACAAATAAGACAACCGTTATGTTGGGTGTTACGATATTCGTAATAACCACTGCAGTATCTGAGTACTGCATGAGACGTGAACTAAAGAAAAGTGAGAAGTACTGGAAAGAAGAAGAAGAAAAACTCGACCAACCGGCTCACAAGTAAAAACCTAAGGTACTGAAGGATAGTAAGTACCTAGACATATTAACAATTTAAAAACTTATATTATGGATAAAGATCTTAGAGGAGAAAGAATTACTATCCTTACTGCAATAGTAGTATTGATAGTAGGATTCATCTGGAACGTTAGCAATAAGGTTCTAGATAAGGTCGATAAGTAAAACCAATAAACGGGGTCTGTGAAAAGGCCCTAATGACATATTAACAATTTAAACAAAGATTATGAAGAAAGAATTATCAGATATTTCTACTATTGGTATAGTAGTTTTATCAACTACAGCTCTGAAGTTATATGACTTATACAGAGCAAAGAGAGTTAGAAAATTGTATTCCAAACTAGAAAAATTGGAGGAAGATAGCAATGAAAAATAATACAATTGCAATCGGATACGTGACTGTTATGGCGGTTGCGGCAGTGGTTGTCAAGAAATTTTATGACAGCTTCGAAAAAGATTTATTAGAGGATATTGAAAAATTCTCTAAGAAGAAAAACCAAACAAGTGCTGAAGAATAGTAAGCACTTAGACATATTAACAATAAAAAAATAAAGATTATGAAAACTATAATGAGTGGATTATCAATACTTTCATTTGTATTGTATTTTTTGTGTGTAGTCGTTCTGCACTTTAAACTTGGAAACGACACAGTTAACTTGGTATGTGATATATACCTGGTAGTTATGGTAGTAGTATATGGATACTACGGAACAAAGATCTGGTGGGAGACGCTGGATAAATAGAAATATATATAACCGGAGACGCAATTGAACATGTGTTTCTGGTTATATTTTTGCGTAATCAAGAATATAAATACTTGATCTGATGAGACATGTTTTGTCGAAACGCAGTAAAAATATTAATAGGAACTAAAGCTTCCAGAGGTTATATATTTTGTAGTTAGGGTAAGTAATTGCCCTAATTATTTTTCTCTCCGATCCCCTTGATTCCTTAACTATGTATGAAGGTTGATGAGATATTAGAAAAGTATAGTAGTGATAATATTGACCTACTTTATAATAGGTTAGTAGGATTAACAATTGGGGAGAACTGGGAATATGACTATGAGGCATTTAAAAGATTCTATGGTAATGTGGATGATCTATGGCTTGTATTATCTATGTGTTAAGAGAAGCGAAAAGAAAAGTAGTAGAAATTAAATCTACTACTTAATTTTTTTTCAATCTCTGTATAACTTATTCGCTTTTATTATATCCCATGTACCCTTAGTTATCCATGGGAGAGGAATCTTATTATCTCTCAGCAAGTTTCTAATGGCGGAAGAACTCACTGTAATACTCATGTCGGAAATACTATCACTATATCCTGGCCTACTTATTTCAACAGTCTTCCAGTTCTTTAATAGTTCTTCTCCTCTATACCACTTCGACATATCTTTTACAGTGTCAGTCCCGCCAAGTATTACAAACTCAATATCCCTGGCATACAAATTTTTCAGTGCCTCTAGTTGATCGAATGTATAATAGTTTCCATCTTTGTTCTGCTTACTTACTATCTCAATTCCAAACTGATCCTTACTAAAGCCAGATTCATACATAGCGGACCTTATCATATCAGCCCTTAAGTCAACACTCACCGCTTTTCTATGTTTCCAGGGATTTTGCACGGCGGGTAAGAACAATACTTTATCAACTAGTCCTTCATTCAAGACCTTACTAACTATTGCAATGTGACCTATGTGAATTGGGTCAAAACTACCAAGTAATATTCCTATCTTCATCTCCACTTAATTAATTTTTCTGGGTTCCTTACTAATTCCTCTAACTCATGCAATTCCTTCTCATAGCTTGGGTACTTATAATACTTTTTAAATGTATTATCGCTACTTTTAAAGAAATCTAGACTAGACTTTGCATCCATACGTGCAAGTTCTACTGCATAATTTCCTACCGACTCTAGGTAAGGTAACTTTAACTTACCATTCCTATCTAGTAGGCTACTACTAACCTCATCTTTTAAGTACTGTGGGAGATCTTCAAAGCTAATGACCTTACGATTACTATACAATAAGTCATTTATAAATAAGCTCCTGTGATCTTCCGTTATGTTAGTACAAATGACAGTATCAAAGCTAGATTCATCTATTATATCAGCAACATGAAGATACAGGTCAGCGATATTAATATTTCCTGGGTCTAATATAAAATCTTCATCGTCTTCTATATTTACTATAAAACTATAATCAATCATATCCTACTAAGCATTTCAAAAATTAATTGATATACTATTGCTGCCCCTGTCACTATATAACACAAACTAAACGCAAGCTCTGGTAGGACTACTTTATTTATATAGTACTTTCCACCATGACTCTTCAAGAAACAATACTTAACTGTGTCATACCTTTCTAGTAGCTTAACATAATAGAAAGTAGTGATAAACACAGACACAGTAGAGCAAGCTGATACTAAGTGAATATGTCCCACTAGTAATCTGATCACGGCTATTAGTACTACCATAGACAGATTAATACAATTCAACCAGAACATCTTTCTCTTGACTGATTGAAACCTTGTGTAGTCTTTTTCTGAACTCCAATATCTTACCATCCCATGTAAAATGTAAATTGTTTTATCATAAATGCTGTGTAACCAATGAAGTATATAATAATAAAGACATTCACAGCTTTCAATATCTTAATATACTTATCATAAGTCTTCTTTATGTTGTGACGATCTAGGTCATCCAATCCCCTATTATTGATCCTACATACATTAAATGTAAAGTCATCTATGTTTGCTGTGTCAATCAACATTACAGTACTAACGACAAATAATGTAGCCGCTAAGTAAATTATCATACTAAAAATTGTAAGTAGCATTACTAGATTTACATGCCAACTTACGCCCGATCCTCCAAGTAGTTCTTCCTTGTCGTACTCAATTTTAATAGTACTACCAATATCATGTGTTAGATAAGTCTGTGCATCTACCTCTTTTACCCAATTATACTTACTATTCTTTAAGTACAGATAGTAAGTACTTGATTTCTCTTCGTTTTCTGCTAGCTTATTAACTATCTTCCACTCGCTTTCTACTCTTGTGTGGTACTCTCTTGCATAGTCTTTCATGTCACTACGAAAAATCCATTGCAGTGATAATACGAACAATGATATAATAATTAGAGTGCTTGTTATCCCTACCTCAGACCACGCATTTTCACCTACAGTAGCCCACCAAATACTAGTCTTCAATGGCTGGTTACCTTTCTTAGATTTTACTTCGTAGTTCATTGGTTCTATACCAGTTTACAGATTAATACTAAGTAGTACACACACCAGGTAGAATAACCTACCATTAGAATAGCAGCCAGCCCTTTCATTATGTTATACCTACTAACATACCTGTCGAACTGCTTCTGTACTCTAAGGTCGTCATCATCTACTCTACTATTATTTGACCTAACCCAACTATGAAATCTATGGTAATCAGTATCTCCCTTCTCCCAAAAATCAGCCATGCATATAAATAGGACAATAAGTAAGAGTATCTGGATTGCAAAAGATACAAATCCAATTATTGCAAGATATTTGGGCTTGTTCTCTGGAAATAAGTCACTCTTAGTATATTCTACTGAGACTGTACTTCCGATATTAGTAATATTATATTTGACATTGCTAACATCTTTTGCCCACTTATACTTACTATCTTGAAGCACTAGGTAGTAAGTATTTTCTCTATATGTATCATCTACGAACTTGCCAACCACCCGCCATTTTGAAATCGTACTAGTCTCCCACTCGCCTATCTGTTTCGTCACTGTTCCAGACATTAGAAACTGTGCCATCATTATAACAGCAAGTATAGTAGTGAGTATACAAATTGATTCAACGGTTTCTTTGACTTCACCGTTATCATAAAAGATCCAATAAAAACTCGATCTTAATTTTCCATTTGACGTTTTCTTCGTCTCTGCTTCGTAATTCATTTTCTCATATTTTTTGTTAATAATCTACTAATAAGGAATTTAGAGGAAAAAGAAGAGGCAAGTACTTAATACCTACCTCTCTTATGATTAAAGATCTGCTATACCTTCCAATTCTTTAGTGTCCGAGTCGTCTGTAGTTGATAAGTAGTTAGAAATCTCCCTTACTACTAGGTCTTCTACATAATCTTTCAGCTCCATACTACCACCTGTCATATCAAGATCCCCAATACTTACACAGACCTCATTATTGATACTTTCTAGCTCTGGATACTCACCACCAAGTTTTAATGTCCTAGTTGCACATCTTAATTCTACTCCATCAGTTCCCAGATTTTTCCTAACTTGTAATAGAACTGAAATATCTCTCTTCTTCCTACTTACTAGTGTTGGAATTTTTATCTCCACCACTTTAGACTCAAAATGTTCATCTCCGTCAAAGTATTCATAGTAAGTTGGAATATACTTAATCTTATACTCCCTCTCTAAGTATCTGTTGGGCCATCTTCTCGTCACATACTTAACTAGCCTACTCAGCTTTTTGAAATAGTTAGAGCTTGACTTAAGATACTTACCTATTCTTTTAGTGGCGAGATCTAATTCAAATCCCTCATCGCTAATGTCAGAGTAGTGTCTTTCGAACCAATCCCAAATTATACTCTCTTCTCCAGTTACATCAATAAACCTACAACTACTTTCTGGAAACCTATTAAAGCTGCTATTATAGTGTTTAACGTCAAAGAATCTAACTCCACTACACCTAGGAAGTCGCCAACAGTTTCCGATACTTGTAGATACTAGTAATCTCTTTCCATCACTCTTTTCTAGTTCCATGCATTCGTAGAGGGTGTCTTTTCTTTTTTCATCAACGCCTAGGTATGAAAACTTAAGTCCCTCATTCTCCCCTTCGAATCTATCTTTTATATATTCAAGAGTTTCATACATTTCTAATTCTTCCATAATCTATTAATCTAAGTCATCATATTCATGTGTCTCTAAAGGTTTTTTCTTAATAGATTCTTCAATATTATCGTCCAAGTAAATTCCCTTACTGATCATTGTTCTTGCGGCGATTATCTTAATTTCAACTGTCTGTATACTATCAAATAAGCCTCTAATAAATTCTTGCTCTTCCTTTGGCGGGTCTGTTCTAGTGCTTTCAATTCTCCTCAAGTATACGCAGTCTTTTTGAATATTTACTGCGTCAATATTAGAGGAAGTTATTAAGCACTCAAGTCTTCCGCCAATCGTCCTCCTAGAAAAACTGAGACTTACTAACCACAACACTAATACTAAGATAATTAAACCAAGCCCCGATATTCCAGCCATCCAGTATTGTTCTTGTATAGCACTGTAAATTATCATACCGATCATAGCCATACAGGAGATACCAGACAGAACTAAGAATATATTGTTAATCTTCCTGTCAAGCTTATTACATAATCCAACTAGTGCGGTGATTACTTTATTAATATTATCTGTTTCCATGTGTTATAAAAATTAAAAGAGGGTCAAGTATAACAATGTATACTCAACCCGATTAGTACTTCTTAGATTTCGGCAGCCTCAAACGACTTCTGCTCCATCATTCGAATCACTCTGTTAATATCAGATGCTCTCCTTTCTCCTGACCACTTTGTTTTTGGATAGTTCAGTTTACTAAGAGAACCGGTTAGGTTATTCTTCTGATCAACATCGTAATTATTATAAACTCCAACAGGTTCCAACCATAATTGATCACTGTTATCACCTACTAGCTTAAATACAGCATACTTAGTAGGTGTCACAAGTACATCAACATAGCAACCTTCCTGGAATCTATACTTTGACCACCTAAGTTGATCTCTGACACCCACAATGATTGCTCTTGTTACGTTATTATTATTCTCAACCTCCCACATTGGAAATTTAAAATTACCAAGATCATAGTATAAGTCAGCCTTCCCATAAACACCCTCTGCTCTGTCTAAGATATTCCTATACATGAAATCAGAAATCTTCTTAAATGAGTTTGTTCTATTGTGGATGATAGTAGAAATGACATCAAGATCATATTTCTTAGTGTCACCCTCTCTCATACAATACTCACCCTTATTCATTGTCTTCTCACTGATCTTAGTAAGTGACAAGAGTGGTACCTCATTAGAACTAATACCTGGTGTGTTAACCTGGTATAGATAATAACTCTGAAGATTTGTGTTGTTAAGGAAGAATGGATATACTCTTCCAATCATTGTGTTGTGTAATCTAGTACGTCCCATTTTTAATAAATTTAATCTGGGTTAAACAATTATATTAATTACTCTCGTTAATTCTTTTTATTGTTAGGTGGAAGTCTAGTAATAATTCTGCCCTTTGTTAAGTCATAAGGGCTCATTTCTACCACTACACCATCACCTGCCATGATTCTGATAAAATTCTTCCTGATCTTACCAGAAATAGTGCAAAGTATCTCATGTCCGGAATCTAGGGTAACTCTAAACATTGAATTACCCAACTCCTGAGACACCTTGCCATCTACTTTAATATTATCTTGTTTCATATAATACTTCTTATTAAATTATTACTTTAGAGTTTCTGTCAGTCCTTAATATGACTTCTCGAAATCTACAAGCTACTAACTCATTACTAAGGGATTGAGGTACATTTGAGACCCCATTATAGTAGTTTACGATATCTGTTAGTGTTATCTTAAAGTATTCGTATTCAAGTGGGGTTCTAGTTGTCCCATTATTCTCTACCTTATACTCACAGATACAAGTACCGTAACTCTCCCTTGCTTTATCAACTAGCTCTACTATTACGTCAGCCACTACCCTACTAAGTTTACTAGTAAGAGGTATTGGTTTAGGTGTTCCAAACTTAACTGAATTATCTAGTTGATCAAATATCTCAGATTCGTATGCCCAATGATTTTTTCTGTACAGCTCGATATAACTATACATACTATTGAGGTCTTTGAATATAGTCCCCTCGTCTGAATAAGAGTCTACAATGCCAGCAGTAATATCCTTCACACTGATACCTAGCTCATTGAAAAGGCTCGTATAGTATGACACCCTACTGACATTATTATCATTCATTGTGTTGATAAAATAAGACTCGACTACATCATTGATCAATTCTGTATCCTGACTAGTACTGTCCTTTGTAATACTAAACATCGTAACTCCCTTCTGAATAGAGTTAGTTGAGATGATAGTATTTAAGATTGTAGTACTTAAGACAACCTCTAGCTGTTCCTTTATCGGTGCATTAATGTTTCTATAGTCTTTTACTTTATCCGACATTAGACTAAGAGGTTCAAATATACTGAAAAGATCTGTATAATCTCTCCACCTGTCACCACCATAAGGGACTGTGCACTTACTTACTGCACTGTCAATCATCAATCCCCAATAGTTAGTAATATCAAATCCGTCTATTGGTTCAAGTGCTTTACCGCTCTCTACCATAGGCTTAGGTGAAAACAATACCTGTAGCTTATTATCATCATTAGTACCTTGACCTAATACATGGTTCTTAAGTACATCCTCTACAGATTTCTCAGTGTCCTTACTGATCTTACTTACTACTAGATAACCTTTGACATAATCCTGTGGGTCTACTAGTAGTTCAGAGTCTAAGTTATCTCTTCTCCTGACTAGTACCTCACCTAAGTAGTAGTAAGTCTGTGTTTCTGTATCATATCTATAACCAGGCTTCCACTTAGCACATCCAGTTTTCTTGAATATACTACAATTAACAACCCTGGTCATCTCGTCAAAGTATTCATCGTACTCTTTCATAGTCTTACAAGCAAGTACTACCTCGCCTGGATAATCCTCTGAAAATGCAGCCTCAAACACAGAACCATCATTAACGATTCCCTTGTCAATACTACAACCTTCCAAGATATTACCTAGGTACCTTCTATCCTTTGCGAAATTACATAGCTCGTACCATTCATCTTTCTTAGGTAGTTCTTTAGATTTAACAAATACTCTAAATTCTCTACCTAACCTCACTTGGAACTCATTATTATCCAAGAGCACATCATCAAGTACAAGGTTACTCGCTCTATAGTCACTGTTAACCTGCTTTCTTACATTGGACTTATATACTTTCTTTCCGTCCATGTAGAGCCAGACCTTATTTTCTTGGTTACTTACTAATGCACTAAGCTCTGTTACTAATCTCCACTTCATACCTTAATTTTCTATTATTACTTTAACTTTTACTTTAACGCCATTAAATTTAATAGTTGTACCGCCAATAAATTTCTCTACCGACTTTAATACATTAATAAGGTTTTCATCTGGCTCTATTACCTTTTCTGGCGTTGTTAGAGTAAAAACTGCTTGCTTATACTTCTTCCTAACTTCATCAATGCCTGTAATAGACTCGAACTTGAATAGATGTCCACCTAGTAACTCTTCTGCCTCTCTAAACTCAGGAATATTCCAAGCTTCCCTATTTAGTCTAGCATCCAAGAAATCACTCATCTCTGCAATAATCTCTTGACCGCTGCTAGGTGTTCTACGGCAATCTATCCACCCATTCTTCTTATACCAGATCAGGGTTCTATTTACATTAATAACTAACTTCTTTAAAGTAACGGCTGCTTCCTTCATTGTTCTTAATTAAATATGATAATAGGCCATCAAGATTTTCCAAGTACCTTCTAGATGCACCACACCTATACTTCAGATCATAACAGAGACAGTTTCCAAAATCAAACATATAATATATAGTCTCAAACTTAAAAAACTCATCTTGCTTATAATCTATTCTATAACTCCCGATATCAAGGTAACTATATCCAGAATCGACCTCCGCTACTAGACGAACCTCACTAGTCCTTAAGAACTCATTATCAGTATAACTAGTAGTATCACTAAGTCTTGTCAAGGTAAAGCTAGGTAAGTCGATTGAATCCTCCTTACTAAGCTCCTCTCTTAACGTATCCTCAGTATCGGTGTCGGTTGGGTTGAGGACAGTAACAGATCCTACAAACCAATCATACCAAATAATCTTGCCACTATTCAATTTAAAGTCTGTCCACCTTAAATGTTCTGGAAGGTTAAGTCTATACCTGAACTTAATCGCCTTCTCCTTATTAAAAGTAGGGCGAAGTTCCTTGAGTTGTTCTAGAAATACTGGTATCATAGGTGATTCTTCTTAAAATATTCAACAATACTTGTACTACCCCAACTAACCCTTTCCTCCTTTGGACTTCTACTAGTTGGGCCAAATGTTTCTTCTACTGCATCTACATACATACTAGAAGAAAAGTCACAACCGCAAAAGAGATTATTCCACTCATCAGGTAGTAGTGATGATTCGATATCAAGCTGCTCTAATGCTAAGTTATCAAAACCTATCACAATATTTGGGTTAGGTTCAGACGTCTTACCTGTTCTGATCTCGAATATTAATTTCTTAATACCCTTCTTCCAGTTCTCGAGATCTACACTAGTCCCTGCTGCTCTACCAAACTGCTTATAGCCTAGTATTAAAATTCTAACAGGTCTATCTAGGTAAGCACTTTCATTGACAATCTCATAGAGCTTCATAATATCATCAACCGGAAATATACCAGCGATAATATGAAATACAGACCTTTCCAACCTACAAACGCTCTTAAATAGTTCACCAACAACTGGGATCTTTTCAATGCTAACGCCAACTGCCTCATAACAATTGGCTACTATACTATAGCTGCTGATTGGGTCACCGTCAAATTCTCTCTGAAGTGTCTTATAGTTGACTGTTATTCTTGGTTGAAAATTGTTTGCCCTCAGCCACCCTACTAGCTTCTCTGCATCACTAATACAATCCTCATCAAAAATATCACCGCCACCTACTGCAACTTCAATTCCACACTTCGGGAGCTTATCTAGGACCTCAATTGTCTTCTCTAGGTTAAACTTCTTTGCACCAGCCACACTAGATTCATGACAATACTTACAACCTATGCTACATGCATTGGTTATCTTAAGGTCAATACTGTCGGGAAAATCTGCACACAAGTCCTCGTCGAATCTAAGTGCTCTCTTCACCTTAGAACCATCTCGACGACTCATTACGAAATAGTTTCCGTTTATATACCGATAGCTCTTATTATCATTAATATACTTTGAACAGCTATAAAAGAATGTGTTTACTAATTCTTTACTCATTGACCTTAATGTTTAATTTTACTCTAATTAATCCATCATAATTACTCTCAACAAATTCAGCAGCATCTTGACCAAATAATGGATCACCAAATACATGATTTTCATCCTTCTTCCCAAAGGTCATTAGCTTACTCGCAAAATCTTTAGTTGCATAGTATAGGCATGGGTAATCATCGTGTCCTTTTGCCAAACGATGCCACTCACTATTAACAGGAAACACCCCTAGATCGTCCCTTAAGTTGATCAGGAAGTATATACTATCATTCTTAGCTGACCCTGTTAATATCTTCTTGTCTTCCGGTGTCATTGATCTAGCAGTACCGTTCTCAAAAACAATACTATTAGCTATCTCACAAGAAAACTGAGAGCTGGATAAGTAGTTATAGTCTGCATAGAAACACTCTAGTAGGTCTATAGGATACTCAGGGACATTAAACTGAACCTTACCAACCTCTCCGCCGTAATCCAAAGTTACCTCTGCACCTACTATATTACTATTATCAAATGCAGGATTATAGAACTCATCCGTTTCATCACTATTATCGTTGCCTGTAAATAACCACGACTTACTGTTAAATAGGAAGTTCTTTAAGCTGTCCTTATTGTCAACGATATGATCAAAGATGCAAGTAGATTCATGGTCAATTTCTGGATATCCTCCATCATCGGTCTTACTATTGACCCAAGTGAATTTAACTCCATTAGCACCAGTAAACTTGCAAACTAAGTTACTGAGCGTTGATAGCTTTTTGTGAACATCCATATATTTTTGTGCATATGACTTCTCGTTCCACTTAGTGCTATGATAATAGATACCACAGACATAGAGTAGTTTGTCTTTTATTGAATTCATTGCTTTCCACTCCCATCCGAAACATCTACCAGACTCTAAGACAATATCACCGTCTTCGTCCAGGTCTATGTCACTAGATAACTCAATACTCGCTCTATTAATTACAACAGAGTGAGATGAGCTACTGTTTGTTTCTGGGAGGTTAAATCTTTCTACTTTCTTAATTTTTCCCATAATTTATAATAACTAAATTTATTCATCTACTATTAAGGATTGTAAGGGAGAATAAAAAAAGTAGGGACATTAAACTATCCCTACCTATATTTCTTTGTTTCCTTGTCAAGTATTTTTAATAGCTTTGGTATTCTAAACTCCCCTGACATCATCTTAATATTTCCAGCTGCTACATTATCTGGAAGACCTATACCCTGTACCCATAATGGTTTTTCCGCCGATCCTCTAAGTATGGACGCACTAATTTCATCCGTCCTACAAAATTCAGACTTAGCTAGGCCTATTATTTTTAGCCTTGGCATATTCAGCTCATCAAATAGTTTCTTCCCCAGGCCATCTTTCTCCGTACCATCATTGAACCTAAGCCTAAGAAATCCATCCACTATTATCGTCTCTACCTTGTCTAGACTTACTTTCTCTACTAACAAGCCAAGAACACAGGGAAGCTCTCTCTTGTAGAACTCCCCTGGTATATAGGACGAAAAACTAGTGCAGATACTACTTATTATTTCGGCGGGTTCATCATCTGTCCACCTATTAAACAAGACACCAACAGTTAATGCTAGGTTGTCTGAATAATAGTAAGTATCTACCGCTAATTTCATACGTCCATTACATCCAAAAACTTAATCTCTCCAATGTAATCACCAAATACAGTGAGCTTATATTCTTTGTCGGACTTATCAAATACAATATTATAATTTACTGTATCATCTTTATCCAACTTAAATATAACTCTCCACTCATCGCCCTTAACATGATGAAGCTTGAGACTACTAACCCTACCTACTAAGAACTCACCAGACTCTTTCTTGATTGTTGCCTGGATATTTCTCGAGTAACCAAGTAATTCACCCTGCTTCTTTGTTTCACTAATATCGGCAAGTGCAGTAAATGGTAGTGTATCCCTCTCAGCATAAAGACGAGACATCCTATCAAACAAGAATGACTCCTCCATCATCTTACAGTGAAGACTAAGCGGCATAAAGCGATTCATACTAGACTGAAGACCTTGACCCATGATATCGAAGCTAAAACCCTCTGGAATTATCTTCTCTGTGTAGACCTTATGATCCTCAGCTGTACTCTTTGCGCGCTCTGGAAAATAGTACTCAATCTGGTATGTCATTGTAATAGGGTCATATCCACTAATCTTGTTTATCTTTACCCTCTCACACTTAGTATCATAACCATCACCACTGCTCTTTTTCTGGTAGTCAACGTACACTGCATACTGACCAATGAGCTGTAAAATTTCTGAGCCCCCTGGAACCCACTTGAGACTACCTGAATTAAAACCATATCTATCAGTCATTAACTTCAGGTAGTCTTTCTTCTCTTTCTTCTTATCTTCCATAATTATAACTGGTTTAAATAATACCTTTTTCTACTAACTGTCTCTCAACCTCGACCCAATCAATAAAAGGACGAACGCTAATAGAGAGATCGGTTTTCAATGGAGCACCTAAGGCAGCATCGTCAATATAGAGATGTGCAAAAATCTTCCTACTACTTGTCCATCTGTTCTGTGTCAAGTTCTCATTAACACCTACCAATGGAATACCTCGCTGCGCAAACCAATCAACAGCTTCCTCTAAGTAGTTTGGATCACCTGGACTTGTTGGCTCACCTCTCATTGTATAGAGAATAAGCTCATGTCCTGCCTCAACTAATCTCTTAAGAACCGGTACTGCGCCAACGTCCTTACCAATCTCTGGAAATTCATGACTCACTACAGTACCGTCAAAATCAATACAAATCTTCATCGTTTCTTACTTTTTCTTATTAGTCTTTTACAATTACTACACTTATACGTCGACTTAATCTCATCCCCAGACTCTACCTCACTGACAAGCCTAATATCTCGACTCGGTTTCTTACAGTCTGGACATACAAGCTCACTATTCTTGTCATCCTCCTTAGAAAATTGTAAGACTAGTGAAACTACAACCACTGCACTAACAAAAATACCCGCCAGGCAGATTAATAGAATATCCATCATTCGCTGTCCTCCTCTTCGTCGTATTCGTATTCTTCATCCTCATCTTCGTTCTCTTCTTCTTCGTCTAAGTCACCCAAGTTAACAAAATTAAACTTACTACCAAAAAAGATTTCACCGGATTCTGGAAGTTCTGCGACTATAACGGTTCCTCTATCCTCATGCTCTTCAATACCAGTTACCTTACCAGATACCCAATCATACTTAAATGTTAGGTCTGGTGAAATAGCTACATAGTCTCCTACTTTAAATTCATCTTTCATAATAATACTTTGTTTTAATTACACTGTTAAGGAATACAAGACGGGGGAATGGAAAAAATGAGCAGTACTATATCTCAAGTACTGCCCCTAGAAACACGGCGCATTATAATATTCCAACTCGATAAGGGTGGCTCCTATAATTCCCCGTGTGTTTCTACGTGTGTTAATTTATTTTCTTGTATTTCCATAAAAGTATTTTCTATGGTCGATATTATCAAGTAGACACCATAACTACTTGGATTCAAACCAAGTTTTACCTGCAACTTAATTGTTACAGCGCTTTAGTCCCATATAAGCTATAGTCATTGTATACCTCTATCTAACTCTATCGATTATTCTCAACCTTATACTAATTAACTAGTAAGGTCGTGATTGTTCAGTGAAGTTCTTAGGCTCCACATCAGTAATTGACTATTCAGCCGCATACTGGTTTTAGTTAAACTATGAACTACTACAACCTGACATAACGTTAACAATATAAAATTAAGAAGGTTTTGTGTCTTATAATATGGTTTAAAATTTCTTGTTACACATTAATGCCACTAGTAGTCCTTATAGGTCCCCAGTTTTTCAGCAGAGCATCGCCCCACCTCAAGCATTAATTTCTTGTGTCTTAATAATATAAATTTCAGGTTCTTTACGTAGGAATCATGCAAACACTAGAACCGCATTACATACCGCAATACTAATCTAGTTGTCACTTAGTAGATCTCCTCACGAAACTAAACATCCACGAAACTTACTACCTCATGACCTGTTTATCCATGTCTCCTACATATATAAGAAATCGAGGCCTTTTCAAACTGCATTAATTTTCGAGGCCTACATACTTCCTACACTAATAAGAAATCAAGAGGATCTCAAACGCCCTTATTTCTTAAGGACTACGGCAAAAAAAATAAGCTAAGGTATTACCCCCTAGCTTACTTGATATTCTCACGTAACCACTTAATTATCTCATCCTTATTATCTACACCTAGTCTTGTCTTGAATAACCTAACAACTACCTCATCAATGTCAACATTTAGATTATTTAATTCACTCTCATCATCGACAGTCTTACAGTACCTACAATAATCACACAGTACCGTATATCTTAGGTGAGCAGGTATTACATCCCACATACAAGCGAATTCCGGAATCTCAACACTGGCAACCTTTAACACGCTACCACAAACAGGACACTTATACTTTCTCTCTATCATAAGGCAAAATAATATGGACTAAACGCACGGACATAATTTTCATCGAGGAGACTGACGCATCTAACCTCCGTAGGACCTATATACTCTGCGTCATGATTCGATGTGTGTAGGTGTCCGTGAATATTAAGGTCCGGTTTCATATCTTCTAGTAATGTTCTGATCTCCTTATTACCAACTGAACTACCACCCCAATAAACATCAGGCTGCAAGACAATATCACTACAACCATAAGGAGCATCATGAGTAATAACAAGAGACTTAACTGTGTAACCGTCAAACTCCTTCTCCAGCGCCTCCTTTGACTTACCTCTTACCTTGTCAAATTCCTCCCTCTGATACTCTGGCGGATACATAAAAGCCCAATCACCAAAGATCTTACACATAGGAGAGCCATACACATACACAAGATGGTTTGGTAGGTCATCGTCAAGTAAGAGAGTACTGGAGTTGCATAGATAAGTAGTACGAGGACCTAAGGCACCTACAATTTTATCCAGACTCTTATTGTACATGTAAAAGTCATGATTTCCCGCCACTAGTAGGACCTTCTTTTTCACAGGCAAGCTATCAACCCACTCCTGATAATCCTTCTTTAACCACTTCTCAACCTTCCTGTCATCTTGTTGAATATTAAGAGGTACTAAGTCACCTGCAATAATAAGATAATCAACCTCCTTATCTAGACTTACCTCAAGATCACCGTGTAAGTCTGAAACCGCTGCAAAACTAATACTATTCTTCTTCATCTTCTACTACTCTAACTGGTATATTCTTTTTTCTTGCTATATCAATCATCATCTCAGTCCCCTTATTCTCAGCATACGCACTCTTAAAGGCAATCACTGCGTTAGCCGTCTCTGCCATCTGTAAGTTCCTGAGATAACCCGCCTTCTTACCATGCTTCTTCCAATCAGCAGGAAATACCTCACATCTAAGACCATACTCGCCGGCAAATTTTTCACCTAGTTTATCAGCACCCTCAGCATGACCAGATATGACAACAACCTCTAATGATAAGTCAGACATCTTTTTTCCTAGGTAGTATAAGCACTTCTTCTTTAACCTTGCATAATCGGTATAACTCCTACTACCTGCAATAATAACTCTAAACTGATTTACTTTCATCGCAATATATAATGTAATTAATTCTCACACTAATAAGGAACAAGGGACAGGAAGTATGCAAGATTGACAGTTTGGTAAGGTTTCATAATTTTCTTATTTTTCCTATTTTTCTAATTTTGACATGCAGGCCGATGTATTCCCAGGTTAGATATAATAAAAATAGTGATACAAAAACTACAGCTTCATCCTCTGAGATTTTAAACGTTTGTTGTAGTTAACAGAATTACAACCTCTCGGTCATTACTTCCTTATATTTGAGAGTGTAATTTTTATAAACATAACTTAATAATTAAATTTCAGATGTTATATTTTATTGATATGATTTCAGGTAAAGACTTTGATCACCAAGTCAGAGTCATTAAAATCGGGTTCACAAAAAATCTTAAGAAGAGACTAAGCACTTACTACACCCACAATGGGCTTTATGAAGTTGTTAAGGTGCTTAAAGGTAAAGAGTTTGATTGGGAGTGTGAGCAGATCCTCCACTCTTACTTTGCAGACAAGAGATATGATAGAAGGGAGTTCTTCGTAAAAGATGAGGAGCTAATGAAAACTATCTTAGGTATAAAAACCAGAGATGATATTATAAAACTTAGAAAGAATAGTTACTCGAAATGGGAACGTCTTAAGTTCCTAAAGAAATTTAGGGGTATTCTTACTATGAACTGGAATATTATAAAGACTGTATGTAATGAAGACCTTGATTTTGTAACTGACCACATACTAACAAAGGAAAACTATAATAAGGTTGAGGATATTAATATTTTTAAGTCTGTAAAGAATCTATTTGGCGTCGATATATTAGATTACCCGGAAGAAACAAAAGAGTGTGTCAATGATTTCTTTAATGTATACAATAAAATAGACACTCGGCAGAGAAAGTTAAAGTTCTTGTGTGAAAAACTTCCGAATCTTAACGAACTAGAAAGAACTTGCATATTGGGAAGTATTACAGAGACTCGTTTTCAAGAGTATATAGAAGTACTTGGACTAGATGAGTGTAAGGCGCAATCTTATAACACCGCTTTTCTAAATAAGAAACTTGATATCTTAAGTTTTGATAAAGAAAAATTAAAGGGTGATATCTATAATGAATTTAAGGTAGGGCAAACTTATCCAAATACATATGCAAAATTAAAGCTTGGTGAAATCTACAGTAAGAATAACTTTAGAGCTACACCAAAAGCAAGTGACTTAGGAGAGTACTTTGATACTAAACCAGGAAAAATAAAAGATGAAACTGATAAGTGGGTTCATGGTGTTGTAATCATAAGCAGGAAATAAAAAAAATTATAGAGAATAGGTTAGACGATTATGTTCTATCCTACTCTCTTTTTTTTATTCCCCTATGAAGTTCTTGATTAATTCGGCTTCCTTACCTTTTTCCACGATCCCTGCTTTTACATTACTATATCCCATCTTGCTAATCTTGTCTACTAGTTCTTTGTCGGCTTCATTATAGAGGACATAGTAGATAAAATTTCCCAAGTCTCTGTGTGTATAGATATAGTCAAGTATTCCGAAGTGTATATCAAACAGGTTACCATCAGTTGTATCAATTAAGAAGACGTCGGTATCATGTTCTTTCAGTTTCTTATCAGTACTACTAAGTTGGTATTTCAGCCCTAGTTCTTTTTTTATTATCTTCCTGAATTCTTTACTATCAAACACTGCTTCTCCTGTGTGATGGAATAATACTTGTTGTGGTCTTTGTATTTCATCGAACCTAGTATTAAAAGTTGAGGGTGTAATCTTAAAGCACAGGTATTCTCTTTGTGACCCAGGGAGAATGCTTTTATACAGGTGAACATCGCTAAATTGTGCGTCATCAAAATCTGTGAGTCCTAGTGTTCCCCTAAAAAACCTCACAATAGAATCTGACGCGAGTTTTTCGAAGTTAGCACAATCTCTCTGTTTAATGCCTGACTTCAAGATAAATTGTTCAGTGACTGTAAATTGTTTTGTTGTTCTGAGCCAATCAAGATGCTGTGTAAAATCAATGGACTCTAATTGTCTGTCTATAATAGTTTCCATCTTCTTAGCCTCAGCATTTTTATAGATATATGGTACTGGTTTTCCTCCCTTATATAATAGTCCAGCCCTATACATATTATTAACGGAGATGAGTTTTACGTCATCCAGTGTAATTACTAAGTTTATTTCTTTTTTCATCTTCTCACTACAAAAACTAAGAAGAAACCCAGAATATATCTCTAGGTTTCTTTTATTATTATCTAAACGGTGAATCAACTCTTTTCATTCTTCCCATACTATTATCTATTTGGTTATTGACTTGTGATCTCGCCGCATTATAGTTGCTAATCATCATATCAATTTCCTGTTCTGAGAAGTATCGTTTTTCTTGTATATTTTTCAGATCTTGGTATACGGACTTAGGTATTATTTTAAACCTACCATTACCGAGTCTTATTGAATATGCGATAGAGTTTTCACCATGTCTATTTTTACATATATAGAACACACCAAGTCCATTAAGGTTTTGTGGTTCTTTTGTTCTAGTTATACATACATCAGCGATATGTCCCTTCCTACTTGATGTTCCTAAGTTCTGTAGTTCGATTGGGTTTCCGTCGCTCCATGTAAACTGTTTTGGTTGACATAGGATCCAGCTATTAATTCCTGCATACTTAAGTTTTGTAAATTCATTATAGAGATCACCAAACTCAGCATACATAGAATCACTGCCACCATTCTTACCATCACCTCCCATTTTAAAGTTTTCATCATAGTCAACAAAAACTGCCTTATACTTCTTGGGACTATCTATTACAAACTGGACAAATTCCGCTGCGTTAATAGTACCGGCAGGAGCAATGATGATGTCTAGCTTATCTCCTATCTGCTGGCTCATTTCCTTATAGATCCCCGCCAAGTTTTCTCTCACATCACGAAAAGACAAGCCGGTATAAATCGCAGCGAGTCTAATAAATAAGCTTTCCCAATCAAGATCACCCATAATAAGCATACAAGTAGGAACCTTATGTACCATTGACATATGTAGTGCCTCTGCCTCTGCAATAAGTGATTTACCTACTGATGGCGGAGCACTAATAACCACAATATCACCAGGTTTAAATGCACCCTCTGAGAAAGATTCATTAACGAAGCTCAGTGATGATGTTAGTTTCCCCTCTTGTCCAGATTCCGCAACGATTGTATTAATATCTAAGTTATTGAAACTAGTAGTGCTTAAGTAATCAGTGCTACCTGTCTTAAATTCTAGCTTCTTAAGATATTCTAAGTATTCGGAGGGACTATCACTGTAAAGTCTATTTGCTCTTTGTACATAGACCGTTGCAACTATGTCTCTGATATACTTCCTTGCGGGCTCAATCTGGTCCTTATTATATTTCTTATACTGGATTATCTTGTTTAGTATCTCTTGGCTCTCCGTCTGATTTTTTCCTGTCTTAGCTAGGATACTTTGAAACAGAGGTAATCCAATACTCTCCAGTGGATAATCTTTAATGGCGCCTATTAATTCTTCAATGAGCGGATTTCCAGACGTTGATGGATTAGTCTTAAAGAAAATAGAGATATCTTGTATATTTGTTTTACAGTCCTGATATAAGAACTGATTAAACATTGATAATACTAGCTCTAGGTAATTGTCGTTGTTATTCATTTTCCATTCCTCTTAACTTTATTCTCACCAATAAGAGACTGCCAACTTCGTGATTGCAAAATTGTTAGTTTCAAAGATCAGACTCCTCCATTTCTATATCCTCAATCTCGCAGTACTGATAATAGTTGTCAATCATTTCTTTTCTTTCCTGTGCGCTCTTTGTATAGACAGGTATTTTTTTATTTCCATAGGGTCGCAAGGTAATAATGTTCATATGTTTACCTCTCGCCACTCGTCCTACACATTGAAGAGTGACACCTGCTATTTTCCCGGCGAACAAACATATATTCTCAAGACCTGGGAAATCAAGTGCTCTATATCCTGAACTAGTACTTGGGATGACATCAACTAAGCCTTTCTTGATATACTCACAAGATTCATCAAGTGTTAGTTTAGTCTTATTTCCATCCAGGTCATAATATATATAACCCTCGCCGCACACTAGCAGGACTCTAAGAACGCCGAGCCAGTAATTATTAATCCAATCATAGAGTATTGTATTAAGGTTATTCATTGGTATAAAGCACTTAGGGAACTTTTTAATTACCCTAGTCACTGTTCTACAAATATCCTTATCCATCCAGATCTGATTCATAATCTCAGCATATCTATTTCCCGCCAAGTCAACCTGTTCATCATCTAGTACTAAGTTGTCAAGGGATGCTGTCTTAATGCTGATATTAGTGACGCTGTTATTGAGTGGCATTCTAAAGATAATACTTGGGCCGAAATATTTAATAAGGTTTTTATTTCTCACTACTACTTCACTCAAGCCTTCTCTAAAACTAATTGCTTGCCCTCCTACTTTATCAGCTGTACCACTAAACGCATAAAATCTCTCAGCGGATATACAACTATCATACAAGTACTCCCCTGCATCATTAATTGTATACTCAACCTCATCAACTAGTACCCATTCATATTCAGACAGGTATTGATGAAAGGTTTGATATTCGCTAGAGTCACTCTTCTTAACTTTGCCCGAATTCATCAGGCCACTAGTAATAACACAATCCAGGTGCCCATTTAGTTTCTTGTCACAATTAGAAACGGACAATCCAAATACATTCTTGCACCTCTTAACAAGTTCATCTCTGGCCTTATTTGACGGGCAGACAATCAAGAGTTTTTTACCTAGCGTTTCATGTGCATAATTCGCTAAGGTTGCAATTACTTGGGTTTTCAATTTTGTTATCCCACAAGCTTTTTATCCTATGGTTCTTAAGTTTGTTGTTCACTTAAGTTCGGCATATATTTTCAGCTTACATGAATTATAAGCTGGCGGATACTCGTGGAGGGATTATATTTATTCACCCTCTATGCTCTACACTACTAAGATACCTATTCGTAATTATCTTAGTTAGCACGGTATTAGCATTTCAGCCTTCACCGTTTTTACCCACTTCCTTACTATGTATCACTACACAGTCTGGCAAATTTCTCCTTTACCATATCCCGTTTGTACTTGCATTAATCCTCTTCTGTGTCTAAGTAAGAATAGTACGTCATCATTCTGGTAATCTCTCAGTTCACTAAAAGGTACTGTCCTATATGTATCTGCCATGATGATATTACTTGCAATACCATTATAATCATCTACACTAAGTTTATCCTTTAGTGCCCCCAGTAAGAATCCAGACCATCCGAGACCTACTATATACTTGAATGTTCCGTCGGGTTGTGCATGTTTTATTTTTCTCCCAGTCTCATATATTTTTTCTACTTTCTCAACATAACCCCATTTCTTCTGCCATGGGATATACTCATAATTACTTGTCTTTGTCTCTAAGAAATAATGAAATGTTGGATCGTCAGTTATGAGAACTAGTTTATTTAAGTCTTGATCAAAAAATACCTTTAACATATAAATTCTGGCTTAACTACTCTACCAATGTTAAACTTCTTATTATTAAACTTCCTAGATATCCAGCCAACTTCACTACCTGGACAAATAGAAATCATCCTATTCATTCTCTCCTCTGGATCTTCACCATCAGAACGAATTATATCAATCGGGCAGTAATCAATCTGTGTTTTCAGTTTATTCATTACTCTCTTTGATATACTTGTTTCGTCCATATAGATCAGTATTTTCTCTGGCATATATTCTTTAATGAAACCGATCTGATAGTCATTCAAGCTACTTCCCATGAGTGCAATTGGTATGTAATCAGGGGCTTGTATTAGGAGGGATACTGCATCGAATATACCCTCACACAAGATCAGTTTTCTAATTCCCTGTCCATGATCAATTATATAGACAGGCTTTTTTGAAATCTGTGGGAAATAATATCTAATGCCTTTATCATCATGACCCACATTACTAAATCTGATCTGGTAGTATATTGGTTCCCCGTGATAGAAGAACGGCATTACTATATTACCATACCAGAACTTAAATCCGAGCTGTTGATACAAGTCTTTCATGTACTTATGTCTACTGCACAAGTAATCATAACCGGCCTGATCAAAGTCATCGAATTCATACTGTAATCTATCTAACGACCAATCAGGGTCCGTTAGTTTGACTACATTGAACGGTTCTGCACCAAATCCAAACTTTAGTATTGACTCTGGCACATTAACGCGGAACTCAAGCTTATCGGACACATGTATATAGTTTCTACCGCATACAAAGCAGTGTCCCACCGTCAAGTCAGTTTTTATATAGAGCTTATGTTTAGTATGCCCTTCTTTTTTACAGAACGGACAATGCATGATATATTCACCATTACCGTTTGCATGACTTTCTACTTCTGCCATTGACTTAACTCCATAATACTTAGATAGGAGTTCTTCAAAATTACAGAATATAAGTGTAGTTCCGTCCCTTCTTTTTACTTCTTTATATTCGAACTCGTCCATTTGTTTGAAAAAATTTGAAATCTTTGAGAGAACTTAATTATTCCCCCAAAGACTTCGTTAACTTTAGGTAGTCTTATTTCTTAGCATTCTTCTTTGGTGCAGCCTTCTTTGTTGGTTCTGGCTTTACCTCTTCTTCTTGCTTCTTCTCATCTACCTTCTTTTCAGGTACCTCTTCCACTACTACCTCTTCTTTCTTAGGCTCTTCAACGACTGGCTCCTCTTCCTTCTTCTCTGGTGCTGTACCATTGAAGCGAATTACAGCCTCATCTAAGCTCTGTACTACAAGAGGTGTACATGCTGGAACACCTGCACAAAGATTAAGTTCTGATGGACCTGACACAATCAATGCGATCTCAGTATCAACAAAACTAGTAGAAATAAGTTGTAACATTTCTACATTTGGCATAATGTCTTTTGACACTGAATTAGGACCAATCGTAATCCTCTGTGTTGCAAGTGGTAATTCTACCTGTGAGTTCTTTCCGTTATAAATTCTCATGTTTACTAAATAATTTTATAATTAATAACATATATTTCTCTCATTGAGTAAGTTCCTAACACAAAATAGGAATTACTCACATATAAGGAATCTAATCTGTTGTAGATGCAGTTTCGTTAGGTTCAGGTTCTGGATCATCAAAAATCTCACGGAACACAAACTTACCTTCTTTCTGCAGTAGATAGAATGTCCTTAAGTCACCAGGTATTTCTTTCTTCCACCACAACATACCCTTCTTTACAGGCTTTCTAGTGAGTAAGACCATCATAACAGACTTACCAATCATAGAAAAATCATAGGACCAAACTGCACTACTGAAATCACACCTAATCAGATCTAGTAGTTTATACTTGGCCACTGCAAACTTACTACTCTCGTCTCCGTCTGATGGTAAGTGTAAGATATTCAGTAAGTGATTAGCCTGTTCAACAAACTTACTACTATCAGAGCTATCAGTTTCACCTGGCAGTACTACATCATCTGTTTCCTTAGGTGGTCTCTGTACTGGTTCTGTCTTCTTAAGTTTCTTACTAGGCTTTCCAACTTCGAGTACCATCTGATCTGCATATAGACACATAGTAGGATCATCGTATGGTATAATCTCATCCTTTAGCTTGAATGATGTAAATACCGCCTGACTAACACCCTTAACCGGTTTATTTGTTGATTTCTTGAGGACGTAGTTATTTCCTGCATCTTTACCTTTCAATCCGCTCAAGTAAAGTGAATCATTGTCAGCAGTATCTAAGTTTCTACCACTAATCACAGTAATATCAGAGTAGAACGCAGAGAAACCGAGTAAGTAAGGTACAGTGAATGCCGTGATATTTCTAGGCGCTGATAAATACCCGCCAAGTGGATTAAGACCTATTATTAAGATGCCATTATCAGTACAGTAATTAATAAGGTCTAAGTTAAATTCAAGCGGGTTAATAGTCAGCGCAATATACTTCACGATACTATCACTTCCCACTGTCTCAATTATTTTCTTAACCTCCTCCACAGACTCAGGCTCCATAATTCCCCAAGCCTTACAACGATCACCAAGACCTACTACCTCAGATCCAGCCAACTTCCAATCTGCCTTTGAATCGATCAGCAAGATATCAACATAATCTCTCCCTATTAATTCGACGTGACTCTTAACAGTATCACAAAGACCATCTAAGTGACTAGCATGAACAACCAGCTTAGTACCAGTTAGCTTGAATGACTCTACGTAATCTTTTATTAAGACGTCATTATTAGCGGGTATAGAGGTTAAGATATAATCAAAACTACTCCCTAGGATCGCTGCTGGTACATACCCCTTCATTGTAGAGGTATCAATACAGGTTCCCTCTATTTTAAACTTTGTCATAATATTGAAATGTTAATATAGTTTTCCCTCGTCTCCTCAGGTAACCAAGACAAGTGAAGCCTTAAGTCACACCCAGGATTAACTGTTACAGTATTTCTTAAGAACACAGGATCACTAAGGACACCTACATTTCTTAAGACCTCATCTATTAAGTCGATAAGTAGTCTGAAGAAAGATTTATTCCTCAGTAAGACTAGTTTTATTACTACCTTATCAAGTTCAGACAGCCCACTAAAGAGAATTGGATTACCCTCTATGTCAGTTAGCTCGAAGATTGAATTGTACTGTTCATTCAACTTATTATAAAACTTAATACACTTATCGGGACTTGACTCTTTTAGCCTTAGTCTCTTAGTATTTCTAGTCTCAGTCTTTAAGTTAAACAAGTTATACCTACTATGATGTCTTTGATCGTAAGGTATAATATCTGCATACTTAATAACGTACTTATCATTTATCCTTATCTCCGACTTACCACTATCAATTACATAAAGATCATTGACTGGTACTATCTTAAGACCGCCAATATTATCTCTACTAAATATCTTAGGGTAGCCAGGAATAAAATCAGGAAACCAGATCTTATTTCTATCAATACTATAAACCTTCTGTAACCTCTTCAGTACTGCCTTGAACTCTTCGTAGGTATGAGGTAGTGTGTTGTTGAAAAAGATCTTGTCAACTAAGAACATTTGTAGGTACCTGTCATCCTTAACGGTTACATAATGATCTACAATTGCTCTTCTAATTGTTTCTATTGCTTGTGGCTTTTCATACCTATCATCCTTCAAGCAATCCCAACATGGTACTTTAAAACCAGTGGGATCTAAGTATGTTAGTGGATGTCTTGAATTACCACATCTATAGCAGTACTCATTCTCACGGAGGTCCATTTCATAGTAGACCGCCATATCTAAGAAGTGAGTATTCTTGAGGTGATCTTCTATTTCACCTTTGTCAGTAAATTCATGACTGCAGATCGGACATTTGAGCATCTGTTTATGTAAGTTTCAAATTCATACTTAATACCTTCGTCGTCCTTGTAGAAACCTGACTTATAAAACATGTCAAAGCCCTCTACAAGTTTTGAATAGTGAAGGTAGGTGTCTGCTTCTTTAGTGGTATGGAATCTAGTGAGGTGAATAATGTCTGTATATTCTAGGAGTTGCTTATATACACTTGCACCACCTATTATAAAGACATTCTCTTCACCACAAGACTTAATATACTCAATCAGGTCATTCAAGTTCTTCATACATACACAACCCGGTATATCATTCTCTGTTAGTACTATATTTGTTCTACCCTCTAATGGACCCACTGGCAAAGATTCAAATGTCTTCCTTCCCATTACTACTACATGGCCCATTGTTTTCTCTTTAAACTGTTTCATGTCTTCTTTATTATGAAATAAGAGACCACCATCTTTTCCAATACCACCATTATCATCAATTGCTACGATAATGTGAATTAAACTTTTTCCTATCATACTGCTACTTCACCTTTTATTGCTGGCCATGGATTATAACCAACTAATTCAAAATCATCTATCTTAAAATCATCAATCTTAGTCACCCCTGGATTAATTTTCACAACCGGTAATTCTCTAGGCTCTCTTGTTAGTTGCTCATTTATCTGCTCCGTATGATTCAGGTAGACATGAGCAATACCAATATTATAGTAGAGTTTCCCAGGTTTCTTTCCCGTTACCTGTGCAATCATCATAAGGAGGAGAGAGTAAGATGCAATATTGAATGGACAGCCTAAGAATAAATCATTAGACCTCACACTCAAGTTCATATCCAAGTACTCACCCCTTACATAGATCTGAAAGAAATTATGACAGGCAGTTAGGACGGCATCATGATTAAGACCTGCATTCCAAGAGTCAACTATAATACGTCTACTACTTGGATCCTCCTTAATAAGTCTTATCATCTCTCCAATCTGATCAACTTCCCCGACGTATTCATTATTGCTATTGAACTTAGGGTAGTGTCTCCAAAATCTAGCGTAGGGGATAAACTTGCCGGATTCTCTACTAGGCGGCCATGCATCCCAGATATGAATGTTTCTGTCCACTAAGTAATCAATGCTATAACCGTCAGTGTGGAGGAAAAATAATAACTCCTCTATCACTCCCCTAAAAAATACCTTCTTAGTTGTGAGGAGAGGAAACTTGCCTGTCGATAAGTCAAATACCATCTTCTCACTGAACAGATTTAAAGTACCTACACCAGTTCTATCATGCTCCTCAAGATTACCATACTTGACAACACGATCGATTAACTCTAAGTATTGTTTCATTCCTGGTCCCCCTCCATCTTCTCAATTACTGCATCACTGTCACCAAATCTTGTGCAGAGTAATCGTAAGTTGTCCATGAAATACTCCTCATTAAACTTACTACTTTGTTTAATTGAAATCTTGTACGTTGCCATATTATTTTTAAAATTAATATTCATACAACAATAAGGATAATAGATAGGACCAGCTACAATTATTACCACTACAAGTCATTCCTCTTAGTAAACAATAACTCACAGACCATAAGCTTTGCCATTGAGAATAACATGTGGGTATAGTCTTCGATCTTATCTACGCCGTCCTCATCGAAGTCTATTATCTCATCCTTACTTCGAACATATACGGCATTATTATAGATCGACACAGGACCCACGACTAACTCAATGATCTGTTTAAAGTCTTCCCTGCTCAAGTCTACAATTCTTAACGTCTTACCTAGTATTAATTCTGCTGATCTAACAATAACAGCAATGAGATAAGATTCAGAGACAGACTTGAGATATTTGTTACAGAGTCCGGTTAATTTAAAAGTCTGCACAAGTCTTGAATATTGAGCCATTACATCTAAGTCTGATTGTAAGAGCTCAATTGCACTACTTGGATTTCTTAGGCCCATCTTATAATAGAGCCAATACAAAAATTTAAGCTTTACTACTTTCCAATTTATCATAATAATTAAAAATAAAAAGGGAAGAGGTGGCATGTAACACAAAAATACAACCACAACTCCTCCCAATTTGACATTGTTGATTTATTATCACATATAAGGATTTTAGGGCGAATAAAAAACCTAACCTATCTATCACAGACAAGTTAGGCCAGACTGAATTATATACATGTTAAAAACAATAGTATCAATTATAAGAGAACTAGGGCATGAGGGACGAAAAAATGCCTAACTCATTCTCACGAACAAGCTAGGCCAGAGTTCTAATATATTTAAAAAGAGCTATAAATAATCTATTACACTATTAAGGAATTGAGGGCAACAAAAAACCTAACCCATCTTCACAGACAAGTTAGGTATAATAAAACTTAAATAAATATAAACAGAGTTATAAAATACTTTTCCACATATAAGGTAATCAGGGGAATCGAGGAGTAAAAAATCTAACCTATCCATCACGGACAAGTTAGATCAAATACAATGCGATAACTAAATAAATACTTAACATTATTAAGGAATCTAGGGCAAAATAAAATACCTAACCAATCTTCACAGACTAGCTAGGTAACTTAAATATTAACTTAAACATTTTCTCAACTATAAGGAATCTAGGGCAGAATAAAAGACCTAACCTATCCATCACGGACAAGTTAGGCACAAACCATCTAATAACTTAAAACTTATTTCTCAACTATAAGGATTCTAGGGGTTTTGAAAAATTGCTAGCCTATCTATCACAGACAAGCTAGCACGCACAAAACTTATATTATATCATCAACACTATTAAGGAATCGAGAGGGAAATAAAATACCTAACCGATCTATCACAGACCAGTTAGGTTTATTAAAATAATGAAGTTAAAAATATTAAATACAGCTTTATTATTATCTTACATAGTTAAGGATTCTAGAGGAAAATAGATGACTAGCCCATTCTCACGAACAAGCTAGTCAATAGTAAATCAATCAAATATAATACAACATTTTCTTTATTACATAGTTAAGGTAATTAGAGGATCTCAAGGTGCAAAAAAAATCTGGCTCATCTTCACAGACAAGCCAGAATCGATAAACAATAAACTAATTAAATAACTAGAAAGTGCAAGCAACCTACATTGCTCCACATATAAGGGATTTACTGCCATGCTAAGTGCTTTAATATTTTATACAGTACATACCCATATCCAAACTTATCCTTAACCGCTTTTACATATGCAGTGTAGTCAAAGTCAATGTCTACCTTCCTAGATAATTTAACAGGATACACACTATAATAAATCCTTCCCCTACTACTCTCAAGTTCAGGCTCCGCAACAAATATAGGGTCTATCTTGTTCTGTAGGAGAGATATTTTCTTAGCCCTCTGTGAATACCTACTTGCATCACTCAATACTAGACAGAGATAAAGGTTATAGTCAGTTAAGTCTTCCTTGTCTAGCTTTGAAAAATCACGAATCTCAGTAATACTAAACTTACCACTCTCTATTAGTTGAGATGTTTTCCTGTACGCTCTAACACCAATAGTACCGTGACTCACTACATAGGAATTGATGATATCTATGTTAGGTAGTCTTAAGGTAATCGGAATATACGCACAAGTTAACGTTGTCTTCTTGTCGAACTTAATCCTATCAAGTTGCAATGTTATCCTCTTTACAATGTTCTCCTTTTTCTTCTTACTTTTTGCCATACTAATTATAAATTTTCTCTCTACTTTATAAGGAAACTGAAGGCTAGGGAACGAAAAAAAAACGACAGGAAGTGAAGATTGCGTTTAGAATCTTCTCCTTGCGACTTCCTATCTCTACCGCACCGGAACCGTAATCCACTGACGACATAATCGCCGAGCGTACAGCCCTAAGTGTTTAGCTCACCTATCTCGCTACCAGGGTATATTGTTTATAGACTGCAGTGACGATAAAACAATCAAAATTAGTCAAATACGATTACCTCTTTCCCCCAGTTGCCTTTAAAACCGGGCCTTCTACTCCAGGAATTTCGTATTTCCTTGTATATACACTTATAAGGAATCGACGTCTTTTCATATACACAGAGGAACGAAAAAAAAACGACAGGGAGTGGGGCTTGTAACAGACACCTTCTCCTTGCGACTCCCTATCTCTACCACACCGGAACTGTATTACACCGATAAAAACCTTACCAAGCGTACAGCCCTAAGTGATTAGCTTACCTATCTCGCTACCAGGGTATATCGTTTATAGACTGCAGTGACGATAAAACGATCAAAATTCATCAACACGATTACCTCTTTCCCCCTGCTGCCTTTAAAGCTGGGCCTTCTACTCCAGGAATTTCGTGCTCCACTTGTACATATATAAGGAATACAAGGCTTCTCAGATGTCATTTTTTAGTGCCTATTCCAAACATTCATAACAACATTGACATTATAAACACCTTTTATTATTTTATCAATTTTGTATAATGTTTTATAGTCCCTAATTAAATGTTGATAACCACTGGCATCAAATATACCATTTCTAGAGCTGTTAATGTTAGCTTCAATTATATTCAGCGCATCTATTATATCTTCATTTTCCTTATAGAACATAGATAGTATTAAGTCGCTATTATCAAGATTAACAGGTCTTGAATACTTTAATCTATTAAGTGCAATACCAAAATCATCAATCCTTGCGACCTCAGTACTAGGCTCTCCAAATTCAAAAAGTCGCATTACATGTATTCCATATACAATGTTTACATAATCATCTCTTGCAGAGTCATACCATTCATCATGTATGTTGGAATCTATCTCCACAATCAAGTTATAGTCCGGAAAGAAGTAGTCTGCCAAGAAGTAATTCCTACCCAATTTATCAGGGTCAGTGACACTATGATTTAGACAATATTGTTTCCAAGCCTTCATGTTTCTGACAAGCAATGGAAACTCTCTAAGATATATCACACCCGGGAATTCACTGTCTAATGCTTCCCTAAAGTTTGGCGACCACTTACTTCCTTGTAGCAGACTAGCTTCTCTATTATCCTCCAAGTCTATATCAAGCCCCTTATTGGTCTCAAGCATCTTTGGAAATTCATACTTACCGACACTAAAACAATAATCTCGGTTTCTTTTTAAATAATTAATTAGTAAATTATCATTCATCTTATTTTGTTTTTTAATCTTCCAAATTTTTCTAGGAGGCTAATAACTGAGTATCCCCTCCTTTCAACATATATAAGGGATCTAGGGGAAAATAAAAAAGAGAGAAGATTTATCCTATCTTACTCTCTGTTATTGGGGTCGCTAAAATGAAATATCTGCCTCACAAATTCAAAGTACCTACGTCCTAAGTCAGGTTGATTTAATATTCGGTCTCTTTCTAGGTCAAGGTCAAACTGCTCTACCCTTTCATATGGAACATAGGTCTTAACGATTGACTCTAAACGTTGTGGATTTTTTATGTGACTATTAAACCTAGGTGGAAGTCTGCCATTTTCTAGGTAATATCTAACCACCTTCTTAGTAGTAATTTTGTTAGTACTTATCACGAAGTCAGCTAGATCAAGACATATAAAAAACTCTCCCCGTACTAGTTCCTTTTGATTTTTAATATAACAACTCACGTCATCTGGATAATACCCACTAACTCCTTCATAGAATAGGTCTAACAACTCTTTATTATATAGGAGTGTGGTTGAAAAATATAATCTATCAACTCTTCCATGCCTATCTCTTATTACATATACTCTTGACTTCTCCATATACTACTACTAAGGAATTAAGAGGGATGAAAAAAAAAAATAAAACGACAGAGAGCGGGGCTTGTAACAGACACCTCTCCTTTCGACTCTCTATCTCTACCTGTGTCGTAATCTGAAAGTACATACGCGTCCTTACTAACAGATCTCCTGCACACTTAGCTTTCCTCTACCGCTACAAGGGTATTCTAGTATTAAGTACATTTTCTGTAGGACTTGCAAAACTAGACAAAGTCAAAGTCCATGCATGTATTGTATCTCCTACGTATACAATCTCATACATCTCTCTCACTGGTAAGGATTCTAGGGCTTCCAAATTACAGTAATTCCGTAAGACTGTTTAAAATAATTTATTATTAAATTAGAATACAAATTAGATTGCCTAAGTAAGTAAATCTCAAATTTACTAAGTATTCTACTATCTAACTTAATAGCGGAACCAGGTTTGAGCGTTGTCACTACATACTCAAGTTTATTAAATATATCTAAGATCGCTGGAGTCAGTGTCTTATAAAAATAATCTAAGATAGAACTGGAGTAATCTATTTCTGTAGGAACTAGGGGATTGTTAAGTAATCTTGAGTTCAATAAGTCAATGTTACGTTTCATATTTTCAGGAGTTTTTCCAAACTCATACATTCTAATAAAATCTATTCCCCAATTACTTTTAATGTACAAATCCCTAGCTTCATCATATTTTTGATCGTGTAGGTCGGAATCTATCTCCACAGCTAGGTTATATTCAGGGAAGAAATAGTCCGTTAGAAAATAGTTTCTATGTAAGTAGTCCTCTTCAGTAATATTAAGATTATTGCAGATACTTCCCCACATACCTCTGTCTTCTATTATTAGTGGGAACTCCTTTAGGTACCTGTAGTTTGTATAGAAGGTCGATAGTAATACCTCAAAATATCGAACCCACTTACTATTAGGGGAGTCAATATTAGATTCCCTGTTATCTCTTAGGTTTACTAAATGCACTCCACTAAAATCTTTTACTTGTATAGGAATAATGTACTCACCTATACGAAAGCAATATTTTTTATTACTTTTTAAAAACTTAATTAATACATCTTCTTTCATACCTATAAGGGATCTAGAGGATAAAACAAAATAGAGACTAGTATTTTTCTTACTAATCTCCATTATCAAGTCTACCTTACTTTCTTATACTCAAAATAAGTCTTACCATTTCTTTCTAGTACTAAGTTTGTTAGGTTAAATCCAAGTTGTACCACCTCACCTAGTAGAACTGATTGATCTACTTTATTCTTAGGCTCTACAATATAAAGAGTACCACCCGTCTTTAAATACCGGTGTGCTTCTTTTATTGAGTCTAGGTAGTTTGTTCCCCATAATGACATACAGAAAACAGCACTATCTACACTTTCATCTCCTAAGTATTCGTGTAAGTCTGAACAATCTGCCTCCACTACACTAGGATCGACCGCACAATGATCAAATGAGTACCAAGCCTTATAATTCTTCACTAGGTCCTTCAGCTTATTCATACCACAACCAAGATCTGCTATTGTCTGTCCTGGATTTTTATTTAATCTCTCCGCAATAACAGCAATAGGATTTTCTACCCAGTCTTTAATATTTTCTTCTCTAACTTTGTGATAATCTTTCCATCTTGACTTATCTTCACTAAACCACTCATGCATTCTACTAGAGGTTGATGTACTAGCTTTCTGATGAGTACTGGTTATGATTGATTCACTACTATACTCTCTTATCTTAGTCTCAACCACTTCTACCTCAAGTTTCTTTCTAGTGATGGTAAAATCTTTAATGCCCTCTCTAAGTGACTCAACCGCATCTCTTAGTAGTTTTGATCTATTAAGGCTGAAAATACTTGCAAACCTACCATCAACTACTGCATCAGAGAGTGTACGCTTAGTCTTGATAATCCTAAATCTCTTATCATCCCAAGACCACTCCTTACCATTATTCATCTTGATCTTAACCTGCGGTACTACTATCTTAACACTACCAAATTCTGAACCTTGGCGATTAATTCTACCTACCAACTGTACATACTCTGCATTGGTCCAAGGAAGTGACAAGATAATAATAGTGTCACATATCTTCTGCAGGCCATCAACACCAGTAGTAATCGGTGAAGATGCTAAGATAACGTCAAACTTATGCTGGGCGAAATCTGAAACAATGGAATCTCTCTCCACTGAATCAATCTCTCCTGTATATTCCCTGAACGAAATACCATCCTTCCTAAGCTCTTCTTTAATACGAGGTAGGATATTTTTTATGAACTGAGTATAGATAATAGTTCTGTACTTCTTGATATGAGACCTAATACCTTCATACTTAACTTGTATCATGTGGCCTTCTATATCGCCTACTTCACTATTTTCAAAACCAACTAACTTCTCGGCAAGATCCTTAGTACCATCAATATCTACCTTCTCTTCAATACAATTAATCTTATAGTCAGGCACATATCTAAATCCATATAACATCAAATATTTATACGCATTGTGAATGTTGTTAATGGTTACTAGGTTTGTTGGCATTATATCTTCAAATGAGGTACCTGTTATAAGTTCCAGTAAGTTTCTAACCTCACTAAGATTATTAATGAGTGGAGTTGCTGTCATACCTAGGACTCTCATACCTGGATTTTTCTCACCACCTAAGACACGAAGATTAGTCAAGTTCTGATTAATACTAGACATGTCATTCTTAGCTCTGTGTACTTCATCAAAACAGAGGAAGTCAATCTGGTTAAGTCCTACTAATTTATCGACAAGGGCAGGAGAATATGACTGACAGAACTTTTCATAATTAAGGATGACATAATTATACTTAGACCTATCATAGCTAGTTATATCATCTAGGGACTTTGGGATAATGATAGTACTCTCTGGATAAACACGAAGGATTGATTTTCTTATTGTTTCAACCACCGCATTAGGACATACACATACAGTAACCCTTGCATCAATTCTACGAGAGGCAATGAGAAAAGCATTAGTCTTACCTGCACCAGTACCACACCAATTCCCATAGTAAGGATTAGTGGCAATTCGGTAGGACATCAACTTCTGCATGAGACTAGGTGGATATTCGAACTTATAATCTGGACCGACCTTCTCATTCTGGACACTCTTATACTCCATCATAAAAGTATCCAGCACATAAGTTAACCATGGACCACTAGACTCTCGCATTTCCCTAACAGTCTCTAAGTATGACTCGCTAGATAATACACAGTTCCATATCTTATTAACTGACTCCTTTAATAGGTACGCACCCTTTTCGCCGCTGGATACAAAGTACTTATCATAGGTCTTTAATTCTTTTGTTACTAGGTCAGGAAGAACATTAAGTAGGTTCTCACTTTGATCATCTGCGGCGATTGTTTGTGCGTCTTCAAATTCAACTTGCTCCTCTTGTAATACCTGCTCCTCTTCGGCCGTTTCATTTCCCTCTACTCCACTACCAATAGATTCTCTGAGCTTATTGATGTCATCTTTTCTATCCTTACTACCGCTTGCAGATTTAGTCAGAACTTTAAAATCGGCCGGAAGTAAGTTTTGACCAATTAATTCAATAAGCTGATGGGTCGATAAGTGCTCAATATCAGAATCGCTAAGTAATGATAGCTTAGAGTCTGATGAAAAACCAAGACCACACTTTGGACAACCACTACCTTGAAGGTGAACTACTGGTTTTTGGCTGAAATATCCATGTACTTTGCAGAAAACTTGAACTGGTGTAAAAATATTCTTATAATCTATCTTACTGTAATTATAATGATCACCATGTATCTCCTTAGCTCTCTTAATAAACTCTTCAGTTGTTAATTTAGCTTTTCCGCTACACTTAGAACAACCATAACCTAGAAGATGACTACTAGGTATTTGATAAAACTCACCATGTCCATCTTCTTTGCATATGATACAAATCTTCTCCTTACTATTCTTATATTCTACCTTACTATAATCATACTTATTATTATTATGAACTTCCTTGGCTTTCTTAATAAATTCTTCAGAAGTCAGTTTTTTAGTGCTACAACTAGGACATCCACAACCTAGAAGATGACTATTAGGCCTTTGATTAAACTCTTTATGCTCTGGACATATAATACAAACCCTAGTATAACTATTCTTATACTCTACTTTACTATAGTCATACCTATCTCCATGTACTTCCTTGGATTTTTTAATGAATTCGTCCTTTGTTAATTTAATGCAACTACACTTAGGACAACCACAACCTCGTAAATGATTACATGGGGTTTGATAAAACTCCCCATGTCCTTCCTCTTTACATATAATACATACCTTAGTAGAACTACTCTTATACTCTACTTTACTATAGTCATACCTATCTCCATGTACTTCCTTGGATTTTTTGATAAATTCTTCTGTAGTTATCTTAGACTTTCTGCTACAACTAGGGCAACCACTACCTCTAATATGATCCCTAGGTCTTTGGAAAAATTCACCATGTCCTTCTACCCTGCAGATAATGCAGACTTTGTCGTTCCTTCCTTCATACTCTGCCTTACTATAATCGTATTTATCCCCGTGAACTTCTCTAGCTCTTTGAATGAACTCTTCAGTTGTTAATTTCCCTGGCATCTTATAACCTCCAATATAAAAAAGTAGTATATCATAAATAAGATCACCACAGTAATAACCACAGTACATGTAATTTTCAATCTCAGCACTACTTCACTTACTAATAGCCCATGTAGGTAGTCTCGATTTTCTTCTGTATTATCTAGAATAATTCCAGTATAATACAGGCTAATGTTTTTAAAATTTTCTTTTACAAATCTTTCTAACATATATTTTTTATTTTTCATTCTACTATTAAGGCATCAACGTGAGAATAACGGCAAGAAAAAAAAATAAGATACCTGGTTTTTTTATTTCCAGGTATTCATTCAAGTTTGTTCCACTTTGTGAGATGATATAGGCCCTTGATTAATCTAGTAAGTGAATCATCAGGGTCTGTAAATATCTTACCTGTATCTACCAGGACGCTTACTTTTTCAATCCTTGTATTATTACTATGAATAAAAGCAAATATTTCATCACTCTCATATTCAGAAAGATTAAATATTCTATTGCAAAATAACCTTCCGTGCTGTAGAAGCCTTATTATATCTTTCTTCAGTATTATTTTGCCTGGACACGGATCTTGCATGTATTTATAGGAAACAATTAAACACCTCATTAGCTCTTCTTTCCTACTACTGGACCAATCCCTAACCGACTTCTCTAATAGCCTATCTACAACTTCATCATCAAAAACCTTAGAAGTATTAAACGTCATAATACCATACTGATAGACTCGTATTACATCGTATAATATTTCTTCAGGTATTAAAAGCCTTACTGGTACTACTAAGTGACAATATTCTTTAGTTAATTCTCTTACTACTTTAAGTGTTATCTCCTCTTTCATAATCTAACCATAAATGTCTAATTAGCTTTGTGAATGGTGTTTTTGATTCGGAGAGGATTGTACTTGTATCTATCACAACAAGTCTCTTCTCAAACCTCCACTCTTCATCACTCAATAAACCTCTAACTATGTTATCACTATTATACCTACTCATATTACTATACTCATAACAAACTTCGCCTTCTCTGAGACAACTCATTATTTTCTTAGTTGTGATTATTTTTCCAGGGTTTACTGTATAGTCTGCATGTTGTATTTGGATTCCAACACTGATCCGGACATTATCACCCTTGCTTAATTCTTCTTCTATATTATCCCTTAAGAGTTTTGAACCGAAGAAACCAAAACCCAGCCCAAACCTAGAATAATGTACGAATAGGTCTGATAACTTACTCTTAGGCACAGTCAGCTCAACAGGAAGAACTATGAAAAAACTATGTTCAACCAGGTTCTCTACTATCTTAAGTTCTAATTTTCTCATCATCCTAACCAAAAACGTTTACCTTGCAGTTCATATACCCAATCAGTCAGTGTCTTATGGTAGATCTGAGACATAAACTGTTGATATGGACCTTGTAGGTTTCCTGTTAATATCCTACTAGTATCAATTACCAGTTCTCTACTAACCGATCGAACATCCCAAGGAAACCATTCGTTTATCTTGTCTTTTGTTGGGTTGAATATTATAACGTCAGACATACTACTACCATCATACAGAATAGATCTAAGTTCCTTGTCCGTTATAAACTTCTTACATTCCACTATAAAACATATACACTGCTTCCGATATACAAACTTTCTCTTAGTAATTAAGTGTTCGAAAAAGTACAAAGCTTTCAGAGTATCCAACCCAACGTCCAATACTTCACTATTAGGAGGAGAAAGTCTGATACTTAAAGATTGATCTACTTTTTCAAAAATAGTCTTATAGATACCCTCTGGATACAAAGCATCTATTGTTAGATAAAATCTTGTGTAACCTCCAAATGTTACTTCTATAATACTAACTTTCTTTTTCATTCTTCTAACAATAAGGTATTAAGAGGAAGAAAAATAAAAAACTAACCTATCCATCACAGACAGGTTAGAGTGTTAACTAATTAAGACCTCGCTCGGCCTTCAGAAAGATACTACTAATCGATAAAACAATTCTCACTATTAAGGAATCGAGAGGGACAAAAAGGAGAGAAACTACATAACGTAATTCCTCTCTCCTACTTTAATCACCTATTAACCTGCTTAGCTGATTATAGAACTTGATCTGTCCCTCTTCATCAGGCGTAATAACAATATCAACTGTATGCTTCCCTATATCTGCATTTGATTCATACCTACCGAAAATATCCCTAAAGTAGAGTCTCATTGTTCTAAAGATAAAGTAACTATTGCAGAAAGCCCTTATGTCTTCCTTATTACTCTCTACTGTAAAAATTCGATACCTGTAATCATTTATCATTACTTGGTTCGGTGAATCTTCAAATGCATAACTTACTAATTGTCCATTTACGTCAAAAAGTGAGTAGCCATAAATTGAATTGACATCTGCGCGCCTATCCTGTAATTCAAACTCAGAATAACCACTTCCTATCTTTTCAGCTGCCATAAAGTCGTAGGCAAATCTATCATCTCCTAGCTTCCCAACTCTGATTGCTAGTCTAAACTCTGTCGGATACTTACCTGTTTTAATTGTGTAAAAATCCGTACACTCCTTACTACAGAACATCTTTACTGGTTCCATGACGTTCTGACCGTTCATACTAATACTTGACAACATAACTGCCAAGAACATAATAATTAATTTTCTCATAATCTTATAATTGTTAATGTTAATATAATTTTCTTTCTACATATAAGGGATTTAGGGCGAGCTAGAAAAAAAATAAGCTAGCCTATTCACCACGAACAAGCTAGAATATTTTGACCTCGCCAGATCTGAAACAAAAACATTAAATTTTTTTCTGAACAACATTTCCTTTTCACTAATAAGGGATCTAGAGGATTTTAGAAGGAAAAATAAAAAAAGAAGGGAACTATGTCCCTTCTAATTCTTACTCAAGCTCACTGAATACTATCTTATTCATTATATACTCAATAAGATATGATATGTTCTTAGGGTCTCTCCTAAGACCCCGAGATTTGAGTATTGCCTCTGCTACATTATACACATAACGTGCGGTTGTAGCCTCCTTACTACTCTTACCTAGGCCATCAGATACTATGCCTATTAAGAATCCGTGGTTAGGTATTTCAATCTTTGAATAATAACCACTTCTGTTCTTCTTGCCAACTTCTCTTCCAATAAAGTTGACATTCTCCTCAACACTGAGGTCCTCTGCAAGCTCTAAGAGTTCTTCCCTACTTGCAAATGTAAACTCTACGTGGGTATTGTATACCTCCACGTCAATACTAAAAACTGTCATAACTTCATAATTTTAATTGTTAATAACTTCATTATATTAATAAGGGATCTAGGACATATCAGAAGGAAAAAATAAAATCCAAGCCTATCCCTCACGGACAAGCTTGGTTGAAACTGTTTTAGGTTATAATAGTTAGGTTTTTTACTACCTACACAATCATAAGGAATCAAGAGGGAAATAAAAACCTGGCCAATCTATCTCAGACTAGCCAGGAACTACCTATACCATGAATTGTAACATTGTAATACACTAATTACATATTGTCACATATAAGGAATCAAGGGCAATAAAAAAGAGTAGAATAATATCACTACTATCCTACTACTAATTCTTATTGTACAGTAGACACAACCAATGTATCAACTGCTAGCTCATTCGCATAATTAATTGCATCCGCCTCACTAGCAAATGTCCTGTCTAATACTTGCTTATCCCAACCTAGATAAACTTTATATACTTTCTTCTTCATACTAGTAAGGAATCTAGAGGAAAAAAATTAAACGACAGAGAGCTAGCTATACCAAGTAATCCTAAATGACATAACTATCCTTTCGACTCCCTATCTCTACTAGTACCGTAACTCAATGATATATCGTATACTCTCACCATGAGCCTCCTGACGTACATAGCTAACCTATATCGCTACAAGGGTTCCCCAATATTAGTATAAAGACTCTATAAAATTGGGTTAAAATTAGAGCCAACATTGTCGACTATTGCTCTACCATCTTTGCAGGTAGATTCAGGTTAATCACACAATGCACCTTCACTATTAAGGATTGTAGAGGAAATAAAAAAAAATAAAACGACTGGGATAGTATATAATTAACTGTATACTACCCCTATCTCTACCTGTACCGTAACCACAATTAATGTATACCTATTAAGTGGTCCCGTCATACTTAGCTTACCTATTTCGCTACAAGGGTATTACGTTCTTAAGTAATAGACTTATAAGAATCATACAAGAATTCAGTCACATAAAGATATCATAACATGTACGAGTCTCTATGCCTCATTGTTAAGGATTCTAAGGCTTTACAGATGCACTAATTCCATAGATAGCTATTAGTATTTCATTTATTGAGAATAAGGAATCATGGTCTAGTACATATAATCTATTATCTTTACCTAATTGATTCACACTAATATAGAAATTTTCCTTTATATTATTGTTTTCTATATACTTTTCAAACCAAGTTAGAATAGGAATAAGGTTACTATAATCCTTACAAAACCTTTTTACTAACAAGCCGGTGTAGTCAATATTATTATTAATACTCCCATTGCTTATACACCTTTCAAAGTTTTCTATACAATTAATGGTACTAAACTCTGCCTTACCAAATTCATAGAGTCGTAAAATATCAAATCCCCAAATAGTCTTTATATAATCATCTCTTGCTTTATCATAGTCCATATCATGTAGAATAGAATCTATCTCTACTATTAGATTTTGATATGGAAAGATATAATCTACCACAAAAAATGTTCTTTTTGTTTTATCCGGGTCTACATTATATTTAATACAAAGAGATTCCCATAGCCCCCTATCCTCGATAACTAATGGAATTTCCCTATCAAATTTAATGTTAGGGTAAAAATGTTTTAATATAGCCCTAAAAAGAGGAGACCACTTACTTCCTTGATTTAGGTATATCTCTCTTTTTATTTCCATGTTAAATCTCAGATGAGTATTTTTATAGTGATCTATATACTTAGGAATTACAAATAGATCAGAGTGAATAACGTAATTGCTATTCTTCATTACAAATTTTAATATATTATCTTTTCTCATACCTATAAGGGAACTAGGGCGAGCAAAAAAAATATTAAGGGCCTCATGAGTAAAATAATATTACTGAGACCCCACTGAATAACCTCCACAGTAGAAAACACCTTACGTAGTTAAGTTCATACAGCTCTTACCTAACCACGTACTACTGCTTCTGATTATCCTGATTTCCAGTTCCCCTATTACACTGGCAGGTATTATATAAGATAAGAGTTGCTGTAATTATCTTATATACACCATTAAGGAATTTAAGGCTTCCTAGGAGTATGTTCTTGTATGTTTCCTTCTTGCTCATCATCTCTTCTTTCCCTTTATCAGTCTGTTAATAAACCGAATCTCCTGCGCAAGTCTCTTTCTACACTTCTCAGGCATCCATTTCTTCCCAAGGTACCCAACTACCATACTAACTGCCTGATTAACGGTTCTCTTAGGTGATTCTGTGTAAAACTCATAACCTTTCAATGCAGCCTCACCAAACTCTAGTGCACCTATCATAAAACTATCTAACATGTAATGGCCATAGTTCTTGTGAGGGTCCGGTATCTTGTCTAGGTATTCTTTTCCAATCTCCCAACGCCTACTAAGTATTCGCCTAAGATCTTCCCTAGCTGAATCCCTCTTCTCACCTACTACCTCCTTCCTATGATGCATCGCCTTACCACTTGCATAATATTTAAGACGAAGCTCACTAATACTATGCTCCTCCTCCATATACATCTTCCTGGCTTGATCTGACTTATTCTGCTCTAACATATCATGACACCTACCATCTACCTCAATATACATCTTCAAGGTAGTACTGTAGAGGTCAAGTGATATATAAGACTTACCACGCTCAATAGGATCACGCACATCACACTTATCACAACACTCAATCCATCGCTGTTTGTTTAGCGGCACAATATACTCGGGGATAAAATCAAAAATACCTGCCCCCGTACTATCTGCCGCACTTAAGACAGTGAGATCATCAAGTACCATCCTCATATAAGTGCTACTTGTGAATGAATTGTTTAAGAATGAGTTTTCACCCTCCTCACGTCTGGCAATAATATTAATACTCTTCCTCTTAGTACTGCCCTTTGTAGGATTACCATAGATACTACGAGGAAAATAAATATCTTCCCTTGTATTACCAGAACTGTCAATGATAGGGTTAAAGGCAACACACTCCTCAAAAACACGATTACCTGGTACTAATACTTTGTCCAGGATTTCTTGCTTAACCTGTTTTACTTTCATAACTTTAACTTTATATTATTAAACTTAGAGGATCGCTAGATATACACAAAACAAAATACCTAGTCCCTCATATATAAAGAAACTAGGGGGCCGGTGTACTATTTTTACCAAGCTAAGCTCCGCACTTGCCAATTCGCGAGAGGCCGCCTGCCCAAAAGTCTATGCCACCAATATTATATCGCTTCGCTCTCTAATATTGTCACCCTAGCCTCTCGCTCTTTGCTCAAACCTTCACACTCCTCCTAAAGTCGTCGGTTCGGTATTGAGGGCTTCGCCTAGGAACTTGAAGTAGAGGGGATGAATACACAGTTTGAGATTTAGGGCGGAGCAGAGCGGAGACCATAAATCGATGCCAATAGAGAATAATATTGAGGAGTGATAAAAACGTGCTATTTTTTTCGAGCTATATACTTTCTAAGCTATATTATACTTTCTAGCATTTGAAATGTAACTTTTTGTTGTTTATACCACATAGAAGACTTACTAGTGAGATACAGACCGAATGCAAGAGTGACCGAAGGGAGTCTCTTGTGTGCGGGCTTAGCTTGGGGTGAAAGCCCAAGTTAGAAGAGAATATTTAACAATTAAATAACAGTAAGATTTTATGCTAGAGAAAGTAGTAGAAACAGAAGATCGCGGAAGAGTGATCGTTGCAGAAGTACCAGCTGGTTATAGGTATGTATCGGATATACCTGACTTCAAGCTTCATGACTTTCCCCACATCCTTAACAAACAAATACCAGGATGCGGGTTTACGGAGTATTGCATTAGGAATGATGAAAATGTAATCTTATGCAGCCCTAGAAAAATTCTTCTTCAGAATAAGTATGAACAGCACAAGGATGAGGTTTTCTTAGTGGTGAATGAATTTGAAGGGGATCCAAAAACTGATAAGGACCTAACTAAGATTGATAGACCCAGGTATAGTAATTACGAAAACAAGGAGAAGATTAAGAAGGAAAAGGAGGAACTGGAAAAGGCGAAGGAAAATTTTTTTCAGGAACTAACGAAGAAATTGACTGGTTATGTTAATAAGTGCTTGTTTGATGAGAAGCCGGTAAAAATCCTTGTTACTTATGACTCTTATAGGCTGGTTAAGGAGATTCTCAAGTTCAATTATAGCAATGTTGACTTCAGAGTAGTAGTGGACGAATTTCAAAGTATCTTCACCGATAGCAAGTTTAAATCCGACACAGAGATGCAATTCATGGATCACTTACAGGGCGTTAGGAAAGTATGCTATGTTAGTGCTACTCCAATGATTAAGAAATACCTCGATATGCTGGAGGAGTTTAAAGACCTTCCATACTATGAGCTAGACTGGTGTACATTAGATAAAAATAGAGTAGATCAACCAAAGCTAACTGTTAAGAACTTAGTATCGGTTTATGCAGAGGCTGGTCCAATTATTAAGTCTTATCTAGAAGGAAAGTTTGAATATAGGTATGTTAGGGATCCAGAGAGCGATAATGAGAAGGATGTTAAGAAAATAATATCAAAGGAGGCAGTGTTCTATGTCAACTCTGTTAATAACATTACTAGTATTATCAAGAGAGCAGGATTAAGTCCAGGGCAAGTAAATATCTTAGTAGCTAATACACAAGAAAACGAGAAGAAGGTGAAGAAAAGACTTGGTAGGAAGTTCGATATTGGCAGGGTTCCACTTAGGGATGAGCCTAGGAAAATGTTTACTTTCTGCACTAGAACGGTATACTTAGGTGCTGACTTCTATAGTGACAATGCTAGGAGTTTTATAATTAGTGATGCCAATATAGATACCTTAGCAGTCGACATCACTTTAGACTTACCCCAAATCTTAGGTAGACAGAGGTTAAAAGAAAACCCCTGGAAGAATGAGGCAACGCTATTCTTCAGACCAGTCTTAGATAGTAATGTAGTAGCGGAGGAGTATTTTAATAAAAAGATAGCAAAGAAGACAGAGAAGACAGTGAAGTTGTTAGGAGTATTTGATAAGAGTGACCAGAGCGAGCAGGAGGCTTTATCTGAGGTTTTTCAAGATAATGCTAAGTACGGGCATTATAAGAGGAACTATGTAGCCGTTAATCAAGTAAAGAATCCTGATGGTAGTATTAAGCTTGTACCAGTACTTAATAAACTAGTAAGAGTGGCGGAGCTTAGGTCTTATGAAATGCAGCAGGTTGATTATGCGAATCGTTTTACTGTCTTCAACGAACTAGGTAAGGTAAGTAATATTGGAGCTGCTGAGAAGTATGCCGAATTTTTTAAAGAGTATGAGGCAATGAAAGATAGGAGGCAGAGGTTGAAGTATGTATGTGAGTATTATTTCAATGGTGGCGAATTAGAGCCTCTACTTGATCTACTACCAGACAAGAGATTTAAGGAGTACTTGACTGTTCTTGGACCTGAGAAGTGTAAGGCAAAAAGTTATAGAATTACCAGCTTGAATGATACCCTAAGTGTTAATAGTTTTGATCTATCTATAGTAGAGGATAAGGTAGTGTCAACATTTGAGGTAGGTAAAGCTTATACAAAGGCAGAGATCAAATCAATACTTGCAAAGCTTTATAAAGAAATCGGCTATAAAGTAACTGCAAAGGCTAATGACCTCGAAAAATACTATAAACTGAGAAGGACGTCCGTACATGACGGTAGTAAGAGAGTAGCAGGTTTTAAATTATTAGAAAGATTAGAGGAAGGAGACAAAGAATGATTATAAACTTAACAATTCTGCAGGTAAGGTGCCCTAGTTTCTTTATAGTTGTAGATTAACTGTCTTTTTTCATATAGAGAATACAGAACATGATATTGATTCGTGTACTGTATTCTTTTTTATTCATCTTAAATTTATGTCGAAGAGTAGTTTTGCTGGTCTAATCATTTCTCATCTCAACAGTCAGGTGGGTAATGTTGGCAGCAGTTATAATAGTTCCACACCTAATATTTCCAACATTGCGATAAGTAGTGCAGTGACGGAGTACTTAGTAGGGAACGTAAAGATTTCTATTTCTTATACTGGTACTGATCCTAGTGGTAAGCCGGACATAGTTAGTGACAGTGTAGGTGTAATAGGAAACGTAGCTCCCCCTTTCGGAACTACATTAATAGATTGGTTAGAGTCATTGGAGTCTAACATAGTGAGTGGTCTTATGATTTCGAGTAGTCCTGGTCTAGTAGTGCCAGTTTCTCCTACTCCAGCATTTAGACCTGGCATAATTGTCCCCGACCTGTATAGTATGATAGGGGACGGAAATAAGTCAGCCCAGATTATTGCATGGGAGGGTATTTGTAGTAGTATCTTAGTCTGGCTTAATAGTATAATACCGCCAACCTACCCAGCAACTCATCTTAGTAGTACTGGTGTTGCGGTATGTGGAAAAGTTGTAGTAGGATGAAGAAATATTTATTAAGCACAGGTTCGAGTACTAGTAAGGTTGAATTATACATGTTAGACTTACTCAGGCTGAACATATCAATATTTAGTGGTGACATACCTAACAGTGCAGTGGGTTTTAATATCATCACATCAAATATACACAAGGACGAGCTACTAGGGGCAATTGAGTCAAGATTACAATTACTAGTAGAGAATATTAACAAGAGAATGGGTTTACCTGGTTACACTATGAAGATTGATAGTGTTGAATTAGTAGGTCCATCTAATGCTCGTGTAATGGTGAGTATTAACAGCACCAAGGACACAGTAGATATTAATTTATAGTATGAGAAATTTACAGGATTATATTAACAAGTACTACACAATTGCCCAGAACTTAGGATATACAGGTGATAGTATTGAGGTGCTTGTACAGTTATTGGCAAATGCATCATATATCAGTGAGGTAGAGAATGTTGCATACTTACAGGAATCAAGTCTTGAGAAATCTAGCCTCATTAATTCAAAGATTCAGCACTGTATGGATAATATGTACAGTGTGTTTAGAGGGTTATGTCCTAGGGTAGTTATGAAAATTCGTCCTACCTCTTACCTAACCTTGAAACCATTTGATCTTATTCAGCAGAGTTCAAGTTTCAGTGTATACTATCTTGGTTACTATAAGCTGATTCAACCTAGTTCTAATATTGTATTAAGTAGCAGTAGTAGATCTGTTAATGATAGTAATGTAATAAGTAGCAGTGTTATTAGCAGTAGTAGTGAGAATAGTGGCCAGGAAGAAAGTAGTATGAATAGGGGCGGGTCTAGTGAAGTTGATTATACTAAACTGTCAGGTCTAGATAATCTTAACACCGAAAAATACCCAGGTGAGTTTATCTATAGTGGTGTTACATTAAAGCCTAGTATTAATACTGAGTCTTATATTATCATCTGCTTAATATCCCCTACCGTACATCAAGTGGATAAGATGGTTAATACTAGAAATACATACTACATTGATTGTCCCATTGATAACTTAAGCAATGATGTACTAGTTAAGGTAAATGGTGAACAGGCTGAGGTGACTAGAAATTTTGCTGATCACATACTAAAGCCAAGTAAGTATGTATTTGATCTGACGCTTCCTAGTTTTGGTAGTAGAATATATACAGCCAATTATTTTAGTACCCTTGATAGAACAGATAGGAGTGATTCAGTGGGTATTGAGATTAACACAAGGATCAGCGCAACATATTTTGAGTGGTCTAAGCTGGAGGACTATAACCAATCAGAGCTTCGCAGACTATCTTATAAAGGTGCAGAGCTAGTTGGATTTAATGAGAACTGGCTCACGGTTAATATGTATAGTGAGTCAAGTCTAGGTAGTGGTCTTTGTTTTGTTAAGGAAGTAGGCAGGGATGATCTTAATACAATTCACTACAAGGCAAACAGAAATAGGTATGTGAATAGTATGGTACGCAGTAATAATGATATTGGTACTATCTTAGAGGAGAACTTCCCACAGTACGTAAAGAATGGAGGTACTTCTTATGTTTTCAATACGCTGGGTAATAATTCTGGTAGTGAACTTAAAATCTACTACATACCAAAAGATGAGAGTAGATTGATTCCCGATACTAGTGATGATCCAGGTAAAGGTGTTAGTAGTATTTCTGATTTTATTGAGAAGGAGCAGGCATACTATATCATTACTAAGAATATCAAAGTCGAAAAGGGAGAGAGGTATACAGCAGAGTTTAATATATCCCTAGAACTTTACAGAAACAGTACTGAGGACTTGAATGGTAGTATTGGTAGTATCTTAAAGAGTACGTATGAGAGAAAGTTTAATACTGTCTTCAATGATACAACAATAGAAGAGGTTAAGTCATTGATCAGTAAGTTTAGTAATATTAAAAGAATAAATAGTCTTGGTATTACATTCTTAGATTCTAGGGGTCAGGTAGTAGAGATATCAGATATAGATCCAATCATTTCTTACTTTGATATTACCTACAATGTCAGCACTCTCGTATCACATACACCAAGTAATTAAGGGAAGATGAAAATATATATACCAAAACACTTAAGGGAAATTAAAATCATCGAGCAGCTTTACCAGATGATGACGTCTTATGGTGAGCAGGCAGTAGATGAGATAGATTCTTTTAGTGATTTTCAATGGAGCTTAAGTAATGATCCAGTTAAGAGATTCCTAGGCTTATGTATACCGAAGAGAGATGATCAGACCAGTGAAGATTATAGTAGCAATATCAATTACCTAGCGACATTATTTTATAGTGTCAAAGGTACTTATAAGGTTTTTGATTATCTCTTGTACTATGGTGTGATTGATTCAGATAAGTCAAAGATTAACTATACAGCTAGGAGTATTAGTATTGAGATTGGTGAGATCTTGGTGGGGAAAGATTTATTCTGTAGTGCAATGGAGGATTTCTTAAAGACATTACTGTACTTTGAGTCTCTTGAAATTATAATCGATAGTGCTGGTATTAACTTAGAGGGTAGTATTGTTAATCACTTAGGTCATGGTGAAATATACTACCAGCATCATATAGCAGAGTAATTATGATAGTAGAACATAAAGATAACTTGTGTGAGCTAACTTTTGTAGTGCTTGAAAATTCTAAAGACCTAGATAAGAGTTTAGTACAAGTTCATGCAAGTAGGTCAAGCTTATTAGGGATTAGTGATTTTGCTGAGTATGGTTTAAAGTTTATTCCAAGTAAGTACAAGTTTAACAGTGATCCAGCTATTAATTACCTATCGGAGAAGTCTAGAGAGGTAGTAGGTACTAGTATAGATGACTTAGAGAAGGTAGAGGGTACATTTCTTCCAACGGGCTCAAAAGTAAGTAAGGAGGAATTGTATGGTTATTTTGGAAGTATTGACATTAATAATCAAACCTTAACAATGATCAATATTCCTAGTGGCTATGATACTGTTTACTTATATGATTCCTACCCAGACCTAACAGAACTGGAACTAGAAACGGTAGGGGGCTTAAGAAGTTTTATACTACGCTCTACATGGAAGGTCTGTATTGGGCTAGATAAGGATGAGGCACAGAGTAAGAAATTATTGTGGCTTGTCTTAAGTGAGGATGGTAAGGTTAGTAATATCAACCTATCTCATCTCATGTGGTCTGGGAGTGATAACCCAGAGAGAAACTTATGTCAGTACTTGTTGAGAAATGACAAGAAGAAAGAGATAGATCACAAGGTAGATATAGTAGGATCTCTTGGTGGAACTGATATAGTGGTAGACAAGAATAGTGATACAATCTTAGGTAACAAGAAGATTAATAAACATCCTATCTTATCATCACTCTTAGGAAGGTTTAATCATCTCAATAGGTATGAACCAAGGAGAGTATATAAGGAGGGCAGTATCATAGAGTATAATACAGATTCACTCTATGTCGCACTAAAAGATACTAGTGATCCACCAGTATCTAACAAGCCGAGATTAGCATTGAAACTTATCTGGGCACCCCTTAAGAGAGATAAAGATATTAACTACAACCCAACTAAGTGCTATGAAACTGGCAGTGAGGTTAGGTATGAGGGAAAGTCTTGGGTACTTACTAAGAACGCTCAAGTAGTAGTAGGTGGTCAGACATATACAAGCTTACTAAGACAGAAAACACCAAGTCCTCCTAGTATAGATGGAGGTTGGATGGAGATAGTAAGTACAGTCTATAATCCAGCTTTTTCATACAGCATGCTCAGTAGGTGTAAGTATGATGGTTACTATTGGGTCTCACTAGTTGATAATAATATAGGAAACATACCAGGCATTAGTTGCGATAAGTGGATCTTAGAAGGCAGACTTAAGGATTACCACAAGAAGAAAATATCAGTGGTAGTGACTCCTGGCGATGGTGGTACAATACTAGAACAGGATTTTGAAATACAGGATGGACAGAGAACATTAAGTATACCTGTTAAGTTGGGAAACTACTGCATCGACTATGTTACCTTTGCAGACAGACACAACTACGAAAAAGAAGTAAGACTGTATGAAGGTGATAATAAGCTAGTCAATAATTTTATAGTCAACGGCTCTTCTAGTATGAGTGGTAGGTCTGGTCTATTGGATAATTATAGATTGAGCGGGTCTTATTTTGATGGGAACCTAGTAATAAATCTGGACTTAGAAAGCAGTGCAGGGTATCATGGAATAGGTAGTGAAGAGGAATGGAAAGCAATTCAATTTACTGCCCCTGATGGTTTTGAATTATTAAGTGCAGATACAAATACTCCTAGTGTGATGGAGGTATTAGAGTCTAGTAATTATCTTATCAATGTAGTACTGAAGAGGAATAGCGTAGTACCAGTTGTAAATCTTAAAATAAATGGTACAAAGCCAAGAAGTATGTATGATAATGATTTCTATACTAAATTCAGACATCCACTAGATACCACTATGTTTGATACAATTAGAAAGAATTATAAAAGTCTTGACCCTAGTGGATATTCATTTGGTCTTATGATGGTAGATGATAAGCCTGTTGGATATGATGGAAACTTTATGGACTCCTCAGGAAATTCAACAGGTGAGAGTGCATTTGTAGTTGAGACGGGTAATAACTTCTCATTTAAACTACTAGTAGATCCGAATAAGTACGAATTTGGTAATATTGTTTCTAACTACTACGATCCATATGAGTCAGAATCTAGTATCTTACCTAAGACCAGTGAATTTATTAAGAGAAGGTTAAGCACTGAGAAATTTAGTGACCTTGAGTTTACTAGCCTTTATGTAGATGACCTGGTTGAGAAGAATGCATTTCCTATCTACACAGTGGAGCTTAATTCTAGAGTCTATACGATAAATATTGCTAAGTTTGATGGATTTGAGGTAAGTAGTTATTCAGAGTCTACAAATTATGGAGGTTCTGTTAAGTTTACTATCGCATCAGAACAGCATAAGGTACCTAAGATTAAGATACTAAAGGATGATGATACTGACTTATTATCTGGTGGTACATTAAGTCCTACACAGAATAGATTTTATATCCCAGGCACAACAGTTCCGTATGTATCTCTTAATTCATATTTAATCAAGGGAGCGGTAGACGATAATAATAAACCAATACCGGGGAGTGATTATACGGGAACACCAGGTATTAGTAAGTATGGTTCCTTAGCGGAGAAGAACTTGACAGGTAAGCACGATATCATTATCAGTTTTGAGCATCCAGCAGGTTCAGCTAGTATCTATGAAGGGAACTATAAGATTTTTATAGGATATGATAATAAATAATAAAAGTATTAAGGGAATCTACAGGTATAACTCTAACGTCGAGTTTGAACCTGGTGATTTTGTACTTGATAGTGAGGTACTCTACAAGGTACTACAGACAACTAAAGGAAACATACCACGTACTAGCCCTGATTATTTTGAAGTCTATGTAGGAAATAATTGTACAAGTCTGGAGGAGTATAAGAAAGGTGCAATGAAAAAAGATTGTGTCTTGTCTGCAGTATCTCTAGACAGTATTCTTTCTTCCTATATGTCTGGTTATAATGAACAAGGACTCATCAGTAACAGAATAACTAGCGATCTTAAGATAATTTCATCCAGCTTCGCAAGTACAGAGGATGTAAGTGCTTATACAAATCCACTCGATGCGATATTATGTAAGAGTGACTTGAATAATGCAATATTTAGTGTTGATCCTAATAGTGAAGTAGAGAAAATCTTGCCACGTACCGATGGTGAGACTGGTATTAGGTATGTACTTAGACAATATACATACATAGATTCTGATAGTGCATCTAGCGGTGATCCAAGTATTACTAGAATTCAAGAGCTTACTAAAATATCTAACTTAGCAGTAACAACCTTGTATAGGTATGTAATTAGTAGTGATGGTAGTTTCTCAATATCTGGCAGTACTACTTGGATGTCTAATGGTGTTGATCCTAATTTTCAGAAGGAGCTCAGTCAGGTAAGGGGTTATTATCTTAGCGAAATAGAGAAGTATAGAAAGCTTCAACTAGTAATGTCTAATAACTTCAGATTTAAGAGCCTAGATATTCCAAGTAATTCTAGTAGGATTGAAATACCATACGGAAAACTTAATAGCCTAGTAAAATCAGATGAGACCTTAGACGAAGTACCAACTACTTTCACTATTAGTACTGTTGATCTTCAAGGATTTCTTAGGGTTCATGATGTTACAGTGGAGCTTGGTACCTTGTTGAGAGCAAAGACAGCGGTTAGTTATAAAGTAGGTTGTTCTGATTCTGATATTGTACTAAGTGTTTCCTTCGATGACAAAAATAATAGTGTTATATTTTCATTGAGTAGTGGTAACAGTAAGGCAATATTCCAGTCTTGTTATTATCAGCAATTTGTTAAGGATATAGATAGTAATGTAATTCTTAGCAAGGGGGTAAATCAGGTTACATTGAGGCCTAGAGATTTCCCTGGCATTACTGGAATTCCGCCAATGATATACATACATAAGTCAATACAGATAGATACACTAACGGTTAAAGGAACAGAAAGTAGGAAAGATACTATCGTTGTCAATGTTAGTGATATTGCCGAAACTGTTGAGTCATCTGGTAACACCTACACAGTTAGTCTATCACCTAATTCTGACCTAGGTTGTGATCTATCGTTTTCTGATGGTTATGAGAGGCTTACAATAAGAGTGACGCCAAAGAGTAACGGTGCAGAATCAAACATTACAAAGATTACAGTACATGGCTAAGATTAAGAAAAAGCTCGACATAAGTAGTGAGGGTATTTCTGACGTATATGTGGCGGGAGATATTATTGTAGATAGTACCTCAAATGGATTACTCAGGTACGATAATTACAATAGTCCTTACCGCCCAATTACTACGTCAGAGTTATTCAATAAGCTAGGTAGTCGTGGTTGGAATATTGCGGATAGGAAATATATAGACGGTGATAGGAAGCTTAGGAGGTCAGTAGCTAGTAGTGATGATAAGATGCTAGAAACTGGTTATTACATGGTCAGCCCAGGAAAAGAAATCACCGACAGTATAAAATCAGATCTAGAGAGTTATAAAGTCGAACACTCGGACATAATACAAATGTTCAAAAATATGAAAGAAAGTAAAACTGTGTACTTGTACAATTCATCTGAGCTGGTATTTGATATCTTAAATGATTCAGTAACAATGGACTTAGTAGGACCAGATCAGTATACAAGTACATTAAGTCTTGAGAATCTATTTAAGAAGGCCTCTGTTGGTGGTATCTCTGCTAAGGTTGACTTGAGTATTAAGTATTCAAAGGGCGATCAGATATATAGTCACAACATGGTATTTGAGGCATTTAAGTTCCCAGATACACTAGAAGAGATAGTAGGATATACAGGAAATAACTTCATTAAACCAATTAATAATGAGGTTAGCGTTGAGTATATTGATAACATACTTAGAGTTATTCCTGATGATTCTGAGATTGATGAATGTGTAATTAGTAATTGTACAGTAACGTATGGAAATTTATAATACTTATATGTTAGGTGCAGGTAAGTTGGTTGACTGTGAGTATGTACTTGTATATAACACAGAATCTTTCAGTAAGAGAGCTAATGATCTGTACGTAGACGGTATCAGTATTAGCAAGTCAAATTTCTTACCCCTACTTAGCAAGACGCCAGATAAGCGAGGTATTCATGAAGCAGTTGAGAAGATACTAAAGATAAAGAATAACTCGGGTGAACTTGTATATAATGTATCAGAAGTAAATAGGTCAACAGATCCCAGTAGTAAGTATTATTCTGACTTCATAGTAAGTAACAGGAAGGATAATATTGTTGGCCCTGATGGTTTTAATGTAATTGTATATCTATGCAGTAATGGAGGATTCGAATTAGTCCCCATTGGATTTTCAACATTCTTAGAGCCACAAGGTAGTAGTGTGTTTACAGAGTCTGGCAAGTATATGATAAGGAAGAACTACTATGTTAGAAATCTTCATATCTATATTGGCTTTGACAACCAGCTCTTATTTGATACAGAAAAATTAAACCTCCTCGATAATTTAAGTAGTACTGCAAATCTAAGCAAGAGAGACTTAAGGGGAACTGAGAACTGGAACTATGCAAGTGTAAGTAGTGCGAAGGAGAAAGTAGGTCACGTAGAAAGGCCACTATATACTAACAGAATCTATAGTACTGTAAGTGGAAGAGGTCAGTATATTTTCTCCGACACTAACTCATTTATACTTGACAGAAACAATAAGGTAATCGAGAAGACCAAACTTTGCATTAATAAGAACCTGCATGTAGATAGATTCAATAACGCATTTGGTAATTATCAGCTTGGTTTCTATAAGGGTGATCCAGCATTGTATGTATGGAATATAGGAAATAACTACTCAATCTATTCACTCGCTAGAAAGAACTTAGTAGGAAATACGGTTATGTATACTAATCCAGTAAACACAGGGAGACTTATCCTTAATAGTAGTGTTTATAGACTACCGAGCTATGATATCAACTATAAAAGTAAGATTGAGTTCTTTTCTGGAAACTTAGTACAAACTGCTCACACTAACAGTGAAACTGGTGAGGTAGTGAGGAAAGTGTTTAATCTTGACTTGCAGGATAACCGGGATAATGACAATAATGCAGGGTGGATGAACTTTGGGGATGATCTTGCCTTGCTTGACCCATTAGACATCAAGAACCAAGTCAGAACTACTAAGAAACTAATATTCGCAACTAAGGAAGAGGCGGAGAAGTCAATTCCAGAGCTAACGGATATCCACTTTGATTTAGGTAGGTATAGCAGTGAGTGCAGTATTAATGTAGAGGGAAAAAGAGGTGAGTGGTTTATAATAGGTCACCCAACAATAGATATAAAGATCCTAACTAATATGACCAAGACAGTACTTATCAGGTCTAGTGAGTTAGGTGGCGTAATGTTTATAAATAATCAAGTCTTAATTATAAAGAACCCAAACCCTGATAGACTGAGCGAAATCACTTATACATTATTCGACAGTGATGGAAAGTTCATGACATCAGGAGCTAGTGATTATCTAAGTACATACTATAACAACTTAGATGCACTTAAGGAATATAAGGTACCTGGTAGGAGAAAGAGGTTGATGATAGATAATAGCATTAATTCAACTAACAGTATCTTAGACTTGCAGAGGAGTTTTTTAGCTTACTTTAGGCGAAATACTCTTCCTACTTCCTTGACGGACTTTGAGATAATTGGTGGTCTCTGTGGTCTGGTGTTCTATAGGCTTGGTAGTCTTGTAAATTATTTGTAGTATATGAAAATAAAATTTAGCGAGTCTTTCTTGAGTAGGCTTGGAACAGTGGGTATAACAATGAGCTTTAGTGAGTATAAAGTTTGTGCACTGTTGAAAAAAGACCTCCTACTTGACGTAAATTCTCAGAGACAGGTAGTATCAGGTAAGTTTAATTATATCTGGGATGATGAGAGAAAAACTATGGACCTTACTTTCCCAGGTACTAAAGAGCTGAGAAAGGAGACAGGTAGTAATCCATTTGTTATCTACTTATTTGAAGATAGCTTGTATGAAGTAGTAGAGGGCCCTGCATTAGTATTGTACGGTGAAGATAGTTCAATGCTTAACTTAACAGGTAGTGGATTGAATCATATTACAGTCAAGTTTCCTCTCACCATGCTTGCTAATATTGTAAGTAGGGTAGAAGGTAAGAATCAGAAATACCTAGAGAGTAAGTCTAATGTGGTAGGTACTAATATATTTGTAGCTGATGGTAGAGAAGATGAGCTAGTTTCTAAGAATTCATATCTAAAATACGTCAGAAATAGGATAAGTACTAATAATATTCCTACCTACCTGAATAAAGATGGTAAGAAGATATTTAGTAGTAGTTATTATAAGAGATACAAGAAAATCAATATCTACTCAAGTAACTTAGTAGGTTATAAAGATAGTGATGGTACTCAGAACTACTACCTACCTAGCACCTCTGGAACTGTTACTTTAAGTGGTGAGACTATTTATGACCTCTATGAAGTAAAGGAGGGAAAGTTTATACTACAGAAGGAGAATGTGAAAGGTGATCTAAGTAATGTAGTATTAAAAGGATTAGGTAGTATTGATCAAGAAAAATTCAAGATAGTCGATAACAGGACTATTGAGTATATTGGGGTTGAGGATTCATCTACTACTAGTTTTCAAGGGGAGCTCTATTTTAAAGATGAGATGAAAGAGGGTCTACCTGTTCCACTAGTGTCAAACAAGATTAACCTATATCAGTATTCAACATGGGGTAAACCAAGTACCACTACTAACCTGTTCGAAGATGGAAAGCAAGTATTTCTATTTGACAGTGAGGGAGATGCAGTAGGTACATCAAGAAGTGGTCTTACTAGGCATCATGAAATTGTAGTAAAGCTTAAGAAGAGAGTTGATCCGAAAAGTATTAAAATTATACCAAGTTCTCCACAGTGGAATGAATATTTCGGTACGATTATTACTAAGCTAGATGAAGAAGCTAAGAGTGGTGCACACCCTTATTCAATACAGATAAGAACTAAAGAAAAAAATACAAGCTCATCCTGGTATCCGATGTCAGGTGGTACTAGTACTTTAATGTCATGTACTATTAGTCTTGGTCCTAACAATAAGATACAGTTCTATTGTGTACAGGGGCCATCATTACCTCTTGCCATCAGAGATATCACCAGAACAGATAGCCTTGAGAAAAATAGTAAAGGTAATTTTGTAGGTCACTTAGATGGTATAATCGGAAAGAAGAAATCTGACTACTATGTAACATCTGAAAAATTAGTAGAGGGTTATAATACTTGGGTTTGTAGTTACAGTTTCTTTAATGAATCTGTTAACTTTGTAGATAGACGAAGTGGAAAGATCGAAAAAACTGTTGGTGAGCCTGGTAAGATATCAATTACTTCATACGACATGCCAAGTACAGAATCAGAGCTTGAAATAGGCAGTATTACTTTCAAGAGAGCTCCGACTAGTGGTGAGGTTGACAATACAAACTGGAGAGATGTTATGTATGCTAATGCTGGATCTTGTAAACTTGATCTGGTTATGGCGAGAGATACTTCATCTAGTTCTTATTCTACACTTACTAGCTCAACTCAGTATTTCTTAAAGGAGAGCGATAATAGTCTTAAGAGGCTCTATATGTTTGACTTTGAGGGGAAGACTTTTGAGAATACAGATAACCAAGATGTAGCAGAGCATTGGTTTGAGTTTCTAGTGGATGAATCAATACCATTGGGAAATATAATCCTAGAGAGTGGAAGGCTTGAAGAGTTTTTCAATATCAAAGTAGAGTCTCCAGTGGGGAGTACTAAGAAGGCTGGATGGTTTAGGTATAGGGTTATTATTACAGCAAAAGGTGTTAATAATTCTGACAGTAAATGGTTCCCTACTAATAGCTTAAACGAACCTGAAATAATAAAGGCGAAGATAGAATTAAAATCTGCCATTAAGGATCATAAGATAGTCGAGGAATTTTATTGCATACAGGGATTTGAGATAGACCGGATTAATGTATATGTAGAAAATAAGAAGCCAGAGTGGATAGAACTAACTGGAACTCATGGCGCAACCTCTGCAAGTAATAGTGGTCTTGACTTTGAATTCGAATCACAAGAAAAATTTGATGAGTATACTAGTAATGATAGTAACTTAGTAAAACATTCTGTTGGTGATATAATAACACTTGGTAAAATTAAGTCAGGTATTAGAAGAGTTGAAAAGTTCAAGATGTTAGTTAATACCTACAAGCCATACGACAGTGAAAATGACTATATTGATTTTAAAGCAATAAATGATACTGTAAATATCGCACTATCTAAGCCAATCGATGACTACACACATTGGAAAGAAGTAGGTATAAGAAGTGATAATAAGCTTCAGGTAGTGTCTAGTAATCCAGATAACTTATTGAATCCTGAATTTCTTGACCTAGGTGATGGAAAGTTTGTAGTATCTAATTCTAATAAAGACTTGTCGACTGCTCAGTATAAGATTGAATTGAAGAACAAAGCTAACCCTGTAAAGACACATGACATTATAAATATTTTTACAGTAGATAGGGTAAGAGATAATACTATAAAGGTAGAGGACTTACTATCAGACTGGAAATACTTGATGATGAAGAATAATGGTGTATCGACTGCTAATGTAAGGACGAGAGTAAAGTCTGAAAGTTCTGAAGATAATATTATAGTTAGGACAGACGATAATAAGTTGTGGAATGGTATTAACGTACTTCCTCTTGACTACATCGGAATCTATCGAATATTTGTTAGTTGTACAGAGGAGTTTGTCGTTACACTAAGTGGGAATGATAGCTTACACTTTATCGATGATACTAATAAGGTCTTGAAAAATACATTGAGTGTTGAATTTGATAGAACTGCACCTGGTCAATATGTTCCAGTCTACTTAGTATTTGAGGGAGGTGAGAAGAATTCATTTAGAACACCATACCAGAACTTGAAGACTGAGATCAACATATCCTACAAGAGTGATCCAACCATTAGTAAAACTGTCCAGCTTAGGAGGTATTATATAGATAGTATTCCTAGTGAAGACGGTAAGGACTTGGGATCTCTTACAAGTACAGGTGAAACACTTAAGTCTAGTATTGAATTATTTGGCGATGATCCTATTAGTAGCGCACTGATAAAGAGTGGATCAGGGAAGGATATATTCTGTACCTATAATATTGAAGAAAAGGAGTATAGTTTCAGCCTTGCATATAAGTCTAGTATTGAAACAAAGCTAAGTACGTCAGTTAGTAGTAAGTCAGTTAGAGATACGATAGTTGACTTATCAGGTTTTGTTGGTAATAAGGTAAAGGTTGGTGGCAAGTATGATGGTAGTAATAAAGGCTATCGTTATACTAAGGAAAGCGTTGTGTATGAAGAGTACCCAAGCAAGATCAATCAGTCTTATCCAATACCAGTCATAGATACTGTTAAGCTTGAACAGGTAGGCACTGGAAAGAAGGTTGAGTATAATGTGTATAATAGGTTAATAGTACCTAGAGTGTCTATATCAAATATATACTCACAGCCTAGGTATAATAATAAGATCTATGTTACACCACCAACCCAGAACCATCATAACGTACTACCAGATCAGAAGTTACTAGTTGATATTTCAGTACCTGGTCAGAGCTTTAAAGTTAGAGTATTAAGAGGTGTGGTGGGTTTTAAGTTGCCTGAAGATAATAAGGTCTACTTAAATAGGTATGACAAGGGACCTATTGAAATTCAGTATAAGGCACCAGACACTTACCAACTGACTTCTCGAGATGATGAGCACTACATAGGTACACTTGAGATAGAATCATATATCGACAAGGATAATTTTATCTTAGACAGTAATAGGAACATAAGGATAGGTAATAATTCTTATCCACAGGAGGTCGTCAATCTTATAGCAGGAACGACGAAAGAAGTGTTTGATTTATATATAGGTTTTGGGCGCAATGTTGGATCAGAGAGCAGTAGAGATTATCATACGTTTAGCCAAGAGTTTAGTGGCATTATTCCGGCGAGTGGTGGTAAGAAAACAATAGAACTAAATCCATTGTTTAAAAATACTATCATCACACAGGCACATGATAAATCTCCTTATGATGGAAAAAACATATTAAATCAAATTACAGTAGAGAGTTTATTTGGTAAGAAATTTTTGAAGGTAGATTTTGCAAGTAGGGCTAGTAGAGTTGGTTATAATAGTGGAATTGAATTAGAACCATCAAGTAGTAGTATTGAGAACTTCTGCAATTCGACCAATCTCCCAAAAATCTTAGACTTGTCAAAAGATAGAGTGCCTGATAACTTCTCCATTAGGTTTGAACCTGAGGGGAAAGAAACCGGTCAGATAGTTTATGACACAGCTCAACAAAATCCATCATTCCTACAAGAACCTTACACTCATGGTATTATTGTTTCTTATATCCCAACTAAGGAAGATGGAACTTATACAATGGATAACACAAAGTCTAGATTATTTGTAGGCTCCGAAGAAAGTAATATCCTGACAGTTAAGATAAAGAGTGATGTCGAGACCATTACTAAGAGTTTGTTTGATAATATGGGCGACTACAGTAGATACCTACTTTCAATACTGACTGCCATATATCCTATCTATGTTGCCTCTGCTGAATTACCGACAAGCACTGGTACACAGTTTGGGACACAGAGTAGTAATACATTGATTATCGAAAAGATACAATCAAGTAATGACTACCCACTATATCCTATTACTAATAGGTCGAGGGATGTAATTGGTCAGAATATCTTTAACTATTACTTCTGTACTTTGTTTGCAGGTAAGAAGGAAGATATAAAGACGATCGATTCTTTTAGGATTAGTGATGGTAAGGGTAATCAGGTCACTATTATTTTCGATGTAGATGTGAAATTGACTAAATAGTAGTTGAGAGCACGTAGAAGTCTTATATATGGACTAGAACATTGGGAAGTTTAGAGGTATAAGTGATTTACAACTAAGCTTCCCCTGTTCTTCTTTAAAATACAATCAGAACTAAAAATGAACAAAGACTATAGAATTAAAGTCTCCAGTAGTAAGTATATCGAAGAGTCTAGAGCAGTGGCAGTAATTAGACTTAACGAGAGGGGATTTTTGAAAGGTGAGGTAGTAATGCTAAACTACAAGAAGGACCCAGATAAGAAAACAGATATCGGGACTTTAGTAGCTATTGGTATTAAAGATGGAACTGGTGAGGATTGCTATAGAATAATTAGTGCAGGTGGATCTGTAGTAGTTAGAAAAGTAGTAGAATCACTCGCAGATGTTTCATCACTAGTTCATAATGAGTTATATATTTACAAAGACCCTGATAATAAGTGGTACTATGTCTACAAGCCAGAAAACGAGGCTAACAGACGAATTGAACTTATTACTGGCGGTCCTTTTATTTTCATCGACCTAGAGACCGGATATCGTTGGTTCTATAGGGATGGAAAGTGCAAGAGAGAGGATGAATTCTTCTCAACGGATAGTGTACAGACATTACTTGGTGATATCTTATCTAGGAATGATAGGCTTGAGATTACTAGTGATAGTGGTTTCTTGTTTAAAGTTGGTGATGTGAAGGATGTAAACTTAAGCATTAGAACTTTAGATCATGCTGGAAACGATATAAGTAGTAAGTGCAGCTATTCTATAGATGGACAAGAGATTACATTAAGTGGTGGAAAGTATAGGCTACAGAATCTAACTACCGACAAGGATATTGAGGTAGTAAGTAAGGTAGAGTTAGCAGAGGGAGTTTTTCAGCACATAAGAGAAAAAGTAAGTATTCGTTTCGGCTATATATTTTACTATGGACGAGTTACACCAGATTGGACACCTAGTGTAGAGAATATTAAGGGACTAGAGAAGAAAAAACTAAATAATCGTAGAAGCTTAGAATGGGTTGACATTGATATAAAGGAACTATCTAAGACTGTTTATTGTTATCCTAAGAAGTATGGTTTCTTGGATCACATCTACGATTATCATGGCATCGATTACCTAAAGGACTATATTATCTATGACAACCATTATGTAATTGATGGCGAAGAATATTTTGTATACCTAAAGAAAGAACCAATTAAGATATACGACTTCAGACAGAATTATGTATTTGGTGATTTTGATGGTATTGTTATTAATGGTGTAGGGGACGATCACTTAAACGACCTCTTAAACCATAATATCGAGGAGCAATTAAAAGACAAGCTGCTCGACTTTAAAACTAGTGGTATTGTTTATCTTGATGGAATGTTTGATGAAATTCCGACATCTGGTATGAAACAGGGAGGAATCTATTATATCAAGTCTATCAAGAAATTATATGTGGCAGATTCAGATACTAGTGGTGTTGTTAAGAATATGACGGAGAAATCTATGTACGTTAAGCTGCCTGAATATTCAACACTATTCTGGAATGGAACAGACTTGATAGACCTGGGAAAATTAAGGGTTGTCAAGATAAATGATATTAGAGAAATTTTTTAAGATATGTCAGAATTAAGAGGAACAAACATATCAGCCCCTATTGTACCTTTTACAGACCTTGATAAATACCCAACACATCAAGCAATATATGGTAAGGGTGGTCATAAAGAGGTAGACACATTAACTGACCTGGGCAATATACCTGCATTTCGACTAACAATTGGTTCAGTTTGTTATGTAAGGGAGACAGGTACTACTTATAGGTGTGTCAAGTTTAAGCACATAGATGGTACATTGTTTGAGAGTGAAGCAGACGTTGTTGAATCTGATCTTGGTAGTTGGGAAGAAATATCATCAGAGGACATAGTAGTTTCTGATAATGAGCCGGCAGTAAGAGATCAGAATAAGATTTGGTTTGATACAGGTAGCCAAGTTAGTAGGGATATTGACGCAAGTTCAGAGGAAATAGCAAGTCTTAATAAGTCAGTTGCTAGTCTCCAGAAACAGGTAGAGAGTCTGTTGAGTATCTTAAATTATGGTGTAGTAGCCGGCGATTCAAGTAATTCCTGGAGACATAAGATGATTGGTACAACAGGTCTTATTAATCCTGGAACCGGAGAGGCAGAGGGAGATACTATTAGGCCTACAACAGAAGCGCTGAAACATACAGTACCTAATATTAGTATTAAGGTAGATACTGCTCAGAATTTTAAGACTAACTACCAGAACTTAATAGATGGTGAGCTCATTTGGATAACAGACCAAGGAAAGGATAAAGAGGGTAGCTTATTTATCTACATAGGGGGTAAATTTAAACAGGTTTCTACAACTGGTGGATCAGGAGTAGTTACAAATCCTACTGAAAATAATAATATGTCAGCAGAAGAATTAAGAAAATTAATAGAGGGTGGAATCGATTTTAACTCCCTTGATTTTGTAGACCTAGCAAGTAATAAATATAGTGCCAGGGTAAATGAGAATGGCAACTTAATTATATATAGGAACGATAGACTTGACTTAGGCCAGCCAGATAGTGATAGTAAGGGTGGAAACTATGTTAGTCACTTCCTAAATATCAGCTCTGTGTTTTGCGGAGGTGATAATGATGAGCATAGTTTTATATCTTGCTCACACAATTTCGTAGAGCTAAGTAATTCATCAACCTCTGATATTAATTTAAACGGACTCTACCTTCTATATAGACCTGGTAGTACATCTAACTGGGAGTGGTTACCACTAGTAGGTACTATTAAGGCGGGGAGTACTTTCTTAGTAAGAGGTGCACAGTGCTCTAACGTAACTAACACCACTATCATTAACGTAGATTCATACGATCTTCAATGGTATAAGGGAAATACTGAGACTGGTAAGATTAATCCTGCCCGTGAATTAATTAAGTTTGATCAGACGGGTAGTACATTCTATTTGTGCTGGGGTAGTGTAGATGCTGGGGGAACAATTCAGATCTATAAGTCAGATAAGGCACTTCATCCAGTATCAGACCTATCAGATTTCTTAACCCCATATAGCAGTGATGTGATTCCAGGCTATGTTGACTCTGTTGGTATTAGAACAGGTGCAGGTGAAGGTGGTCAGAGTGTAGATATTGCTCCTACTAGTAAGATGGACAACTGCTTATTCTTTAGGTGGTACTACTTAGATCCTTCCACGCAGGCATATAAGGCGTATAGTGCTAGAAATAGTAAGGCGCTTTGGACATACATCGACTTAACTGTACATGATGATAAAACTAACGTACTTAAGTCATATTTCAAGGAGAGTGATAAAGTTAGATTCACGCCTAGGTCTTCTGCGTATGGTAAGAACTTATTTACTACCAACACTACATTTGACCCAAGCAAGCCTAATTATGTAAACTTAACATTTGGTAGACAAGCAACACATAATGAAGCAGGGAGAAAGAAAGCTAGTAGATGTCTTAACTGGATATCTGTTGGTTATTATGATGAATTTGTTGAGTATAAGAAAACAAGCAGTGCAGGTTGGACAAAGTTAAGCTCAATCACAGAGAATAGCATTAAGACTGGCGGTGATTATGCTGGAGACTCTAATGTTAAGAAATTCATCAATCAGTATAAGAGAATTAGATGGATTGCAACAAGTGGAGTAGCAGTAACAACACATAAGGTAATCATCAGAGACTTAGAGGCAGGCACTTATCAATACAGAGTAAGACGTGAAGGTGATGAGTCTTATACTAGTGATATTCTTACATTTACAGTTTACGCAGATAGTGTGATCAATGCAAGAGGTTATTCATTTATACAGGTAACAGATCAGCAAGGATTCAACTATATGGAGTACATTGCTTGGAAGAAGTCAGCTAGTTTTATTGCCGCTGAGGAGAATGAGTCACTGTTTACTATTAATACTGGTGACATTACTCAGAGTGGTAACCGTGAAAATGAGTGGCTTGATTACTATGAGGGTAGAGAAGCGCTCAGAGGTAAGGAAGAGATGTTCACAATTGGTAATAATGACTTGTGTGGTAAGAATGAATATGAGCTTGGTAATGGTATTCCTAGTTCTTATAAAATCAATCATACCAACGTTGTCTACTATTATACATTTGAACTAGATGAGAATAACCCAGCTATCTTTAAGTATAGAAATGGTGCAAGACTGTTTAACAAGAACAACACCACTAAGTATATAACAGGACTAATTGAAGATGGTCAGGTAGGTGGCAATGCATATGGTTTCGAATACTACATGCCATCTCTCTATTCATTCAACTTTGGAGATTATCACTTTGTTTCTATCAATTCAGAGTTTAGATCAAATACGGTAACAGTTTATACATCTCTTACACAGGATATTGGTAAGGAGTTTTTATCTCAGTGTCTTGGTCAACTAGAAGATTGGTTTAGAAAGGACTTGTTATTGTGGAAGGGAACAAACTTAGCAACAATTGAGGCCGATACTAATAAACAACTTCAGCCATCAGATTGTTATAAGACCATTGTATTTACCCATGAGATGCCATTTACTATCGTTACTGTTGATAAGTATAAGAGTAAGACAGATAGAGGTGGTTCAAAGTTAAATGGTGTATCTTCTAATGGTGGTAGCTTTAGGTGGTCTAGGTTATTCAAGAAGTATGGTATCCGACTTGTTATGGGTGGACACAAACATACTTATTCAATGTCAAGGCCTATCTATGATGCACCAGAGAATTATATCGTTGGTAATAGAGCTGCTAGTGGTGTTGACTTGATGAGTGGTAATGTAGAGGGCGAGACAAGTAGTAAGCCTGTTGTTCAAGTTACCTCTCTCCCAAGCGATTCTGCTACTAATACTAACCTGAGATATGAACTAGTAGGAAAAATAAATGCGCCTGTATACGTAATGTCACAGGCAACAGGTTATAAACTAGTAAGTAATCAGGAAATACCTAGTAGCACAAAAATCGCTTGGCTTCAGAAGTATTATCCAGGCAAAGAAGGAACTGGTAAAGATAAGGAAGGTATTGCACAACACTTCCCTACCTATGTTAAGTATAAACTGACTGCAACAGGTATCGAAGTTGAGTCAATTCAGATAACCGGTATTTGGGATGTAGACTTAACAGCAAATACAACTACCTATCTTTGGAATAACTGGAATGATGCAACTAGGGTAGAAGATATTAAGTCACTGGGCAAACAGTCAATAGATCTCGGTGAAGGTATCGGGACTAAATATAATATTGTATTTTAATGGGAACTATTAAGAAATATAATCGAGGCAAGAGTAAGTGGGAATCTTTTGCATCTTCAAAAGCTGACCAGATCTTAACAAGTAGTGAAAAACTTAGAGAGATCGTTAAGTCAGAAGGTGAAGAGACTGCAGAAGTGACTGACGTAGAGAATGTCCTCGAGCATATAACTGATGACATCAAAACTTTGAAGGGTAACGTCGCTTGGCTTGCCCTTCACGGTGGAGGTGGTTCAGGTAATGGTGGTAATGGAGGTGGTACTGGTGTGGATACTAGTACTGCCAAGATTATGGTTAATTCCAAGTCACAGGAGCAGGCTAGTTCAGATCCTATTATTCTCAACAGCGATGAAGGTCTTAGTATCAAAGTAATCAGTGGTACCAAGAACTGGGACATTGAGGCAACTTCTAATATCTATACGCTTAAGAGAGTGAGTGGTTCTAACGGTATGAATATCGACAGGAGTATACTGAAGAATAATAATATCGTTACTACCTTTCCATTGCTTGTAACTGCTAATAACCCTTCTACATTTACAACTATATCTTGGAGTAGCACTATATATTTCTCAAATGTTAACTTGTCTGCTAAGAAGGAACAGAAGATAACAATAGAAGATCTCAAGAAGGGTAATAGAGATTCTGAAATGTCTTTTGAGTATTCATCGGGTGTAGCAGGTGATTATAGACTTGAGATAGATGTAGTAAGAGCTAGTGGTACGAAAGATAAGTATTCATTTGATGTAATTGTTGATGAAATAGATCACAAGTATACATATAATGTTCAACTAGGTAAGGGTGGACTTGGTTTTTCAGACAATGATATCACATTAGGTAATAATACTAATGAGATTAAGGCAAGGTTAGTTAGTAAGAAGATAAGCACCTTAAGTAGCTTGCAGACTAGAACAATCTTAGTAGTGACAAGTAATAATATGACAATCTCATCAATCTTACCAACAAGGTTAGAGGATGCAGTATTGATTAACAAGGACAAGTCACTTAATGTACCTTTCACTGTCTACTACTCAAATACATCAGAGTCTTATCACTATTCTATCAAGGTATCAGGTAATGGTGGTAGTGTTAGTAAGACGCCTAGTGAAGTATTCTCATTTAATGAACTTAACAATGACAACTTCTTATCTGTTAGTTCTTTTAGTGAAGGTACAAAGCTAGAGATTAGGGTTGAAATTTGGACTGACATACACACAGAGCATATTGGAGCAACCTATTATGCAGAGGTGGGAAGACCAAACTTTACTCAGCTAGATACACCAAAGACAGGAGCACTTATTACAGATATCATTGCATTTGGTAAGTCAAGAGATAATTCTAGTATTACCTCAACTTGTAATGGTTATGTGTATAATGGCACAAAGGTTAGTGTAGAACAGTCAGCAGAGTTTGTTGATACTAATAGTTACAGTGGTGTAGTTATATCAGATACAAAACCAAGCCATATCCGTCTTCAGAATAGAGCTTACTGTAAGGTAGGTGGATGGAATTATAGCAACTTCACAGATGGTAAGTTTTACGATTTTATTAAGTCTGGTACTAGTAAAGAATTTACAATCAACCTGTGTTATAAGGCTGACTACCACCCAGATGATGACAGAGTAGTACTTCAACTAGGTAAGGTAGCACAAGATGGTACGTTGTTGTCTGGTATCTTACTTAGAGTACATGACCTTGAGATTAAGTCTGGCGGTACATCTAGTTCTTCACACACTATTAACTTACAGGATGATGAGATAGTAGACCTTGTTATTTCATATAAGAATGGACGAGTACTTGTCTATATAAATGGTGTTATTGAAAGCGCTGCTGTTGTCTCAGACTTCATAGGCGATTGGGCAAAAGAGAATATCTTACTCGGCTGCTCTAAGAAGGGATCTAGTTATAGTTCTTTTGCAGATATTAATGTCTATAGGTTGATGGTGTATACTACTACATTGACTGACTATGATATCTTGTTCAACTACTTAAACAATATGTCCCTTTCTCATTATGTAATCGATGCGGATGGTAAGGGAACACCAGATAATAGATACATTGAAGAAGGTCTCGCTAGAAATTTCATCGAGTACAACCTAGATACAAACAAGCCAGGTAAATCTTGGTTATGGAATAATACAGGTGTTGGTTCATATAATGTATCTAACTTTATCGCAGTTAATGGTGGTCTTAGACCTGCCGGAGAGTTGAGTAGTTATTCTATCCCTATTCCTATTATTTTCTTAGATGTAACAGGAGAGGATAGTTGGACATGGGATAATTTTACAAGTCCTAAGCGAAAAGATAGTAACTCTCTTCCTAGCGTTTCTGCAACTATACAATACTACGATGGAAAGAGTGGTATAATGTGTGGTGATAGAGATAAACCAATGACAGCGACGGTATCAATACAGGGTACCTCAACGTTGGCAGATAATATCAAGAACCTTAATATTCAGTTCGATGAAGGTACTGTATTTATTCCTAGAGAGTCTTGGTTACCAGAGCAGAAGTATACACTGAAGGCTGATATCGTAGATTCAAGTCACTCAATAAATGCAGCTGTTGGTAAGTTTGTGAATGAGGAACTTGGATATGATGACGTAACAAAGGCATCAAAGTATCTACCGTTCAATGAAAATGTACTAAAAGCATTTAATGAATCTTGGTATAAGAAAGAGTTTAAAAAGGCAACACTTAAACATGCGGTTGAGGGTTTCCCAGTATTTACGATTCTGAGAACTAAAGATAAGAATACTGTGAATGGTACAAGTATTCACTCACTTGGTATCTATCAGTTTATCTTAGGTCGTGATGCACATAGAAATCTCGGCTATAAGGTAATTAACTCCATCAAAAAGACAAAAAATGGTTCAACAACTTTAATTGATAAGCTTGAAGTAGGTAGTACTTTCCCATACTTTGAGACAGGTTGTACTTATAATGAGACAAGAATTGGTGGTTACTGGATTGAGGCTAAGGATAATTTTGGTTTCGGCGGTACAAGATCAGATGGTACTAATGCAGTAGAAGGTGGTGCACAGCTTGATTACATAGATGGAAGTGAACAGTACCTAAGAGATAAATTATATGGTGCATTGTTCTGGCAGAATGATCCTAACTTCAATGATATTAACATGGAATTGAATATTAAGGAGCCATACGAAGGACAACCAGAGGATCAAGTAGCAACCAAGCCTAGTGAAGTACAGAGATTTAATAAGCTAGCAGAGGAGATTATTAAATTAGATGCAGTCAAGAAGAGATATAGTAATGACGCAGCTAATATTAACAAGGATTTCTTCGCAGACTCTTATGATAAGTACGAATATATACGAGCAGTAGTACCAGGATCAACGAGTGAGTCTTATGTATGGAGAAAGGTAGAAGGTCAAGAGAATAGGTTTGCACAGAATGATGACGACATAGATATTACTAATTACCTGAACTTAGATTCTGCGTATAAGTATTTCAGTATTGCTAACTTATTTGGCTTACTTGATAACTTCCAGAAAAACATGCCTCTTAAGTGGTTTGGTAGGTATAATGAAGTAAACAAGAGTGACCCAAATAATCAGGCTGTCTTAGGTATTTATGACTGTGATACTGGACTTGGTGGAAACAATCAGGCGGCTATTGCAGTGTCAGAGGATTTGTGGTTCTCCCCTTTATCTAATGGTGGGGACGGCTATGGTGTAACGGATAAAATAGACGGTCAAAATAGCGTCGTCTTAGGTTTTGCGAATAAACTTTGGATGTCATTATTTGGTAAGAAAGCAATTCATCAAGCACCAGGTGCAGGACAGAGTTATACGAAGTCAATTTATTCTGATGCATGGTGTAAACTTCGCAATCTTCTCGACGCAAAGATGAAGACCGTGATTAATCCGAATACTAGAAAGCAGTATACAAGTCTAGCAGATTACTTCATTGATCAGTATTTCATTCCTCAGACAGAAGGTTGTGGCGAGTTACTGTTTAATCTTACATACAACGCTAAGTACTTACAGGATTATAGGAATGAGAGCGGTACACCTATTAATCAGTTGAACAAATTGAATGGTAGAAGAATCATTCAGGCTCGTAAGTGGTTAAGAAAGCATATTGTCTTCCTTGATAGCGTATTCGAATGGCTTAAGATGGAAAATAGTACAAATGCAGAGACTACTAATTTGGCATCTGATTTTTATGGTATTTCAACGGTGAAGATTAATTCAAGTAATGCAGTAAAGTCTATGCCAATTAAGGTAGAAGCTCCTGTTATTATGTCATCAAACGTAGCAGGTAGTAAAACAATCTCATCTTTCTGTAGGCCTGAAAAGTATGGTGACTCGTTTGTATATTTCGGTGATGGTACTAGTGGAACAGATAACGCTAAGGTACATACACTCGATTTTTCAAATACTATCTTGTCAATTGGTAATGGAAGTACCTCACTAACTACTGCAAATGTTGGTGGTATAACAGGTAGTCTTATGAAATATACTAACTTAAACTTGAGCGGTGCACAGGGATTTAATCAGGACAATCCAATTAACTTAGGTAAGTTGTTTGCTGATAATGTAGATGTTGCTGAGCTTAGGGAGATTAACTTGTCAAATACTAACTTCTTGAGCACCTTAGCAACAAAGAACTTTAACCTCAACTTTAATATCTTAGATAGTAACTCTAATACTACTAATGAGACTAAGTTCCAGAAGCTACAGAAGATTGATATTAGTAATAGTTGTGTAACCTCTGTATCACTGCCTAATGTATCACTAAGTTCATTAAAGGTAATGAGGTCTAGAATTAACAATCTTACCCTAAATACTCAGAACTTCTTAAATACAATTGACTTAACTGGATGTAGAGATCTGACAGTAGTATCAATAAAGAACTGTAGTAACTTTGAGACACTGAAGCTCGATAGTACACAACCAAGTCTTAGGTCTGTTGATATCGTAAACTGTCCAAAGTTCACAAGGTTTGAGTGTGTTGATAATAATAGAGTAAGAGAGATCACACTGTCACTGGAAAATCTAGAAACTGTTACTATAACTGGATGTAGAAACTTAAGAGTCCTGAATCTGGCTGGTAGTAAGAAAATAAAGAACTTAGATCTTCATGACTGTATTAATCTTGAGTATATCATCTTTAGTGGTAGACCTGATGAGGCAAGCTATTCAACCGAGAACTTAGATCTTCCTGAAAAAGAGGCACCTAATTGGGGAGATTATGATGATAGCGGATTTCCAGGTGCTAAGTATGATGGCCCAAGTGAAGATGGCCCAGGTGTAGCGGGACTTTACTTAGATAAGAATTCATTTGTATTTGATGCAGATAGTTCTAGTAATTATAATGATAGTATCTTAAAAAGTCCAGTTAACATGCTCCCATCTGATTATGACACTGTAAATATTTGGGGTGCACATAAGGACGATAAATTTCCAGACTTAGTTAATCTCAATCTTAGAAATACTGGGGTTAGGTTTGTAGTGTATGGTACTTCATTTAACAAGAACTACTTAGATCTTAGTCGTTTCACCAATCCTAACTTAGAGGTTGACTTGAGACAGATGAAAAACTTAAGTGAGGTTAAGTTTGCAAATGATGAAGAGAATCCAGTAAAACTAAGCTTAAACTTTGATGGTTGTTTAAACCTTTCTAGAGTATATGGTCACGTAGTAGTCAAGACAGGTCAAATGTTCAATAGTTGTAAGCGTTTTACAGTTCATGGATACGACATGTCTAGAAATACATACGGTGCTGTAACGGAGAGTAGTAGGGTTAAGTTGCCATATGAGGTAGATAGATCTAATCTTACTAAGCTAAGTGATCCTGATTTTTCAAACTACTCATTGAGGTTCCAGGAAGAGACGGCTCAGACTCCACTAGTAACTAATATGGACTTTAATGCATCTGATATATCTGATAGCTTTAGGTCTACTGCCATCACTACGTTTGATGTTTACTATGTACTTACTGCACTTGGTTATTCAGGAAGACCAAGGAGACTAGGTGTTGGAGAGCAGGTTGTTAATATTACAAAGATTGATAACTTATTTAGTGATTGTAGTAGGAATGACCTATTTTCTTGGGTTAACCCTCCAAACAGATATATGTTTAGTTGGGCAAGGAATGTGGTAAGTGCTCGATTTACTTTCTCATTTTCAGGTACAGAGGGCATTCCATTTAAACTTCTCTCACCTTATGTAGTAAATGGTGAGATACTGAAGGATAATGGTTTGTTTAGCCCATTGACAGATCTGAAGAATATGGAAGGTATGTGGGCGAATACTCCTATAGTAGTGGATAGGTACTTGTTTAGAAGAAAAACTGGTAACTATAAAATTCAGAACATTAACCACTTCTTCCCTGATGTAATCCTAAACAAGCTTGATGAGACAACTGAGGCGGCTATTGTTAGTAAGGGTGTTGTAGAAACTATTAAGGATCAGAAGAATAAGTTCCCAAGTAAGTCTGTAGTTGATATAGCAAATGAGCTTTATGGTAACTTAACTGACTTCTTCAAGAACTTACCTAATGTTTATTCATCTTCTTACTTAGATAGTAAGGGCTCAACTGTTTATGCCGGTAGTGGATGTATCTTCCATTCTGGTAATTCTTATATCAACTTCAACACTCTCAGAATTCCAGAGGGACTTACATACTTAGTTAGTAGTTTTAACTGTGCATATGGTTCTGGTACTATTAATCCTAGAACATTATTTGCCAGCCCATCTAGTGTAACTGGTATTAAGAAGTCATTTATAGTTGGTAATAGTTTAGACGTTGCAGGTGAGGAAGTCAAGGTTAAACTACCAATTAGTCAAGATACTTTTAATGGTTTCTCTAACTTAGTGAGTCTTGGTTATAATACTACACAGGAGTACTACATACCTAGCAATGGTAAGTTGTTCTTTATTGACTACAAGGGTAAAGAGATAATGGGTTCTTACTTAACATCCTTCTGTGGAGCTGGTTATAATAAATATATTGTTGGTGATAAGTTCCCATACGGAATTGTTAGTAGTTGTCCTAATCTTAAGATGTTTGCAGGTTTCTTCTCTGATGTAGAGGCACCTAATTTCTTAGATGATTATATTCCAGAACTACCAGGTAAAAATATGTTTGCTGGTAATAAGCTACTTGAAAATGTAGTAGGTTTATTCTATAATGCTAAGTTTAAGTACAAGCTGAAGGGTGAGTGCTTTGAACAGAATACAAACTTAAAGGATGTATCTTACTTGTTCGGCGCTAATCCTGATAGAGTGAACTACCTAACACAGACTAGCGTTCCAAACAAGCTACTATATCATGGCAAGACTGTTGTATCTAAGAACTTGAGAGGACTTAGTAGTGATGCAAGTATTAGTTCTTCTTATCTGGATGATTCTAGCACAAGATATAGAATTGCACTGTATGGAGACTTACCTAGATCACTGACCGGAAAGTTTGTAGATAGTAATGCGATCAGTATTGGTAGTAAGAAGTGGATAAATGTAGCTAGTCAATTCAGTAATCAACCAAGAAAGTCTGAATCTAACTCTATCAACTTGGAAATTAGTAGAAAGGGTGAGACTTATCAGGGTATTAGAGATATACAAGAGACTAAGTTCTACATTTTCGACACTGCAACTAAGTCACTGAAAGATGTAACTAGTAACTATACCGACGTTGATAGTAGAAGCATTAGAGTTTACATTGAATTACCAACAGGAGAAGATGTTAGTGGTGATGAACTAATAACGGATCTCAAGGTATGGCAATCTAATGTAGTATATGCAGTAAGAAGCTTATCTGGTGAGTTTAGTTTCTATAGATCTAGTGAATTATCTGAAGGTAGTAAGGTGGATCCAGTGAGAGATGGTTATGTTAAGGAAGTGTCTATTTCATATGACTTAGTAAATAAGAACATAGAACACGCAGACTACCTATTTAGACATGCGAATCTAGAGGCATATGAATCACCTACTGTCAGAGAGAATAATCAAGACTATATGCCTTTTAGCTGGTATTTTGATAATGACAATAACTTAGTACCAATTACCAGGAACGATAAAAAGTATACTGAGATTTGGACATTTGATGGAGATTGGTCAAAGTCAGAAGCAAAGTCTAGAGGTACGGCAGGTGTTGAGAATCTTGATGACAATAACACTCAGACACCAGGACTACTATACTCTTATACACTAGCTACTGGAGTTAAACAGAAGTTAGGCAATGAGAATGGTCCTGAGGTTTCTGGTACTGTTAGGTATTGTTGTTCACCTGACTTGTTAAGATACTGTAACCCTAACTGTTCTATATCTTACCTGTTTGCTGATTGTGGTAGACAGGAAAATAATGATAAGTATGATGGTGGTGATAGTGTTGCAACTTACTCTAGATATGGACTAAGAGGACGTATTCCACCATACCTATTGAAACCATTAGAGAAAGGTACTAGTGTAAACTTAAGTGGTATGTTTAGGAATTGTAAGCTCTTATCCTACTATACAGTTGAGGGAGGAACTTCATACGTAGTACCTCTTAACCTCTTCAAGTACTGTCCTAATGTATCTAGCTTGCATGAAACCTTTAGTGGTATTGTACTTCCGTTAGGTGGAACTATTGATAATATTTTCGATAAGATAAATAATTCAACCTTGAGTGACGTATCTTATGTATTCTATCGCCCTGTGTTCCATGGTAGCACTGAAAGTAAATTCCAAGTTAGTAATACTTTTGCTAAATTCACAAACCTTTCTAACATTGGTAGTGCATTTAGAGCTTGTAAGGAGTTCACAGGTGATAGGGGAACAGAATTACCATTCCAGTACGTTAGCTTTAATAATATATTTAACAGTAAGTACAGGGATGTATCAGTAGGTGATGGTGAAGAGTTTAACTATGTATTCGCAGGCTATAGTTTTGGTCCTGGTGGTAATGAACGTTATTATGTAGACCATGAAAATCCTCATACCTTACCAGATGCACAGAACTATTTATTAAGAGAAGTACGTTAATTAAATATTATATCTTGCTTAGTATTGGGTAGAAATACCTGATACTAGGTGAGGTATTATTAATAGAAGATAATAATATGTCAGCACATATTGGAACAAATTTTACACTAGAGTCAAGGGAGTTTCTAGATAGTAGACAAGGATTGGCACTAACAAAGGCAGACCTACTCAATTGGAAGACACCTGTTCCTGAAGGTTTTAGAGTCTGCTTAGATGGAAAGTGGTACTATCATGATTCCAAAGTAGACCTAGTGGATACAGGACATTGGGTACCTTGTGTTGTAGATAGTGTAGATGGGGAAATATACGAAGGTCAAACCGTATCAGCTAAGGCAGTAAAGGAGTTAGGTTTTACTAGTAATAAGACAGTAGGTTCTTTAAGGGGTGAAATGGAAACGTTAAGGACTTTGATAGACCCACTAATAATCAAACCTTCTACTAAAATTATCACTTCTGCCAGTTCAGGGAGACAGTTAGTAAATGAAACGTTAGACTACGACCTAATCGGTAAGAGTGTTGGACCATGGGATGTAAATAAACCGTTTGATCTGAACGGTGATGGTATTATCGACGAAAAAGATAAGACGCTTTGGAACAAGTTTTTTGATAGGTATGACAAAATAGACAGTGATAGTAGCTATTACTCTACATCAAATCCAAGTACTCTAACCTATGAAGTCGGTCACTTAGTTAGACCTGAATTCTCTTTAAGTATTATTAGAAAATTAAGTAATAATAGCGTAAATGTCGACAATCTAAGGGTTGAAATACAAACGAGCAAGCCATGTAGTTTCATCTACTTAGGTAATTCATACCAAGGAACTGACCTAGTCACAAGTAATACGCCCGATGATTTCAACGTCTATTGTAGATCACGAGCAGGGTTAAATCCCCTCAGTTGTAGTATTACCTATAAGTTTAGGTATCGTAAATTTGTAGGTGCATCAAACTTACTTAACTTAAGTGGAACTATTAAGAGCAGTCAATTAGAAGGTAAGTTAACGTCTAGCTTTGTTGAATCTGGTACACTTGATAAGACTGTATTTAATTGTAGCGGTGGTAAGTATCCATATATTATTATCCCTACGCAATACTATAACCCAGCTAACAAAATGTATGTTGGTGGTTTCTTAAATACAGACTTAGTAGTAGAGGATGTTAATATAGAAAACAAGGTGGGCATAGTAGTACCATATAAAGTAATTAGAGCAAGACTAAAGCAGACAGGTAGTTCAATTCCAGTACAAATAACAGCACAGTAAAAATTATGGTAAAGGTCTTATTAGATTGTGGACACGGTAGTAATGTTGCAGGTAAGTGTAGTCCTGATAATCGACTTAGAGAATATAGGTGGGTTAGAGAATTAGCAAGTCTTATCGAAGCTAGGTTTGATCAATTAGGTATAGTACATCAAAGAACTGTTACTGATGATATTGAGCCAGGTCTTAAATCTAGGTGTAAGGTGGCAAACAATGAACACAAGAAGGGAAAGTGTATCCTAGTATCTCTTCATTGTAACGCAGCAGGAAATAATCGTACATGGAACACTGCTAGAGGTTGGTCCGTCTTTGTTGCTGGAAATTCTGGCGGACTTAGTAAGACACTTGCAGTAAACTTGGCAGAAGCAGCACTTAAGAGAGATCTGAAAGTTAGGACGCCAGATCCACAGCACTTATATTGGACCGCAGATTTAGCAGTATGTAAGAGTACGGCTTGTCCTGCAGTATTAGTAGAAAATATGTTCCAAGATAATAAGGAAGATTTAGAATTCCTACTGAGCACGAGAGGTAAGAATGTCCTGTGTGAAGTAATAGTTGAGGGTGTCTGTAATTATCTAGGGATTGAGTATAAATAAAAAGAAAACATAAGATGGCAAGTATTCATAAAGTAGTAAATGGTGATGAACTCGTATACCCAGCAACAATAACAGATGCAGTTGGTCATAAAGAGACACGTACACCATTATCTGACTTAATTAATTATTACAATGCTGACTTAATCTGGCCAAGAAATAACGGGCCATACCACAATCTAGGTGAACTTATTACTAAGCTGTATGATGCCCTAGATAGTAAGCACAGGATTAGTGGAGTACAGTTGGGATTTCTAAGTACACCAGATAATCCAATGTCAGGGCCTGTCTATAAGAGGTACGAATATTTTGGTGGTGAGTCAGGTGAAAAGTTTAAACAGACCCGATACTGGAGAAGAGTAGATAGTGGTGTACTTGATGATATTGATAGAGTATTGAATCCTATTAAAGTATCAGTAACAGGCTCTCCCTCTATCGTTGGTGTTAGTAATGACCAAGTAACAGTAAATCTTAGGGTGAGTGTCACAAAGGGTGGTGCACCTTATGATCTTAGTACAGAAGATAGTATTATTTGTGACGTAGAGGGTAATCAACTTACGGATCTATCTTTTAGTAGGCCAGTACAAGACCAATTCACACCGAGAACAAGTGGTAATAGAGAGTATAATTTCTTATTAATGTTAGGTGGAAAAGATTACACTGCTACATATACAGTTAGAGTAGTACACCCTTGTTATTATGGAATCTTAGCTGACGGTGACCCTATTCCTACTACAACAACTGGATTAACAAAGGTATTAAATCCATCTAAGGGTTATACTTGGAGTGGTATCAATATGGTCAATAGTAGAACTTGCTATATGTACCCAAAAGATTTCGGCAAGTTAACTACAATCAAGGATGCTAACAATTTCGAGTACATAAATTCATATACATTAACAGAAAGAACTATCAATGGTGTAAACTACTATATCTACACCTTGACCGATCCCGTTACGATTACTAATTTCAATCAGTCATTCGGTTAATGTTGATATAACATATAAATTACAGTATGCTAAATATAGGTGATAACTTTAATTACCAAGGTAGAAAACCTAACTTTGCAAGAGATTCGTTTGATACCCTGGAAGAAATGAGGTCCTACCCAGATACTAGTGTTGATCATGGCCACGTATCATTTTGTAAGGAGGATGGTAAGCTCTATCAGTTCCTCACTACAAATCAGGTATCAACAGAGACAGGTAAGTGGAGGAGACTGGTTGATTCTATATTAGACGCAAACTCTGAAAATCCAGTTCAAAATAAAGCGATTGTAGAGAGAATTAAACAGCTTGAACAATCGATAGATACTAGAATTAATGAACTAGGTGATACACTTGGTCTTGAGAGTATGGGTGCTATCATTGCCGCTGGTATGGTTGATCTTAATAGAAATATGGATGAACTAGAAGAGGCAGTCAGTGAAGCTCTTAACAGTCTAAAGGCAAGTAGTATCAATATTGAAGGTATAAAGATAAATGGGCACTCACTAACCGACAATGTAGTACTGAATAAGAATGATCTCGGCCTAGAGAATGTAGATAATACTAGTGACCTTGATAAACCGCTCTCAACACGTACACAACTTGCATTATCGGGGAAAGTAGATAAGAGTACAACAGTCAACGGTCATCCACTAGTAGGAAATGTAGATCTAACTAAGTCTGATATTGGCTTAGGTAATGTTGATAATACAAGTGACCTTGATAAACCAATATCTACTAGTACTCAGAATGCACTCGACGATAAGGTTAGTAAGGTGCCAGGTAAAGATCTTGTTGAGGAAAGTGAAATAGCTAAGCTGAAGAGTTATGAAAGCTATGAACTACTAAATAAAAGATTAACATCCGCACAAACAACAGCTACTAATGCATCGAACGGAATTAGCGCCGTTAAGTCTGGTCTGGATCAAATTACGCCGATTGTAGAAAACTTAAAAACACAGGGCGACTTAATAGACCAAAATATTCTCGGCGCATTTAGACCCGTTCCGAATATAGCTAGTAGAAATAACATACCACAGAGCTTTAAGGAGATTGGTACTGTCGTTTATGTAGTAGATGACCCTAGTGAAATCCATACCTATCAGTGGAATGGTGGTGAGTGGATTCCTTATGATTTCGGCGGCGGTATTAAGAAGATTGATCGTGTTGCTGACTTAAAAACAAATAAGGCAATACAAGCACAAGGATCAGTTGTCTATGTTAAGGAGGACGATGCAATCTACTACAAAAATGACTCCAATGGCTGGACTTGTTTAACTGGTCAAGGAAGTGGTATAGTAGTAAGTGCGAAAGAGCCTGAGGATGTAAATTCACTTTGGGTAGATACAACTGATAATCAGTACGACACAAATACTGCACTTGTATATAGTATTCAGAAAGCAGTATATGAACTCCAGAAACAGGTTAAGGTATTGATGAACATTAGATCCTTTGGTGCAGTCAGTGGTAGTATTACTGATGGTACAAGGACTGAACTGGCAAATACAACAAACCCACTAATGCCGGGTTACATCAATGAGCTTGTTAAGGAAGAGGTACTAACAAAAGAGCAGTTAGAAGATATTAAGAATAGTGCTGAAGTAGAACCAAAGTATGCAACGGCCAAAGAACCAACTGTAAATCACATTAGTATCAAAATGGGTACGTGGGAACAGATGGATACGGGAAGAAAGAACTTTATCCCAGGTGAGCTTATTTGGTGTACAGACAGAACTAAACTATATATATTTACAGAAAAAGGAAAACTAATACCTATCGGAAGTGGTTCATCTATTGGCGGTGGTAGTAGTGAAGATAATAACGAAACAACGGATATGGATCAAGATACAGTAAATAGCCTGATTGATAGTAAGCTGAAGAAAGTTGATTCAATCGGCTTTGTACCAGTGGGATCAGAAGAGGCTAAGTATACAGTCAAAGTTAATGCAGAGGGTAAGCTACAAGTATATGATAACAGCCTTGATAATAGACAGCCAGAATTACAGAGCAACTATTACTATGATGGTGCAGTTGCTAAGGTAGGTATTGTAATTAATTCTTTCTATCTGGGTGGCTCCGGTAGTAATGCAGGAGACCCACTTAGAGGACCACACGATTATCAGCCTTGTTCACATAATTTCGTAGAACTAGGTAACCCATACGCAACAGAAGATACAGGTTCTGGTGAGGATATTAACTTAAATGGTTTCTATCTTCTCTATATGGGATCTAATAAGGTATGGAAGAAACTTAAACTGTGGGGTAAGATTCCAGCAGGCGGTACTTTCTTGATTAGGGGTGCACAATGTTCAGTAATGGATGTAAACACGACTGCCTTGAAAGTTAAGACCTACGATATGGAGTGGAAAGAGGATAATGGTGAACTGATTAAGTTTGACCAATCATCTGCCGTATTCTACTTATGTTGGGCGCCTGATGATGAGCACTTCTATAACATTGATGGTACACAGTCTGAAATCCCATCATCTACTACTAGTCCTGTTGATGTAGCGGCAAGTAATTGTGCTAAGGGTTTCATTGATCTCGCTAGTTTTAATAATAGTGCGATCTGTGAAAAAGCAACTTATATCTTACCAGCGGGACGTAGTGCAAGTGAAGTAGTATTTAGAAGATGGTATATGCTTGACCCTACCACACAGTCTAATCCAAGAGAGGGTGTTGGTAGTTTCAATAATAATAAATTCCTTGCATCATCTTATATCAGTGGTGCAAATATAGGCGGACGAGTAGAAGACTTTACACCTCGCGCATCATTTGAGGGTAAATCTATTGCAACATCACGTACACTCTTTAGCACTGATCATCCAAGTACCTTAACCTGTACTTTCGGAATTCAGGCAACAGCGGGTACAAACGGCGCGACTAGATGTTTTTGTTGGAACTCTGTGGATTATCATGATGAATTTCTTTGGTATCGTAAGAAGGGTACGAATAGTTGGACGAAGGTAGAATCAATTAAACCAGGCGCCGTATATTCCGCTGCAACAACTCCTAATACTTCACCAATCTTATACGGAGAACATAAGAGCTTATATGATAGAGTTAGATGGGAGTCAGCTTATGGACAGTCCCTCACAACACATAGGGTAATTATATCTGGGCTTCAACCTGGCGAGTATGAATATAAGGTAGTTAGAAGTAAGACTGATGATAGTGAAGGTGTATATCAGAGTAAGGTAAGGAAGTTTACTGTTATATCTGATGCACAAGCTGGAACATTTAATTTCTTGCAGGTAACCGATCAACAAGGTGCTAGTTGGGAAGAGTATGAAGTATGGAATCTCTCTGCTAAGTTTATTAAGAAAGAAGAGACTGCTGGTAGATTTGGTAAGTTCAATTTCGTAATCAACACAGGAGATATCTGTTATAATGGTAGTAGATCTAATGAGTGGATTGACTACTTTGATGGGTATGAGCCAATTGATGATAGAGAGGAAATGTTAACTATCGGAAATAATGACCTTGCACCTATATCAATGAGAGATATTGGAAATGGTAAAGAGTCACCTTGGAAGATTAATACTTATGTGATCGACTACTTCTATACTTTTGAGATAGATCATAGAAATCCGCAAGTCTTTACAGGTCCGTCAGCAAAAGATGAAGGTCAGCAGGTTTCATTTAAGATGCCATCACTGTATTCTTTCAATTATGGTAAATTCCACTTCATATCACTCTTATCAGAAACACGTACAATCTCTAATAAGGTAACATATGATTCAACCGGTAAAGAAAAAGCTAAGAAATTCGACAAGAGTACAGTCAATGCCATCTACGGTATCAAAGATGAACTTAGAGAAGGTGGAAAAAATAAAAATGCTTCTAAGATTTATGACATCGAAGAAGAATGGATAATCAAGGACCTACTGACTTGGAAGGGGGTTGCAATACCAAGTAACTTTGATTTCAGACAGGAGAGGTTTAATCCTGCCCTAGTCGGTAAGTGTAATAAGTGCATTGTCTTTACTCATGAGATGCCGTTCAATATTACATCAAATTCTGCCTATAAGAACTATGATAATAATATTGCAGCTCCTCGTGAAACAGCTAAGGCATACTTGAATCGTTATCACAACTACGAGTATCAGAGAGTATTTAAGCTTTGGGGTATTCCGTTGGTAATGGGAGGTCATAAACATACTTGCGCTATTACTGCACCTGTATATGATGCACCACTTACATACAATCCACTAACTAAGAAAATTGATGGAAGTACTAGCAGTGTTGATGATATCTTAACTGATGACCCAAAGACTGGTATGTTTAGTACTGTTGCATCATTTAAACCTTTCATGCAATTAACAGTAGAAGAGTTTAATGGTAGGTGGTCAGAACTATCAAACTGGTGTGATGAAGTTTATAATAACTCAAGCACTGCACTTACTATTGATGGTTCTAGTGTAGCAGCTAAGAGTTTTGTACGAGGTAGAGCAATTAATAATAAGGCTAGATGTAGAATTGAAGTAGTAGATAATATTAATGCACCTAGTTATGTAATGTGTCAAGCAACTGGATTCAAGAATAAATCTAATTCCGACCTAGCAGGTGATTATATACCTTGGGAGAGATTCTACGTAAAAGCATCTAATCTAAAAGAGCAGAGTTATCCGTTCTATACAGTCTATGAGGTAACAGATGGTGAAATCAAGTCTTACATGTATCAGATCAGAGGTATGTATGATGCAGGTAGTGAGAAGGGATCACCAGCGGGATATTGGGACCTTGCGAAGATCTATACACATGGCGATACAGTCAAGGAGAATAGAGACTACTTCGTTAATTCAGCCCTAAGTTCAAACCTCTATAATACTGGTGGAACGATTATAAAACTATAATTATTATATGGCAATTGTAAGAAAATATAATAAGACTACTAAGAAATGGGAGCCAGTAGCGTCTAGTGATGCTACTGGTATCTATACAAACAACCCTATCTTAGCAGACAATAAAGGAACAATATCCATAGAAGATTCACTTGTCAAGGATAGGCAGGATATTGAGATACTAAAGAAGAATGTATCTTGGCTTGCTAGACATGGTGGCTCAGGTGGATGGGGTAATGGTGGAGGTGGTAGCAATAATACTGTAGAGGTGTTAATACTAGATCCTTTTAATAGAACCGACCCCGTATCAGAAATAATCTGGAATAAAGAAATTAACCAGATCTACTATAAAGTCGACTCTAAAGCAGCCGGCAAGTATACAGTGATCGTAAGGGTTGATGGTAAGGCAGTATTCCAGGAGACAGGAGTAAAGAAAGGAACTGTTAAGTCATTTGATGCTAGCTTACTTGGTGTATCTAAGAGTGATGTCGTCTTACAGGTATCCGCACTTGATGAGTCTGAGTCTGAATTTTCTGCAAGATGCGATATAAAAATTTCATCAATTACTTTAAATAGTAGTTCAGTCAATATCACACAGAAGACACTTAGAGAGACAGATGCAAAACTACAGATGTCTTACAGAGTTTCTATATCAGGTGACTATAGACTCTACTTTGCTAAATCTGTTATTACACTACAAGATGGAGTATTTAAGGCAGATGGTAAAGACTTAGGTGAGGCAGGACAATATATAGAGCTCCTAGGAATTGATACCACTGCTTCCTTTATCGACATTCCAATCTCAGATGTACATGGAAACGGTAAGACAAAGCTAGTTGATAAGAATGCAATGCCAGGATCTTACCCAATCTATTTCCTCTTAGCTAATACGAGAAATAATAGAGTATCATCAGGTAGTGTAGTAAGTATTATTAATGTAGTAGTAACGGATGGTATCTTAGTAACACCAGTAACAGGTATTGATCCACTATCACCTATATCAATTTCACAGGATAGTATTTTCAACTTACAATTTACAACAATTAGTGAGAATACTAGTACCTATAATTATGAGATTAAGTGCGGATCTACTACTCTTGCTAGTGATAGAAACTTGATCTATGGTAACCAAGTAACAGTACCAATTAACCTCGCACAGTTTCCAATCTTTAATACGTACGGAAAGTTTACTATTGAGATTATTGCTAACCAAGGAACAATTAGGGACGTAGGTAGGGTTTATATATCAGTAATTGAACCTAACACTAGACCAGTTAAGGCATACATGAATGACCTTAATAAGTATCTAGTCTATGATTATACATTCTGGGGAGAGGCTGGTACAAGAGCGGTCAGTTCAAAGAATATAACATACAGGAATGAAAACTTTAGTACTAGTGGTAGAAGTAAGACCTTTAGAATTCCAGAGAGTAGCTTAGATCTTTATAATGTAGGATCTGATTCAGGTATTCAGAGTGATTATAAAGGTGCATATACTTTTACACACACAGCATACGGAGTACTAACTAAGAGCGGTGTTACATCTTGGTTTCCTAGTTCAGAAAGTGATGTGAACTGTGCGGTAACTTCTAATAGTTATACATTCACAGTACAGATTGCTTATCACATAGGTAAAGATCCAGACGATAATGCGGTGATCTATAAACTTGGTGACTATAACCCAAAAGATCAGACTGGTGCAGGTATCTTAATTACACCTAGAAAATATTATGTCAAAGTAGAAGGTGTAACACTAGTAGGATCATTGCAGGATAATAGTTTCCAGCAAGTTGATATAGTACTAACAAGACCTGGACAGAATGGAGTAGCTTATGCAACTCTATCTGTATATCAGAATGGTATTATCTTACAGTCAATAGAGATTAATACAAGTAGGGGACTTATCTACAACATGGGTAACATTAGTAGAGCGTTTCTTGCTTGTTCTGGTACTAGTGATGATAATGGTAGAACTGTTGTAAATAATAGTACTACAATCCATGTCTACTCAACAAGGTTCTTCAACATAGCACTTAACACAGGTCAGATTGTATGTAGCTATATCAATAACTACATGAACTTTAAGAGAAATGAAGATGGTAGTTTAAATAGTGGACTCGTATCTCAGCTCTTAAGAAATAATAGTATTAGAACCGATGAAGAGGTAACAGGTGAGGCTGGAGCAATTGATACTAGCGCAATCAGTTCAATCTATAACTTAAGGACGGGCGAATTTAAGAACCTGGCAAGTATTAGTGGTACCTCTATTGTCTTAGATAGTGCACTTACTGAACTACCTATCCCTATTGTTACTATGTCTGTAAATTGGACCTACTCACAATTCTCAAGTACTTCTAATGGTGGACTTGATGTAAGTAGTAGTTCTAACTTTGAGTATAAGATAGGCACAACTAGTATCAAAAGTTCACAGGTAACAATTGAGCTGCAAGGTACTACATCTATGAACTATAACATCAAGAACCTTAAGATTACATTCGAAGGTAATCAGATGTTTTCGCCAAAGTCAGATTGGTTCCCTGAAAAATCATTTACACTTAAGGCTGATGTAGTGGACTCTGGACATATTAATAATGCTGTGATTGGTAAGTTTATTAATGAGACTTTTAATGATCCAACTAATAATCTAATCAATATTGCAGACTGTTACCCAGCGAAGTCTAAGGTAGATGCATTGAAGGCTAGTGGTAGTCTTCCGCCAGATGTCACCGTAAAACCAACAATCGAGGGTTTCCCAGTATTGTTGATTGTTAACTTTAAATCTGAGACTGGTGATAGTAGAGATATTAGGGTTCTTGGTATTTACTCTTTTAACTTAGGTCGTGAGTCTGAATATAATCAAGGATATAAAGTTCCTAAGTATCTGAAGAATCCATACGGTGATGTATTGGCGGGAAAAGATGTAACATTCCCTAACCTCTTCAGCCAACCAAGTGAATCAGAGCTAGATAATACAATCAATGCAGTGGTCTATGAAGGTGAAAGATCTCAGAATTGTACCACTGTTAAGGTAGAAGTATTTGAAGATAGAGATACTGAAGATGCATACGACTACTCTATTATTAAAATAGGTAGGGATAAGTATAGTAGATTTCCAGCCAACATAGTAAGAGATTCAACAGGCTTCATAAAATATAATGGCGTTTTCTTAGAGGATGAAGATGGACAACAGATTAAGTGGGCACCTTCTAATCTCAGGAAATTTAAGTTCTTGGAGGATGGTTATTTCTGGTCTAATGATGCAACGTACGTAGATAAGCTGTGGAAAAGAGTATATGCAGAAAATACAGACGAAGCAACAAAGGCATTCAGAAACTTACACAACACAATTGCCTCTAAGATGGAGTATATCAATGGTTCCGCTAAGAGAGCATATAATACATCTTACAATAAGTACATAATCTCTAGTAGTGAGGGAGAAAGTATTACCACAACAAGAGATAGCCAGGGTACAACGATTACCATGACAAGACCTCAAGCAAAAGAAGGTATTGACTTGAGCGTTAAGAATACAGCTTTCTATTATGTTATCTGTATGTTGTTTGGACTTGTTGACTCCCTAGGTAAGAACTTGCAATTTAAGTTTTGGTTACCTAAGAATGGAAGTCCTGGTGGTAAGTATTGGACACCTTCTTTCTATGATATGGATACTGCACTTGGACTTGGTAATGCTGGTGCGGAGGAAGTAACAACAACAGCCTTAGAAAATTCAATCACTAACGGGCCAGATAATAAGGTAATGTTACTATACGGTATTGCTGAGCAGACAGATAATACAGTCTTTACAGTATATAGTAATAAGCTCTGGGGTTGTATTGAGTCAGAGATTTTCTTCGATACTTACTTCAATGATTATAAGAGTACAGGTGATTATCATTTCTATTCTATCATGTGGAGCGATCTTAGGTCAACAGTGCTTAAGAGTGTTGATGAGTTCTTTGAAAAACACTTCACAACACAGCTAAGTAAATGTGGTGAGCTGATCTTTAACTACGACTATAACGTTAAGTATATTAAGACAGCACAGAGAAACTACTTGCATGGTACTCGAATGTCATTTATTAAGAACTGGTTAGATGAGCGTGTTACATTCTTGGATAGTGTGTTCGGTTATAGGGCTGGTCTTAGTAATGAAGCATCGTACCTGGTGGATAATAACATTGACACTTACAACATATCATGGAAGAATAGTATTAGTGTTACTCATGATTCAGGTTCCATCACTATGCCTGTGACGGTAAACTCTCCTGTTATCATGAAGTCTAATATTGGTAATAAGTCAGTATCATACACCTACGTAAAAGATGGCAAGGAGACTGATATTATTGTTGCTGATAGTAAAGACACACCAGATATTCAGACATACATTAATAACTCAGATAAGATTACATCATTGTCTGACTTGAAGAGTATTAAGATAAACAGCTTAACACCAACAGTTTCATCAGTAGTAAAAAATAAAGATGGTAGTCCTGTATATACTCCGAATATGGGTAATATCTACAGTAACTATGGATCTTTATCGTCACTAAAAGAGTTGAACTTGAGTGGTATTACAACTTTTACATCCTCATTCAATATCTTCGAACTTCTTAAGACATTCGATAGTTCAGGTTATAAAGTGAATCCTGAATACTTTGCACTACAGACCCTTAATTTTAGTGGTTTTAAGTCAGGGGGTATTCAATCTGTGGACTTAAGTGGTACAACTCAGGTAGCTAGTGATATTGTGCCTGATGTATACAAGAACCCATTTAAGAATATTACATACTTGAATGTTAGTGAGTCTGATATCAACAATGTAATTATACCTGTGGGAGTTTCTTTGTACTACTTGAATGTTAGTAATAGTTCTGTGCAAACTCTGACGCTTGAAAAACAGCCGCTCTTAACTAATATTGACTTAAGAAACTGTAAAGTACTTAATACACTTGCGGTTACTAATTGTGAAAATATTAGAACCGTAAAGCTAGACTACACAAACAGATCAATCAAGCAGGTAGTAATATCAGGTATGTCAAACTTAGAGACGGTAGAACTAATCTCTAACGATAACTGGTCTTACTTACCAAAGATTAACATTAATAGTTGTCCAAAGCTTAAGAAGATTGTAATATCCGGCTGTAGGTCTGCGTCATTAGGTAGCACAGGAGCAAGTACTATTTCACTCAATGACTTACCAGAACTTGATACACTCTCAATATCAGATAGTAATTACACTGAGATTAATACAGGTAACTCTAAACTTACCTCACTCAGAACACTTAGTCTTGATGGTACTACTATAAAGACGTTGAGAACACAAGACTCAAGTAACAGTAATGGTATTGACTTGAAGGGTTATAGACTTGATTCATTCAGTATCAGTAGTAATCCATCCCTTGAGTATGTTGTGTTTGATAATATCCAAGATCAACCAACACCACTTAAGACAAAGTCATTCTATGAGTGTAGTAGCCTGAAGAGAGTATATGGTAATTTCACACTGATGGGATCACTTGTATTCTCTAGGTGTCCTCTATTTACAATACATGGGGGTAGGTATAATGGAACTAATGTAGTTAATCAGTTTGGAAGATACATACACCCAATAGAGAGTGATAGAATCTATAAGAATGATAATTTCATATTCCAAGAGGGTAATAGTGTAACTAACCTAAAACTTGTGGCTACCGATGTTAACTCTTGCTTCTCTTATTCAGGAGTTGACTTGTTTGATATCTACTACGCACTTTATAGTATAGGACCAGACGTAAGGAGTATTGATTCGCTGTTCTTTAGTTGTGGTGATATTGGATTTGCTGGTGATGGTTGGAAGAGTGATACGAACGATAACTCACTGAACAGGCATACGTTCGATAAGTGCGTAAATATCACAAACATAAATGGTCTATTCTACGGTACTAATATATCTGGTAGGCTCTATTCTCCATCTGTTGTAAGAACTGGTGGTACTGAAGTCATTAAGGAAGATGGATTGTTTAGCCCTCTCAGAAAGCTAACTCAATTCATTAATGTAATCAATAGTAAGGTGTACTTTGATAGATACTTGTTTAGGGTTCCAGAGGGTAGTAGTAAGTTTGAAATAACTAACCTACACAACTTCTCAACCAGTATAGTATTTAATGATATCAATACGCTTACATTCAGTACTTTTGACAGCATCACTAAGAACTACAAGAATGGACTGAATAAGATTGGTAACTTAGATGGAATGTACTCAGATCTACCTAAGCTGACTAGAATATCACACTCACTGAATACAAACTATATAAATTACGACAACATAACAGAAGAGCTAGGTATTTTCCCAGCATCTCTAGTTAATATTGTAAATACTTGCATTAGTGATAGTGGTTCTGGTAAGATGAATCTAGATAAGATTTTTAAAGACCCAAGGAAACTAGAAAACATATCAAGTTCTTTTATCGTTAGTAACTTAGGTGCAGGTGATGAGCAAGTAAAACTAGAGCTCACTGATAATACACTAAAGGACTTTGATTCACTTAAGACTATTGCATTTGAGACTGGTAACTATAATGATTATTCAAGTGGTTATCATTCATTTACAGGTGCAGGACTTAAGAAATACTCAATCGGTGGTTTCCCTTATAGGATACTTCAGAATTGTAAGAATCATAGTAAGATCACAATGTTGGTCAGCTTGTTCAGAGGTATGTCGGTGGAAAATATAACTGGTGATGCTATTGAACTACCAGGGTCTACTTTTGCTGGGTGTACAGAACTCAGAAATATCAGTTACTGTTTCTATGATTTCAAAACTCCTTATAGGCTGACGAATGTAAATGAGCCATCGAAGAGAGGCCTACCAGAGCCTTTTGCGGACTGTATTAACCTATCTTGTGTTGCTTATACATTCTCAAGTACAACAGGAGGTACTTTTCATAAGCTAGTTGGAATGATACCAGCCAGACTATTCTATCATGGTGACATCAACTATACAATTAGGTCAACAGGTTCAGATCATACTAAGACTGTAGACATCGATAGTAAGGAAGGTAGTAAGGCAGTTAAGACAGTGATTAGTACGGATGAAACTGCTAATACTAGAACCACTACTAAGATTGTATATAATAGATTCTCAGAGATTCCTAACAATACAAATCAAGTAGTGATCGATCCAACAACTGTCATAACAACAACAGTACAGGTAGATAACACTCAGACTGAACAGAATATCTCTAGAAATACTACAACTTCTAAGATACCTGACCTAGCTGAGAATACACATACATTCAGTAAGGTTGTTAAAATACCAAGGCAGACAATAGAAATCATGAGAGGTTGTTTCCAGAATTGTAATGCAGAGGAATATGATTACCTCTTCACAACAGACACAGGAAGCACCTACTTTGATATGCCTGACTATAACATCGACTATCAACCTTTCAAGTATGTCCTGATTAATAATACATGGTCAGAGGTAAAACCAAATAAAGACCTCTATACTTACATGTGGAAATGGTCAGGAAGAGCTAATAGGTATGACGATTATGTAGTACTTTGCAATCAGATGTATACAAGGCTACTAAGGTTCGAGAGTGTTGGTGGTACTGAGTTTGAATATAACATAGATTGGTTGGATGATGTAGTACTTGACCCATCCAAGACAGTAGATACATTAACAACATCTAGTACTTTCGAAGGTGTTAGTTGTTCTTATTCAGGTGGTTTTGCATTTGCGCCAGACTTGCTTAGGTATTGTACTGCTAATGTTGATGTAGTTGACTTATTCAGAGATTGTGGACCTACTAGACAATCATTCGGTAATCAAGCACAGTATAGAATAAGTAGGATCTATGGACTACAAGGACGAATTCCACCTTACATGTTTAAGCCAACACCAAACATAGGAGATATGACCAGGATGTTCATGAATTGTAAGATGCTCGGTTATTATATATCAAAGAATGGGGTAATAAAGGGATACAGTGTAACTATCCCACCAAGCCTGTTCAAGTATATAAAGACAAATAGACTCTACATGAATGATATGTTTAATGGTTGTATGTGGCCTAATAACCTAACCTTGAATGTTATGAACTTTACTGTACCTAAGATTGACTTGTATATACAGGGAATGTTTAGGTTTGGTATGTTTAGAGGAATTTCAAACCTAACTGACGTCTTTAACCAGTCAAACATCTACATACAGAAGATGGAAAGCTGCTTTAGGCTCAGTAGTTGGGATCCAGATACAGGTTCTTATAATAATGGTGTTGATAGAAACTTGAAGGTAACATTCAATAATATGTTTAGTAGGAATAACTGGAATAAGACTGACAGTATTGATGAAAATGGTAATGCAAGTAGAAGCTCAGATTGGTATGTATTTGATGGTTTCGCTAAGATGAATGAAGTACCCAACAGATTCTTAAGCAAGGAACTCTCAAGTGAACCAATTAAGGCGAACTATAGGCAGTATGGTGAATAAATTATAATATATGGTGTGTAGGGTAGGTATAATACTCTGCACACTGTATAATAAAAACAATTAACAATAATAATATGCTAGGTATAGGCGATAATTTTGACTATCAAGGTAAGAAGCCTAATTTTGCTAGAGATTGTTTTAGCACGTTGGAAAAGATGAAATCCTACCCAGAGACAAGTATTGATCCGGGACATATTTCATTCTGTGGTGAGGATGGAAAATTATACCAGTACTTACCAGACAACGAAATAAATGAGGTTACCGGCAAGTGGAGAAGATTAGTCGACTCTATCCTGGATGCGAACTCTGAAAATCCTGTTCAAAATAAAGTAGTAGTCAAGAAAATTAGTGACTTAGAAAAATTAATCGCAGGGAGTGCAGAAAAAGTAAAAGGTGATATTGACCTAGACATTGAAACTATGGGTGGTATTATCGCGGCGGGAATGGTCGATCTTAATAGAAATATGGACGAACTAGAAGAAGCCGTTAGTGAAGCCTTGAATAGTCTAAACGCAGGTCATATTAGCTTGGAAGAAATAAAAGTAAATGGTCATCCTATTACGTCAAGTGTAAACCTAACCAGTACTGACATAGGACTTGGTAATGTTGATAATACACGAGACCTAGATAAACCAATTTCGACCAGAGTATCCGCCGCGCTCAATGAAAAAGTAGATAAAAGTATTAGAGTCAATAATAAATCGCTGACACAAGATGTAGTAATAGAAAAAAGTGATATCGGCCTGGGGAGAGTTGATAATACTGGGGATATGGAAAAACCTGTATCAAATGCCGTACAACAAGCGCTAGATGATAAGGTTAGTAAGGTACCTGGTAAAGATTTAGTGGAGGATGCGGATATTGCTAAGCTAAAACAACTGCGCACTAGAGAGGAACTTGATGAACTAGTTAAGACAGTACTGCAAACCCTTAAGACGGTGGGGGAAACACATACAGCGAGAAAAGATAATCCTCATAACGTAACAAAAGATCAAGTAGGCCTAGGTAGTGTAGATGATACAAGTGACTTAGATAAACCAGTATCACGTGCAGTACAAGAAGCATTAAATCTTAAAGTAGACAAAGAAATATTAAACTCTGAGGTAATACCTAAGTTAAATCAATTAAGTACTAAACAAGAAGAACTAGAGAAAACACTTGGCTTGATTAGTCCTATGGTCGATACACTAAGAGATACTATAATAGAAACGAACTCTTATGGTGTAGAGGTAGACTTTAGTAGGCCTCAATTAAAGTATAAAGAGCTAGGTAATCCAGAACTGCATAAATTATTGCCAATACAAAATAAAATAAAACCTTGTATCTTAAATGATGAAGGAAAAGTTGTAAAGTACCTACCAATAGACTCTGGTTGGTCTCCTACTGATGTCGATGGAAGATTAGGTCAAGTAATGGTTGAAGTTCCTGAGTTTTGGTACAAAATCGAGAATCTAAAAAATAGACTAACCGTTAGATTAAGTGAGGCAAAACTTCCAGGATTCAAAAAAAGAAGGAAGGCATATATAGGGGCTTATAATGCAGATAAAGATCCAAATAATCCATATGATGAACATAGTAATAATATCCATATAAGAGCGGGAATCTGCTCTGCTTGTATTTCCTATGAATATGGTGAAGGTGAGAATAAGAACAATCCTGATGTGACACTACAGCCCAAAAAAGGGAAGGCTTACAGCTATAATATCTATAGTGATGTTGATCGTATTGATATAAATAAGCTACTGAATAGAGATACTGGATGGTGTTGCCTTGATTATATGACCTACCTATCTAATTTTATGCTTTATTTTGTAGAATTTAAAGAGGTAAACTTAGTGGATGCTCTAAATACTGAAGGAATATTAGAAGATGTAATTACTGTAAGTGATAGTTATATGGCAGATGATGAAACTCCAATGATGCCAAGATCACCAAAATATATCGGAGAAACGAATGATTTGGGTGGCAGGTCCGGTATAAAAGTTAGGAAGTATGGAGAAAAAACCTGTATCAGTAATAGATATAGAGGTATGGAAAATTTGGTTGGAGAAGTGTCTTACTTACCTAGAGGTATTAATATTGTAGTAGAACTATCAGATAATAGTGGTAATATAATCGTTGACGGGTTTGGGGAGATTCCATTTCTGTATAAAAATTCTTCAATTGTAGCAAGTACCGCCAATAACTTCAGTTGCGGCATCATAGCTACACCTTATGAATTACAAAAACCAGGCGATAATCACAGTACTACTACATACTTTAGAGCCTGTTGGAATGACTACTTCCTTCGAGAAGATCCGAGCGATAGGTGGGAGAGGAGAGGCTCTCAGCTGTTGTTTGGTGGTTTTGCAAAATACGTAATAAGAGGTGTGCATGGGGAATTTTTAGGTTATAAATCTAGCTTTACATACTTCAAGCCTAATTATCTAAGCCAAGGAATTTGTGATAGCTATTGGGACGGTGTAGGTACTAGACTTTGTTATTACCCACCCGAGTAAATTATTAATATATCAAAACCAACAATGAAATATAACATAGATTATTCAACAACATCACATCCTGAATTACTCTTAGTGGGGAGTCAGGGTAATACAAATACATGGAGAGTTTACTTTGATGAGGAGAAGAAAGTAGATATATATAGGGAAGGTGATAATTCTTATAGTGTTGAAACTTTCAAGGCTAAGTATATTGAAACCTCCAAATCTAAGTCTGAGGAAGTAACAGCCCTACAACTCATCAAAGAAGCAAAAATAGCTGACCTTGAATCTTTTGATAGTAGTGATAATATTAACTGCTTCTACCTAAATAGTATGCCTGTTTGGTTGGACAAAGAGACAAGAGTAGGAGTTATGAATAGTACTAGAATTCAGAAAGACATGGGCTATCAGAACACTACTTTCTGGATTGGTACATTTAAGATTGAAATTCCTTGTGACTTAGCGATACAACTACTAAGCGCTATTGAAGTTTATGCAATGAACTGTTTTAATAGGACGGCGGAGCATAAAAAAACAATCGGCGAGTTGACTTCTGTAGGTGATGTTGTTAAGTATGATTTTGAAAAGGGATATCCAGATAAATTAAATATAACTGTATGATACTATCTTGGATATCGTTTATAATACTTCTTACGTATATACTCTGGACAACTACAAAGTACGGTATCCCAGAGTCATTATCACAAACATACTATCACATACCGAGGGGGTTCATCTTTACACTCACTATATGGATCTGTAACTTTCTTATCGTTCCGCAGGCTATGGATATGACTGGAGACCTTAAGATTATTCCATTCTTAGGTATTCTTGGTTCATTGCTAGTAGGAGCCGCGCCGAGAGTAAGAGATGAAGATAGGATAGTACATAACATAGGAGCCATTGTCAGTGCAGTATTTTCTCAGATCTTCGTGGCAGTCTATGGTAATCCTTGGAGTATGTTAGCTTGGATTCCGGCGCTTTTCTTACTAGCGGTGTCTATTAAGTTTGACCCACGTGAATTAAGAAGGCCAGGACTAGAAGCTAAGATAGATACAGTCAGATTCGTTTTTTGGTGTGAGATGGTATGCTACTTTACATTATATACTAGCTTATTGGGAGGAATATGAGAAACTTAAAAACATTCAGAACTAAAGCAGAATATGATCAGGCACTAACAGAGGGACTAATACCTAATCCTTGTGTATCAGTAGTGGAAGGCAAAGTCTACTACTACCCTGACATAGAAACGCCAACCCCTAGTGATGCTGAACTACGAATGAAAAACCAAGTCCTAGATGTAAATGAGACTGGACGTGTAGAAGCAGAAAAAGCTAGGGAGAAAAAAGAAAAAGATAGACAAGCAGCCGAATTACTCAGAGTGCAGGCAGAGGAAGATAGAAAAACAGCGGAGGTCGAAAGAACAACTAAATATACACAGTGGGATCAAGCAGAACAAGGCAGAGCTAGTTCCGAAACACAAAGGGCAGCTGAGTATGAGACGCTGAAAAATAAATTAACAAGCGCCGCAGGTAGTGTAGAAGAAATTAGAGATCACCTTCCTTATGTCGGGACTGATAACTATGTATACGAATGGAACACAGCGCAGTCTAGATTCGATAAGACGGAGAAGTACGTAAGAGGTGAACAAGGTGAGAGTGGAAAGCTTGTGAAGGTAATAAAGGACGCAGGGACGGACTTGAATGTAACAATAGAGCCTGGTACTTTCACAGAGTGGACAGGTGAACTTAGTGGGAACCTAACAATAGCACTGGGACAAGGTAGTAGTGAGTATGTAAACGAATATGCAGTGAGATTTACAACAGGCACTACAATACCTAGAATCACATTCCCAAGTAGTGTTAAGGTACCTAGAACATTCATAATCTTACCTAACCACATCTATACCTGTACTATTGTCGATGGCGTGCTAGAATTCGGAGGACAGTCGAGATGAGCTTAATTAGTAGACTTCATCATGTACTAGAGGGGAGTGTAAAGGATAGATTTGTAGAGCTCAAGACGACTACCCCCATGGAAGAGCTTAGGAAGGTAGCTAATCTTGAGAACATACCACTAGAAAGGCTTAAGTTTGTAGAGAGGCTGGAAGATGGAGAATATGGATTACTAGATATGGAAGAGAATATATTTTACAGGACCGCTAAGGATGTTGAGAGGGGATTCGAGACATATAGCGGGACAATAATGACGTTTGAAGATCCTGAGATAAAAAAATGGCTGGTTGCTAATATAGGTGGTGAACGAGGAATTACTAACGGAGCCTATGGTAAAATAGGTGTACGAGGTATAGCAGGGGAGGTAACCTATGAACAAGTACTTGCAACAGAAGATGTATCAATACCTAGAAATAGTAATATAAGGAGGTTTAATGAGCTGGTATACTTTAGAAACTTGAAGAAAATTACGTTTCAGAGTAGTAGTATAGAAGAAATATCACTTCCGTACATGTCTATTGATATTAATGGCGCTTTCTATCTTTGTACAAGACTGAGAAAACTGACTACTAAGTATGGACTAGATGTAAGAAATGTCTCCATTTTTAGAGGTTGTAATTCTCTTGTTGACATAGATACAAGTAATTGGACGTTTAGTGGTAGTAGTACTGAAAGAATGTTTGATGGGTGTAGTCTACTTACTAGATTAGACCTGAGAAACTTTAGTATGGATAATGTAGGCGTTGCTACCTGTATGTTCTCTGGTTGTTCTTCCTTACAGTCCCTAGATACAAGTAAGTGGAACCTAGGAAACTTAAGTAATGGTAATTCTATGTTCTCTGGTTGTTCTTCCTTACAGTCCCTAGATACAAGTAAGTGGAATCTTGGAAACTTAAGTAATGGTAATTCTATGTTCTCTGGTTGTTCTTCCTTACAGTCCCTAGATACAAGTAAGTGGAACCTAGGAAACTTAAACACAGCAGAGAGCATGTTTAGACAGACAAAGATTAATACCCTGGATGTTAGAGGTTGGGACTTGAGAAAACTGACTAACACCGTCTATATGTTTCATCTGACTCCACTTATTTCACTTGATACTAGTGGATGGGTACTAAGTAGCTTATCGAATGCAGCTCAAATGTTTCAATACTGTAGCAACCTGATTACCTTAGGAAATACAAGCAGGTGGGGATTAGAAAGGCTGACAAATGCTAGTGCTATGTTTCACGGTTGTAGACCCTTGCAATCCTTAGACACTAGTGGTTGGAATCTAGAAAATGTAACTAGTATGCAAAATGCATTTGATTTTTGTATGGCCCTTACAACCCTAGGGGACACAAGCAGGTGGAACTTAATTAGATGTACAAATATGCAGAACCTACTTGCACACTGTAATCAACTTACAAAAGTAGATCTTACCTATACTAGTACACCTCGGGTGGCCGTATCTAACCTAACTAATGTATTTCTGAATCTAAATACAGACAATCTTGAATCAATAGTGGGTGATCATACGGAGACAGATAATGTTAGTGTATTTAATGGGTATAGCTCCACCGAATTTAATATTAGCAATCTAGGGTCACTAAACCTTGCATCTATCCTAGCAATAATTAGAGGCTTAGGTACGAATAGAGCTAGGAAAAGATTTGTACTCTCTCGTAATTTTGATAAATCTAGGATACCTCAGGAATATAAGACAATGTTAGAAAATAAAAATTGGGAACTAACGTAATGATGAAGAAATTAATTACCGGTCTCGCATCTATTCCGGTTGACAAATGGATGCATGCAGTAGTTAGTATGTTAATTGCTGTATTCTTGTATAAACTATTTGCACTTACAGGCATGCCACTTATGATGACTCTTATTGTTTCATCAGCCTTAACAGTGGGTATTGGTGTTATGAAGGAGGTCTGGGATAAAAAAAATAATGGATCACCAGAGGCACGTGACATAGTAGCGGATATTATCGGAGTAGTAGTAGGAATCTTACTGGTGCTCTGGATCCTGCTTTAATAAACTAGTTTTACTCATACTTAGGAGAAATCTTAGGTATGAGTATTTTTCTTTTCTTCCCCTGAACAAAAAAAAAGAATAGAAGCCAACATACTGACTTCTACTCTCTTACTTCCTACTTACTCAGCTTACCCCTCTTTTCCATGATAAGCTTTTCAAGATCTTCTGCTGACATGCTCTTAATATCAGCTCTCTTCTTCTCAGCCAGTATATCCTCCAGCTCTTGAATCTCCTTACTTGTCTGGTAGTTCTCCTTTGCCTGCTTACTGTCATCTACCCTTGTCAAGTAAACATCCTTAAGCACTTCAAAACGGAGCACTGCCTGTTCAATTTCTGGATCTTGTGGCTTTGTCTCTAAGAAACTAAGCTCACCCTGACCGCCTGCACCTTGGAGTCTTTCTTTCTCCTTGTATGCGTCTTCTACTGCACTCTGGAGATCTGACATCTTAAGGCTCCAAAGTTCTTCTGTTGTCACTTGTCCAATCTTAGTTGTATATCTAAGATGGAGTTTCATTGCTTTTTTGTACATACTTTTTTTAGATTTTAATTCGTACTACTCTCTTATGTGACCCACTTAACCTCACTACTACCTCATCGCGGACTGTTGCATTAAAGCCAAGTCCACTAAGCTGCCCAGGTACTGACTTACACCTACACTTATGACCCAGTACTTCCATTACTTTTCTATGTTGTAATAGTTCTGGTGTCAAAAATTCGTTATGGAAGGTTCTAATATCCTCTGGTGACATGGCCCCTTCTAGCATAAAGAAGTAGTGTTTATTACCTACACCGTTCTCTTGCCAGTAATTTGGACTAAGACAGAGAAGATTAACCTTGTGGAATTCTAGTGTGTCCAAGCCAAATACTGTCACCTGCTTAGTATCACTACTTACTAGATATGGTGTATTTTCAATCCTCTCAAGCTGGCCATTCTTAATATAGATGTCTGCTATCTGTGCATTCCCCTTCACTTCCTGGCCTACCTCGAAGTTAAATGTTTGGTTATCTATCACTACCTCTGCTTTTACACCACTATTCTTACCGCCATCGAAGTTATGTACGTAGAGATGATATAAGCCGTCTCGTACAGTACTCATGTCGGGGTAGAAGATATTTTCAACTCCTACATTCCTTGGTCGAATCATATCAATATCAATTACACCACCACAACTACTCTTTTGTCTCTGTACCTGGTCCATTGCTTTATTAATATTGTGTGAGCCGTAGTAGATATGGTCGCTTCCTGGCTCTACTAAGTGTGCATCAAAGTCAACAATACTTCGTCCATCTTCGTTCCAGAGTATTGAAAATCTGAAAGGTGCATCTACAAAACCACCTGCTGACTTCACTGCTTTCTTGATCATGCTTTTTCCTGCCAAGTTTCCGGTGTATGTCCAAGAGAAGTTATTTTGCCACTTGAATATTCTCTTACTATCTTTGTTTGTTGATGTAATGAGTGATACAAAATTCTCTGCGTGGCGATTCTCAAGGTATAATTCCACACCGGTACATCCTGGCAGAATATCTTGCATGAACTTCTCAATTCCTACTTCCTCGATATTATCAAAGACTGCCTTCTTATGCTGTGAGTGTGTAGGCTGGAGTCCATCAAATACACTTACCACAGACTTAGCCTTTGCAGAATCTGAGTTAATATGTAGTATGTTAGGAAGGTCGATATCATCAATCACTGCACACCTACGGTTGAATGAATCTTCGTATCCATTCTCCTTCACAAACTTCTCAGCTTCTTCGATCTGTTTCTTAGTAATAGGTGCACTAGCCTTCATGTAGTTGGCTGGATCTACCTTGTAATTGAATGACTTGCAGGCCTCATTGATCTCCATACCTTGTGACAGGTCAGACATAAGAGTACCAATTGCTGTATTCAAGAACTTAGACTTACCACCAGCTCTACTAGATACTGACCAAGCCCATCTATCTCTCTTACCTTGCTCTACCTGATTGTATTCTTTCTTACAATCAATCGCAAAGTTAAGGGTACTCATATAAGAATCACCGTTAAGTAGTGATCCTTGTAGTGTTAAGTCCTTGATGAGCTCTAATGTATCCAAGCTAACCTCTTCCATTGCCCTCACTAGTACATCATGATTAGACTTAGCGAGACCAACCAAACTTTCAGTACTATCACCTGTTTTGTTGATAAACTCGGCTGGTATCTCAACGTAGAAATGATTGAACGTTACTGTCTGATTTTCTGCTATCCCTGAATCTGGCCACCTCTGTACATCTTCTAGTAAGTAGCGCTTTGTATTGCGCCGAACACCTAGGAGATAAGTTGGCTGATTGTCTGTTGGGTTTGATTCGTATGGAGTTCTTGGATTTACTAAGTACGATAATGACTCAACAAACACCCCTCCTACCTCGGCGCCCTTAATAAGCGCAGACATAGCACGAACTGACTTACCATACTCATCCTCAACTTCCTTGTCCTGTATGTCCAAGTCAAACAAGGTCATAATGTTGAGGTCAGAGTCAAGTGCAATAATACTACCATACCTCCTAACAAAAGCGTGGCAGTAGTTGCAGTTATGGACACTACTATCAATGTCCCTGAAAGTTGGGTCTGGCTTCATTCCCTCTAAGTAGGTAGTCCAAAGCTGTTCTGGATCTACACTACTCCTAAATAATTTTCCAGTCTTACACATCTTCTCAAACTGGACTCTCATCAGTTCTGTTAATCTTTCCATAAATTTTTGTTATAAAATGAATTCATACTTTCATTACGTCCATAAAGTTTAAAGTACCTGTTGTCCTCTGAATAATTACATGAACAACAAAGTACTGCATTTCTTTTGTTAATCATAATAGATGTTTTACTGTTATTATTAATGTTTTCACACAAGTAAGGAATCAAGGGGGAAACAAAAAAAGAGAGCCGAGAAATACATCCCAGCTCTCCCACACATTATCAACTATTTATATGAGCTTCTTCTATTTCACACGTAGAATCTCCTCGTCAATAATGTGTATTCTATATTATCATTAATAAGGAATTGAAGGCTTCCCAGATGCAGTGCCATAATACAGAGACCGGTTGAAAAGAAAAAGAGAAGATTTTTATTTCTTCTCTTTCTTATTGATCCCCTTAATAGCTTTATCCATTAGGTAACCAATCAAGTAAGCGGAATGTTCTCCACCTAATACTACCTTTCTATCAGATAGTATATTCTCTGTAACATGAAATAACTCATGCACCAAGACTGACTCTATACTTGCAGTCTTTAAGTTATCAGTCTCAATACCTACTATATAAGCACCTAGACTATTAATCTGTTTTGTTGCGAATCCTCTCAGACTCCTCTTTTTTAACTGCTCAACTACTTTTACTAATTGAACATCTTTCTTCTTACTGAGCTGTTCTATTATTTCAGCTCTAGTTCCTACCAAGACGATTACCTTTGTATAGTAAACGTCAATGTTAATATTTATTTTCTTCATAATTTTATAGTGTTAAAAAATAATTTACCCCAAGAACTTAGATTTTCTTGAGATAACTTTCATTACATTAATAAGGGATCTAGAGGAATATAGGAGGACAAAAAAGTACCTAACCTATCTATCACAGACAAGTTAGGTAAAGTACATTTATAGTGGTTGAAAATCAATATATGCCAGGTGAAGACTTAGAGAGCGGGCCATCACAGTCTGCAATAACTAATCTATTACTTTCCCCTATTAGTTTCATAAAGGGCCCGCAGATTGTATCAAAGCCATCCTTAATCTCAACACCGTCAATTGGTAGGTCTGGAAAGTATGCATAAATCGTAGTGTAATCTATTCTCCCTTGTGGTGGTAGTATTTTAACTGTTAAACCATCCACTACATTACTTAGACCTACTACAAAATGCATAGCGACTGGACTAACATATAGGTAGCCCGGTGGAATATCTATACTTGTATCCTCGTCGTGGTAAGGAAATTCAAAATTAACCTCCCTACTCACCTTACCATCGTACTTATTAATTATGTCAAACACCAACAGATCGAGCCAATAGATACAGTGCGTAATATTTCCCCATGAGTGCGAATTATACTCGACTGGCGGAATATCTACACCAATTCTTAAAGTACAATTCTGATCTTTGCTGAATACTATCGTCAGGTGCTCTACTGATAATTCCAACCTATCAAGACCTATTATTCCACTAATACAAACTGGTCCCATCGTATTATAATATACATACTTAGGGGCCTTTTCTTTTATGTATTCTTTAATTTCTTCAAACTTCATACCTTCCTAGTACTGAACTGCATATTTGACATTCTCCTTAAACTCTTTCCAGGTTGTTGAGTTAGTCATCATGAACGAATAGTATGCGCAGTTCTTAAATTCATCTATCCATTCATCGAGTGTTAATTCGAGACTAACACTTTCCCAGCCTGAGTCCGATAATACTACCTTACTACCGACTGATTTTTCCCAGTCCTCAACACTCTTAAAACCAGCCCTCTCAGCTCTTACCTTAGGCGTTGTATTTCCCCAATAATACCTACTGAACTGATTTGACTTTATCTTATACTGATCCATATCCGGCGGCAGTGTAGACTTATCGATTGGTGTGAGCTCTGTTTGACTACTTTTCATCAAGATTTCACCCTCTGCCTCAAGTACCCTAGCAAAATCTCTCCCAATCATTACATAATCAGCACCCAGGGCAAGACATTTAACAGCATGGAGGTATGAATCAACTCCACCATCAGCTATTATCTTAACTGGGCGGAGATTTTTATTAACCGACTTACTCTTCTCAGCCTTTATATCATTGAGTAAGCTAGCAAGTGGATAGTGAAAACCATACTTGCACTTATCTACCAATGAACCCCCTGATATACCAACTCTCATGTAATCAAATCCTGCCTTACTGTAATACTCATAGGTGGCTGGGTTTGCTACATTTCCGCCCATGAGTAAGATTTGACCACCATACATCTTCTTAAGTTCATTGCAGAGAGACATAATACCTGCATCGTGACCATTACCAGCATCTATACAGATATGAAATTGATTGTTACTCTCCCGCCTCGTACTCAAAAAGTTTCTCCTTACCTCGACCACGGTAAATGCACAGAATACCCAAGCACAATAATTAAGTCTTAGGTCAATATTTTCAGTGCTAGGTATGATCGACCGTATTCCCGCTGCGTCATAAATCTTGGCACTCTCACTACCTACTATTGATGGCATTGGGGAGGTGAATATTGGAAGTGTATCTGTATTACTTCCCGTTACATCTAATTCATCACTAACCAAGAAATCAACATCAGCGGATAAGTGGCCGTTATTAATAGCACTTGGTAATAATGTAATGTCTTCTAGCTCATACAAATTTATCATCTTCTTATTATTTTTGTTATTACTTCTTTCACAACAATAAGGAATTAAGGGGAACGAAAAAAAAACGACAGAGAGTTAGCTATTCAAAAATAACTATCCTTTCGACTCTCTATCTCTACCAGTACCGTAGTTCTACCCGGGTATATGATATATCTTCTTGATCTCCCATGGAACCTCCTGACGTACATAGCTTTCCTTTACCGCTACAAGGGTAGTCTAGCGTCTTTAGTATTATTAGTACATCTGTACTAATAGGCCTATAAAACTAGACGAAATTCGGCCCATGCGAGTGTTAAGCGTCTCCTACGTACACAACCGCCCGCACACCTATTATACACTATTAAGGATTTGAGGTCGTTATAAATACATCAATATTATAAGTGTACTTAAAATAATCAATAATTATATATCTGCGTGAATACAGATTTTCTAACACTGATAGTTCATATCTGCTAAGAATACTACTATCTACGATACAGACTCTACTTGTTAATTCACCACTATTGGTTAGGTATTTTTCTATCTTATTTAAAATCTTAAAAGAAAAATCCCCTATCTGGTAAATAAAAGATTTGAATATTAAATCTGAGTAATCTAGTTTTACTATGTTGGAAGGAGTAGTTGCAAATTGCTCATCTAAGTAGTCCAAGAATTCATCCATTCTATCCGGATTATTCCCAAACTCATAAAACCTAAGTACTTTAAATCCATAAATTCTTTCTACATACTCATCTCTCGCTGCATCATATCTCCAATTATGCAAGTTAGAGTCTATTTCTACTATTAGGTTATACTCAGGAAAGACATAGTCCGCCAAGAAGTAATTCTTATTTAATGTATCTATATCACTTAAGAAATTCCTCTTACAGCACTTCCTCCAAAATTTCCTTTTCTCAATTACTAAAGGGACTTCTTTTAAATAAACCTTATCACGGTAAAAATGCTTCAATAATACTTCGAAATATCTAACATACTTACTCTTTCCTTGATTTAGATTAATACTCCTATTTTCTTTAAGACTAATTATAAACTTTCGACAGGTTTTAAAGAGGACTGGTACTAAGTAATCACCAACCTTGAACGAAAACCTGTCATCACTGTTCAAAAAGTTCATTAAATTTTCCTTCCTCATACTAGTAAGGGATTTAGGACAAAATAAAAAAGAAAGAGAACTAAGTCTCTTTCTTCTCATAGGATCTTTCTATTACTTTATCTAGTAATTGAATTGGGAATGTTTCATAGCGTTCAAACTTAAATGTCAACTCAACTGCTCCATTATCCACACGCCCCGCTTTATTCATCAGTGCATTTCTGAGTACTAGAACATTCTGGCGGCTACAAATAAAGAAGTCATCTATGTAATCAACCTTCTTCCAACATTCACGTGTACTAATCTTCTTGAAACTATGAAAGTACTTTGCCGGCACTTGAAATCTAATACCTCTCAGTTCAGACCCATCACACCGAAAAGTTGCTCCTATTATTGGGTCAACTTCGTAAGGCATATGTTTAGTAGTGTCTTCAAGCTTCAGCACTTCAGAGATCTCATCACTAACCTTCGGTATAGCAAATAACCTCATATTACTACTAACACTAGGTATATACTCACATTCATAGTAAATCAGATCAACCTCACCAATCTCATCGACTTGAAACCTCCTATTACCCACTATCAGCTTTAACTTCATAGCTCTACAAAATCTAAGAACAGTATATCACCCTCTACTTCCTCTCTAATCTTCTTATTCCACAGCCTAGCAAATAACCAAGGAAATAGATCGTCAATAAATCCAACCCATCTTCTCCATCCACTAGTCTCTAATGGTTTTCCCGTGAATATAGACGTGGTGCTACTATATCTATCTATCAGAATTGGTTCATCATTAATTCTGTCATCAAGTATTGTTTTCCACGTTTTCTTCTCACGGAACCCAAAGAACTTAACCTGCCTGAATGTATTAATCAGGGTAGTGCAGAATGTAAGAAAATAAAACTTCTTCTCTGTCATTACTGCTAGGGGATCAGGCGTAAACAAGAAGGGCGGAGTTTCTAGTATTAATCTCACACTAGCATCACCTTTCTCATTTAACCAGCCTAATATACCACTCAGCTTTTCAACACTACACCTAAAAGTCATCCACCCATGTCTTACTAGGGGCTTACCATTCTTATCAAACCACAACCTAATATCAAAAACCCTTACACCTAGCCTATATTGCGCCCTAATATCCACGCCTTGACATCTAGCAGTGAAATGAAAGGGCCACAATAGAATAGAACTAGGTCTTAAGTAGGAAAGTGAATTATGACTTCCTAGAATTCTCATCTTCTATCATTCTTTCTAAGGTAGTAACACTTTCCTCATAGAATTGATCTCTTCCTACTTCAGTTACCCCCAAGTTAATTAAGGCCTGGTGAAATCTCGTGTCTGGATACTTTGTTAGGTACATGACAATCTTATTAATTATCTCAAAATTGCTCACCTGTCTCTTCTTGATCATCTCTTTCAATTCCATCGTCTTCTAGTATTTTTGTTAAACTATCTCTTAATAACTTAGCCTGTGTAGTTGATATCATCTCCGTACCAAGCGTCCTACCGTACATAGAGAAGGTAAGTAAGATTCCATACTCCTGCTTCTCTGTGCTAACAATTACATCTTCTATTTCGTACATAGTCTAATAATGTCTGGAAATTCTTGAAGTGCCTGTCTAAGTGTTCCCTCAAAGAGCCAACTACCTAATAATCTGCCCTCCTTATGATCTAAGTAGGTCCTGGTTTCTTGGTACTCTTTCATCAGTTCCTTTCTGATTGCTGGTTTATCCTTAGCATCTCTTAATTTCTTACTAATCAAGTCAAGGTCCTGTTGTAATGCCTCAACTGATTTTCTACAAGGGCAAGGAATACGGAAAGATATAATAGAGTCAAGGCCATTATGTACCACTGTCTCTGTATTGTATATCATGATCTTAAGCTTATTCTCCTCTTTCTCTCGCTCCTCTGAATTTCTATAGAGGTTAGATAGTAGGTGAAACTTATAGAGGCTTATTTCAAATTTCCTGAGCCACACCAGTTTCTTTGGCTTACCCTTCCAATATTCAAACCTAATACCCCACCTTACATCATTATCCTTCTTGCAGCTAATATGTCCACAAAAATTTCTCCTTAGTAAGTTAAAATTAAATGTCTTGTACATAATTATAATACTTTGTTAAGTTTAAAACCATCATATAAGTACAGTATAGTGCCAACCTTATAGTAACACCCACTACTTAAGTTAATTCTCTTCCCTGTCTTAGCATCTTGATAGGTACAGTAATTTCCCTTATCAGTCACTAGGATTCTGGTACAAAGCAATTCCTCAAGTCTTGTCTCCTCTGTACCAAGCTCTAACATCCTATTCCTGACCTCACTGAGCTTCTCCTTAATGTCAGTAATTCTCTTCTCCACTTCATCCAATGCAGGCTCGATAGTACTGAATAAGTTAAAATCATAGTACCTCCTGAATCTGCCGGGTAAGTTTCCAGGATTGATAGAACAGAGCGGAATATCAGAAGTACTATATTCACCATTACCTTCTTTGTCTTGGAACCTAATCTTTCCAACCGATCCTCCTTTCTCATCTAGTACTTGAAGCTTGAGAGTACGTTTTACTGCATCTTCCTCAACCGTATCACCAATCACTACATTAACAATACGAGGACTAAATTCATCAAACTGGCCACCTTCAACCATGTACCACTTACTTCCTTTCTTAAATTCACTTAATAACCTGCTTTCCATATTATGTTTTTTCATTTACACATATAAGGTATTGACGCCACTAGTCCACGAAAAATAACTAGGTACCAGAGACTTAAACCCTAGTACCCAGCCTAAATAATTACTTCTTGTGGAATCTAACCTTTATCTTGCTTAAATCTTTTGACATATTACAACCACCCTCGATGATAAATCTTTGATATGGGCTGCTTACTAACTTTTGAGCCCCCACAATATCTTCTCTGCTGATATCACACTCAACATCTAGTGGACAATTCATAATCTTGTCATATAGCTTTAAAATAGACTTTGCACTTCCCTTAAACTCAATCGTATTTTCATCAATTGTCTTAAGTTCGTTCGCCTCCTCATAACTATAACCAACAAGCAAGTCAAAAAGTAATCTAATCTTTGGACCTATTGTTGCACAGAAATCCGTATAGTTCTTATCGTAAAATCTTCTAATCTCAAATACCTTTTCAACAGGTATGTAATTAGTGTTAGAATCCGTAGTTGTTCACCTAGGTTCACTACACCTAAGCCGTGAGAAAAACCTCACTGCTAACCCTCTCGAGCTAGACCAGACTATATCTTCAGCTTTTACACTGCCTACTGTTTCGAATATCAAACGTTTATATTCTACTCTACTCGGTTAACATGTACTGTTCCTTTCGATAGTCGTTGAATGAGCTTTACGCCCACTGCTGATTATCTCTATCCGTTAGGTTATTACTATGTTCCAAGTACTAACAGCTTAACAAGACGTCCCAGCAATTTAGTAGGTTTAATGTGCACCACTCTTACCTAATGCACTACGATAATTGGCTGAAGAGGCTGTTTCCAACCTTCTTCTAGTGATTTTCTAATGTTATTATAGAAACCACAAGCCATAATTGAACTTGTACCTCCCTGAATTGGCAAGTTGGTACCAAGTCTTTCTATTCTTGCAATAATATTTCCTCTCTCACGATCAGTTGTTGCCTTTGGTAGGTAATCTGTATACTCAATCAATCTTAGTTTGTCTCCTAAGAACGTATTGATATAACCATCGTGAGTCATTGGATAAGAACCTTGCTTTGCTACATATTCTCTAAGCTTTGGGAATGAATTGTAGAGACCCTGTATAATATCATCAGCTTCATTAAGACTACATTCAAGTCGCTCTGCTAATGAATTCTTACCTAGGCCATACAAGACACCAAGGAAGATAGTCTTAAAACGCTTCCTCCATTTCTTCTTCATCTTATCACTTAATTTATCCCACTCACTCTCACCTAAGTAGAGCTTCGCAGAATATATGTAGATATCTGATCCTTCCTCAAATTTTGCTATCAACTTAGGGTCACCACTGGCATACCCCGCTGATTTTACCTCCGCACTACTACAATATGTTCAAGAGCTACGCAACCTGCTCCCAGTTCTCATTATTGAACTTCTAAGTATTTCTACCTAGTTCAGACTATATCACATTCTCTCTACTAACCCAAAGAGAACCCTACCTTTTCCACTCTGCGATTTCAAGTGTACTCCCCACTACAGGGATAGTCGTTGAGGGTTACATATCTTAATGTCTTCCCTGCTAATTATCTTCAGCGCTACCTGTTAAGACTTTTCAGCAATAGATAGGTTATTTGTTCTTGAGATCGCTCCCAAGTGACACTAGTTTTTGTATAATGTCAAAGTACGTTAGTATTTGAGAAGAACCACCATATATTATATTACCATTAGAGTCCCATGTTGGAGGTGGACACAATACATCCTTACAATCTCCATGGCTAATTCTGTTATTCCGTTATTTTTCAATACGGCAAGACTATTTCATTATCCATTACTGGACAGGCTGCACTTCGAAGCCAAGAATTTCACTTGACCTCTACTCCCCACAACAGGATAGTCGTTACACCTTTCTAAGCGGTTACCCTACTTAGACTTGGCACGAGATTAGCATATTACTCTCATAACTTAGCCTCCCTCGTTAGCAAGAATTCCTACATTCTCACACCTAGCATTTTACTAGTTCACAGCCTTTTCACTTAAGTATTACTACCTAAGGCTACAATTTCTCATAGTGTGGAAAGGACTTGACCACCTCTTACTACTCTTACTCAGTACTTCATATCTTGTAAATACTTTCCAGACAGCACCAGGTTCATTTTCGTCCGCTTCTCTAATTGGTATATGATCTTGACCCTCTATTACCCACTTACCAGTCTTATGAAACATACCATCTGAGCCTACATATGTCGAATCTAGTTTTGAATACTTCTTGAATATTAAGTAGTTCAATACCATTTTCCGCATGAAGTAAAAATCATCATCCATGTCAGTAGGTTCAAAATGCTCTTCATAACCTGTATATTGTTCATTGAGAGTCGGGAAATATGTTGTCTGCGCTTGAAATCCTCTCAAGTTTGTCCATATCTCCTTAACACCGTCAGTCATATTATCAAGTTTCTTAGTAGCCTGCCAAGAAGTAAGCGCAATATTAAATACCTTATCTGGATACTTAAAACTTACCCCTGGATCTTTCTCAACAAATGACCGCCACTGTTCAAAAAATTCATTATACCCAACGTTAATGTCAGTAATGCCTCGATCACTGTAAAACTTATCCGTTCCCTCTAGTTGTTGGGTACTTTCTATCATAGCCGCTAAGTAACATGTCTGAGGTCGATACAAGGTAGCTAGTTCAAATGCAATCTGATCATTTTCTATCGGCGATTTACACTTGAAATAATTGTCGCTAACATACCCCGCATATTCTACCAACGGACGCTTCTCACCAAATGCATAGATCACTTCCGGCACATTATGAATATCACTTAACTGCTTCTTCACCTTCTCTAATTCTGCATACGCCTTCTTATAGTACAAATATTTCTCCAGCTCTACATGCTTCCTGAATTTCGTTGGATGTTTCGCGGGGTCTAATTCAAGCGACTTAATACCAACAAGATCACTAAACTTATCGGCAATGAGACCTACTAATTTTTTCTTCCTCTTAACAGTCTCATCTATTTTTGTCGCCATCTTTACCTCAGACATCGCACCCCTGACAATATCTAAGAAACCATTTGCAAACTTAGGACCATACTTAATCAGAATACCGCCCTCATTAAGACCAGTACTATAAGAATCCATACTGTCTAAGTTCTCAAGTAGCAGGTCCTTCACTATCTCTACTACATCTCCATTATGAAACTTACCCTGTTCTAGTAGTTTAACCGCCACAGGATGATAACGCTTTAATGATGCCGCCTGTTTTGAATGAGCCTGCATCTTAATATAACACCTAGCCTGAGCACAATATGTAATACCCCAGGCCATTTGCTCATGACAGTATTTCTCATAGGACTGTCTGAACGGCTCATCAATATAAAGACCACTACCCATTAACCTAGCACCAAGCCTAATGTTGTCTAAGTTAACCTTCCAACAATCCTCTGAATAAGTATCAAACCTAGACATTGCAATAAGGAGTGTATAGAATGAGTCAAGACAACAATAATGACCCAGGATCTCACTAGGTACACACATAAAAGGATAACCCCAATACTCTAACATAAGATTATTGAACTCCCCTATGTAGTCTGGATATCTCTTACTCAGCTCTTTCCACTCAGGCGTATTGTAAAAACTTGACCTATCTACCTTGAATACCTTACGTTGATCCTTCTTAAGCTTCCCTACTATCTCATACAAGCCTGAATCAATGAGCTCACTAATCCTGTCAAACTCACTATCCCATACATTCACGCCTAGGACTCTCTGAGCTGTCCACTTAAGAGAAAACTTCTTAAGGTGAAATCCATCCATTACATTGACAGCACTAGCATCACAAAGATTATATAAGTCAACACCAAGTACCCTATGACTTACCTGCCACTCATACTGCATATTGTAAGTCCAGATATGATCCATCCTCTTCTTGAAAAATTCACCCAGTAACTTTAAAAGATTACTATACTCAGGTGAACCCTCTGGATAAGAATGGCGAATATCAGTAAGACTAATAAAACCACCAAATCTCTCCGTACAAATAGCAACACCACTCAACCAGAACTCCTTATCTAACGGCATACCACTCGCCTCATAGTCCATTCCATAGTGCTGCTCGAGAGGAAGACTATCTAAATACTCAAGAAACCTAAGTGCACCCTGATAATCGTGAATAATCTTGTGCTGGAAACCTGAAAAACTAACAGGCCTCACAAACTCAGGACTCAAGAAATAATCAATGTCCTCTTGGCTTGGATACTCTACTACTACCTTTGAAAATGCACCGCCCTCCATACTAAGACGAGGTAACATAGCACAGTCAGTATAAGTTTCATTTCTTACACCAAAATGATAGTAAGACTTCAAATACTTAAAAGGCTTACCACCGACAATTAATACACCGTCAGATTCACCTAATGATAACTTAGCAAGACGCTCAGCCTCACTCATACCATACAGGCTCTGAAGTGTGTAAACCTCCGAAAAACCTGAGCCATAATAACGCGCATAGGTCGGAGTCTCTTCTTGATCTACTAATACAATTCTTCTGTTCATTAGATCTTAAAAATAAAAAAGTTTATATTATTATACATTCCTGGAGCTTGTTTAACAGAGACCCCCAGGCATCTCTATCACACATATAAGGAAACTAAAGGAAAAACTAGCCAAGCCTACACATAATGTAAACCTGACTAGAATAATAACACGTCACTTCTTAGATAAAATTTTAAAACTACTAGATCTTTTGTTATTTACTGTAACTAGACCTTTCTTATATTCAAAATAGTCACTTAGATCACTAGCTTTTGCAGCAGCTTTATAACCGATTTCTTTATATATCTCGGCAAGTATTTCTTTAATACCACTCCTAGTATAAGAATTACCTACCTTGAAAGTTTCATATATTTTATCTTTCAGTAAATTCTTATCAAAGCTTAAAATTTTTAATTTGTCATTTAGCACCTCTAATTTATATCCAACAGAGCGACAAACTTCAACTCCTAACCTAACTACATATTCCTTGAATCTTTTATAGGGCACACTATCTAAGATTGCACTAAACTCAGAACGGCCCGATTGTTCACAGAGGTATTTTAATTTATCCTTACGACCTTTTATAATACTGATCTGGCCCAAGAACTCACTGACCACTTTCTTTTCTTCATCTGTAAAGTCTTCTAGTTCTATACCATAATTCTCTTTTACATAACTAAATAGGTCCGTCTCATCTGATTCTAGCATCTCCTGTACCAAATCTCTCGGCCCCTTGTTAAACACTGTCTGGATAAGATTCCAGTTCTTTGTAATTACACCCCTATATTCACCAAAGTACTTGTTGACTGTAGTATGACTTACCTTGGCTGTGCCTTTAAGACTCAATATATCCTCCCTTGTATTAATCTTGTCTATTAACTCAACCAGTTCATCATCTTTAATAAACATCTCGGATCTACCGTCATACTTCTTATCCTTTATGTGTCGATGAATCATTTTCTCGCAGGTCATATCAAACTCATCACCTTCTAGCTTCTTGTACACTATAAAGGATGCGTTGCAAGTCATATACTCAGACATCCTCCTATCAAAATCACAAGTATATCCAATCTTGAAAATACGAATAGGATCATTTAAGTCTCTAGTCGCAAGCATTTCGATTATATATATCATAGCTATTACTTTTTACCTAATATTTTAAAACCGTGTATTTTTTTATCCCCATCCAACAGTAAACAATCCTTCAGCTCAAAGTATTCTTTAAGATCTGACGCTTTTGCGTTGGCTCTATAATCAATACTTTTATACAGATCAGATAGAATTGATTTTATACCAGACTTTGTATAAGAATTACCTACCTCAAATTTATCATGAACCAGCTCCCTAATCTTATCCTTATCAAAGCTCTTTACATTCAGCTCCTTGTTCATATCACCGAACTTGTAACTCATCGCCTTGCACCTATCGATACCTAATACATCTACGTACTCCTTAAATCTCTTACAAGATACATTGTTTAAGATGATATTGAACTCTGGAAGATCAGCTTGTTCACAGAGATACTTAAACTTTTCTCTCCTGTCCTCTATTGAATCTATCTTTCTTAATACCTCTTTAACAACTTCATTATCTACATCTGCAGTACCTATTTTCTTGATTACACTGAATACCGTAAACCTGTTTGCATAGTCAGTCTGTTGCATTTCATAAGCCCTCATCTCTGCTACTTTGACTAAGTTATTAAAGACAGGCACTAACTTGACAATACCACCTACGAAGGTCTTATTAACCGCTACATAATCCTTCTTATAATGCAAAGACTTGGCATAATCTAGATAAACCTCTGATAAATACTTCTGCTCACCCTGATCACTCTTATCAAACACACCTAATAATCCCTTTGTTTTCTTCTCTTTCTCCTCTATCTTCTTGTTAAATACTTCCTCAGGTTTCTTATTAGCACCTTTGATAGACTTGAAGAATAGAGTTGCTTCATTTCTCCAGGGGTTTTCTATTAATCTTTGACGCCCTAGAATTTGTGGGAGATCAAGCGAGATATCAACCGCCAGGGTATCTATATTCGCATCACTAACCACAAAAGATCGGGCGTTGTTACTATAAAAGTCTGCCCCAAGATATACAGTCCTGGTACAGAAGGTAAACATTTTTCTTGGCTCATCTCTCAAAGGAACAGTGCCAATATCAAACTTCTTACCCAGTCTCTTATGTATTTTATTCACATTATCAGTAGTATTAGCAACTAGGATATTCACTTGTTCTGGTGTTAGACCTGCCCTCTTGATAATACTGGTGATGTTATTGACTGAATTGACATAGAAAACAGCTTCCTTCGATTCTATCTTTTCTACACTACCATCCTCTTTCTTTACGTACCTATACTCAAACTTCCCCTTCAGATAAGACTTAATAATTGGCTTAACCTCTGTATAAACAGAAACAAGATTCTTAACATACAAGGTCGGCCTACTAACTCTACCTGGTTCAAGTGCTTCCCAATCAAGTTCATAGTAAGGGAGGTTCTTGAATTCCTCTAACATCTCTAGGTACTTTATCATCATAGGTGTTGCACTGACATAACATACCTTCTGAATTCCCTGCACCGACTTGACAAATTGAAGCTCGGTGTCGGACTTAAACTTACTATCTGTGAAAATACTCTGGAACTCATCAATCACAACTCTATAGTCCATGTCATTAAAGTTGTGCTGTATTATGTCCTTTACTATCCTAAATGAATCATAGGTAACCAAGATCTTCACCGGCTTATCATTAAACCTACAGTCTGTTATGTAACCGGTTATCTCCTTTGTTAAGCGCTTGAAGAAATCCTCCTTGTCCTTCTTCTCCTTCTTTACTTTTTCAGGATCAACCACCTTATACGGATCATACTTAGACTTCTCTTGCTTTGTGAGATCCTTGTCTGTACTTGGGTCACTGTCATAATCGTTAACCACTAAGTAAGTAGTATCCGGATGTTGACCATGCTTATTCTGTAGCAAGATCTTCCTAGGACTACATAAGACAACATTCTCACTGTTCTTGAGAGGATCAATACAGTACTCCGTAAATCCGCAACCAGGGATTTGTTTATTCAAGATGTGCGGAAAATCGTAAATCTTGAATCCCTCAATTTCTGATACGTACCTACATCCAGCAGGTACGTCAAGTTTGATTACATTCATATTATTAATTGTTATAATTATTAAATACTCTCGTCTAACTTGGGCTTTCACCCCAAGCTAAGCTTCGCACACATGAGACTCCATACTGTCGTCCCCATTGTGCTCGAAGCTATGTTCTCAATAATAAGTCTTCTATTTCTTCAAAACTACAATTTTTACCATTTCAGATGTAAATAACTATATAAAAGCTAAGTAATTATATATTGCTTCGAAAAATAGTAACGAATATATAGACATTATATCATTACTATAATCAGTGTAATTAACCATGTAATGTACTATGTAATAGTAATATTTACATAAAAATGTTATATATGACTTTACCATTTTAAATGTAAATAAGTGTATTAAATCTAAGTAATTGTATTTTGCTCAAAAAAATAGTAACTGGAACTGCCACTCATTCCCTCGATTTTCGCTCCGCTCTAATCTCGGAATTCGGCCAGTAAAAAATTTGCAATATCTCTTCTTCAGTCCCTTAAGGCGAAGCCGTATAGTGAAATGATCAGTGATGCCGAAGGAGCGAAGCGATTTGAGGTATCTCTTTTACTGATCATTTTGCTAGTTCTCTTTACTGGAACTTCTTCTGTTTCCTCATTCCATTCCCGTTCCGCTGACGCTCCACTTCATGTCATTCGTCAATCCAGAAGTACATTACTTACCTCAAGTTTGCCCTCCGCTTCGCTCCAGAGGCTTAGCTTTATGTTTTTTTTTGCAACATAAAGAAATAGTTACAGTGGCGCGAAAAAAAAATTACCCCGAGGATTTTCTCCCCAGGGTTTTTTCTGCTTTAATTCACCACTACATTATTACCATCATAGTCTACGTTAAATTTCGTAGCATCTATGTTTTCTATCATATACTGGCTTACTTGTGTGATGAGATTCTTTTCCAGTAATCGTCTCAAGTCTCTAGCGCCATACTTCGGATCACAAGATTTTACGATATGATCCTTAAATTTCGCGCTAACCTTCAGAGACAGCTTAGTTTTTGTGAACTGCTTTTTGATTTTTCCCAATTCCAGTTCAAGTATCTTCTTAAGTTCTGCATCTCCAAGTTCATTGAAGATAACTATACTACTAAGTCGACCTATGAATTCTGGCCTAAACGTTCTCTTAATGGCTGCTTGTACGATAGCTTCATTTCTCTTTTTCTTTTCTTCTTTGTTTGGTGTATTAAATCCAATATTAACATCCCCAGCTAGTTCTTTTGTTCCTATATTACCAGTGAAGATGATAACGCATGATGAGAAGTCCACCTCTGTTGTTGCGTCAGCCAATTTGATCTTACCTTCATCTAAGATTGTCAAGAAGATATCAAAGATCTTAGGGCTCATTTTCTCTACTTCATCGATTAGTAGGACGCTGTTAGGTTTTCTCTTTACCTGTAATAATTGAGGTTCACTATCAAAACCTACATATCCAGCACCTACGCCAATGAGTGAATTAACGGAGGTATCATCTTTCAGTGTATTACCATCAATTCTAATCAGGCTATCCTCTGACCCATAGAATGTAGTGGCAAGTTCTTTACAGATGAGTGACTTACCAACACCACTAGGACCTACCATCAAGAAACTACCAAGTGGGCGTTTATGATCAGCTCTAAGTCCCAGTACATTTTGATTGATGACGTTAGTGACTGTATCGATTGCCTCTTGTTGTCCGATCACTCTTGTTTCCAGGGTGTTCTTCATTTCTTTCAGCTTCTCTCGATCTGTCTTTCTAATTGCATCAACAGGCACCTTACTGATTTTTCCAACTGCTTCTGCTACGTCATCGACTGTAATAGTAGGCCAATTTTTTCTATCCCCTAGTTCCTTGTTGATTCTCTCTACTTCCTTGCTTAGATCTTCCTTAGCACTAGACTCCTCTGCCTGTATTTTCTCAGCTTCATCAAAGTTAGTATTCATTGCTTCTTTGATTTTCGCGTCGGTAATTGAGGTGAGTTTTTCTTCTAGTTCCTTCTGTTTGGTTCTATCGACGGTCTGTTTCAGTTTTACGATTGCCCCAGCCATGTCCATAACTTCTACGGCTTTATCTGGTTGGTTCTTATCTTTTACATACCTCTGAGACCATTCGACGCAAGTATCAATGACATCCTTCCCAATCTTAACGTGGTGGAATTCTTCATATTTCTTGCAGATACCTTTCAAGATCTTAACAGTTTCTTGCGCGCTTGGTTCTTTTACTGATACCTGTGTGAATCTTCTGTTAAGTGCTGCATCTTTTTCAATGAACTTTCTATATTCTTCATCGGTTGTAGATCCAATACACTGAAATTCTCCGCGCGCAAGGTAAGGTTTGAGAATATTAGCAGCATCACCATTTCCCGAGTTACTTCCATTACCTACTAAGTTATGGAGTTCGTCGATATAGATGATTACTGACTTATCGTTGCAGACTTCTTTGATAATATTCTTGAGTCTCTCTTCGTACTCTCCTCTATACTTCGTACCTGCTACTAAGTCATTGAGGTTGAGACTGCATATTCTTTTATCTTGCAAGGCCTCAGGTACATCACCGGCTGCAATTCTCTGTGCAAGTCTTTCAACAATTGCACTCTTACCAATACCTGCCTTTCCTGTGATGCTGACGTTTGGTTTTCTACGTTTACTAAGGATTTCAATAATTGCATCTACGATATCCTCTCTACCAATAACAGGATCGTAGTTATCCCCCTTAGCTTCCTTTGTCATATCCCTGCTAAATGAATCAAGTGTTGGTGTAGTGCTATCTTCGCTGACATCACTAACATTAATACCTTCACTCTGTCCCCAAGCTTCGAATTCATCATCCTCTTTGTTCAGACTATTCATTGTAGTACTGCTTGATGATGTACTGCTTGAGGTTGAATCTACTACTCCAGATTGATTGTCGTCGTAGTCAATTCTCTTTTCCTTGAACATACCTTGTAGTGAATCAAAGAGCTCATTGATGGAGTCTTTATTCATATAGTGATGTTCCATGTTGACAAGTTCCACTAGCTTATCTGCCTTTTCCTTGTCAAGCACCTCAAAATCAACCACTGCTTTTACTGCCGTTTCTTCCTTGATCCAATCCATCATACTTCTCAGGACTGCATCAACTCGGAGTATTCCATCAGTTCTTCCTTGATCTTTTGTTAGGTCTACTGATTCATCCAAGATAGTCTGTAGGTCCTCATGCATTACAATATTCTCAGGTAGCCATGATGATTCCTCTTCCTGACTAACCTTACATCTTTCGGCTGCCAAGTTATTCAGCTTTTCTAGGAGATCCATTTTACTTGCGGCTGGGATCTTCTTGAATTCTTGATCAACCATTCTATCTAAGTCTTCCCTCGCACCAAATTCAAAGTAGAAATTGAAAATATTATATAATAAGTTATCGACTGTTACTGTCTTAAGCTTATTTTCTACTGCAAAGTTATAACACATTGCAAAAATAACTTTCAAATCTCTTGATAATTCTGTTTCTCTCATAATTTTAATTAATAATATATTTTATTTCTCTACTAATAAGACTTTTAGGCTAACTTAGTAGTACGAAATTATCTTCTTGTTCAGTAGGGCAGTCTAGGATCAGGCTACACTCACTATTATCTAGTAGGCCTATTATGTCAACATCAGTACTAATAAAATCTTTAGGTACCTCAGAGACAACTAAGAAACAATCTTTACTATTAGACAGAGCCCTACATATTTCCTTCTTCACTAGTAATAGGTCATCTACGCTGTCTGTATCAACTTTGAAGAACTTTTCACTGATCCTACTTAGAATTCCTTTCCTAACCTCCTCTTTCTTGCTAATCTCTACCCTTTTTATATTCACCATACCATCAAATACTTTAGGCATGATCCTTGGAATTACTAGGTCAAGATCTGTATTAACCAAGTCATACAGGTCATCAGTCAGAAAGTCTATTACTATATCAGGATTTTCTGTTAGTAGCTTCAGTCCGTCCTCCTTATTATAAGATAGTACTTCCTCATCTTCTTCTATACCCTCTCGATAAGTTAGTGTCTCTACTACAGTTCCATCTTTATACGTGACTTCATACCGAAACTCTATAAAAAAGTCAATTGGTATGTTAATACTAAATCCTAGTCGTGGAAGTTTGTGGAGGTATAGTCTCTTCTTTCCACTGTATGCTGAGTAGACCGTCTCTATTATTTCAGAGAGATATCCAGTACTATCAGGCAATAGTTTATAATCACGTAACCTGAAAGCTCTATAATCACCAGGATTTTCATCTGTTCCTGTATAAGCTGTAACATGACTAATCATAATAAGTACTTATATTTATTGTTCAACATATTAATTCCATGATAACCCGCCGCATAGAACCCAAGCATATTAATAACGCCAGATTTTCCCAAGTAAAATCTATCCCTCAGCGGTTCACCCTCTACTAAAGACTCTTTCCACATTCTATCAATTAATTTCTTCTGCGGTATTTTATAGTCTTCTAGGTTTCGTTTAAATGTCTTAGCTATTACTGTATCTGACACTTCATCTCTCCCGTAGCTAACCCTAATATGTCTTGCTGGGAGTCTTTGTTCTAGTCTAAAAGTCAGGTTACCGTCATCCTCTATACACATCTTCCTAATTAATGATTTCTTAGTGGGCATTTTTCCAGAGTTGAGAATATAATACCCCGGCCATACTTTTACTAGGTGCTTATCAACGTAACCTATGAAATCTAGGATCTTATCAACTTCCTTTTTTCTTCCCCACCTAAAATCATTCAAGAGGTCATAAAACTGTTTCTCGCTTAAGTAATCTAGAAAGTAACCAGCACCATATATTTTAATAGGAACCTCTGGAAAAATATAGATTCCCAGTTTTACAGTATCAACGTACATAAACTGTCTAACTATCATATACGAACGAATAAAGGTCAGGTCTAAGTATTTCTCCTAGACCCAACCTGATTTTATAATTCTTGCAATATTTTTCGTTTGACACCACTTAATTCTTTCTTGAGGAGTCTATTTTCTCTCCTAAGTGAATCTATTATGTCATCTGTTTTCTTGGCTTTCTTGTTTAGTTTTTCTGTCCTCCTTAGCAATTCTTTCATCTTACTTTCCAGGCCAACTAATTTTTTAGCCACCGTGTCATCGCTCATAGTATTAGTTTTTATTTTTATACTCTAATGTTCAGCACATAATAGTAGCTGTAGTCATAGAAGTTTTCTTGTCTTTCTTCTTCCCTTATTTCAACCTTATATCCTAAGTCTGTAAGTCGCTTTTTTATGAGAATCAGTGTTACAATTCCTATATCACTATTATATTTCATAGACACTGAGTTTTTACCAGTGACCAATTTATCTAATAGTTTTTCAATTAAACCACTACACAATTCTTCTACCCGAGGCTCTAAGTTTTTAACTCTCTTAAGTGCCTCATCCTTTAACTCGCTTGCTGTCAATAAATTTTCCATTATTTCTTAACTTTAATTACCATCTTAGTTGTTCCACTCTTTATTGTGATCACTGTATCTTTCTTAGTGTCCTTGATTGCGTCTAATGCAGAGTCCACTTTTTGTTGAAACTCCGACTTAGTGCCTCTTGTCAAGTTCATTACCGTAAATATAACGATCAATATAATACTAATGGTCGATATCATAACCAAAAAGTCTTTCACCTCCTTACTGATCATAGTTCAATCTCCTCTTTATTTATTAAGTTCTTATAAAATAGGTTACCATAATTCTTAGAGTAATTTTCTTCAACTACTCCGCCGCTGACCCAATATGATGTCCGTATGTTTTCAAATGCTGTGGTTATATATTTCCTCAGCCTCAGTCTCTCATTCCAGGCATCATAGTCTTCTTCCACGTCCCTAATAATCGGCGGTTCAAAACAGAGCGGCATTAAGTCAGATATTATCAAGTCTACCCTTATCGGAAAACTTGTCTTGCTCTGATCAATTCCGCCGGAGTGTAGGACGTAAACTTTCATACCGTCCAGCTCTATTACTTCTTGGCATGGTAGTAGTTCATCATTATACATTACTCCTTCTTTACTAATTAACACAGTATCGTCAACTATGTCTTCTTTCTCTGTTACTACTTTTATTTTCATACTCACTTATAAGGTTTCTAGATCTTCCAGCACGTGAATTCCTTATATATAGAGATGAGAAAATTAACAGTTGAAAAAATAAGTAAGATATGAGAAAAGTAAGAACAAGAAAATTAGCAGTTGAACAGATTAGTAAGAAATTAAAAGACCTTATGATAAGTAGTAGGGTATTAGATGAACTTGCAGAAGGGGATACAGTATTTAATATCTTTAGTACTAATAAGAGAATAATTGACTCTTTCTTAGTGTATCTTAGTTTTAGAGCCAGATCCATTATAAAAAGTGCTATGGATGGAGAAATAACAGTTCCAGATAAGGATCTTAAAGAAATTACCCTACTGAATAATGTCTTGAAGATTCTATTATTTAGTTGGGGCCCTGCAGTGTATATAAACCATAACAATTATGATAGGTTTATTAAGCCTGACGAGAGGACATCAGATGCGTATATGATGAATTTGGATTTGAGATGTCGAAAAGCTATGAACCTACTGCATCTATTGTTTGAACGTGGACTTAGTAAGTGGTATCTAGCCGTATGAGTGGAAAACTAGTAAGTGTTAATGTATTCTTAGATAAACTGAGGGAATACATAGTAGAACATGAAATAACAAAAGATGAACTAGGCAGGTGTTTGATAAATAACACTTTTGATGCAATGTTTCATGATAGCATCACAAGGGAATTCAACTCTCTTGTTTACGTCATATATAGTAAGGCAGATCGTATGTTATTTAGCTTAAAACTTCGTAGGCTAGAGGGTTACTATGATAGAGCGTATATGTGGTTAAAGAAGTTAAAGGATATATCAGGATTATACTTAGGTGATGTAGACCAATCCAAGTATATGAAGGTAAATATCAGAAATGCAGGGAGGTTTTTAGGTAAGTTCGGCCTAGATGACTTAAAAACCCATCCTTCAGAGACGAGAGAGTTCTTATATAGACAAAAACTATGGTGTTTAATCTGGGAAATTTGTAAGATATCAGAAAATTTTAGTATTTAATAATAAAAGAAAAATGAAAAGTATTTTTAGTAGACTTAGAGGTAGAAAAGTAAGTAGTGGTATCAGTAATGAGAAACTACAAGTTATGGCATCATCTATTAGAGGTGGTGGAATTAACATAAACACGCCAAAAGATTATGTATCTCCTTATATTATCAAGGAGAGTGAGAACATTAGAACAGTACAGGTTGATGTATTTTCTGAACTCCTCAAGAATCGTACATTGTTCTTTGATGCTGATGTTAATAGAGACTCAGTGGTAACGGCAATGTGTCAACTCTTGTATATGGTAGCTGTCAGTAAGGAGCCAATTACTATGTATATTGCAACTCCTGGCGGTGATGTATACTATGGCCTTGCACTTTATGATCTTATGGAAATGATCAAGGCAGAGGGTGTAGTAATCAATGTGTACTGTATTGGCTTGGCAGCTAGTATGGGAAGTATTCTGATGTGTGGTGGTACAAGAGGTCATAGATACGCACTTAAGCACTCTAGAATTATGATCCACCAGCCATTATCAGGTACAGGTGCAGGTCATCATCAAGAAACAGACATCAGAATTCTCAGTGAGGAGACTAGTGTACTACGTAAGGAGCTTCAGATGATTCTTGCAGAGGCTAGTGGAAAGTCTTATGAGGAGGTAAATGCTGACTGTGAGAGAGATAACTGGTTGATGGCTAGTCAGTGTCTTCCAGGTGTCTATGGTGAGTTTGGCTTGATTGATGAGATTAAGACCAAGTTCTAGTAATATCAGAGTAAGGTTATCTAAGTTAGGTAGCCTTACCTTTATTAAACCAGTATATGAAATTAGTAGCGGCATATGATCCAGGTAATCGTTTGAAGATATGTGCGGAGCTAGTAGTGAATGTCCCTAGATTTACAGATAGTACCTACCAACTCAGTAAGTACTTGAGGATTCATAAAGCTAATCCATCAAATATGATAGAGGAGGTACTTGGAAATAGTGGCAGTGAGAAAGAACAAGAGGAGTACTTAATGAATACTCTGTACAACTCTCTTTTTTACATAGACTATTTTAGAGTTGACCAAGCTGTTATGTTGTTTGAACCATTGAAACTGTACCTAGTATTATGTGAGTATCGTAATGTAAGTAAGTATCTAACTTCTAAGCAGGTAGTAGATATGTGTAAGGAGTCTATAACCAATAATTTTGCGGTAGGTGCATTTTATGGCCCATACTATGCTAACTATTATAACTTTACAAGCCTTAAGGTTGATAAAATAGAGACAAGTAAGATAGGAATGCTGGATGTAAAATCTATATTCTGGAAGAGAAATCCAGAAGTTATTAATCTATTAGATACTACTTATAGATGAAACTAGATGTATTATTTACAGCAGAGTCTTTAGAATATACTTACATTGATATAGTAAGGTCTAATGCAATCTTCCCCATTAAAGTTAGACTCCCTGATAATTTTGTGATGGAACTAGAACTATGTGCCGAAGACTTTAGACCTGTTACGGTTTGTCATAGTAATATAGATTTCTTTGAACAGGAGTGGAGGTGTTTTTGTGTTAGTAGGTTTGGTGCTAGTAGTTCACTCTCTGATGGTTATGTTGACTTAGACTTATATGTTAGATTGGACCTTATGAACCCAAGTCTTAAATACCCAAGCAAGAAATTCTTAGAGGCTTTAATAGATGAATCACTGAAAGATCCCATCTATAGTCTAGAGTTTTTCAATCCTAGTTTTATAGAGTCTGGCGAGTATATAAAGTCAGTAGGTAAGAGGTTGAAAGGGAAGATGAAATTTAATGATGTAGAGTTGAACTTAGGAGACTTGAGTTCTTGGGATCTAAACAAAAACGCAGGTCTATTTCTAAGATACATAGTAGATGGAGAAGATTAACCTAAAGATAATAAGGGATAAGGATAGAGGATATGAATTACTACTTTTTCCCACACAACTATGCATTACGAAAGATGTAGCTGATACGTTGGATGATGGGTCTAAGGTGTTGGTGAATTGTTTTAGTAGTTACACCAATGCTAAAGTAAGAGCAGAGGAGTTAATAGGTGATCCATCAAGGTGCTTAGAAGATTATTATATAATATTTGACAGAGGTTTTGAGATCTTAGAGTACCAAAAACCACGAGAATTTAAATTAATTACTGGAAAGAATGCCAAAGAGATTCTGATGTATGAAGAGTTCTATCAAAATATTATTTATCGTAACCAGAGTGATGATAGACTGATAAAAACATTGATAGGTGGATATGAGAATTACAGAGTATCAATAGAGGACTTAACACTAGAATATGACCCAAGGGAAATATTTTGTAAGAACTTGTACTCATATAGTCAGGCGTACGAAGTCTTTGTAATCACCCAATATAACCTACTATTAGATGAAAAGGAAAATAGAAGTGGGAATAGTTAGGGAGTATGATTATTACCAAGTTATTCTCCCAGTTAAACTCAAGTACCCTAAGGATTACAAGAGGCATATTTTCAAGAGTGATTATTACTTTAACAGTGAACTAACTAGGGTAGAAATTGAACAGTTACTAGAAAAGTATAGAGAGTACGAGCTTGTAGAAGTTAATATATTGTTGACTCTATTCGATTATTGCTATTCAGCAATCCCAGGACCTACAAACGCTAAGTGGATGACTGATAAATTACTAAGATATGCACTCTCTCGGTGGACCCCTACTCTTGCAACTACTTCATCTTGGTTTGACCTAGATTATAATGGCGAGTTAGTTAGTATAGAAGGTGTTGGTTTCGGAGGTACGACCTGTGAACGAAGGAAGATTATAATAGAAGATACAGAAATTCTAAAAACAGATAATAGACTAGACCATGAATACCTAATAGCTGGCTTGTATCAGAAGTCAGTAAGGGGATAGTACATTAGACTTGTACTATTCTTTTTTTTGTTCCTCATAATTCCTTATATGTAGAAATGAAGAAAGAAATAGTTATAAAGAGAGTATTTTATATTGCAAATAATATAGATTACGTTTTTATACCAATTAAAATACCTTGCTGGTTTCTAGACAATTGGTTTACGAAGCAGTATGGTGGATATTACTACTTATCCCCTATTGCTGTTGAAAGTAAGGGTCTAATATTAAATAAACTAGGATTATGTAGTAGCTCAAGAGAAAAGTTATATCTACTAAAGGCTGTTAAGACTTTTAGTAATAAAATAACGCCGAATATGGCTAGAGACCTGATAGAGCACTCAAGAACTTTGACTAGTCTTAAGTATGCACCTATTCTGGTCGGGAAAACGAGTTACATAGGTGGGAATAAGACCTTTAGAATGAAACTAGGTACTGATTTGACTCTTAAAGGAATAGACCCAATTATTGATGAGATATTTACAAAACTTATACAGGATGAAGAAAAACTATAAAATAAAAATCTGCGTTGACTGTTATAATCATGTAGCATACGTAGTTCCAATCAAAGTACCTAGAGTTGTGTTGAGTACCTATTTTTCTGAGGTTAGTAATCTTCCTAAACACAAGACTATTATTTATAAGCTGGACAGAGGACCTACTGATAAAGCAATAGGTAATGAAGTAATGGCTGGGGTTAGGGAGTTATTAAGTAAAGATCAGCTAGGTGACCTGGTAAGTGTAGAAGTATATGTAGATGATGTAATTGCCCGCTTTACTGATAGGACTGACATTTTTAAAGCAGGAAAGATAGTAGAGCGTTTGAGGAGTCAGGATTGGATGGTAAGTGAAAGGATGTATTCTGATTTTGCATACTTTACTAGACCTGGGAAGCTGTTTGGTAATTACAAGTATGAGATACATGATAAGATAATAAGTGCTGAACCTCCATTACTAGGTGAGAGATATATTTGGATGGAGGAAGTGATGTCTATGTTGATCGAGTGGTGGTATGGCAAAGAAAAAGAAGACAAAGGTATATCTGATATTTAGAAACGGAATAGCATACAGTCTATTCTTTTCCGCGCGAGTACCAATGAATGATGATATTATGAAGTTTATTGAAAATCCTCGTCGCTTACCATTAAACTACTCTATCTACTTCGAAGGTGTTAAGTCTCGCGCGGATGTATTTATTATGTTAGACTTCCCGCCTACACCTCGTTCAACAAAAAAGTATCCAACTAAGAAAGATGTTGTTAGGTACTTGGAGAACTTAGGACTTACATACTCTGAGAAAGATGCTATACTTCTTGAAAGTGAGTTGGATAGGGTGTTAGGTTCAATATCGAGAAACACTCAATATACTAAGTGGACTGTATTTGATTATGAGGTAAGTGTGGACCAATCAATGATACTGAGAAAAGCAGGTAGTGGACAGTACCATGAATTTGTTAGGAGACTTTTTCATGAAGGTAAAGACTAAGTTAGCTTTTGTATATTATAAGGAAAAAGATCTCCCGAGGATGTGTTGCTATCTGAGATTAAAAACATTATGGTCTGAAAATATAGAATCACTGATTGATAGTGAATTGTATAATCATATTGACATGTGTGGTATAAGTAAGGATGATGTGGAAGAATTGTACGTGTATTTCAGGGTTAATGACACAGAATGTTGTATGAATAGTATGAAGCTCCCCACCATAAGAATTATCAGGGACATCATAGGACATCTTTCAATTGATCCACTTTGTCACTATGCGGTTGGTGAAAGTTTTAGTATTGGTACTATAGATCCAATTGTAAAGTTATTTGATGTTACTATTGACTTAGGTATTCTTCGAGATAATACTGAGAGTAGTATTAACTTTAACTTTGGATTAAAAAGAGTATTAGAGGTGATATTATGGAAAAGTTATACATAGAAGGGAGTTAGAGTTATGATAAAATGTAGCTTAGCAGTAACATGGTATTTTGGGTATATAACCGACGTAGTGAGTTACTTAAGATTAACTGTCATGGCGAATGAGGAGATTTCATCCTTGATCAATAATGATATGCTTTGGTCGAAGAATTTTAATGAAAGCTATAGTGGTTTTTCTAATCTAAGCCCTCGTGAATTCTACTTCTCTATCACAGGCGTAGACTTTTTTGTAGGGGAGCATAAGATTCCCACTAAGAAGATGGTAGATGAACTATTAAAGACGGCTAAGCTTGGACTTATTATATTAGACCAAGATAGATTTATAAGACTAATTGCAGAGAGGGGTGATTATAAGATAGAAGAGATAAGTACAGTGGTGGACCTAGACTTGTTTCTTGGTAAGTGTGATCCGGAAAATAAGAGGCTTAAATTTTTACATGACCTAATAAGAAGTGCTGAAGATATTAGTAAAAAGATCTAACTATACAAGTTTAATTGGAATCTATACAGAGGTGAAAATATTAGGATCTAGAGAATTAACGGATTACTTTGATAGTCTGTACGACTCTCTTACAGGTATTAGTTGGAAAGCTAATGAACCAACATACTCGATAGATCATTTTAAGAACTTAGTACCAACTGTTTATTATTTCTACTTGGGCGACATACTACCTGAGAGAGGAAATAATATGAAGATATTTACCAAGAAACAGTTAAGAAGATTCCTAGAGACAGCAGAGGTAATAGGAAAAGTGTGGCATTGGAGAAAGATAGATGCCTGGAAAGTTAATTATTTTCTCGAAGAGGTAATAGTTGACTTGAACCCTTCCGATATTGACAAGAGAAGTTTACCAGGCTTATCACCAGCACTAAGATTCATTGTAAACCAACTACATAATGGAAAGAGCACGGTTACTAGCGGTTAGGAATTGTTGTAATGGACATATTAGTACCTACATAGGATTATCTTGTTGGGGTTCAAAAAATCTCCTGGATTATTTGAGACGCTTATATTTCAGCATGAACTTCTATCCTGCAGAAGTAGATTTTCCAAGAGAGACACCTGAGATTAAGAAGCTATCAGAATTTACAGACCTAGAACCTATGGGACTGTATTTTAGGGTTATTAGTCCCTCCGATAATCTAACGGCCGGCAAATACATAACACATAAACAAATACAATTGATACTTAAGGACTATGTAATAACCGATGAAGTGGAAAGTTTTAGTTTCTATGATGGGACTATATTAGGCAGGGAAGTTTATGACATTATGATAGACAGGGATGAACTAACGAGTAAGAGTTATGGTTCTGATAAGTTAATGTTCATACGAGACCTAATGAGACTACGTAGTAATTTTACATGGTAGTCAGTCTTAGGTTCCTTAATGGTGTGATAATAATAAAAGAAAGTTTATGTTAGACAAGAGTGAAATTTATTATTCGTATGATGATGTATTTATCTTACCAGCTACGACAAGTTTTATAAGTAGTAGGTCAGAGTGTAATGCAAGGAGAGAAGATGATAATATGTACCCTATCTTCACAGCCCCAATGAATTCAGTAGTGGGTCTTGAGAATGAAGATTACTATAGGGAGCTTGGTATTCATTCTATCTTACCTAGAACAATTGAGCTGGATATTAGATTAAAGCATGCATTGTCTGGTAAGTGGGCTGCATTTAGTCTTAGTGAATTTAGTAGTCATTTTTCAGAGGGCTCCAGTACTGTGATTGGAATGGCTAGGGCACTGATTGATGTTGCTAATGGTCACATGGAGAAAGTACAAGACCTAGTGAGACGCGCCAAGAATCATTATGGTAGTAGTCTTGAGGTGATGGTAGGAAATATAGCTAATCCCGAATCAATCATACCTCTATCTAAGTGTGGCGCGGATTATGTAAGAGTTGGTATTGGTGGTGGACTTGGATGTATCACTTCAACTCAGACTGGTATACATTGTCCCCCTGCTACACTACTAGATAAGATGGCGCAACTTAAAGATGACATGAGGTGCGACGGAGAACATACTGCTAAGATAATTGCTGATGGTGGTATTAGATCTTATGCTGATGTGGTGAAGGCATTATCACTAGGGGCTGATTATGTTATGATAGGAGGATTGTTCAGCTCTTTAGTAGGCAGCAGTGGAGAGTACGTCGCGATAAGTAGTCAGAGTGGGGGCGCCAAAGATAGTGTGGTGCCAAAGAATAGAGAAGATTTTGAAGTAATCAGTAAGTGGCTCGATGATGGACTAACCGTGAAGAAAGTATTTTATGGTATGGCTAGCGCAGAAGGTCAGGTTGCTATGAATGGTACTAAGACAAAAACATCTGAAGGTACTAGTAAGATCTTGACTGTTACGGATGACTTGCCGGGGTGGATTGATAACCTTGATTCATACCTTAGAAGTGCAATGTCTTATGTAGGAGTCAAGAAAGTAGAAGACATGTACAAAAGATCTACATGTATTATCACAAGCAAGAGTGGTAAGGATAGAATAAATAGTTAGAGTACATAGGCTGGGAAACTAAATTCCTGGCCTTTATTTTTATTCCCTCTTAATACCTTACTTGTGTGAAAATAGTAAAAATATTATGGCAGGAAAGAAACAAGAACTAATTGCATTTAAGACACTAGATAAGAATGGTGTTGATAGAATAGGTAGAAAGTTTGAAGTTGGTAAGAAGTATAGTACAGACAAAGATAATATGTTTGAGGCTGAGACTTTTCCCATCCGACAGTTCAGGTTTAATTCCATGATGAGAACAAAACATGTAAGGTGTGTACTGTCAGGGAAGATTAGAAGAGTAAGTGGTGATGATACTATATATGAATCAACAGAACTGGAAATAGCAGAAGAAGTTGATCCACTATATATGGCTTCTCTTGGTATACGTCAGATAAAAGAAGATAGTAAGACGCCAGATAGAATTGGGTATACTGATATAATGCATGATTATAAACAGATGTATTCTACAGGTATAGGTAAGAGTCTTATTACTGGTTATGATGGATCACTTGTATCGTCCTGTAGTTTCGGTGTAGAAGTGAGAGTAACTGGACATGAATCAAGGGTTAGTTCGACAGGGGAAAGCTCTAATATATTTATCGGTGGTGAATGTAATATGATAAGCAGTACAGGTGATAGGTGTATTATTGCTGCCTGGGGAAGAGGTCATCATATATCAGTAAGCGGCGAGAATAGTACCGTTTGTGCATTGGGTGAAGATATCGTTGTAAGTAGTTCTGATGATTTTGCAAACGTAGTAGTACTTGGGGTTAATAACAAAGTAAGTACAACGGGAGATGAAGCTGAAATCTGTAGTAGTGGTGACAATACAATCATCAATGCAGTAGGTGAAAGATCAATCATAAAAAGTGTTGGCAAAGATTGTATGATACTTGCAGCGGGCGATTCAATAGTTAGTGCAGGTCTTGGTAGTTGGATTACACTCACTAAGACAAGAAAAAACGGTGATGGGAATGCAGTGCCGGTTGATGTAGTAACGTGGAAAGTAGATGGAGAGTGTATTTTCCCAGGCGTATACTACAAACTAAGCGATGATGACTTTGAACCTGTTAAAATGTTAGGTAGTATTGCAGAGAATATCGAGTAAGGTATTCTCTTCTTTTTATTCGTCGGCTAATATATGGCAGCGTAATTTAGATGCCTTCAAACCCTTAATAGTGAATAGAATGGAATCCGTAAGCCCTGGAGTAGATGTTCTGCCAATAATCGCCGGCAGAGGAAAGAGGTAATCCGGGTTGATGAATTTTGCTCAGTTTTATAGTCACTAGTCTAAAATTGAGATACCCTAGGGCGGTATAGGTGAGCCATGTACGCAGGAGCTATATTTCGAGAGTGCTTTGACACACATGTATAGTACGGTACTGGTAGAGGTAGGGAGTCGAAAGGAAATCATTCATAAATGATTAACTCCCAGCCGTTTTATTTTTTTTTTCGTTCTCTGATTATAAAGCCCTAGAATCCTTAAATATGAAAGAGGTGCAGTAATCCATTGAAATATATGGTACTGTATAGGCTTAGTTTTGCTCAGTTTTATAAGTCTCATGTCTTATTATAAGATATGCTTAATTAGTCACAAGACGCTGAGATACCCTAGAGCGATAAAGGTGAGCTATGTACGACAGGAGACCTTTCATAGTCGGTTATGTTTAGGTTACGGTACTGGTGGAGATGGGGAGTCGAAAGGATAGTTAATTCGATGCCAGCAATGTCAATAAGGCTGGAAACGATCATAGGGTTAACTAGCTCCCAGTCGTTTTATTTTTTTTTTCGTCCTCTAGATCCCTTATATGTAGATTAATAATAAAAACATAAACAAAAATGAATAGGAGGAAATTATTGAACTACTTATTAAGTACTGGAGATTATTGTTTTAAAATAGATAACTTCTTGATCCCTAAACGGTTAATATCTGAAAGGGGTTATCCAATTAACTTAGAGTACAATAGGCAGCAAAACGTAGATCAGGGAAGTTTTTGGTCTCCTAATTTCCGTAAGGTGCTTGAAAAGAAGTATAAAAAGACGGTTTATATAAGAGAGTTTCCACTAATCATACAAGACCAAGATGTATGGAGAGGATTATGTAATAAGTACTGTGTTAGTGATATAGAACATAGGCGAAAGAACTATTTTGTGGCTGATTATTTCTTTCCACGCCAAAGTATGTTAGTAGAAATAGATTCAGACTACCATCTTGATGTATATGATAATGCAAGAGATGAATATGTACAAAATACTTATGGTATCAGTACGTTAAGATTCTATAAGTTTGGAGAGAAAAAGGCCAAGGACAAGCAATATATAAGAGATTTTAATTCTTGGTTAGCTAAAAGAAAGGGTCTTGTAACTAGCTTAGACTATACCACGATGATTTTGGAGAAGTTCAATAAAGCTAATGGAGATATAATACAATTTCTAGATTTTGTAGAGGCTAATCTGAATAAAGCCAGAGATGGAATATTCGACCTAAGTGCGTATAGTCATCTACTAAGTGGTTGGGATGCTGTTAGAAGAATAGATATGATTATCAGTAATATATACGGGATTAGGGTTGTAGTTAGCAACTGGAGGTATAGATAATGTAATTGAAAAGCCTCCAATTCCTTAATAGTGAGATGTGGCAAGTATCGACTATAGGGATCTTGTCATAAGGCTGAGTTTTGTCTAGTATTTGTAAGCCTTCGAGTAAGGACCGATCTCGATAATATTCTAGACTACCCCACGTAGCGATAGAGGTTAGCTAAGTACGTACAGGTAGAGATAGAAGATGTTTACATCTTCAGTCGATATAGGAGTGAGGCATTGCTCCTATAGAAAGAAGGGAGCACGAAATTCCTGGAGTAGAGGTCTTACCATAGAGCCGGTAAGGGAAAGAGGTAATCGTGTTGACTAATTTTGGTTGTTTTTATAAGTCTAATTTAATCTAAAACAATCCACCCTGGTAGCGATGTAGGTAAGCTAAACACTTAGGGCTATTTCCGTGGATGGGTCGCATCTAAGTAATAGTTCCGGTGCGGTAGAGATAGAGAGTCGCAAGGAGAGAATTCTAAACGCAATTCCACTCTCTGTCGTTTTTTATTTTTTTTCTTCCTCTAAATCCCTTATATGTATGAATAGAAAGTTATTGAATAAATTTTTAAGAAGTAGTGATAGATTTTCGTTTTACCTAGGTGAGTATTGTTTTCCAAAATTTATACAGTCTGGGCCAAACAAGTATTTTAGTCTAGAAGATAATAGAAAACAAAACTTAGAGCAGGCAGACAGCGCTTGGTCAAGATATTTCAAATCAATCTTACAGTGCTATAGTGGCCTTTATTATATTCGGGAGTTTCCACTAATAATAGAAAGAAGGGATAGGTGGGAAAACTATTGTTTAGCTAACATGGCTTTAGATAACGAATCTCTCAATAGAAAGTATTTCTTAGCAGACTATTTCTTCCCTGACTACAATTTATTAGTAGAGATAGACTCAGACTTACACATTCAAGAATATGATAAGGCAAGGGATGAGTATATACAGGAAATCTGGGGATTAAAAACTCTTAGGTTCAATGAGTTTGGTTGTAGTCCTGAAAATCAATCTTATTATATAAGAGAGTTTAATAAGGTAATAGAGTGTGGAAAAACGAACAGGGTCAGTATGATTTATAATAGTCTACTAGTAGATTACTTTAATTATAAATTTGGATCTATTAAACAGAATATTGATGCAGTAGAAAGGATAATTAATACAAATAGATTAACAGAAAGAGTATTAGATCTAACAAGCTATGGTAAGGTCTTTGGGAATTTTATGGATTTTAAAGACCTACAGTATGTGATTTTAGGTATGTATGATATTCTTGTAATTTCAAAGGCCTACAATCCTTAATAATGAAGGTGCATAGTAATTTAAGTGACAATCTATCTGGAAAGATGATAGAGGGCTTTTACCTGCTATGTTGGTCTTGGTTTAGTCTAGTTTTGAGAGGCCGCTTATTAACTAACACTAGAATACCCTTGCAGCGAGATAGGTTAGCTGTGTACGACAGGAGGCCCGGAGAATCTAGAGTGCACTGGATTTCTTTTGGGATTACGGTACTGGTAGAGATAGGAAGTCGAAAGGATAGTAGTGTAGTCGCCAGCACTGACAATAAGACTGGGGTGAAACGGAGACATTACTAGCTTCCTGTCGTTTTATTTTTTTTTGCTCCCCACACCTAGGATGCCATCAATTCCTTAGATATGATAGAAAATGGAGTATGTAAGTCCTGGAGTAAGACCCGACAGACAGAGGGGTAAGGAAAGAGGTAACCATGCTGATGAATTTTGCTCAGTTTTATAGTCACTGGTCTAAAATTGAGATACCCTAGAGCGAAACAGGTGAGCTATGTATTGCGAGTCAGGCGGGAGGCCAAGAGGATATATCTATACCCGTTATTGGCTGTAATACTGGTAGAGATAGGATGTTGGGATTGAGGTTGTTCACGTCAAAAAATGACCGAAGAAAGCTTCTCAACATCCAGTCGTTTTTTTTTGCAAATTAAAAAAGAGAGAAAGGTAGTTTACCAATCTCTCCTTCTTTTTTAGTCAATCATAATCTGTTTTCCTGCGAGTCCCTTTTTCTTTTGCAAGTTGATCAAGAGTACACCATTCTTCAGGCTTGCACTAATATTATTCATGTCAATCTCCCTGCCTACATAGAATGACTCTTTGAAATCTGGTAGTACCTTAGTTTCACTGTTTTCTTTATTCACACCACTAACAGTCAATCTTTCATCCTCTGTTGTAATCTTCAGGTCATCTTTATCTAGTCCTGGCACTACTAAAATTATTCTTGCACCGGACTCTGTATTCTCAACCTCACTACTTACCCTCTTGCATGTATCATCAAAAAGTGACATCGCTGTATCAACGTAGTTCTTTATAAATCTATCCATCATATTTTTCAATTTTTTTTGTTAAACTTGTACTGCTAATAATACAAATGAAATACCAAAATAATTTCTCTGCCTTTTTGTCATCCCTACCCTGCCAATTTGACATTTTCGTAGGTGAGGTAGACATGGAACCTTATTAATAGAAAACAGACAATAAGTAAAAAATATGGAAGATTATTCAGACATACCAAAAATGTTCGTGGTGAAAAATGAACCGCAGGAAGTAACACAGATTAGGGCTCACATACTTAGATCATTCAAGGACCTACTATTTTTCGAAGAGCCACATATTTATTCACTCCATGGTAAGCAGTTGACCTCTGTTACTACTATGTTGGGTAAGTATATGGCACCTTTTGATACAGAACAGACAGCTACTAATTATGCTAAGAAAAATGGTGAGACTCCTGAATATTGGAAGGATAGGTGGTTGTGGAAAAATAAGATGTCTACAATTACTGGCTCACTTGTTCATGAATTCGGGGAGTCTTATTCTTACTTAATAAATGGTCACCCTGAGAGAATAACAGAGTCTTGTAAGTGTAAGTATGTGGAGGATAAAAACTGGCTCATTCCAACAAGGGGTAAAGAAGAGGCAGTTATCAATTATTGGTCTAGTCTCCCACATTGTCTTCACTTCGTTTATGCAGAGGCGATGTTATATACAAATAGCAATCCAGATCCTAGTACTCATCTCAAGACACAACTAGCGGGGACGGCAGATATCTTATTATACTATAAAGATACTGTTAACCCGGAGAATAGTGGTCTTGTAATAGCTGATTATAAGACAAATGCTGATATTAGGAATAAATTTGCAAGATCGACAGGTAAGAAGATGAAAAGTCCATTTAGCGATTTCTTGTCTGAACCGCTTAGTGAATATTATGCTCAGTTCAGTACATATCAGATACCACTAGAAGATATAGGGCTTAAGGTTATCGCTAGAAGACTTGTATGGCTTAAGGATGATGGTAATTTTGAAGTCCTAGCAACACCTGACCTATCACAATTAATTAGAGAAAACTTATGATTATTGGAATTACTTACTATAAAAATAAAGCTACCGGCCTTAAGTGTGTCGATGTAGTAGTACCTATTATAAAATCTAGTGCAGATACCTCTATATTAGTATTTACTAGACCTACTGATAAATATATAAAAAGGAGAACTGCCCTAAAAATTATAGAAGAACAGTTAATAAGTGGAAAAGAAGTATGGAATAGATGTTTAGATCTAAGTGATAGAAATGCATTTACAAAATACAAGAAGTTGAACTATGAGATTATTATAGGTACAGATGTTGTAGACCTAGAAGATAATTGGATAGTTAATTTGATAGATACATTCAAGAAGAGTGGTTAGTACTACCTTTTTATTTCGTCTTAATTTCCTTAATAGTGTAGAATGAATAGAATATGAAAGCAAAAGTTGTTTACTATAAAAATAGATTTAGTGACTATATATTTGCTAGAATTATGGTACCTGTGGCGTTCAGTAGGAATTTAATCGTAAGAGGTTCTGGAAAGCTGTATAAGGGAGACGTTGACCTGCGCACCACTAGATCTTGTATATTGAGTTTTATAAGGTTAACTAGTAAATTCATAGACAGTGCCACTATTTTAAATATAATAGAAGAGCAATTAAAGAATGGATCAAAACCAGGAATAAATCGTCTCGAGATTAGAAGCAGTGTCGTACAATCAGAATACGAGAGATTAAATACATTCCAGGTTAGTGCAAAAGATATAGACCTAGATGATAGTAGAGTATCTAAGTTAATAGAAAAATATGTTAAGATAATGTAGTACTACCTTTTTATTTTGCCTTAGTTTCCTTATTAGTGTAACAACAAAAAAAATTATTTATATGAATAGAACTAGAGATTATTCAGTAAGTATTAAGAAGAACATTATTGAGAAACTATCAGACTACCTTGAGAAGAACAAGATCAAAACTATGGTACTTGGTGTGAGTGGTGGTATTGATAGTACATTAAGCGCCGCATTATGTTATGAAGTTGCTAAGAGGACAGGTGTTAAGTTGCTTGGTTACTCTTTGATGTGTAAGACTAATGCAGAGGGTGAGGTTAGTTCTGCGTTAAATGCGGGACTAGCGTTTTGTAATGAATTTAAGGAGGTAAACATTGAGAATTGGTATCTTCAGTCTAGTAACTTTGTATCAATCGGGACTAGTTCAACTGATGATCCCGCCAATCTATCGGCCATTGCATTAGGTAATATTAAGGCAAGACTTCGTATGATTTTCTTGTACTGTAAGGCCGGGGAAACTGGCGGAATTGTAGTTGATACAGATAACATGACTGAGCACAATACTGGGTTCTGGACGATTCATGGTGACGAGGGTGATGTAAATCCAATAGGTAATCTTTGGAAGTCAGATATCTATGAGGTTACTGACTACTTGCTCACAGAGTATCTTGAATATCGTGAGACCCTAGTAGAAGGTGTGGATGACGAAGAGATCAAGAGAACTGGTTATGCTGTGGCTGCCCTGGAAGATGCACTTAAGATAGTACCAACAGACGGAAATGGAACATCTGCTAGTGACCTTGACCAGATTGCACCAGGTTGTACATATGAGCAGGTCGATGAAGTACTCAAGACTTGGTTGTCTATGAATAATGACGAGAAAGAACTATGGAACAGAGGCTTACAATCAAAACTATACAAGATGATAGATGAGATTGGCGTCGACATGGTTAATAGAATCTTAGATCGTCACAAGAGAACAGAGTATAAACGAATGCATAGACCAATTAAGCTATGAAAAGATACAAGATTACATATCCAGGTGGTGTGAGTCAAGAGAAGAATCTAGTAGAGAGAAGCCTGTATGACGAGGTGATCAAACCAATAGATCAAACTCTCTACAAAGTTGAATCAATGTTAGCAGAAACAAATGCCAAGAAGAAGAAAGAACTTGTTGAGGACTTGAGGCATACTAGAAAGAAAATTAAGTCCGTCCTGTCTAGTTTTGGTGAGTATTTTGTAAGTGATTCTCCGTTAGGTCAGGCAATGGTGAATGGTGGAAAACTAATACTACCTGAACATCAAGGAGGTATAACTAGTCCAGTAATTTTTGAAGAGATTAAGTAATGGTAATTGAAGTATTAAAAAACAAGTACAAGTGTGGATGTAATAAGGGGATTGCAAAATTAGATCAACCTGACATCCTAGAAAAATTAAATTCCATCATAGAGTGGGATATCTGTAAGTTTCCTGAGAAATCAATCATAGAAACAGAGAAGGACGAGTGGAATAAGTACTTTGGTCCTGACTGTGAAGAGATTGAATATAAGGAGGTACAGGATGAGAACGGCGTTAAGTGTAGAACATTCGAAGATAGGAATTTCTTAGGCGCCTTATCAGAATTAAAGCCAGGTAATTGTTTCCTATTCGATGGCCAGTTTATCGCAGTTGACAGTGCAGATAGATTAGTTCTCATGTTTAGCGGATCAGGTTATAAGGCGCTAGATAGACTTTGGGAAGAAGAGATTTGTCCAGAGCTTAGGATATTCTACGGCGACAACAATGTAAACAATGTAGAGTATAAAGGGCTTGACAAGGAACCTGATTATAAGAATGAGTTTAACTTAGAGGTCAGAATTCCTTACCTAGATTATAACAAATGGAAAACCTACTTCCTAGATGGTAATGATAAGATACCAACATTAGAGGGCGGTAAGCATGCAGTACTTTGTAAGCTTGATTCAGATGATCTTCCTTTTGAGTTTGAGTTTATTATGACCGATCACTGTGCATTCTTTAGAGGTGATGAAATCGATGAGGAGGATAAAGATATTGCAGAGATGGCAGTGAGACAGACTATTTCTTGGTTCTATGAAAATACAAAGCGGAGCATTAATCCACTTGATATAGAATCTAAGAAACAGCAGGAAATCTCAGACTATCAACAGAAGAAGCAATTAGATGAGATGATGAAGACCTTAGGTGGTGGTGAATAAAAAAAATAAAGTAGTAGATTTAATTTCTACTACTTTTTCTTTCGTTCCTCTTTATGGTCTCTCCTGGTTCTTGATAAAATCTTTCACTGCGTCACTTCCATTGTTGTCTATTAGCACCGAACAACTGGCCATAAAATATTTAGTGTTAGTTACTTTTGTGCAGTATCTTGTATAGACCGACATTACTAAGTTAAACACTACTACAATGGCCCATACTATCGGTGCGTTATTTACAATGTCTATCGCAGTGCAGGTACCTATCAGCACTGAATATAATAAGACAGAGGAATTATCTATTAGTTCTGCATACCTCTTACTGTTTGCACCATAGAAATAACTTCTCCCTACTAGCGGACACATAAGACTTAAGAATCCCATAAGTTCAGGGTTTCTTAATTTTCTATTTGCGATCATGAAATTAAGATCCTGTTCTGTTAGCTTGTCAAAATTACTTTTATCCAATTCCAGAAGCTCAAGAAGGTCAGGCTTAGAAATGTACCTACCAATCTCTGATCCCAATACTACTTTACAGATTTTTTCTTTCTCCATTTTTCTATATTTTTTGTTTTTACTAAGAATATTATTGTTGTATCACTATATACGTTGAAAATGCTATGATAGTAACCGATTCCTGATATCATAACTGGCTCAAACATCATAAGTGCGCCAGGTAAGGTTCCTCGATTACTGTACATAGAAGACAGTCCAATTGCATAGACTGGTAATTTCTCAGGTATTATTAGTCCATCCATAAAAGTCTGAACATAATATTTTTCTTTCAGTCTAATCCAACTTTGCTGCTTATAGGTCGGTCTTGCACTACATACCTCAACTGGATCATAAGCCTCTATATTTTCTAGGGTTTCTGATCTTTTTCTATTACTAGGTCTTCTGTTGATTGTATAATACATACTATATCTAAGTAGGCCTTGATCATCTAAGTAGAACCCATAGTGATTTCTTGATGGTCTTCTATACATGAATACACTACTTTGTACTACACCATTTTTCTGTACCACATCGAGTAAGTCCCTTCTAAATACATAGTTCTTCACTGTTTTCTTACCTAGCCTCTTAATAATCTCTGGGTAAGTATCATTATAGTCCTTACCTATCCTAGAATACAGGAACTTAATTGTCTCTCCGTACTCAGGCTTACAGTATGAACTGAAGTGATATTTATCTCTGTACCACATCGAGTAAGTTCTCATGGGTAACCTACGTATATCATCGCTTACTAATTTTCTACCAAACTTCTTTCTACATTTAGGTCTTCTTTCTCTATTATACCTATCTGATCTAACCGTTCTAAACTCAATCATATTCATAATTAAGGAATCTAGGGTAAGGAATTGAAAAAAATGGGCTTACCGATTCATCACAAACCAGTAAGCCACGGTCATGGACGACAACAAAAAGTTTATAACTTTTCTATTTCATAGATAATACGATCATTCTTAAGTCTTGCATCAGACTCATCCAGACCAATCCATCTATTAGTTCTAGGGTTAAATACCCTTTTTGTTCTCGTTTCCAACATCTTTCGCTCTGCGGCTAGTTTTTCTTCTACATTGTCTAGCTGTATTGCGAAATCCTCTTTGCGGAATTTGAATGACAGTAGTGCAAGTTTCTGTAAATCCTCTACACTTTTTGTCAGCCTAATTACCACAATGTTCGCCTCAGGTCTTATTTTATAGGACTCTGGGAAATACTCCTGAATCTCTTCAAGACTTAATCCGCTTCCTATATGCCATGCGAACTCTACTTTGTCATTAACTGGGCTGAACTTATTCTTCAGTTCTTCCCAGATCTCGGATGAATTCTTAATAGAACTAAATCCGATACAGTTCTTATTCCCAATGCTTCTCGCGAAGTATTCAGGATAAGTTTTTACTACCTCAAAGATACTCTCACGAGTTTCTTTAAGTCCTCGATAGCTATTATTACCTAAGATAGATATAATAGCATCAACGTCTACGGCTCTATTCTCAAGTACAAGAATACCGCCAATGTAAAACATAAGCTCCTTAACATGATCTGTTATGAACTCTGCCTTACCAACTGTTTTCTCTGATACCTTAATTAATCTTCTACCATCGTTCATAGACGGTTTCTTTATGTTGGTATCTATCTTTACACCAAATAAGTCCTTTGCCATCTCAGCAAGTGACTTTAGTGTTCCGATTGGGTCATTAGATAGTGTTAGTACCTTTGACCTTCCATCGATTGTAATGGTGTAGAAAAAGTTTACACCATACGCCTTTAAGGATGATTTAATAGTTTCTAACTGTTTCTCATCCAAATAGCTAACACCCCACAATTCTCTCAACTGTGTGAATGTAATTGTTCGATTTGTGCATTTATTTATCACAAACCTCAGAAGCTGTTCTAACCTCTCGGCCTGCTTCTTTGTAACGGTGGAGATCTTCTTTGCCTCCGCCTTGCTATATCCGTTCTTCTCTAGACTTACTCTAGCATCACGGATTTTCTTGTTTTTATTAGTGAGCGATATTACTTCGCCACTAGTTTTCTTAGTAAGACCCTCTAAATATTCGAGTGCCTTGCCATACTGAATGAGGTAGACTTCTTGTTTTCTACGTCCTACCTCTTTCTCTGTGTTTCCCTCAGTCTTCTCAGATACTAAGAGATTTTTACTCTTTAACTCACTGATCAATAACTCAGCAAGTCTATATTTACCGGAACTATCCATTCCGAACTGGTTTAAAGCTTTTCCAGCTGCTTCTAAAATTAACTTACGGTCAGCTACATTTTCATTGCTTTCCGATTTAACAGTCTCTACAACTGCTTTGTACAAAATTTCCTTGTTCTCCATTTTCTTTGATTGATTTAATTTGTTAATAACTTGACTATTAGATCGGTGTTCGTGAATTCTTTCCAGCATTGAAGATCATTCTCTCTGTTACTCTTTTGTAACCTTTGATCTCATCATTCTGGTTCTCTATTATTCCACGAAGACGACCATTCTCTTTCATAGTCTTCTTACTCTCTAGATACAGGTACACAATACCCGCAGTTAACAAGATATTTGCCTTGTTATTTTTAAGGAATTTTTTAATACTCATACAATAATAAGGGATTTAGGACAAAATAGACGGAAAAAAGTAGTAGCCTAGTCTCCCGACCGAACTACTACATAATCAAGTTATAAATGTTTATTGAGATAACAAATATGCTCAACTATAAGGAATCTAGGCTTGTCCATCTGCAAGCTTAAATTTGATATTGAAGTCTTCCTCTGCTCTTACGTAAACTGTTTCATGTCCCACTGCCTTGTATAGTACTGCGTTGATCCAGTTATGTTGGGAATCCTTCATCTGTCCAAAACCTACAATCTCATAAGTGCTAGTGTGACTTAGTCCTGTACTTCCTGGATTCTTATCAATAAATTCTACTCTCTCGCTAACTTTAAATTTTCTCATTTCTTATTTTTCTTTTGATTACATTATTAAGGTATTCAGATCCTCTCACATGACGCCCTAGTCCCCTTATAGTTGAAAATTAATACAGAGTTCAGTTTAATTAATTATATTTATGAGAATTTCAAAAACAATTTTAATTAGTATTGGTGCAGTTATTAGTTGTACTACTATTATCTTGCTCATTATGAAAGTAAACTATAAGAATGAGCAGACAAGGTTAGTAAATCAGTATGACATGCAATTATCTAAGATCGAAGGTGTCCATGATAATATGTGGAAAGTACTAGAATCTAAGGCGGGCGTAACAAAAGAATATGCAAGCCAGTTTGATTCTATCTACAACCACATCATGAGCAAAAGGTACGATCAAAATGATAAGGTCTTGTTTAACTGGATAAAAGAACAAAATCCAGAATTCAGTAATGAACTATACAAGGATCTTAGTGTTACGATCGAAGTGCAGAGGAGACAATTCTTGAATGCACAACTTGAAATCATTGATATTGTGAGAGTCCATAATAACCTAGTACAGACATTCCCATCTAGCCTTTTTGTAGAGGATAAGATGCTGAAATATGAAATGATCAGCAGCACCTACACTAAAGGCATTATGGAGAATAAGGTAGAAGATGGCAAAGTTGATCTATTTAAGAAATGAAAATACTAGGAACATACTACCTTACGGAAACTATACCACACTATCCATATAAAGTGAATTTAGATTTTCTGATAGACCTAGACTTCCAGCTTAACTTTGAAATAATTAAAGGTAGGGCTGTTCTTGAAGGTCACTCCCCTGAAATGTTTAAAGGAAAACCCGTATACTCTAGGTATAAAGTTACTATTAAATTCAATAACAAAAAACATCCAACGGAAAAGAGTGTGTATTGTGCGTTGGAGAAAACACTTAGTGGTACAGGATCCGGTTTTTGTATAGGGCCTTACAATTGGAGAGGGAACAGTGACGTCTACAATAAGTGCTATAAGATGAGATTAGATAGTGATAGAATAATTAGTATAATAAAAAATAATCTAAAGAAATGATTTACTTACTAATACTATTACCAATTATTGCAGCTAATGTTGTATATTGGTATTTTAGAAAGAATAAGAAGTTAAACCTAGGAGACGAAGATAGGGGCGTACTATATCTGATGCTCTTAACGGTTCCCACTATACTAACTGTGATCACGATATTTACGATGGATCACACAATTAGGTACAGTAAGGTATCTGACACGGAGTATTGGTCTTTCTATTACTCGAAAATCAGACACTTAGATAGATGGAACGAATATATACACAGAACTTGTACTAGAATGATCAGAGATTCTAGGGGAAATACTAGGACAGAAACTTATGATTGTTCCTACGTTGAGTATCACCCAGAGAGATGGATACTAGTTGATAATGGCGGTAATGAGATCTATACAAGCAAGGAGTATTTTGACAGCATTAAGACATTGTGGAATACGAAGCCCATTTTTGTAGATATGCACAGAAACTATTATACAGTGGATGGAGATGCGCAGGAATATTACTGGGATCAACTAGGACAACACCTAATTACCTACTCCTTAGAAATGCCATACGTAAATAAAATAAAAGGAACACAGACGGCATTTAGATTAAGAGATGTAAGTAAGGAGGAGGCAAAATTACTTGGCTTATTCGATTATCCAAGTATCAGTGGCCCTAACATGTATGAACAAGAACAAAATCCAATCTTAGGCTTTAATCCGGGCAAAGAAGTTATTAAGAAATTTACAAACTTCAATGCTAGAGAAGGAAGCAGAAAGAAGATAAGAGTTTTTGTACTAGTATTTAAGGAAGGTCAAGGTCCAGAGATAGCGGAGGAACAAAAGAACTACTGGCAAGGAGGTAATAAGAATGAACTTGTTATCTGTGTAGGAATTAATAAGTCTACGCATGAAGTTAAGTGGGCAGATTGTTTCTCTTGGCAGGATGATATAACACTTGACACTAGATGTAAATTATTCTTACAGGGCCAGAAGAAGCTCAACTTAGACAGACTCCATTGGTTCCTTAGAGAGAATATTGGGCTATGGAAGAAGAAGGATTTTAGAGATTTTGACTACCTTGAGCCAGAATTGGATTCAGATGATGATAATACAATAATCATGGTAGTACTATGTATCCTACTAGTATCTACATGTGCTCAGGTTGGTACATTCTGGTATTATACTAAGAAGGATGAAAAGAATTAAAATCAAAGTAGCCTATAAACTAGTTAAGTACCCAGGTATATCAGTAGAGGAGATATTAGCAGCGGTAGAAATTCCAGTCACTAACAGTATATATAAACTTACTTGTATGACGGGATTATTTTCAGGCGTCAGAAAATCTGTGTGTAATGGTAATAAGACTATTAACAACTATATAAGATTTTGTATACCCACAAAGAAAGTACTAACTAGCAAAAAAAATAATGAAGGAATTAGAAAACCTAATACCAGATACAGCTAATATACTTAGAATGCGTTATGTCCTCAAGATAAGTGAGGAAGAAAAGCTTGATAGATACCCTGATAATCCATATGTAATACTGGGAAGAGAATATTTACTAGTAAAAGAGGCAGATATCTATGATATAGTCGGGAAAATAAAATTAGGATAGTAGGTAAAACTACTATCCTTTCTTTTCCTTATTATTGAATGTATTATGAAAAAGTTATAATTAAAGTAGGAATAGTTTATTGGAGAGTAAAGCCATCGTGAAAGTGACAATACTATACTACAAAAACGCAGAAAGTGACAATCTTTCAGCTAAGATTATTATCCCTGTTAAGTCTCAGTATAATATATTAGAGAATGTATTTGGATATATACTTAAAGGTCGCCATTTGCGTGTACCTAAGGATTACTACATATCGATAGATGTCCTTGTATCTAAATATCTAAGAAAGGAAGGTATTATTGATATTTATCTAGATTACATGAAGAATGGTGTTTATTCAGATAGGTTACTATATACAGAGTTGACAGAAGAACCACCTGAATATCCAGAACTACCTAAGGAAAAAATACTTAATACAGATACAGTAGAGATAGAGGATAGCCTGATAAATGATACATTAAGGGCTAATAGTATGACAGAAAAAGAATTAGATAAAAGATTGAGTAGACTATGACAGAACTTAGTTATTGGGATATTAATAGAAGGGGAGTTATTATTCCACACCTAGGAATCATTATGAACATATCATTTATGTCAAAATACAAACTAGAAATGGGACTTGGAATAACGTACTTGGGTAAGCTAAAAAAACCTGTTAAATACAATATCGAACTAGTAATATCGGACAAGAGCTTTAAATATATAACAAAGAAAAGGGTCTTGTCTGAACTAGAAAAATTAATACAAGAAAATAAATTTCTGGCATGGCATCTAACAACAGGCGATCCAGATAAAGATGAGTCTATAATATACCAACTTTTTGATTACCCGGAGAAAATAAAAACAGATACATTAAATATTAAAGACAGTACAATAAATGAGTTAATAAATAAAAAATTTAAGAAGAGTCAGTTTTACTAACTCTTCTTTTTTTATCCGCCCTACACTACCTGATTATCTAGTAGTCTTAGGAACTGGTCTCTTGTCATTGTACCACCCGCTGCACACTTATGACCTCCACCATTATAGTTTTGTTTCATATAATCAGCAAGGTTTAATCCAGTTTCGGTTTCACTGTACATTGAAATTGAATAGTACAGCCCGCCGTTTTCATCATGCCTTAAGTTTACGCACACTGTAATATCATAATCTCCATATACTGACTCGAACTGCTGGCTTCCAAATTCCTGAGTCAACATACAAATTCCCTTATACTTACCACCTACTACTACTGAAAACGCATGAGACTTAACGGCGGCTTTATGACGTTTCTGATTGTATACTGTTATCTGCTTACCTGTCTCTAGTATTTCTGCAGTGAGTGGGGAATTATCTATCCTCAGCCTGTCAAATACTTGGTTAATGGAATTCAAGACCATGCCATACTTAGTACGAAGGCCAAGTTGGAATGCTAGTGTCTCTTTGTCCCATGAAAACCGACTCTTATCCCAAACATCATATGCAGATACTAGCCTCACAGCTTTCGGAACAATACTATCAACACCATACATAAATTTCCAACATAACTCACACGCACCAAGACCTATCATTCTAAGACCATCCATGTCATCGTAAGAATGTTCCTTAGCTGTATCAATCGCCCCAATGTGATGATCAATCCAGATAGCCCTATAACCACCTGATAACTCCTTAAGCCTTTTCATATCCTCTGGTGGAAATGATATGTCAACTAGAAAAACATGACATAGCTCATCCTTACCAATCTTAGGTAGTTCTGGAATGCTGTCTCCATAATTCCAACCCTTTGTCAATACCTTTTCATATCCAAGCTCTCTTACTAGGTAGTCTTGGATAATCGCAGCTGAAAATAATCCATCATAATCAACTCTATGATATACGATAAATCCTACAGTTTTCTTCATCTTAAAAGTCCTTATCTCTTATTAATTCACGTACTCTATCTTCTAATAAGGATTCTGCGATTGATTCTAGCTGAAAATTACCACTACAGTACACATAATAAACATTACGTACTGTATCCCAATTCTTAGCTGTAAAATCTTCGATCAAGGCTACATTTTTTATTGCTGCTCTTAAGCTCATCAATTCGAGCTCATCTTTATAAGCAACTCTAACTTTTCCAGCATAGGATATAACTGATGTTTTAGCTAGTTCACTTTTAAAACTAATCTCACTCACTAAGTCTTTAATAGTCTTAATAGAATAACCACAACTGCGAATTATATCTTCGCAGTCTTTTTTCAATAATCTAATTCTTACTACCATAACTTGAAATTTATATTAATACTCCTACTAATAAGGAAATAATACCAAGAGAATAACAAAAATGTAGCCTAACCTCACGGCTAAGCTACAAATAATGGCTTTATTAGAAAAAATCCCCTGATAAGAGTATTTCTCATTAATAAGAAATCTAGGGGATCTCAGAGTGCAAAAAAAACATAGTCGACCCATCACAGGCCAACTATGTAATCTAACAACAAACTTCTGAGTACAAATCATTTATCACTAGTAAGGAATCTACCCTGTCCTGTAATACCTTTTTTCCAGTACCTACCTTTTCTCTTTTCAAATATTTCAGGTGGCACCGTTACAAATCCAGTACTACTTGCTTTTAGATATTCAGGTTTCTCGCCCGGCTTGATATTAAAAGATGTATTAATCGACACACTAATTAAGTCTTCTAGTTTAATTCCATCTAGTGCAAGCGGACAAATACCTAAACCTTTCCAAGTAAAATCCAAGATCAGATATATACTCCCATTCTGGTCTAGTAGTTCAACATCATTCCTCTTAATTGAACCGGGGAAAGACTCTCTAACTACTGACCAACTGAGATATGTACCCCTCGATAGTTCATTATACTTATCTAGGTCTGTACTAATTATATCTTTCTTCAGCCTAACCTCAAGCTGTGTAAGTAATAATTCTAAGTCTAAGTATAATATCGGTCTACCTGTCCAATCCAAGCAGACTGTATCAGAATCTACATATCTAAATCCAGGGAGTTCTACAATCATATATCTAATACTACCTGTCTTCCCTGGTACTATAGACTTATCATACGTACTTAAGTTAAACGGATCAAAATCATCACATTCCAGACTAGTACTAATCCAACCTAGGCCAGCTGAGAATACGGCAAGGAAGTTTTGATATACAATACCCAACTCCTCACACTGTTCTTTATTCATCAACCTAAACTTACTAGGCTCGTCAGATAGTACTTGCATTACTACTATTGACTTGTCGGAGAAGTGTTTTATCAGCCTAAATATCAAATCCGAGCCTGACATCCTTAGCTTATATAAATCACCTTCCTTCAGAACTACACCCTTACTGTTCGGTGCTTCTATACCTTCTAGTTCATACTCTATATTTGGTAAGCTAGACCTGATAGATACTGCTCTGACTTTTTCTAGGTACCTTCTCTTAGTGCTAGTATAAAGTATTTCGCCGGTTTTCTCATTGTACTTGTATGTAACGTCTCTTATCTTATCTTCTCTATACATTACTTAAGCGCATCTGGTACAAATTCAGTATTACTAAGCAAGAGGTTTTCAGATCTCTTACTCAGCTCTAACATCTTTGCTGACATCTCCTTATTAGCCTTCACGATCTCAGCACGGTCATTATCCCTCTGCTCTTTGATGTGTGCTAGCTTTTCAGTTGTATCAGAGAGGGCAGTAAATACATCATCCATTGCCTTCTTGTAAGTCTCAACGTCAATAATACTTCTACTTCCCTCCACTAAGATCTTACTTGTTGTTTCCTTCATCATCTTAGCATTATTCAAGGTAAGTTCATTGTTGACATCCTTGATCGCCTTCTGAGTCTCAAGCACTGCCCTCTGTTTCTGATTCATAATGGCAATAGCGATCGATGTCTCCCAGTTTGGTATGATCGTCCTATAGATTTCTTCATTATTCTCACGCAGTCTCTCATTATTCTGCCTCATCATTCTAATCTGAGGTAAGTCGAGATTGTGTGTTTTCTGTCCGGCCATAAATAAGTCGAATGAGTGTCTGTCTATTTTTTCGACGAACTCACGCTGCTTATCTAATTCTGACTGACTGTGAGATGAAGGATCTTGCTCAAATTCCTTCAACATCTTCTGCAGCTTTTCTGTCTCGTCGTTATATAAGACAGCAAGTGCGACTACATGAACGCCGTAATATTCACACAACTCCTCAGCCCTTTGTTCCATTAAGACTAGAGAATTCATGTCACTATCCAAGTCTACCTCCATCTCTTTGACTTTGGCGATGATCTTGTTAACGTCATCCTTACTTGATTCGTACCTAGCCATGATCTTATCCGCCGATAAAACAGCAGGGGTACCAAACACTGGAATCATAGCAACAAACTTTCTCCAACCCTTCATAGTACTTGGGTCTTTCAGTTCGTTCTTTCTGATTGTACTGATAAGCTCTTTTACATACCTACCAGCCTCACCAGCCTTATCCAGTTTATTTAGCTCCAATAAGGTACTGACACAATCACTACCTGTACTTACTATATCTGATCCAAATTTCTTAAGACTATCAGAATCAGTTATACCCTTTGTGATATCCCTGCACCTCTTGATAGTCTGGTCATCAAGTCTTGTTACATCTACTTTGCCCTTATCATCGACTGTTCTACCTGCTTTAATAAGTGCTTCTTCTTTTTTCTTAATACTTAGGTTTCCCATAATCTCATTTAATAATTGATTTAATATATTTTGTTAATTCTTCCTTCGATAGTTCATTGAGATCTACCCGGTGATAATTCTGTAAGTTGCTCTCCTTTGCATCCAACACTATGAATCTACCAGTTATTGGATGAACACCAAAACCAATGAACGGAGTATTTCCATTTAGTCTAGCAAAAATATAGTCAAGGCAAGAGTTTTTAACACGCACCTTTGGAACAACTCCTAAGTCAATTCTAGAATTACTAAATTGTCTATTCCTATAAATCCTATACTCGTTCTCTTTCAGCATTGGATAAATAGTACTCTCGATAATAATAGATAATTCAAATCTTAGTTCTAGTAATCTTTGTTCATACTCAAAGAACTTAGTACTATCATATATAATACTTAGTATCTTACTTAACTGATCCACATCTTCTGGACCTAGTAAGACTTTTGCATCTAACCCCATATAGTAGTTAGTTGCATCATAATAGTACTTAGTAAAATTGTAAGTCATTATATTATTATTAACAACTACCAACTCTAAGTTTTCCTTCCTACCGTCAGTATAAATCTCAACTACTATTCTTGAATCTAGAATACTCATACCTTTCTCTCGTAGTACTGTTAACAATAAGTCCCCTTTGTGAGTGGATAGTTCAGTACATTGAAAGCCTGTTCTTAGTAAAGTATTAACTACATCACTTATTGGATCTCTTCTTCCAATATGTTTTATTCTTAATTCTTCTGTTAAATTTCTCATACTACTAATAAGGAAACAAGAGGGAGAGAATATTACTACCCTCTCCCAAAAAACATACCTATACTAACTCCTTGAGATAATACTCTGGATCTCTCTCATTGTAGACCTCTTTCATCTTATCTGGTGTTAGTTTATTACCATACTGCCTAATGAAATCTGAGAACTCCTGACCACTCATACTACCTTGCTCACCTAACTTGATTGCTGCTTTCTTGATCAGTTCTTTTTCATCACTTAGCACAGACCATACATAATCCATACCTTCCTTGATGAGCTCTAAGATTCTACCATCACCTGTTGACTTATTTGTTACCATTACATCTTTACAGTCAAGACCATTACTTATACTACCATTCTGTTCGACATCTCTATGCGACAATGGTAGTGGTAAGTCAAATCCACAATCCATAACGGCCCCACTAAGCTCTTTCCACAAGCTCCGTATATCACTACTGCTACCAAGTAACCACATATCTGGATTACTATAGATTACTCTCTCTGCTTGATATCCACCTAGTGAAATTCTAACCTCATCTAAGACATCCCTTCTACAGTCTATTTCTCCTGCAAAACGTCTATCATAAGTACTACAAAATCCACCATGATCAGTAGAAACACTAACTATATTATCTGGTACTTCGCCCTTACACCAAGAGTACATAATCGCATGGCCAATTTCATGAACCGCACAAATAAATCTTTTCTTTCTATTCTCTGGGCATCTTTCCTTACCAAGTTCTAGTTTCTGTGTTACTATTACTTCCTCTGCCTTATCGAACTTGAGTCTAATATCGACGCGAGGTAATCTAAAATCCCTTATATCACCGACTACACTTATACTAACAGACTTACTATGACCTTTATGTTCCACTACCTTAGAAAGATACGGTGTAATAAGAGTGTCAATACTGCTGAGAACTGGCCTTACACCTTGCGTCGGATATACAGACTCGGAATATAGAAGATCTTTCATACTCTGCTCGAATACTACCTTTATCTTATCTACTTCTGAAAATCTGTCTAATATCCTTTCTATTTCTAAGTCAATAATCTTCTTAAAACTATCCTTACTCAATGTTGGATACTTGATTATATTATTACCAAGTCTTCCAATCTGTTCAGGCCTATATCTCTCCTTAAGCGCTTCTTTGATGTCAGTTGTTGTCACCCTACTAGTAATATCATAGAATAAGTCTGCATCAATATCTGGGCTTATATCAGAACTGTCCTTGTATGCCTCATCTAAGTTACCCAAGATAAATACAAGCGACTTACTACAATCAAGTTTACGAGAAGAGGCTGCAAGTTTCTTAATATCCTCAAGTCTCTCCGCTAGTTGACCTATTGTATACTCACCTGATAATAATTCCTTCGCTACCTTACTACCCAATGCATCACTCTTATTATTGAGCCTCCTAATAATTGTCCTAAGATATCTACTAGTCAATACTTCAAGTGGCTTATTCTGATCTTCTGTATTGTCCGTCTTAATAGAAGGTCCCCTATCATAGTGAAAGAACATAAGATTTAGAAAAGCGGATACATCATCGGGAGATTCAATATGATTGTCTTTGATAATAATATGAGGCAGTGACTTAGATGCATCAACTAGTTCATCTATAAAATCACATAAGCTACTGAAATCATAGTTATAATCATTGATATCAATAATACCACTATCTAAGATTGACCAGATAGGGCGAAGACTTGGTGCTACATCTTCTTCACCAGACTCATTAATAGTTCTTGCATACTGAAATTCATCAAACATAAATACAAGACTATTACTGCCGGAAAATCTATCACCACTATCAGACTCTTCAGACTTACCAAAAGTATCCATAATGTCCGTGCTGATAGATTTATTATTATCTCTACACTCACCACAATCAAATGAAATTCTTACGTCATCTAGGTATAACAAGCTAATCAATCTCTTAACTACACTTGTCTTACCAGTACCTGTCATACCCCAAATAGATACAATGGTCGGTCTAGTAATAATCTCTGGCGTCACATACCAAGCATACACACTAGCACCAAGTTGATCAATTATATCATCAAGACCTACAAATTCACGCTTAAGTTGTACAAGTGCTGAATCTAGGAGTTTAATTCTATCCTTTCTCTTACTTGGTACTCTATTAATATTCAATTTCTCCATCATCTATACTATTATCAATTAAACTTGAACCACCAAAATTATTGTAGAGATATGTTTTCCAATCCCTCGCACTAAACTTACTAGACTCAACTATATAAGACCTACTAAGCTCTGCCAGTTCTTTTGCAAACCTATCAGCACCCACCTTATCTTCTGCCTCTGCCATAAGACTCACCTCACCGACTAATGTATGAAGCGTGATGGTTGCAGTGTAGATTGCATATTCTTCACTACTAACTGACTTACTTGATAGTTCGCAGAAATACATGCCGCCACTCTCTAAGAAAGATTCACTATCTAAGATGTTGGTAGTCTGATAATATTCATAACCTTTATCACCAGTCGACCAATAAATAGTTCCACTCAAGTCAGCTAAGTATGTCTGATTATCTTCTACCAGATCGCTAAAAGTATTCGATCCGGTTTCTTTTAATAATTCTTTTAGATACCTGAAATAATTATCCATGTTTTTATTATTTAATCTTCACTAGTAAGGTATTGAAGTGACCTAGACCCCTTAATTGTAAGTATGTGGATAAAAGCAAAAATAGAAAAAGAAAATGATGATTACTATTTGAGACATTATTGTATTAGTAATAGTGATTTGGTAAGAGTAGTAGTACACACAAAGACTAGGAAATTTTTAGAGCCCGGTATTATTATCCTATCAGTTGACCTAAAGGATGGTAAGGTAAGACCAATCAGGAGGACAGCACAGAAAGGAGTTACTAAGGATTTCTTCACAAGTCTTATGATAGAATTTCAAGAAGTACAAGGTAGAACTGTATTGATGTATAAGACAGGTAATTACTTTGATAGTAAACTTGAACTTGTTTGGGGTTGTAGTAAGATAAAGAATAGTAAGACACCTAAAGACTTAGAGGCTTACTATAATAAACTATATAAGACTATTTTCAAAGATGGACAAGAAGAAGATAATGTTTGAGCTTACAAGAGTGGGCAACGATAAATTCTTCCTTACAAAACTTCCAACAAGGTTACCTAATACTGGAGGTAGGTATGTTTTTATAGACACTAACGGGAAATTTTGTGAGCCTGGATATATAACGGCCTACTTTGAAGATTCTGATAGAGGTGCGATGTATATAGGCAATAAACTTAGATATGAAAAAGTAGTAATGGCTAGATTATATTCTACTATTGACAGCTCACCTATAAAAAGTACTTGGTATCTATTATACTACGACTTCAAAATTGGTGGTCCAGATACAGTTACCTTAGATGTTATATGGTGTTTTAGTAAGTACCGTGAGAAAGGAGTTGGTGAAAATATCTACAAAAATATACTAGATGGCCTGTGGAATAATATACGACAAGCAGTAAAAAACTATAAAGCAAGAAAATATAATGCTAGTAGAATTTGATATAACGAAAGAAATAGGAGGTAAGTTCTATCTCGAAAAGAATAGAGTAATAGGAGACAGTGAACACTATAGGCCAGGCATGGTTTATACAAGGCTAGGTGACAAAGATTATATGTCTGGATACCTAGTAGTCACAGAGAATAGAACACGTTATCTATTTGGTGGTAGAATAGAAGACCTAGATTATTTCTTCTACGAAAATCTTAAGGCTAATATTATAAAAATAGCCAGAGGTAGTACTAGATATAGCCTCTACTTGCTCTACTATAAATTCAACAGACAAGATTACGTAAATAATAGACCAACAGAACTAAGAGTGGTCTGGAGTTTTAGTAAGTATGAAGAAACAGGTAGGGGTAAACTAAAGGAAGAGATTGACGAACTGTTAAAAACTGCAACAAGGATAGTAGAGGATGAAAAACATAGTTCTTAAGATAACAAGAAACAGTGAATCTAGTTTTTCAGTATGTCGGAAAGCTGGGGAAGGTGCTAATCTAGACTTCTTATCTAGTTGGAATACAGTTAATGCAGAGAGGATAGATGGAGGAAAGTCGGTTAAGTCAGGCTATCTATATATTATCGCAAGACCTGATAAGTGGGTATGTACTAGTGATTGTATATTTGGCCTGAACGATAGTAATGTCTTCTTATCGGTAAACTGTGAATATGTTAACCACGAATATCCAACTATCTACTTGCTACATTATGAGTTTGACTGGAGAAAATTACAGGGACAGAAACAGACAGAACTTGATGTAGTATGGTGTTCTAGTAGTTACCTGATAGATTATACTAGTGGTTATGAGAAGTATAAAAGTAGGTTAATTAATGATATAGTAAAAACAGTTTGTAAGTATGAAGAAAAAAGAAAAAATAGAGCTAATCCAAGACATACTTAGTAGATTATGTTTTGGGCTTAAAGTAGAAGTTAGTGGAATCAGATATACATTAACCAGAGTCTATGTACAACCAATCTATAATCACACAAATCAAGCAAAAGATGTAACCGCCTTATGTGAATTCTTAGGTGATGATGAGTATGTAAGCGTTGAAAATGTACGACCTATTCTTAAAAAGTTAGACGACATAGAAGAACGTGACTTGATTGATTATAGGGAGTACAGTGGTGACAAGACAGCAACAAGAGATGATATACTACGAATGGACAGTCAAGAAAAACGAGATTGGCTATGTAGTAGATTCTTTGACACACGAGGACTAATTGATAAGGGACTAGCAATTGATGAAAGTACCTTAGGAAGTCGTGAGTATGGATATGATCATGAAATTTAAAAAGCAATATAAAATATGAGAACTTTATTGATCTTAAGAGGTTGTATGGGTAGTGGAAAATCTACCTTCATCAAAAACAATAACTTAACAGACTACACACTTTCTGCAGACGAAATTAGGTTGATGTTTCATTCACCTAGCATGACAGAAGATGGTAGTATGTCAATAAGTGCAAGGTCTGATAGAGAAGTCTGGAATACACTGCACAGAATGTTAGAGGTCCGTATGGAGAGTGGTGATTTTACAGTAATTGACGCAACCCACAAAACTAGTAAGGCAGTGTCTAAGTATTTGGAACTAGCAGATAAGTATAGATATAACTGCTACCAACTTAACATAGAGGCAACATTGGAAGAGTGCCTAGAGAGAAACTTACTACGTGACCCAATAAGACGAGTACCTGATTCTGAAATAATTAGGGCCCATGAAATACTACAGACAAATAAATTATCAAATCGGTTTAAACAGATAAGTAGTATTGATGAAATAATAAACTACTATGTCACGGATGTATCAGACTATAAAGAAGTCAAGATAATTGGAGATGTTCATGGTTGCTATACTTGTCTGAAAGAGGCAGTGGGTGAAACATTGGATCCTGATATCTTGTATGTGTTTGTTGGAGACTACTTTGATCGGGGAATTGAAAATAAGGAGATGTATGATTTTCTAGTACAGCACCATAAAGATAGCAATGTAATACTATTGGAAGGTAACCATGAAAAGCATATATGGAAACTCATTAATGGACTAGACATAACCTCTAGTGATTTTAAAGAAACACTAGAAGAAATAGAAAAATCAGTCCCAAGAAATCAGGTAGTGAAGATTCTAAAAGAAATATACAACAAGCTACGTCAATGTTTCGCTTTTGTATATAGGGGGCAGAAATACCTAGTTACACATGGAGGTCTTACAGCAGTTCCTAATCTAACCACTATCCCAACAATTAATATGATAAAAGGAGTAGGTGGATATGACATGGAAGTTGATAAGATCTATGAAGAAAATTACTTGCTAGGGAGATGTCAAGATTTCATACAAGTACATGGACATAGAAATACAAACCCAACCGAACACTCCATTTGTCTAGAAGATAGTGTTGAATTTGGAGGAAACTTGAAAGTATTGTCTATTACAGAAGGAGACCGAGAGCTACTATCATACGAAAATAAAGTATTTAGCGAAGAGAGACTAAATAACTTTCAACAAGCAGTATATAAGGTAGATGATCCTGAGGTTTGTAAGATGATGAATAGTAGGCTGGTTAATGTCAAGGGCTGTAAGCATAATATGTATTCACTAAACTTCACTAGGAATGCATTTATTGGCAAGAAGTGGAATCTAGCAACAATCAAGGCAAGGGGACTTTTTGTAGATAAGAAGACGGGTGAAGTTAGGATGAGATCTTATGACAAATTCTTTAACCTGGGCGAACAGAAAGAAACTAGGGTGGAGAATCTTGAAAAATCACTTGTGTTTCCAGTTAAAGTAGCTGTCAAGGAAAATGGATACTTAGGAATTATGTCTGTAGTAGATGGACAGGTGGTATTCGCATCTAAGACAACAGATAGTGGACCTTTTGCTGAGAGATTTGAAAGAATATTTAATGAGACAGTGAGTAAGCATGATGCCGACTTCCTTAAGAGTTTACTGAAGAAGGAGAATGCATCGGCCGTATTTGAAGTAATTAGTCCTACTGAAGATCCTCATATCATTAAGTACGAAAAAGAAGAGGTAGTACTCCTGGATATACTACATAATAAGTTAAACCTGGAACCGGACTATCAAACTGTGTCAGATAAGTTCAAAGAGGTAGTAAAGAAGAATACATCCCTTAGAACACCGAATGAATTTACTATCCACGATGACGATACACTCTGGGACACTATTGCATTATATAGCGTGGATAATTGTGAGATCGAGGGATTTGTAGTGACGGATGCAAGAGGATTTAAATTCAAGGTTAAATTTGATTACTATAACTTCGTAAAATCACTCAGGAGAATCATGCAGGTCTTTAGGAAATGTAAGAGAGATGGATTAGAATTTAACGACAGAATCTGTAAGAACGACGTACAGAGGATGTTTGTTAAGTTCCTGGATAAGCATGATGACGGTAACAAATCTATTATCGACTTGTATGAAGAATTTGAGAAACTAGGAGATGATGAGCAGTGAATATATAATCAGTGCAGCGGTCTATAGAAAAGAACCTAACATGCCAGAGGAATCCAGAGTAATGTATAAAGATCAGAGCAAGTGGGAAGAATTTGGCAAGGTTGATGATATATACTTCATTGAGACCGCTAGGAGGCACCCGGAAATTCTCCATAGGTGGCGCGAAGAATTGTGCAGAGAAAGACAGGGATTTTATACATCGCATGGTAGGTTCGTAGATAGAAAAACTGCACTCCAAATCGCGCTAAAGTCAGGACAGGTAGAGCCGGGTAAGATTAGCGGTGAGTTATTGTTTTCTGAAGATTTGTGGTAAGCGGAGCAAAAAAAAATAAAAAAGAATAGTATAGTGTAAAAACTATACTATTCTAAAAATTTTTACTACTTCTTTGTAAAAGTAACCTTCATATTATTTACGTCTACTGTAATCCTGTAGAAACCGGGCTCTGTAATCTTCCACTGGTTATCATTACCTCCATCTACTCCTACCTTCATACTCATAGAAGTACCACTTGTAATTGGGGCAGGGTGTACATAAAAAACACCAACTGAGACTGGAGTTGTAGTATCACTATCTACTGGCATCAAATAACTAGATTGATGAAAATCATAATCACCGAAGATATATGGAAATTTGACATAACCTGCTTTCAAATATCCTTCCCATATAAAGTTACTCTTATCTACGGCAGCATTATAATTAAAAGCTAGAGGTCTAGTAGCAATATAACCAACATCATCCGGAGTTGCTGAACCAAACATCCACAGTTTATTGATGGCTACTTTAGCACCATCTTGTTTTGTAATCTTCAGTTCAGGCAGTGGTGCACCTATGTAAGGCTCTACTGTCACCTTATTAGTACGCACATTAACCGTAATCTTGTGAACCTTAGCTTCCGTTACTTTCCACTTAGGGTCAATAAAACGTTTTACATTATCATGGGTAGAATAGTATGAAGTAGTTTCTCTATCGGTATCATTACCATCCTTACGCAGAAGACCTGCACACTCATAAAGACCATTGTTGAAGAAGTAGAACTTAAATGTTCCACTGCCACTACTTATATCTCGATGTACTGCATCTGAAGTGTTGTGGTACATCTGTGTTGGCACATTAGAACCTAAAGCTGGACCAATATATGTAAACACACCATTTCCCTCATTCTTCATCTTCTGAGTAAAAGGCCAAATACGTGTACTATTATCGGTCCTTGATGTAGACTGTGCCCAACCAAAAGGCGTTGCATCGCCTGTAATGTATAGATGGTCTGCATCCTTAGGCCACTTAGCCATATCACCAAGATTATAATAGTTGTTCTGCGTAGTTGCATCAAAATTCTTCTTTGTGTAGATGCTGCTTACTGTAGTCTCATCACCCTCTATGTTCTTGTTCTTGCCAATAAGAGAGATAGTTACTTTGTCATATTTCGTTTCAACTAAAGGCATATAAATAACTCCCTTGCCGAAACTCTCTGGATTTCTATTTGACAGAGTAAGCCACGTATTTCGCATCATGCCCGGAATGTACTTCTTAGTAGTAAGATTGTATACTGCGCCATCATAATAGCCATCTACTGAGCCTTTCTTTACACTCTGTGTTAATGAAACACTCTGATAATCATGCATCATATCCCGGAAGTACATTGTCATAGATGGCGTAACATCAAGTGTACATTCCATCCTTACTGGGGAACCATTACTAGCAAGCTCCGGGCACTTTTCTATCACGCCTACACCTGTAAAGTTTGTATTTGTAAGCACTGCTGAATTCTTATCTGCATCGCCCCATGCAAAGCCTGCATTATCTGGATTAACGTAACCGAAACTTACCTCATTATGGTTGGTTACTGTAGGCTCATCTTTTGATGCAAAAAGATAGATTTTACTACCTGTAGTCCACTTAGCATTTGTAGAAGCAAATGTGGCTCCTGCATCGCCATCAACTGACTTACATATAAAGGTGCTCACAAAATCGTTGACTGGGTCGTACGTATAAAGCTTGTCTCCTACTGACCAAATGTATTTGTAGTTTGTAATCTTACCTGATGTAGGATACGTGCTGTTTACTACATTTGGTACATCATAAGCACCTACCACTGTTGCACGTGTTCCTGGCTTCTGTGGGTTACTTACATGAATAGTTACTACATTACTGTTCTGTTCCGTAGCCTGAGCACCTTCAATAACATCATCTGAACTACATGCTGTTCCCATTGATACTACTGCAAGAGCCATCAACAATTTTACTGTTAGCTTTTTCATTTTTCTTGATTTCGTTTTATTAGTTTTATTCATTTTTAATTTCTCCTAAACATTAATTCCAACCTATTTCATCCCAATCACTATTATCAGGGTCATCAGAAGGCATTACACCATTCTCATCCTTATTCTCTCCACCATTTTCCACTTCATGGAATTTTACGGTAGAAAGTCCCATAATAGGTTGTTCTACATTTGTTTTGTAAATGTTTGTTTGTGGTTTAAAATAACTCTTTTTCATTTCTTTGATTTTTTAAATAATTAATTGCTATCTATAAAATAAACTCTAATTTCTCTACTTATAAGGGATTTAGAGCATAATTTATGACAGGAAGTCTCAGTTTTCTTGTGGTGGCGAAAAAAAAATAAAATAAAGTAGTAGGTATTAATTACTTACTACTCTATTTTTGCCCCTCCCATTATTTAGGAGGAAGAGGACATACATCAGTTCTATCAGACTTCTCAAGATCCTCTAGTGTAGGTGTGTTACAGCCAGGATTTGTAACGTTTCCGCTATTCCAACTGCTACCTTCACTACTGCTTGATAAGACTGACTTCTCCATTTCTACTCCATATACCTTAATACTTGGAGCAATGTAAAACTTCTTCATGTCTATTCTGTCTTTAATTAAAATGTGCGTGCTCAAGACAGGACTCGAACCTGCAAGACTATCAGCCACTAGATCCTAAGTCTAGCGCGTATACCTATTCCGCCACTTGAGCAATAATAAGCAGGGTTTTTATTTGTGAGAGGTTGTTTCATATTTTATCACTACTTCAAAAGATCAGCCCTGAAGTACTGAGGTTATCAGCTGCTTAACCTATGATTTATACCCTGCTATGCCCTCTCATACAATACATTTCTATATTACCTTGAGGGAATCAGAGACTTCACTAAGGTAAGTCATCAAAGTCGGTTAGGCCTTGATTCACCAGACTCACCCTAGCTTATCTCCTTTCACTGCCGACCAAAGCAGCTAATCTTAATTTCCGAAAGCACTATTACCCCGAAATCCCTCACATATAAGATTTCTAAAGGGTCTCACACGCAAAAACTACACACTTAGAATCCTTATTAGTAAGAAATAAAAATTAAATTAAATGATATGAAAATATTTGCAAAAGTAATTAGAGAAGGACAAAATTTTTATATTCAACATACACCAAGTAGAGGTAAGTATGATAGTATGGAGTCTGTTATTGGAGATGAAGAGATAGTCGTTAAGATGCAAAACAACAGGAAGGAGTATGAGTCAGGGTACCTATTTATTACCAAGAATCCGTCAAGTAAAGATCTATGTGTTTCCAACTTTCTATTACAAAAAACTGTAGTAGAGGGGTTAACCAGGACTGGTATATATAACCGCCTAAAAGAGGTTAAGAAGGGATCTGAGATTTATGTGATGTATTATAACGCAAAATCATATGTAGATAATAAACCAATCATGTTAAACCTGATATGGGCAGCGAGCGTAGTAGATCACCTAGATAATGATAGTAGAATAAAATTATCAAGGGATGTCACAAAACTAATCCCCAAGGTAAAGAATAATAAAAAGATAGGGCAGTATTTTTAGCTGCCCTATCTAATTTTTTCTTATTTCTGAGATAGTATTTTGAAACCGTGGACCCTCTTCCAATCAGCATTTCTTAACATACACCTCTTCATATCAAAGAATTCATCTAGATCTGTTGCCTTAGGATTGGCTCTGTAATCTATCTCTTTATAAATACCTGCAAGCTTAGATTTAATATCACTACAAGCATAAGACTGACCAACAATATACTCAGCATACAATCTCTCACGTATCTTAGTTCTGTCGAAAGTCATTACATTTAACTTCTTATCTAGTAGATATGTATTGTACCACTCTGCTTTGCATTTATTAATACCTAGGAGGTTAATGTAGTCAATAAACTTCTTCTCATCTATAAACTGTAAGATAGAGGTATTACCTACCTTCTCACAGTGTTCACAAAGGTACTTGAGCTTATATTGCCTTTTTCTTTGCTCCTTATAACCTTTGAAAAACTCCTCTAATTCTCTTTGATCTACCTCTGGAATATCTTGCAAGTCTATACCAAATAAGTTCTTAACATGCTTCTTTATGTCAGATACTCTATAATATAACATACTAATTATTATATCCTCAGGCTTACCATTGAATACCTTAGAGAGTTTTTTCCAATTGTGTAGAATTATTGGCTTATATAACCGAAGATAAAGTTTAGTGTTCTTTCTAGGTTTCTTTATTCTACTACATAAGCAAAGAATATCCTCAACTGTACTAAGACTATTAATGAGCTGGACAACCTCAGGGTCTCTTATAAAAACTTCTCCTCTATTCTTCTTATACATTTTGTCCTTTAGGTAACCGTGTAGAATAGCTTCACATCCCATATTAAAACCATCACCATCTAGAGTCTTAACAACCTCAAAAGACATGTTATGTGTAATATAACCTCCCAGCCTCTTGTTAAAGTTGTCAGAGAAACCAATCTTAATAACCTCTTTAATTTCAGCTCCGAATTTTTCTCGTGCCGTCATTTGAATAAAATATATCATGCTTCTTTTTCTTTTAGTATTTTAAAACCATTTACTCTCTTACCATCTACTGTAATTAGGCAAGGTTTAAGTTCGAAAAATTCTTCTAAGTCTGTCGCTTTCGGTGAGGCTTTATAACTCAGTTTCTTATAGATTTCTGATAACTTCTCTTTGATATCTGCCTTTGTATAAGACTGCCCAACTTCAAATTCTTTACTGAGCTCTTCCTTTATCTTAGTCACATCAAAACTCATTACACTAAGCTTCTTGTCTAGTAGATAGGTATTATACCATACTGCCTTACAAGCGTCGAGACCTAGGACATTTATGTAATCACTAAATCTCTTCTCCTCGATATGTTGCAGAATTGAAGTATTACCTGCCCTTTCACAATACTCACAAAGATACTTTAGCTTATAAATTCTACCTTTCTGTTCCTTGTACTCTTTAAAAAATTTCTCTAACTCCTCAATATCATCAACTCCACCTACCTTACCAAGCTCATTGAATACTGTAAATCTGTCGGAATAATCAACTTGCTGTATCTCATAGGCTCTCATCTCTGACACCTTGACTAGATTATTGAAGACTGGCGTAAGTATTTTAGTATCACCAATCTTTCTCTCATTAACCGCTACAAAGTCATCCTTATAGTTGAACGTCTTTGCTAGTTTTTGATAAGCTTCTGATAAGTCTCCCTGATTCTCTGCCGCCACTTGATTATATGCTGACAACAAACTTAGTGATTTCCTCTCCTTCTCAGCCAGTTTCTTATCAAATATCTCCTTCGCTTGCTTATTATTCGTTGTGATGGACTTAAAGAATAGAATTGCTTCATCTTTCCATGGATTCTCCCGTAATCTTTGGCGCCCTAATATCTGTGGAAGATCGAGGGTAATATCAACAGCGAGAGTATCAATGTTTGCGTCGCTGATAATAAAACTCCTCGCATTATCACTGTAGAAATCCGCGCCAAGATATACGGTCCTGGTACAGAAAGTAAACATCTTCCTCGGTTCATCTCTTAACGGGACAGTACCAATCTTATATTTAGCTCCTAGGTTTTTCTTTATCCTCGTTACATTCTCTGGCGTATTAGCAACAAGGATATTAACTTGTTCCGGTGTTAGACCCGCTCGTTTGATAATACTAGTAATGTTATTGACTGAGTTGACGTAGAATACTGCTTCTCTTGACTCAATCTTCTTAACATCTTTCTCATTATCACTCTCTGGATCCCTAACATATCTATACTCAAATTTCCCATCCAAGTAATCCTTAATGATAGGCCCTGCTTCCATATAGACACTCTTAAGATTCCTAGTAATAATCTTTGGCTTACTAACACGGCATGGATCTTTCGCCTCCCAGTCTAGCTCATAGTAAGGCAGATTTTTAAAGTCATCCAACATGTCCAGGTACTTCTCTATCATCGGCGTTGCACTAACATAACAAACCCTCTGAATTCCCTGTAAGTTATCAACAAACTGCATCTCCGTGTCGGACTTAAATTTACTATCTGTGAAGATACTCTGAAATTCGTCCACTACTATCTGAAAATTCTCTAACCTATCTTGATGCCTGATGATATCTTTGACAATCCGGAATGAATCGTAGGTAACCAAGATCTTAACAGGTCTATTGTTAAATCTGCAGCCCTTGATGTAAGTACTGATCTTGAAAGTTAGCTCCTTGAAAAAATCCTCCTTCTGTTTCGCTTCTCTCTTGATCTTCTCTAAGTTAGGTTTCCTGTACCCAAACGTTCTTCGAACCCTTGGATACTTCGTTAGGTCCTTGTCAGTCCCTACCTCAGATTCATAGGTATTTACAACTAGGAATGTGGTGTCTGGATGTTGTTCATACTTATTCTGTAGTAGGATCTTTCTAGGACTACAGAGAATCGTATCATCACTGTTTCTAATGCAGTATTCAGTATAACCACACCCCGGAATCTGCTTGTTGAGGATATGAGGAAAATTGTGAATCCTATATTCCTCCCATTCACTCATGTACCTAATCCCACTAGGTACTTCTAATTTTTGTTTTTCCATTGGTTTGAAATTTTTATAATTAATTTATTATGTCTGGTCTGAGGTGATACATTTAGCTGAAGCTAAGTATCACACTCGCTTGATTTCATCAATCACCTTTCAATGATAAGGATTTTATATTGCGCTATATGTAAAAATGTATTATTTGTTCTAATTTATGTTGGGAGATACGTATAGAAATATATTTAGCTTCACAAAAATAATACACTTGAAATCCTCGGGGATAATATTCCTATCGACATCAATATGGTCTCCGCTTCGCTCCGCCCCATAAAAATCCGATAGTGTATTCATATCCCTCTACTTCAAGTTCCAGGCGAAGCCCTCAATACCGAACCGACGACTTTAGGAGGAGTGTGAAGGTTTGAGCAAAGAGCGAGAGGCTAGGGTGAC